GAATCCAAATTCTAGTTCTTCAGGTTTCTCTTCATTCGGGTCTTGAATCATAATCTTATCATTCTCTGTATCGACATCGATTACCTTATATGTTTTATATGGTTTTCGTTCCTGATCAAATGTATCAATGATATGATTGACACGAATATCTTGCTGTTCCACAAAGGATTCGAGTTCACGTTTCTTCAGAATGTAAATGGCACTCACACCATCTTCCTCGTTAAAACGCTCTTCCCCGTCTTCGGTTTGTTCTACCGCAAATCGATGAACATCATTCGAAACACCGTCGGGCTTCACATGGATCATTTCCAAACTCCGATAATAAACCGTACCGATCGTTCGTCCATATGTAACAGATTCAATGATTACATCATCGCCCAATTGAATAAATAAATTAGGGCTATCTTCTTCTCCAAGTTTGCTCACTGTCGGAGCGATCTGAACGGATTCCGATACGGGGTCACCAACCGCGACCGTCTCTACTGCTAATGGTTCGATACCCTGTTCATCTGGTACCATTTCGATTTCATTGAATGATACCTCCTCTATATTATCCAGGACATCCATCTCAGTAGATGCCATGTTCCCTATCTTCGTCATGAGATTCTATTATGTGATAAATCGCTCCTTGATTTCGGCGCGGATATAAAGGGAATTCTTGATGATGTAATCAGTAAAAACAGATGTCGATTTGTTTCACGAATACCGTATTTCAAGAGTTACGTTCACGTTATCCAACATGGGAACAATTGGAAGCCTATTTGGAATCGGAAGAGGGTGGACTGCTTCGTGTCGTACATCAAAACAAAGATAATGGATTATCGCTTATTCGATATGAGAAAGGAATTTCCAATATGGATCTTCCTCATAGTAAATGGTTTCGCTCGGTGGTATGGGATCGAAATACAAATACACCCGTCTCCATCGCTCCGCCTAAATCATTGTCGACTGACTTTCCATTCAACACGCGTCAAGAAGCAGTAGATGCAGGAGTCATTTGCCAAGAGCATATTGATGGATTCATGATCAATTGTTTCAAGCGTGTCGGCGACGAGACTTTGTATATTACGAGTCGTTCCAAATTAGATGCGTCCGGACACTTTTATTCCGCAAAATCGTTTCGTCATTTGTTCGTGGAGGCCTATACGGGTTGGAGCATTACGGAACCCGCCGAATCTCTGGAAATGATCATTCAAGGAAAAACAAGCGACTTTCCTTCCCCTGATTCGAATCATAATGAAGTAGCAACATGCCTCAGTTTTCTCGTACAACATGTTGATCATCGAATTGTCACACCGATCAGTGGCAATAACGTAACCCTTATTCATAAAGCAATTGTTTACACCGATGGAACGATTTCTATTGAAGATACACCTGCATCATTGTCACATTGTCTGCCTCTTTCTTCTATTCCGATGACGGAGGGATCTGATCAGATCACGACATGGGTTCATGAACAACTTCGATCACAATCCTGGGCGGTCCAGGGCATCGTCTTCAAAGATCAATCTGGTAATCGGTGGAGATTTCGATCAGAATCTTATCTCGCTGTTCGATCACTTCGTGGAAATGCTTCTTCCGTCGTTGATCGATTTGTTCAATTGTATCTTCAAAATCTTGCACATACCTATCTGGAGTATTATCCAGAGGATTCGGTGATGTTCTCCTTTCATCAAGAGATGATGAAGTTTTTGATCCATTCAATCTATACAGAATATCAACAGCTTCACGTTCGGAAGACGACGCCGATCGACAAGATCAATAAAATGTATCACCCTCATTTGTATTCTCTTCATGGTCATTATCTGTCTCAACTTCGATCGGCAAATAAGAAAGTGACGCTGAATGAAGTTCATGATTATCTGCGCAAACAACCGTGGCAACGCATTTCCTTTCTCCTTCGAGGAATTCAAGATGTTTATTATGGAATGATTCAGGCGGCGTAAATTCAAATTTTTGACAATTATATAAAAGGACTTAAAAATGAGTCGTCTTATTTAATTAGAATGTCGTATGCTATTGGAATTGACCTCGGAACTACGACTAGCTGCTGCGCTGTTTTCCAAAATGATCGTGTAGAAGTCATTGCGAATGAGCATGGAAATCGAACCACACCGTCCTATGTTGCTTTCACCGATACGGAGCGTTTGATTGGAGATGCCGCCAAAAATCAGATTTCCTCCAATCCTAGCAATACCGTATTTGATGCGAAGCGTCTTATTGGTCGCAAGTTTGATGATTCTGTTGTTAAAAAGGATATGGCCAATTGGCCATTTGGTGTATCAGCCGGTTCCGATAATAAGCCTCGAATTGGAGTAGAATTCAAGGGAGAGAAAAAGTCATATCTACCTGAAGAGATTTCAGCCATGGTATTGACCAAAATGAAGCAAACAGCGGAGGCCTATCTGGGATCCGAAGTGAAAGACGCGGTTATTACTGTTCCTGCATATTTCAATGATTCTCAGCGTCAAGCAACAAAGGATGCTGGTGTCATTGCTGGTCTGAATGTTCTGCGCATCATCAATGAGCCTACCGCTGCCGCTCTGGCATATGGTCTTGATAAGAAGAAATCGGGTGAACAGCATGTTGTTATCTTCGATTATGGTGGTGGAACTCTCGATGTATCACTCATTACGATCGACGATGGTGTCTTCGAAGTGAAGGCGACTGCGGGTGATACTCATTGTGGTGGTGAGGATCTTGACTGTCTCTTGGTCAATTGGTGTGTCCAGGAATTTGAAAAGAAAAACAAGGGCGTTGTTCTCAAGGATAATGTTCGCGCCCTACGCCGTCTTCGAACCGCATGTGAGCGTGCCAAGCGTAGTCTCAGCAGCTCCACGCAGGCAACCATTGAAGTCGATGGGTTGGCAAACGGTATTGATCTGAATCTGATGCTCACACGCGCACGCTTCGAGTCACTTTGCGACAGTGAATTTCGTCGTGCGGTGGCGCCTCTTGAACAGGTTCTTCGAGATGCGGAGATGTCCAAGACAGATATTCACGAGGTAGTCATGGTCGGTGGTTCGACGCGCATTCCGAAGATTCGTGAGTTGGTCAGTCAGTTTTTCAATGGTAAGAAACTGAACGATTCCGTTCACCCTGACGAGGCGGTAGCGTATGGTGCCGCAGTTCAGGCTCACATTTTGACGGGTGGAAAGAACACGACGGATCGTACTTCTGATATGATTCTTCTCGATGTTGCCCCTCTGTCACTGGGACTGGAGACGGCGGGTGGAGTGATGACTCCGCTGATCAAGCGTAATACGACGGTTCCGTGTAAGAAGTCACAGACGTTCTCTACGTATGCCGATAATCAGCCGGGCGTGTTGATTCAGGTCTATGAGGGAGAGCGTCAGTTTACCCGCGACTGCAATCGTCTTGGCGATTTCAAGCTAGAGGGTATTCCGCCGATGCCACGCGGTGTGCCACAGATTGAGGTATCATTTGATGTCGATGCGAATGGTATTCTAAATGTGTCAGCTGCTGAGAAATCCACTGGTAAGTCAACTAAGATTACGATTACCAATGATAAGGGTCGTCTGAGTAAGGAGGATATTGAACGTTTGGTGGAGGAGGCAGAGAAGCATGCTGCAGAGGATAAGATTCGTATGGAGCGCGTCGATGCTAAGAATCAATTGGAGGCGTACTTGTACAATACTCGAAATGCTGTACGAGAGGATAAGGTGAAGGAGTCGTTGGGTGCGGATACTGTGAAGGAGGTGGAGGCATGGGTTCAGGAAGGTATTGATTGGTTAGAGGCGCATCAGGATGCAGAGAAAGCCGAGTTTGATGAGAAGCAGAAGATGTATGAGGAGAAGATTCGACCAATCATGACAAAGATGTATGAGAATGCGGGCTCGCCTGGTGCAGAGAGTGCTGCTAACTCTAATCCAAGCGCAAGCGCTCAACCAAGTGCTCCAAGCGCTCGCACAGGCCCGTCAGTAGAGGAAGTCGATTAAAACGTATTTAAAATCAGAGTGCGTCTATTCACATAATGAGTAAAGAGGATGACGAATACAAAAAACTATATAGTCTTCTCTCTAGCCTTTCTTCTAAAAATGCCCCATCTAACGAACGTATGATCACGCCTGTGATTTCATTAATGACTGAAAAACAGACAAGTAGAACACTGACGCTTGATATTCCTCCACTCGAAAAGCCTGCGGAAAAGCCTGTGGAAAAACTTGTAGAAAAGCCAGTCGAAAAAATAGTGGACCCCCCTATTGAAAAGCCTGTTCTATCACCTCTTGAAGAAATCATGACAAAGAGTTCGACACGCTCAGGAGTGACCTTTACATGCGAGGCGTGTTTGAGAGTATTTCCCAGTTCATCGCAACTCCTCACCCATCATAAAATCACACCGATGTGTACACAGTGGTTTACTCTTCCCAATAGGGAAGAATATGAGCATAATCCTACATCCATTCATATCTTTATGGACGACATATTAGCAGAAACGGTTGCGGCAGATGGTTCTCCCAATGAATGTCGATTTTGTCACAGTACATTCTCTAACAAAGGGAATCTACACAAACATTTTCATACATCGATTGTATGTAACCGAATGGCATATGCCCGATTTAAAAAAGTGGTCGCTAACCTAAAATGAATCAAAAATATCATCTATAGATGATTTATTTAATTCTTACTGCATCACTTTATACAAAACGATTTACAATAAATTCCAAACGAGAGGGAGAATATCTTTCAGCCATTATACAAACATTGTCCCATCTTCCTACCGCTATTCAACCGATCATTGTGGAAAATAATGGACAGCGTTCCACATGTTTGGATCAATTTACACATCATAACAAGAGAGTTCCTGTGATTTATACTGATCATAATCAACTCTCATTCAAAAGCAAAGGGATCAATGAATTGCTTGATCTTCACAATGTGATCGATCGACTGGAAATTAAAGCAGATGATACGATCATTAAATTGACTGGTAGATATCCCGTCACCTCCTCCGCATTTTTTGAAGAAGTGATCAAAGATCAATACGATGCGTTTGTCAAGTTCTATAATGTATGTCGATTGACATGGGATAAGAATGACTGTGTTCTGGGATGCTATGCGGTTCGTGCATTCTTTCTAAAAAGTTGGAATCCTTATTCGATTGAAAATTATGCTTCCGCTGAGGAAGCGTTTGCAAAATACATTCAACGATGTGGCGCTCAAATCAAAGAAATGGAAACACTTGGTGTACGGTGTCATTTTTCTGAAGATGGTAGAATACTTGATGTGTAATTTACGAATGCCTACAAATCCAACTACGATTAGGACAGGATGTCGTGGGAAATAGTTCGACCACATATTCATAAGAAATGGAAATCGTATTGGTATCAAACACATCCGCCAGGCATTGCTGCAGAATCGTGGGAGTATCTGTTCTCTGGTGGAAAAGAGATTCGTGCGCGCCTTTTCTGTGAATTATGGTCTTATTTGTCTCCGGATGTGGAACCGTGCGGTGAGCTTGCTTTCGCAATTGAATGTATTCATGCTGCGAGTTTAATTCTCGATGACACGCCATGGATGGACAATGCGGCCACTCGACGTGGAAGGCCAACACTTCATTTGACATATTCGAATAAAAAAGCATTGATGATCTGTCACGATGTGATGTACATGGTATATTTGATCTGGAACGAAAACAAACCAGTACACGTCCCTGCATCAGAATGGGAACATTTTATTATGTATCATCTTCAACGCCTCATGATGGGACAAGCATATGATTTAGAGAAAAAAGGGACACTCGTTGAATTGGCATCCATGAAAACGGGTGTCTTATTTGAATTAGTCGCAGAAACGGTTGCAATTTGTACGCATTTGGATACGAATGTGTGGCGATTATGGGGAAATCATCTGGGCATCTTATTTCAATGGATGGATGATTGGCAGGATCGTGAAGAGGATACGCTTCAGCAAAATAGAAATGCTTTTAATGAAGCATATACAATAACGCTTTCGTATTATGGACAAATCTGGGAAAGGGTTGAACAAGTGATCGGTCCAACGTGGTTTCATCGTCCATTTGGAGCATTCATGAAAACATATTTTACAAGTGGTATTCCTCTTCCTTCTACTTCTACCTCTCTTCCATCTCTCTCTCATCTCTTTCTTTCCTATCCCACTCCAACTCTACCAACACTTCCTGACATTGATTCATACGAGAAGCAAGATGTATTATCGATCACTCGTGATCCGAATTGCATCATTCGAATCAATAAACGAAATATATTTGATCTGAGTCCATCGGATATTGAACAACTTCTTCGAAGCAAGCAACCCATGGAGGTTACGATCAATAATCAGATTAATGTTCAGATCGATTTATATGATTTATTCCACTTAGAATTGATGCAATGGATTCAAACCTTTAATGAAAATAATATAATGAAAATGAATGGAAAACAGATCATTCGAATCATGTTACGTGTGGTAAAACGATTCGAGCAAACACCTAAAAATGAGACGAATTCCAATCACAATATGTATGAATCATGGAAACAAAAAATATGGGCCGTGGAAGAAACGGAATGGGAATATCAGCCCGAATTAATTAATTTTATCTATCATGAAATTCAGTTGATGAAGAATCGACAGGGAGTATTAGATTCATAATTATTTACCAGCAGCCGGAGAAACACGTACCTTTCTAGGTGCATCGGATGACACTCCAAGCGGTTTACCAGTTGACAGATTCCACTCTCCACGAAGTTGTTGGAACCATCCTGCGCATCCACGTGCCGCTGCCGCAACCGCTGCTCGTGCTGTCGCTTCCTTTCCATCCTTCACACCAATTCGAAGTACCATCTCATCACGAAGCGGATGAGGAACAGAATATCCAGCATACGTAATGGCTGGTTTGGCCTCGCCTTCAATGTGATGCTCCACCAACCATGTCTGAAGAAGATTGCCAAGCGTGTGATCATGGCCACGAAACAGGAAATCAAATCCAATCACACGCGCATCCGCTGGAGAGAGTGTAATTTCATCAGGAAGATCGCCTTCATGAAGATTGACATATCGACCGCACATATTTTCACCCACTTCGCATGCGCGATTGACAATGTATTTCACATCGAGAACACCGACGGATTCCACCGTAAAGTCAAAACTGAATGGTTCACCTTTATCATTCATTTTGAAACAGCGCTTGACTTGCATCGTATTGAATTCGCGCTGGAGTTCGGCGTATCGCTCAGACGCCTTGTCTGGATTATTTACCTTTTTGGTAACCGTCAACCATTTCATAAACAATTCTTGAATTTTCTGTGGATCATCATTGGGTGTATATTCGTAAGAACATTGTGATACAGAACTGAATCGTGCGTGTTCGCGACCGGTACCCTTCGATGCGACGGCTTTAATTTTAATTTGTTGTTGATTTGCGCCGGAGCCTGGTTGAAGTGATGCGATAAGGCATGTATCATTGGTAAGGGGATTTCGAGGAAAGAACATCTCTGTCGGAACGCGTTTTCCAACGACTTCTTCCTCTTTTTGGTCATCTCCTTCTGGAAGATCAGAGGGGGCAACATCGGAGATGTCCGTAACGATAAAGTCCTCCGACTTGACATGACGAACTTGATCTTTGTCTCCCACCACATTCAGAGTGAATAGATATTTTTTATTATTCCATTCGTTTGGCTGAGTAATATGGATAGGAAGAAGACCAATCCGGTCCGCCAACATTTCATTTGTCATCGGAGTGTCATTTCGCTTCACGATCACATCCGTAGTTGATCCTGTCGGCGTCATATCGGAACGAAATGCAACAGTTTCTACGCCGGTAAGCATCAACCGACGAAGTGTATTGGCATACGTTACATGGCTTCCCTCCAAAGTAAAGGTGTAGGTACGATCATCTTGTTGCTTGACATTCAAGAACTTCATCATGGAGGACTCTACCCTACCTTCCGAACTCCATTTCCATCAATTTTATCATTTGCGTTCAAGCGGATACCGATTCGTTCGTACAGAAGAAAAGGATGAGTCGCCCCGCTCCCATTCATATTTTGTTCTATTCCAATCGGTGCGAATGGTCAAAAGCATTTATCGAAGAAATCTCAAAAACAAATTATCATCAGGAATTGCGATTCATTTGTGTAGATCCGGGTCCTAATCGTCCTGCCCTTCCAAGCTGGCTCAAACAGACTCCGACACTTGTTATTTCGGGTGAACCAGAACCACGAACGAACGGAGAAGTGATGAATTGGTTGTACGAGCGCAAAATGAAAGATGGCGGTGGCACCAAAGGAGGAAATGGAGGAGGCGGTCAGGGTCCGGCAGAGCCGGAGCCCTACTTGGATATGGAAATGGGCGGAGGATACGGTGATCAGTATTCCTTTATCGGTGCTGACACTTCTGCTGAGGGAAATGGTGGACTAAGCATGAAGCACAACTTCACGTACCTCGGAGGAGGTGATGCGATGAGTACACGCGAAGCATCGAACTTCCAGACAACGAACTCCAATGCCAAGCGAAGTAAGAAAGAAGAGATGTTGGACGCTCAAATGGAACAGTATAAGGCTTCACGTGAGGTGGGCATGCCACAGCGGGTTGTTCGTCAGTAACAATCTAAAGCAAATATCCGGTTATTACCATAGTAGATGTCAATTCTAAGCGCATTTAACACACAACTTCTAAATCTGTTTGATGAAATGTGTCAGACCTTTCCGGATGATAAGGAAATCAAGATGGCAACGGAAGCCGTGAAGGGTGCTAAAAAGGTCAATCCTCGCCTCATTCTGGATCTCTTCGTCGAGCATGTTTACAAAGATTGCGGTACGGCAATTTATGAACGCAATGCCCCGCTCTTTCGCCAGATCGCTCAACACAAGATTTCCAATCAGTTCAACGAAATGATTTCGGCGCTCTCTATTTTTGATAAGTACTGGGATACGATGGGATCAAAGAATCAAGATGTTATCTGGCAGTATTTGAAGGTGCTTTGTGTTCTAGCGGAAAAGGCTACCGCCTAACGAGGGGGGCTTATAAAAGCCTACTGCGAGTTAATTGTAACGGTTTTTAGTAATTCATAAGAAGAATCATGGCTTCAGCTACGGAACCATCAGTCTTTCAGACCAAATACAATGAATTCGTAGATGATGTTTTGGGTGCCCTTCCAGAATATACGGCGCATATTCAGGCAGCCTCTGCACTAGATTCAGATACTCGTCTTAAAAGATTCCAAGAAGAGGTTAAAGTATCAAATGCTCTTGGAGGAGACTCAAACGATTACGCAAAGAACCCAACTACAATCCTTCCAGGCGTGACAGTCGCGGATAGCGTATGGGCTTCCTTATCTGACTTTTCGAAGAAGGCCATTTGGGAACACGTTCGAATTCTTTCGATTTGCTGTTTCATGGAGGCGGGCTTTAGCGATGCAAAGCCAGAATGGATGAATGATGCGATGGATGAAATGAAGAAAAAATTAGAAAGCGTCGATTTTTCGGACATCATTGGAAAATTCATGAAATTCTTCAAACCAGACGATGGCTCCAATGAACCTGCTGGAGCAGGAAAGGGGATGCCGGATTTGAAAGGAATGTTTGAGAATGGATTTCCCAAACTTCCTGAGAGATTTCTGAAAGGTCATCTTGCGAAGCTTGCTCAAGAGATGGTGAAGGATATCACACCAGAAGATTTGGGAATTTCCGCTGACATGATGAAGGATTGTGAAAAAGACCCGTCCCGGGCATTTAACATCTTGATTTCAACCTTTTCAAATAATCCGGGAATTATCCAAAAGACAATTGCGAAGATTGGAAAACGCCTTCAGCAGAAAGTTCAGTCGGGCTCCATTTCGCCGCACGAGATTGCGCGAGAGGCAGAAGAGTTGATGAAAGAATTTTCAAGCAACTCTAGTTTTGTAGATATGATGGGAGGAATCAAGAGTGCCTTTGGTATGGAAGACATGGATATCGCTCGTAAGGCTGGAAAAGAGGGAAGCGCTCGTATGGCAACGGTACGTGACAGATTACGTAAAAAGCTAGAAAAGAAGAGACAGGGCGCAAACACTGATAAGAAATAAAGTCGATAAGGGTTAGGAATGAGTGAGAAGAAGAAAGAATGTGAGCCGTCATTCTGGGCCGAACCGTCGGTCCTATTTCAAAATTTAAGTTTACAATACCGGCCTACATGTGAACATTCGATGCTAAACTTTGTTGCCCGGCTTATTTTGTTGTCGCTTTTTTTAGGATTGATTGCCAGTGTGATAGGGGGATTGCCAGCCTTACTTGTTGCAGTATTGTTTGGCACAATCACTGCGTTTGTGATCGTAATGACTACGCCTATTCTTATAAGTGTTCCCCATGATAATGTTAAAAAAGAAGTACAATCCTTAAAGAATTCAAAGAAAACAGCCGATTCGTATTATGAACTACCTTATACGACAACTGTTGATCCGGCTGGTCCAGTTGGAGTAGAAGCACCACAACTGAGTGAACATTTTGTAAATGGAGGATCTGCTAAAGGGAGTGTTCAGCCAGTAGGAGAACCAATTGGTATGGCCGAAGTAGATGCGTCTCCCTATTCTGGTTCTTCTCTTCCCGATTATACACCTCCTACCTCTCGTAATCTGTTTATGAATGTGTTGTTGGACGAGATTAAGTATAATCCAGATCGCCCTGAAGCTGCAACGGTTGGCAATCCGACCGTCAAACAGACCATGGATGATTTCTTCCGCGTTCAGTGGTTTTCTGATCCGACTGACGTGTTTGGAAAGAATCAGGGTCAGCGTCAATTTATTACACAGCCTTCCACTACGGTGCCCAATGATCAGGGTTCATTTGCTGACTGGCTGTACAAGATTCCTGGAAAGACTTGTAAGGAGGGTGGTCGCCCTGCATGCATAGCAGGATCAGATGGAGTTCACCTACCATGGTTGAACCAAGATGCATAAGCGAATATAGTATTACATATTGAAGTACGGTAGATAAGCAAATGATCTATAAATAGAATCAAGCTTTAACCATTATAAGAGAGTGTTTCGATGCATCATGTTTATCCTATATTTTTTATAGCGCATTCGTGTAGATATCATGGAGATTAACCGACTCACTCACTCCCGAGATGACCTTTGCGGAATTCAATCATTTTATTCACAGTCTGTTGGACCCGGTCGTTATCAGACCACAAATCTTGTACCTAAAGCTACCGGCGTGAACCCTGTTGCATCAGATCAGCTCTTGATGTACCCTCGTGAGGGCTTCGGTTTCAATAATTCGGCAATTGATGCAGACTCTGTTCTTCGTAACCAGATTGCGTTTAAGAATAACCGTTGCCAGATTCGCCCTCAAGCTCGCCCCTTCTTAACCGTACCTTTCATGCAAGGTGGTAACCCATCTCGTGATGTAGAGAGTTTGTTGCTCCATTCGGAACAAGTGCGTATGGGCAAAGAATGCGGTACGGTTACCGAGCAGTTCTTCTCACAACAGTATACTCCAATGATTCCTGTGCTGAAGAACAATATCCAGAATCCTAAGAATATTATTCCCGAGGTTGCGTCTGCAGGATGGATTAATGGTGGAATTCCATCTCGCTCGTATCTGCGTGATGTTAATTGCTAATTTGTATTATTGCTTAATTATTATCATATGATATGGATCTTATGATAATTTATGATCGTACAATAGAATATGAATACTCGTAAGAACATTTCATTACGGAAAATGAAACAGGAAGAACCTGTATTGAATGTGGTAGAGCAACATCGTTTACGACGAAATATGATTCGTCAAATACGGAGTATGAAACAACGACAAAAGAATGAACGTCAGCGTCTACGCAATAATACACGAAAGATGCGAAACGCCATGCGAAAGGAACGCAATGAGTCACGTGTCACACGAAATGCAACGCGTAATGCGAGACGTCAAGAATTTGCATCTAGAAAACGGAATCGCAACGCCATTCGAGAGGATCGCCGCCGCCAACAACTTGCTCTACGGGAAGAGCGAGCAGAGGCACAACGCGCACGACGTGAAGCTCGACAGGAGGCACAGCGTCAGAGACGCGAACAACGTGAAGCGCTTCTTCAAGAGAAACAAGAAGAAGATGAAGCAAAAAGATTACAGGAAGGAGAACGACAAGCCATGTTAACTAAAAATCCTTCCTTACGGAAGGGGTCTAATAAGAATCATGGTTCATTTATTTTTTGAGTTGTTGAATAAAGTCACGAATATTCTGTATATTATTCTCCAGAGAAGCACCAGGTTCTGTGGAGAGTGTCAAAACAGGAATATCGGTTGATCCAATCCATTGTTTGTGCTGACGGTCTAGTGCGTCCAAATAGTCCAACTGGATTCGATCTTCGCCTTGACGGTTTCGAATATGAATGCGATCCTTGGAAGTCGTGGAGCTCGTGGAAAGGTAAATGATACCATTTACCTGATGTTGTTTGCTGAAAATCGAGAACCAGCTATCATACAATTCCCATTCTAGATCATCCATATCACCTGAATCGCGTAACATTTGAGCAAAGACATATTTATCAGTAAGAACGGACCGTTCCGTCAAAATCACCTGAGGACCCTTTCCATTTGCGTCCAACTCTTCCACTGCTTCTTTGATGTTCTTCAGACGAGTCAGAATGGCACAGTTCTGAAAGGTATAGGCCCATCGTTTTTTATCTTCGTAGAAGAGTTCCAATAAATTCTTACCTGTTCCATTCTTCAATGCTGTCCATTGTCCAACAGGCTCATCAACTACGCGGAGATCAGGAATGGATTTGCGGATTTCAGCAAGCAGCGTGGATTTACCGGCGCCGATGTTTCCGTCCAGGGAGATAATAATGTGAGACATGTTGAATGTGAGGTCGATTTTTGATATCGTGTGAGTCAATTCGTCAATTTTTATGAATTAATTTACATTGGATGGAATAGTATGGCCCACTATCTTAACAATGTTGATGAAGCATACGGTCCGCTATTATCCTCTCATTGGGAGAAAAAAGAAAACCCACAACATTACAATGAATTAGTATCTCAGCAAATTCACCCTTTACCTCAACGACACATTCTTGGATTAGTAGGAGGAAATGAAGTGAGTTTGATTAAGGGCAATATGGTCGATCTCGAATCAGATTTGAGAGGGATTAATTTTCCGAACACATTTTGCCCGTCAAGACAATATCAACCTCTACAGCGTGATCAAAAAGAGATCGTCCGAGACAATACGAAAATCGCGGTCAAGATCGATATTCAATCCGTTCACTTACCGGTCTATCAAATGATTGCATATCCTGCTGTGATGGCTCCTGCTCCGATGGTGAATGAAGTATGTGTTAGACCAGAGAAATATTAAGACACGCGCATAGATCTAAGATTTTTATAAAAAGGGTAAGAAGAATGGCCGCCCCGTGTGCCCAGCAAGCCTTAACCCGTCTTCGACATGATCCATTTCATCAAGTGGATGACATGCGTATCACATCCTATGCAGCTCGTTATTATTTAAATCCTCCTGCGGCGAATTGTCCGACAACATTTCCTGTGAATGCGACCACTCGTATTCAGAAAAGCGGTGCCTCGTGGGTAGAAGGCGAATGGAAGACAGATGTGGAATCAGATCTGAAGGGTATCGATCGTCTTGGAAGTAAAATTCGATGCAATGCCGGCCAGTATGACCCCGACACAAATCGTAATCATCAGCGTAGTTTGAAGCATGCACAGGATGAAGTCGTCCCGCTCACATTTGCGCGTCTTGTTGATCCACCTTGTACTCTTCGTACCACCGGCTGGAATCGATGGCAGCCTCTCTTTCATAATCCGCAGGAAACATTTGAAACGCCATTTGATTTCTTTATTCCGACACGTGATTTGGATAAAGAAAAGTACAATACCCATCGCGAAAAAGCATGTTTTACCCCCTCTCAACAGCCCCCTATTTCGGAACTTGGTCACGAGAAGCATATGCGTTAATGATTTGTGTATATTTCTATTTTTGTATCATTCTACCATAATAGAATGATACAAGCACTTGTTGATATGGCATCGTGTTGTGTTTCGTGTATGCTATGCTTTCAAACGAATACCCCTCTCGAGACACCCTATAAAGAAATGGACGTCTATACAAAGGAATTTACACATCATACTATCTAGATTCTTCTTCTGGTGTTAAGAGCCATAATTTATAGTGTTTCATTTTCACCATTTTCATATGTCCTTGAACCCAATTAAAATGAACCATGATCGCGGTCTTATTGATCCGATCTGTGTTCTCGTAATACATCTTTCCATTTGGATATTGATCCAGTAACAGCGGATGAAAATGTGAAAATGGTTTTACAAATTTGTTGAAATATGTTTGATCATTATTATCGAATGCACATATTTCATATTTTCGTTTTCCCTCGTCAGATACACAATCGTATAATTGAATTGTTTTTGGATTCGATCGAATAAAAATGTATCCTGTACAAAGATTATCTGTATTTCGATCATCCTGTGAATCATTTTGGATCCTTCCGTCAAACTGATCACTCTCTTCCCATTTCTGGAGATCGTTGATCGGATTCTTTCGAAATACGATATCTCCGTCGATCAACAAGATGTTCATGTTCAGAGAAAGAATGCGAAAGATCCATTCCAACTTCAAATAACAGATCCGATCATACCCCTTTGTATTCCAGGCACAAAATCGTTCATTGGTATCATTTGCAGTAATCACATGATACCCCCTTTTCATAAACCAATTTGCAGATTTCTCGTCCAAACAAAGGATCAGCACAGATCGATCTGATCCAAACGGAACAAGGCTTTTCAGCATGTTTAATGTGTAAAGTCGATATCCATAATTAGTAACAGTTGTCCATACGGTTTTACCATTGGAGCAAGAAGTAACCTGTTCCAATGTTACTTCAATCGACATGTCTGAATCTTTATTGTGCGAGCCGGTTTATGTTCTCAGAATCTATGTTGCCTTTTATCAAAAAATTAAAGCAAGAAACTGATAGTATGGAAGTAGCCGCTCTCGCTGGACTCCTCGGATTGGGCTTTATGGTCTCTAAAACCGGCCAAAAAAAGAAACAAGATTCATCTTCTATCCCATCATCGCACACACAACCACCCATCGATACGACAGGCCCTCTTTTTCGTCATCAAGTAAGTCGTGAAGGATTCTTACCTGCCGCACGTGGACCAAATGGAGATGCTTTAACGATTGCCCCGAAAGGGGCCGCTGCTACTGGATTTGGACCCGAGCTGGACATGATGTATCAAATGCCAAACGGCCAAACGTATCCATCCGAACCCAGCACTGGTCCATACGGCACAGCACTTGGATACGCTTCCAACCAGCCACCCTACGCACCAGGATTCCTCCCGGGTACACAGCCGTCGCCATCTCCCATTGAATCAAACATCCCCATGACGGAATATCGTTCCGATAATACGGAAGCGAGTCCCAATTACATGGATAGTGATTATGTGATTAGCCCCTTATCTGGTCAACGTATCGTATCCGCCGAATACAAACATAACAATATGCAACCCTTTTTTGGTGGACGCATTAAACAAAATATTGCGCCACAATCCAATACGAGCGTCCTTGATATGTACAATGGTTCGGGATCCACACAAATGAAGAAACGTGAAGTGGAGAACATGTTTGAAACGTCCCGTGCACCCTATGGAAATCCCAACGGTATGGAGGACAATACCGAATTCTTTCAATCTCGTATTGCTTCGAACGCACCAGTGGTTCGTAACGGAGAGCGACCCTTTGAACCCACCAAAGTGGGAGCGGGTCTTGGAGAGAGATTTGGAATGAATGGAAAGGGTGGATTTCAGCAATTGGAAATCAACGAAATCATGCGTCCCAAGGATACCAATGAACTGCGTGTTCTTTCGAATCCGAAGGAGACCTATGACAAACCGATGGTTCCTGGTCAACACTTTATTGGATCGAACGCGGAACTAAAAGATATCGGTGAAGTTCGTCGTTACAAGCCCGATACCTTTTACATTGATGAAACGGGTGAACGCTATTTTACAACGACGGGTGATTTGATCAAGGAAACAGTTCGCTCCACACAAATTATGCCTCATACCGTCCGTCCGGAAACTTCGGTGGAATACGAAGGTGTGGCCTCTTCACAGGATTTTGGTGAAAGTTATGTGACGGGTTCCTATCGTATGCCGACTGCTCAGCAATATGGCGGCGCCGGATATCGTAATGCGGACATGACTAGTTATTATACCAAGGATACCGGAGCAGATAAAGCCGATTATGGAAAGTCGGCTATTGAAATTCGCCCAAATGAGCGTAATGAAACATCGGAACGCGTGATGGCATTGAATGCTGTCCCTGCTGATAATGGACTGGGTATGTCACGATATTCTGATGATTCACGTCCTACTCGCCGCAGTGAGACCATTGGAAACATTCGTATGACAGGCACGCCATACACTCATGTGGATCGCGCTGCTGCCATTACGGTATGGGATCCAAAGGATATTGCTCGTACAACCGTGAAAGAGTCGACCATTTATTTGGATCGTATGGGCATTATGGCAGCAGGTGTTGCACCCGAACGTCTGAAGGTATATGATCCTGATGACATTGCCCGACCAACACAGAAGTCTCAACTTTCTTCAGGTCTGTCCTGGACAGGCCCAGGAGGAAATGGAGCATGGTCGGATGCAATGGATCCAACCGCTGCATACAATATGCGCACGAATCCGAATAAGGAACAGATTGCTCGTGGACGCAAACCGATTGCTGGTTCGGGATCATCCGCAACTTTCAATGGAGATCCAGGTCGTCAATTATCAAAGAAGCTCGATGTGGATATCATGAACGATCGTGCGCTTGCTGTGAATCGTTCTGTGGACATTACCCCTGGTGTAGGCGATATCGGTCGTGTAGAGTATCGCGTCCCTCTCAATCTGGATGTGAGCCGTGAACGAAATACTTATTCCGCAGTCGAGGCGGTGGAAAACAACCCTCTCATGCAGAGTCTTCGAAAGAATGCGGAGATTGATGATGCGGCTGTGCGTGAATATCGCCAATACTTGGCATCGGGTCGATAGAATCTAAAGATTGAGAATGATAGAATGTCAAATGGAGGAACTTCGTGCACATGTAGAGAGAGCATTTGAGAACGCAGAAAAGGGCGAATCCAAAATCACACAAGAGATCATTAATATGGAGGGAATGTCGGGTATCAAGACGCGGCATTTTTATAATAATTTGTTGAATCGCGACGATGCACGATATTTGGAGATTGGGACATGGAAAGGGTCGTCTATTTGTTCTGCAATGTGTGGAAATAAAGCAAAGGCAGTATGCATTGATAATTGGAGTCAGTTTGGTGGTCCCAAGACGGAATTTATTCAGAATTTTAAGAAATACAAGGGAGACAATTACGCTATTTTCATCGAGAAAGATTGTTATCAAGTCGATGTCGAATCTCTCCCCTCTTTTAATATTTATATGTACGATGGAGAGCACTCTAAGGAAAATCATTCACGTGCTCTCACTCATTTTTATGATTGTCTAGATGATACATTTGTCTTTATCGTGGATGATTGGAATTGGCGACATGTGCGTGAAGGGACACTCGAGTCGTTTCAGCATTTGAAACTGAACACGCTATACAGCAAAGAGATTCGAACGACGTATAACGATCGAGATGTCATTTTTGGAAGTCCGGAACAAAAGGCATGGCACAATGGTATTTATGTTGCGATTCTTCAAAAGAGTTCAATCTAAAGACTTTCTAAAACATAATATCAGTTATCATGTCTTCTGATCAGCAAGTACCAGGCAATTCTGAGACAGTAAAAGAGGCCGTTGTAGACTATCCCAAAGATGAACCTGCGTCATGGGTATCGCGTCATTCACGTACCCTGTGGGGAGTTGGTGCAGTCAGCGTAGCAGTGATCATTGGTGTATCGATTCGTGTGTTGTTCAGTAAAAAAGAGTAAAGATCATTTAATATTACTTATTTTTTGGTATTATCATACTAAAAAATAATAAAGATAGATAGTATAATGTCACTACCGCCCGTTAATGCGACTACGGTTGCTCTGAATAATTCTCCTCCAGGAACAACCGAACTGTTTGGAAAGATGATATTGGGCGTAGGAATTGGAGGTGCTGTTATTTGTTTAGGAGCAGTCATCTATAGCAAAATGAACCCTGCTAATAATACTACAAATCCGGCACCGGCGCCTGTAAAAGGAGGCTCACGACATACACGACGTGCACTTCGTATGCGTCGTGCGCATAATGGAACTCGCCGATCATAGATGCGTAATATTACCAGTTATATGAATAAATTCTAATCAGATAGTATAATGGGTGAGTATGATATGCTTTATGGAATGCTAGGTATTGCTGCGGGCATGGGGTCACTGATTGGCGCCATGGTATATTTTGGGAATAAGCCTATGTATGAGCCAAAGCAAAAGGGACAAGCGGGTGGCTCCCGACGTACACGTCGCGCACTTCGTATGCGTCGTGCGAATGGAACTCGCAGATCATAAATAGGTGTATAATGATCTGATTAGAATGAATAAATTCTAATCAGATAGTATAATGGCTAACGCAACTGATATCATTGTTACAACTGGACTTATTGGAGGTGGGCTGGTAGTTGGATTAGGTCTTTTATTCCAAGTTCTTAAAAAGAAACCGTCAACACCGTCAACAGGCGGCGGTCGCCGCACGCGTCGCGCACGTCGTGCGAATAATGGAACTCGCAGAGCATAAACACACCCTTTACTATCATGAGTAAATGGACCATACACCAATCATTGTCACAGGTCCTCCTGGATGCGGTAAAAGTTACTGGATCCAGAAGTATGCACAAGAAATTCAAAAACAACTCTTCGTCTGTCCGTGTCGAAAAGATCGAACTCTCCGCGACGGTCGCCAAAAACTTCATATTTGGGCGCGACGAACCGAACCTGCCATTTTATGGCTAGAAGGCGCCGACGATTTGACGCCAGAAGCACAAGCGTTTCTTCGTCGTATTCTTGAAACGCATGCGTCAGAAGTTCTCTTCATTTTGGAATGTCGTGATGCAGGCCGTCTTCAAGAACCGATCCGTTCACGTTGTAAAATGAAGCGCATCCGTCTTCCGTCATGGACGGATCTTGATCAATATTTATCTACTATCCGTGGATTGAATCGTTCCGAAATCAAAGAATATTTAACAACAAATGAATTATCGTATCGTCGTGCGAAACAATGTGCACAATTACAACTTCATTATCCTGAAACGTGGAAGCATACTCTTGATCGTCGCAGGAAAGAACGAGAAGAAATGAAAGAGCTATCTTCAGATAAACTGCCACAATATATTCAAGAAGGCTATCATCCTGAATTGTTTATTCATTCGTTATTGTCTGATGATTATGTATTGAAAGACTACGGTGTCTGTACAGAATTAGCCGGTTCGTTGTGGGCCTTTTTGGGGAGCACGCTTGATCGACGTGCGTTCGATAGGGTCACGACAACACCACAGAAGGAAGAAGAATGAATCGTGATTCGGTCCTTTCCGTATATTCCGATGCTCGTACCGAATATACAAAACAACTTTGCGTTTTCCTAGTTCCGGCTTATTTTCAATTCTATATTGAATTACTGGAAAAAGCAAAACGTATGATGATCCAAGAGCCAAAGCGTGCGCTTTGGCAATTTCAAAATTACTTGAATGAGATTCATGACTGGAATATGGAGAAAGTGGCAAATGAAATTAATGTGATTCAGGCCAATTCTGGGTGTGATTATTTGGAGGATCTTCTTACGGCAGTATTCATTGCACATACAAAAGTACTAACTGCAATTCGCCTTTCAACAAACAATAAAAAAGTGGAAATCAATATTCCAAAAGTAGAACATTTTCTATTTAAAGTATTATGCGAAACTTCAAAGTTATTATGGAGTTCGACGTATTTGTTTCGAGATGGTATTCCGGGTATGGAAAAACAGCAGAATTATCGTAGTATCGAGAATATGTTACATGAAGGAATTATTCAAGCAGTGAGAAGTCTTGTACCTGTTAAGTCTATTTTGAAGGACTTTGTCAATCACGATTCGACATCAAAAGAGGATGAAGATAGTGATGAAGAAACCGAAAAGAAAGAGGAACTTACTGTTACCCCAGCCGTTGATATGAACACTCAAGAGGGTTCTATCGCTACATCTGTGATCGTTCCTGAGCCTGTGTGTATGCCTGTGTCAGAACATGTAACAGAATCAACCATTCCCCAAGAGCCTTGTACTCCAGTGATTATGCTAGATGATAAACCTACGGTTCGTTTTGGAGAATTTAACGCTATGTTTGATTCCGAACATCCGACAGATTCCGATCTGATTTTGGAATCAAATGAGAAGGAAGAAAGTATTACCAGTTTGGATCACGATTCCGGTCCGGTTCTCCAAATCCTAGAAGAAGAAGGATCTTCGATGGAAAATGATTTAGAGATTGAATCGTTGGATGAGTTTAATGCACCTTCCGAATCGATTGGATTAGGCGAATACGAAGAGCTGTAAGTGCGATTATGAAGTGCGGATAGGACACGTGTGTTTTTCTCACACGAACTGGAAATGATACCCGTATGGTTCCCTTGGATGCTTGTGGGAGGAATCCTGTTTATTGTGATGAGCTTTGTCGGTGCGAGATACAAGGATAAGGAATATAAGAATATACAATTCATTCAAGATTTCATTAGTGGTTCGATCTTAATTGCGTTTACAGGTATACTTGTTCCGGATCTGTTTCCCGTTATGGAATTGCCTACAAGCCTACCTTCTATGCCTTCATTTAGTGGTGTAAGTATGGGAGATGAGATGGAGTTACAAGTTGGTCCACCACGTTTAATTCGTCGATAAGGCTATTATAATTTTATAGCAATACGGTAGACATGCCGACTACTATTTATGATGCTTCTCAAATTACTCAGCGACGCATGAACAAAGCTCAATCCGGCGATTTCATCAACCGCATCCAGAATTATGCTAACCCTAGCGCAGGTTATGCTTCTCGTCTTGGTGTGTTTGATCAGTCCATTATTAACACTGTAAAAGATGGAAATATGAAGCACTATCGCAAGCAGGATGGCGGTGCGACAACTGTGATCAATGGATGCCCATGCACCCCTCTTACAGGTGATTGCCAAACAAATTAATTATTTGTCCTATTTTTATCATTTATCATATCATGTTTTCATCATATGATAAATGGAATTATCTATTTACTTTCCATTTCGACGTTTCATCAACTCTTTTGAATATGGATACCATCGATAGGATGGTGCAAATTCAGAATTAAGAGAGATATATATCTTCCCATCATTTCCTTTCATCTTTTTGTTAGGACACTCCTGCGCAGGATAGGGAGGGGAGGAGCGACTTGTATATTTTTTAGTGGTTTGTCGTACACATCGATATACTTTCTTAGAAGTACGACGTCTCATTCTATTCATTAATTGAAAATTATACACCCAGTGAGTATACCTTTTCGTCCGATGGAACTTTATTCTTCCAGACAAATTGTTGGAAGACCGGGCGATGAAGTTGATCTTTTGGAACTGCACTATGAACATCTTGTGCGATCCGAATGTACAGATCAAACCCTTCGTATTTCTCTTCTCCTTCTTCGGTCTCGTATACGGTTTGTCCTGCATCGTTGATCGTCCAACTCCAAAGAAGGTTGTAAAGGGGTGATTTCGTTTCGTATACTTTCCAGGACCCTTCTTCGCTCATGATCGGAATCCCTTTTCCTTTCTTTTTTTGCGGAGGTTCATCGAATAGACCATCGATCAGACTGACCGCTAAGCGGCAGAGATCAAATGATGGATTGGGGGACACTTTGGGTTTGGAATGATCAAAGAATGGCCCAAAGTTGTATTGATCTCCGGCATCTTGATCGGGCCAGTGATCATCTGATACCCAAAGATGGCGACCTAGACGAAAGATCGATCTGCCGAAATCAATGATCGTAAAGATCTTTCCAAATGTCGGAACTCTCCAGACGGTTCCATCGCGCTTCCGATAATACAAAAACTTTTTGTCTGTCTTTCTCCAAAGAATATTATTGGAATGAAGATCGTTGTGTGTAAAGCAGATTGCACTCTGTAAAAAGGTAAGTGCCGAAACCACTTGAAACATCCATGCAATCCAACGTGCTTCCCATCCCTGCGATTCGCGTTCAAATCCATCGATCTCATCGACATCCAGAAGTGAATCCATCACACCTTCTTGTGCCTCTTGTGCGATCATAATAATTGGCATGTTGGGAAGTTCTAGACAGATATCGAATTCTACTTCCGGTTCTGAGTCCGAACCATATTCTGATCCGCTTTCTGATCCAGACCCAGACTCCGATCCTGAATCGGAACGGGATCGAGACGAGTCGGATCTTTTACAAGATTGTCGTCGTGTAATCGATTGACTGATCTCCATCATATTGGAAGAATTGTCTGCATGCTCTTCAATCGTATCAAATGTAACGGATTGAACCGATTCAGCATCACTGTCTGTATCATCATTTAGATCAAGAGGCTCCAATTCCACATCGGATTCATCACCATCTACAAACGGACACGTGGTAATCTCTCTATAGAAATCGTCATAATTAGGAATAGCCGCCTTATTTTCATGAAGCACGGTTAAGCGTGCGCTATGTGATTCCATCCCCTTCCAAAACCAACGACATTGACGATAGGTATCATATTCATTAGTGATCGTATATTGATAGTTCTTACTAATTCCAGTAAATGAACCGTATGATAAAATACAATGCGGCGTTAAATCTAACTCTCGAAATCTACTTAATACAAAGTTACATACGGCATCAACGTAGGCCTGGTTGTTGTGACTATGTAATTTGAGAAGTGTACTCTTCCACGTTTTCTCGCTTTGAGGCAAAAGAGGATGTTCTGGACAGATGTATTTCTCTTTAATGATGTCGATTGGATTCAATAAATGAACGGTTTTAACAAATACATCGCACAATTCAGGACTTGGCGGATCAGCGTTCTCATCGGTGGACACCGGTGTACGCATAGCGCTCCAGAATTTTGGGCGTTCTTGTGAAACCCATTGATTAATTTGATACTTGGTGGGGAGTTCCATATTTTTATGAGAAAGTGCCGATTTAGGGATGGTGAATTGATCGAGAGCAGGAAAGTATCGTTGTAAATGAGCATAATTAGAAAAAGATTCACGTTCATTCTCCGTAAGGTCGCGACTTCGACAGGGTTCTTGAAGAAGCGTCTTTCGTACCGCTTTCATCTCTTTGGTTGGAAGACTTGTGCGCGTGTTTCTGAAGCGCACAACAATTCAATGGGCTGTAGTAGAATTAGTATGGCAGCACAAGGTGGTGGTCTAAATGTCAATCTCCGGAAGTTCGCTATGAAATCAATTCCACAAGATGCGGTTGCGGTATTCATTGGTCGCCGTCGTACCGGTAAGTCCACCTTGGTTCGAGATTTATTGTTTCATCATCAAGATTTACCAATGGGTTGCGTCATTTCCGGAACAGAAGAGTCAAACGGCTTCTTTAAAAAGATTGTACCACCCATGTTCATTCATGGAGAGTACAATGCGGTTATTTTAGCAAACTTCGTAAAGCGCCAGAAACTTGTTATGCAACGGATTCAGCAAGATTTAGAGAAAGGAATCAAATCAAATATCGATCCAAGAGCGTTTTTAATTTTGGACGATTGTATGTACGACGATTCATGGACTCATGACAAAAACATTCGATATTTATTTATGAACGGTCGTTGGCTCAAAGTATTTTTTATTATTACCATGCAGTTTCCGCTGGGTATTCAACCAGCTCTTCGCACCAACGTCGACTATGTCTTTATTCTGAGAGAGCCATATATGAACAATCGTCAACGTCTTTATCAGAATTATGGTTCCGCTTTCCCATCATTTGAATTTTTTTGTCAAATGATGGACCAATGTACGCAAAATTATGAATGTCTAGTCATTAATAACAATACGCAAAGTAATAAATTGGAAGATACCATATTTTGGTATAAAGCAGAAGTTCATGGAGAATTCAAGATGGGTGCACCAGAATTATGGAGACAATCGGAGATGATGGCACGTAACAGAGAAGACGATGATAATTCACAGTTTGATCCACGCGCTTCTCAGCGACTAAAAGGGCCTGCCATTAATGTACAAAAACGATACTAAAGTAGAATGAACAAGAAAGTAATTCATGTGTTATCTATGATAATAATCGTAGGACTAGTATTGTTCGTATATTCATCGTATACGGAGGGATTAGAAGAGGAAGTGGTTCAAGGCCCTTCACGATGCGGTGTCGATCTACCCTCCTGCTCGGGTGAACATGTACGGTGTATCAATGGATATTGTCGTTCAGACGTGGCATCAACTCTTCCACCTTTTTCAGATCTGCGTATGACACCGCCAACCTCTTATTGACCATAATAAAACCTCACCAATTGCTAGAAAATGGCTCATCCGAAAGCAATGGGAATTGGCGCGATGCTTGTATTATTAGTTGTGGCAGTAGTTGTACTGCCCATGATTGTGCGTTATATTGATCGCATGGAGCCTCATTTTGTCATTTCAGGATTTCAGGATTTGGCAAGTGCGCAAAATGATTCCTCCAGCGGACCTGTTCATGTCCCTGCACAGGCATCCAACTCAATGGCTAGCATGTATCACCCGGATCCAAACACGAATTACATGTGCGGATCGCCGAACGGTAATGGACAATCCTGCCCCGAAGGAACGTTTTGCGATGGCCCATCTCAATCATGTGTCCCCACATTTATCGGCGGCGCTGTGCCCGACATTGGTTACTTCTCATAAGACCTTTTCATACACATATGCTTCTGATTCCGCACTCCATGTTTGTGACAAGGTAGTTTGTCCTATCAATCGAAGATAGCGATGATCTAATGGTTTTGAACAAACTATCAACGCACGCAATTGAAGTTCTTTTCCTAGTTTTTCCGATAATTGATTATTAATTTCGGAAGAAAAACATAAATTAGAAACATAAATCCAAGCTGCATCGGATAAGGAACGATCAAGTAATGAACCATGAATAAATTCTACACGAGAACGTACCGATTGCTCTTTTATGTTTCGATATGCGGTCATTGCCATATTATGACGCTCATTGACAAGCTCGATTCCCTTAGAAATAATGGACGGAATCAATGATGCCATCATAATAACATTTTTACCGATTCCTGAACCGAGATCATAAAAGACACGTCGGGATACCGGATAGGTTGTAATAGGATGACGTTGAAAGATATTAACCAATTGTTTAACTCCATCAAGAGTAACTTCTCCATACGTTAACGCAAATTTACTATCATATGCGGACGTATCATTCATATAACCAGTCATACATCCATAGATTCGCTTGATATTCTTATGGGTATATCCATTATGCCGACGTCGTGCGCGTCGTGTACTGGAGCGCTGACTCATTTTTATGATACCATATGAATTATTATTCGTTTCTATACACATATCAAAATAATATCATATGGAATGTTCTCATGATATTATGTTGATAATAATGAATTGATAGACATATTTCTTCTTTACGCACTATCAGGGGTCACCACTGAATTCTCAGGAGCGGGTGCATCGGCCTCATCCGCCGCCACCTTCTCCATCGTGACAACCGGCTTCTCTAGCTTGCGCTGATGGGCCAAATCGCCCTGAACACCAAACATGCTATCGAACTGACCCGCTGAGGAACCACCCGAAGTAGAAGCACCCACTACCTGCTTCGAACCCTTGGTGCGCTCCTCGAAGAACTGCTCACGCGAATTCTCGTTCTCCTTGTATTTCTTCATGAGGTTGTTCAGCTGATCGTTGTTGTACTCCTGATCCTTGATCTCGTTCGGAGAGGGGTCCCATGGAGTCCACTTGCCTACCTCTCCTAGAAAGATATTGTGATACTTATCCTTAGACTGGAGCTTCTTAGCCTTGATCTCGGCCTCCTTTGGATTACCATACACGCCACGAACCTTGACACCACGGATAGACGTACGGAACTCATTTAGCGCATAGAACTCCTCTTCCAGTTTTGTCTTGTGCGTGTACATAAAATCATCATATGCTTCCACAATCTTGGTCTTGTTCAAATCGGCCTTGTTCTTCTGAATAAACGGACCATACTGGCTCATCACATCATCCAAGCGTAGACGATTCTTACGGCAAATCTCAGCCGATGCGATCTGATCGGCCTTCTCCAGCTCCTTGGAACGTTCATCAAGTTGATCATTAATGTTCTTTACGAGTTCAACCGTGTACTTCTCAAGGTTCTTAATCTTCCAATCTACCTCGTATGCATGGAGGAACTTCTGGAAGAAGAAGAGTTCCTTTTTATCGAGAACTTTCTCCGGGCTGATAAAACTGAGAAGGACATAGCGCTGGCCTGGAATTTCAGTATCCTCGTCCAAAAAATCTTCGATTACGGCGTTGTTGTCTGAGCTCATCTCTACAATCTTTCAGACAGAGATGCTTTAAACTCAGACGACGAATAATATACCGGCTCCGACGAGTTTTTTTCTTGCGTGTAAATATAGAATCATGGTTGGTTACGGATTTGCTGAAATTGTCAATCGCATCATTAAGTACCTGATCGAGGGTCTTGTTATCGCCGCCGCCGCCATCTTCATCCCGAAGCGCGCTCTGCCTCTCGATGAGGTCGCCACCCTCGCCGTCCTCGCCGCCGTCGTCTTTGCCGTCCTTGATGCTGTCTCGCCCTCCGTCGGTGTAACGGCGCGTCAAGGAGCCGGCTTCGGATTGGGCGCAAATTTAGTCGGTTTCCCTGCCCGCATGTAAGTACACATTTTTGAATAAACCCGAGTCCATTTCGTGTATTAAAATATGGTACGACCCCCACCCTACGTCACTTTCCCTAAAATCATTAAAATAACATATTTTCCAAATTACTGGATATTATGTTGTCGGATTGAATATTTATCCTCGCATATTTTGCATAAATTCGCGAGCGCATAGTGTCACATCCTTCAGATCCCCCCGTTGAACAATTTGATGAATCTCAGAATGAAGTTTCGAATGATGGGTTCGAACGAGTGTCATCTGAAGATGTTTGCGACCGACCAGAATGGGAGTCGCAAGAAAGGTAGAGAGCTTCCCATAGTGGATTTTGGAACGAGGTCCATAGTATTTGACTTGACCAATGTGACTAAATGTCTCATCGATCAAATCGATCCCTTTATCGGTAAGAGGAAATCCTGCGTAACGTTTATGGCTAATAGGAATATCCTTGTAGGCATAAAAGCAGACATTGTGAAGTTTTGTGAGATGAATAGCGGAATAGTATTCAAAACGAGAGGGAAGACACGACATGGTCGCCATGCGTTGTTCGAGAAATTGGAGATGAAGTGAAAGCGACATGATTGAATGATTATCGTGATATGGATTGGTCAATTTTGTAATTTCTCAAACATCGAGAACATTTTCAGACCTTCGTGAAACAATTTAACATCGCCTAGAATCTTTCGAGCCAACGCTTTTGTATTTTTGTTTCGATAAGAAGAGAACATCCATATCGTCGAATTATATTTTTTCCAGTTCTGGTATTGAGTGAAATCCGAACAAATGGTCACATAGATACTATACAACTCTTTTTTATAAGCCTTGTGCGTATCATCCACTGGAACAATACTACCAGGCTTATCAACAGGTACAAATGAGTCTTCAAAAATCAAACTCATCCATTTTAACATACGTTCCATTTGCATTAAATCTAATTCACGTTCATCGTCGGTTTCGGACCGAACCAGAGTAGGAGTCGGGGCATTTCGTCCTGAAAAATAAGTTGTATATAATCCAGCAACACTTGATGCCATGATGGGGGCAATGTTATTGACAACAAGATGATATAAAAACTCCGAACCTACACCTGCCATCTTTGTAGAGAGAGTTTATTTTTATTTAGATGGTGCGATTTTTATATCATTGTAGATACTTCGTACATTTTACATTTATTTCATACGACGTATGTGATGTTTTGTTTTATTATATAATTTTCGCTTACTAGCGCGCCGACGTGTTATTTTTCTTCCTCCTTGACCTACTTGTAAAACAGATGCCCCCATTGGTAAACTTGACATTTCTCCCATTGGTAAAACATGTGGTGCTTCACTGCCTATTCTATCATTCGGACTATCTATTTTACTACGAGTCATGGTCCCAATCCAGCTTATCAAAGTATCGCGTACAGCAGTAACACGTTTTGCTGCTTTATTAATTAGATCACTCATCACAACATTAACAGGTTTTAAAATATGTTCATCTAGTTTTTCACTAACAAATTTTTTAGCGTCTCTTAAATGGCTAAAACCTGGCATATTTGCTACTATATTAAGTATTTCTTGAATAAATTCTGCCATAACAGCATGTCTTTTTTTAGACCATTTCAGAAAAACACGCGTATTGGTTACAGCATCATGTTCAAATGCAAATGCAATAGCATCATATGCCCATATAGAATAATCTGTAGCTGTAACTATATCTTTTATGCCTTGAATCTTCTGTGCGTTCGTTGAAATTTCATTAAATCGAGAATGATATATATCGGTTGTTAATTTTACAGTTGTATTAAACAGCGCAGTATTAAGAATAGTTTCTTTAACATTCATTATATCACCATTCTTCAAATTAGATATTATCGTTCGCAGTCCACTTGTCATCTGGTAAGTGTGATAAGTAAGATATATACACAATGGAGCTTTTAATAATATGGACGGTAGATTGATATCAAACAAATCTTTTGGTATACTTAGACATACAGTATATGCCATAATTGGTATACCGCCCATTTGTAAAAAAGCAGCTGATTTTAAACCATATGCGATACGATTCACACTAAACACTGATACCAATGCTTTAGTAATAAAAATAAGCATTTTACCGACGTGACGCGCGATCTGTAATGCAAATTTCAAAAAATTTTTAAAACTACGAGGATTAGGGGCATTTAAATGTCCTCTAATATTACGAACTGCGCCTCTAGCTTGGGCATTTGGTGGTAGACGAATATTTAGGACAGGTGCTAATCGTTGTATCTCATCTTCATACGCAATTATCATTTGGACAGCAGATTGAATATCTGTAGCAGATTTCTGTCGAAATGCGTTCGCAAGCCGATTATGAAGAGACCATTCTCGTTGCTGATCTCGTAACACCAATTCACTTGAAAGACGCTGTAATAATTGTATAATCTCATCATTATTCAAACCGCGAATCTGGGCTTCATTTAGCCCAACACGATCAATGACTTGACGATTATTAGGTATTTCCGCCGCATCTTCAAGTGCTTGAGCAATTACTTCTACCTCTGGATTTTCAGCTAAAGCTCTTTCACGAGGTGCTTCATCATTTAGAGCCAAACGTCCCATAATTCCAATTAGCTCATCCGCTACTTCTCCCTGTGGAGCATTAGCTACATTCAGATGCGCTAGCATTTCCATAGGATCGTTTGCTGCGTTTGCGGCATTTATACCGTTCGCGGCATTTATACCGTTCTCAGCATTATTTCTAGTACCAGACCATGACACCCCTCCTCCTTTCATATATTTATTGTATAGAATATATTTTTTAATAATTCTTACCGTATTCGAATTACTGGACGCAGATGTGAAAGTATATAATCATTCAAAAATAATATATACATTATTTTTGAATGATCGAAACAACTAGTATAAAATATATTCGTATATTTTCAGGTCGTTTTAATAAAACCCCACTTCATCTCATCGCATATCTTCTGCCACGTCTTATCCTGTAAATACAACTTGTCACGGTTCTTCAAAAGAGGAAAGCATGCCAAATATTCATCCATTTCCAGCAACTCGCAGAATTTATAAAGGACATATCCATATGACAAAAAGTTTCGACGACCTTTCGGGCAATGCTTTTTGAAAGACGGCTGAATCTCACGGAACATATGGCGCAACTTTTCTTCATCTTCGCGAGACATGAAGGGCGCATTTTGACCATTCAGGCGATTAATGATGTGCGGAATATGCTCATAATATTTCGAACATTTCATCTTACGAAGAATTTCACGCAACTTTGTGGGCTTCAGCGAACCCATATTGGTAATTCGCTCTTTCTTCAATTGTAGTAAAATCTCATCATATACATCGGCTGGAATTTCAGTGCTCTCCTTGGCCTGGAATTGTGCCAACCACTCATTAAAATGATTGATCTTCTTATAGGCATAATAACAAACTTCTCTTGGCGGATCCTTGTATGAAGGCTTATCACTATCTACCAAAATGAACTCTTGGTGACCGCATTTAGAGCATGTCAGGTTCGCTTCGTTAAGACACATAATCATTTCATTTCCACAATTTTCACAATTTGTCCAAGGATCATCATATTCCTCCATTGTATTTCTGCCCATCGACGGATCTTCAATCTGTAGATAATCATTCAGAAGTTGATTTCGTTGAAAGCTCTTCTTCTCTTTGGAGCCTTCCGTTTTCTGTTCATTTTCACTGGAAGACAAAGCAAACGCGTTTGTGGATGAATGTTCATCCTCTGCAACTTCTTCTAAAATAGCCAAAATGGAACCTGGTTTTGCTTTATTGGAGACAAAGTTCGCCGTGCCCTGCTGGATTTGATCCTGGATGTCGTAATAATGATACAGAATATCACCCGTTCGAAGATAATAGTCCATCATTTCAGATCCGTCCTCGATAGAACGGATCTTCTTTTCCAACGCTTCAATTTCTCGCTCCACCCGCCAGATCTCCATATCAGATGTCGTTTCACTCATTTTCTTTTTAAGAACATCTTGTTCTTGTCTATACATTCCAACTTTATCCTTCTCTTCCATCATACTTTGAATCTTTTGGTGGTGAATCGCATCGAGTGTGGTGCGAGCTTCTGGGTTACTCCGTTTTGAACTCTTTACTTTAAAAAAGGCACTCTCACTCATGGTCCTGAAAGGTACTTATACGGTATGAGAGGTGTGGTTTTAAACCCTCCTTCTATGTACTGCGTTTGATTCACATGAAAAAATCATACGGGAACGCCTTTTAGGCGCCATAAAACAAATATTCGACTGTGATCTGATCTATTGGTTCAACACGATGGACACGAATTCGATCCATTAATTGATCCATTCTTCGATTGAATTCGGTTTCTTCCATATGGAGAATTCCTGCCCGAGTATATCGAAAGGGTGACGGATGCACGGTTGTTCCGTCCGTGTATCGATCTGGATTAAATCGAAGAAATACGATTTTACGAAATCCCACATCTTCGTACAATTCTACCATACGTTTCTCCTCACATGAATAATTTGTATGCTTATTTTCATCAATTTCGATCATCAGACAGTGCGAACCAAAATCAATGGCCACATCGGGCCGGCGACGTGAACACCCCCCTTCGACGATCTTGTCAAATCGCATCGTAAATTTCTCCTGGAAGTTCTCCTTCAATTTATCAACCACATGATGCTCTTTTAACTTATATTTACGTGGAATGACTGCATCTGGATTCAGAACACAGTAGCAACGGAAACAGTAGGGATTCCATTTGGAACCAACAACCGAAATCATATGACAATGCTGACATCCGCTCGAGGGTGTACAAATGATACATACAGATGTTCTTTTATCATGTATACATGTTCGATTCCCGTGACATTCTATACATTGATTTCTGATTTTAGAATGTTCACAAATATTTTTGCCGGCGCATTCTACACAAATATACTTATTATTACCGTGAACACATATTTCGGCTCCATTACATGTTAGACAGCGAGTTTTTCGTAGTTGATGGATGCATATTGCGCTACCCTGACAGTCAATACAATATTCTTTTCGTTTTCCATGAACGCATACGTCATTACCAGTACAATCAACGCATCTGCTTTTTATTTTTTGATGGGGACAAATGCTCCCACCCTTACACAATACACATCTACTTCTGCGCTTATTATGGGGGCATATGGACACACCTCCGCAGTTCTTACAATTTTGTTTGATTCGACCGTGTTCACATATACCCTTTCCGCCACATGTTTTACACGAGTATTGTCGTGTTCCATGTTCACAAAGAGCGGACCCCTTACATTCTTTACATTGGAATGAATATTTATCATGCTCGCATTTCTTACGTTTATACTTCGGTTTTTCTTCTGTCATTTCTAACTATCATTTTACTGTTATCATCGATCAAATTTTACAATAACATTGTATTTTTACCAATATAAAAAGAAGTGTATCCTTTAATACGATTACCAATAAAAAAATAGAAAAATGTTCAGTTCAAAACGTCCCGGCATTTTTTGAAAAGATGTGTTTTCCCAAAATTATTTTGTATTGTCTAAGTATAAAACCCACAGATGACAGGAGGAGGTCTCATGCAACTTGTAGCTTACGGCGCCCAGGACGTTTACCTGACCGGCAACCCCCAGATCACCTTTTTCAAGGTTGTGTACCGCCGTCACACCAACTTTGCCATGGAGTCCATCGAGAACCCGTTTAACGGCGCCCCGAACTTCGGCAAGAAGGTGACTTGCACTATCCAGCGCAACGGTGACCTCATCCACCGCATGTACCTCCAGGCGACCCTCCCGCAGGTCGCTCTCCAGTCGACCGACGGCTCTGGCGCTCAGTTCCGTTGGCTCAACTGGATCGGTCACAACCTCATCAACTACGTTGAGATTGAGATCGGTGGTCAGCGCATCGACAAGCACTACGGTGACTGGATGCACATTTGGAACGAGCTCACCCAGGAGGCCGGCAAGCAGGCTGGTTATGCCAAGATGGTCGGCAACGTTCCCGAGCTCACCAACCTCCTGTACCAGGGTGGTTCGTCTTGCGACAACGATTGCTACGGCGGTGAGCCCCTCACGTCCGAGGTCATCACCTCGTGCGCCCCGATGTACACCCTGTACATCCCGCTACAGTTCTGGTTCTGCCGCAACCCGGGTCTGGCTCTGCCGCTCATTGCGCTCCAGTACCACGAGGTGCGCATCAACCTCGAGTTCGATTCCCTGAACAACCTGTGCTGGGACTACTCGAACGGTTCGTCGGATGCCCACGCCATCCGCAACCGTGTCGGCCAGTGCGGTCTTGCCGCCGCGTCTCTCTACGTCGATTACATCTACCTCGACACGGATGAGCGCCGCAAGTTCGCCCAGGTCTCGCACGAGTACCTGATCGACGTCCTCCAGTTCACTGGCGGTGAGTCCATCACCTCATCGGCCAACAAGCTGAAGCTCAACTTCAACCACCCATGCAAGGAGCTCGTCTGGGTCGTCCAGCGTGACTCGTACGTGTCGTGCGATGATTCCATCATCAACCCGTGGAAGGGACAGCAGCCGTTCAACTACTCGGACTGGTGGGACCGCTCCGTGCTCGAGTCGGGCTACTCGGTCACCCGCGTCGAGGGCATGGCCGGCAAGAACCCGGTCGTCACTGCGCTCCTCCAGCTCAACGGCCACGACCGCTTCCAGGTTCGCGACGGCAACTACTTCAACTTGGTTCAGCCGTACCAGCACCACACCAACATCCCCGCTGTCGGCATCAACGTTTACTCGTTTGCCCTCCAGCCGGAGCAGCACCAGCCGTCGGGCACGTGCAACTTGTCGCGCATTGACAACACCACTCTGCTCCTGACCGTCTCGAACAACGCCGTCGGCACCAACCTGTCCTCGACTGTTCGCGTCTATGCCACCAACTACAACGTTCTCCGCATCATGTCGGGCATGGGTGGATTAGCTTATTCGAACTAAATAATGTTATTTATACCACCCGGTGTAAAACATATTACAATTTGGATTTTGTTAGAAATTCTAAAAATTTGATAAAAAATATTTTCTATTTTGAAGGTAAAGAAACATTCAAAATGGAAAACAGTATACAGGAAACAATATGTGTAACAGTACAACGAGCAGGTAGACCAGGAAGTCCAATTGTATATATACATGTTAATTATCATGATAAAGAATATACTATTATGAAAATAAAATATCAAGATAGTTATTATATATATTCGATAATTGACAAAGAAGATTTTATTAAAATAAAAGATTATACATGGCATTACATATCTAATGGATATGTAAGTCATACTGCCCCACATGATGGTAAAAGAAAGGAACTCTATCTCCACAACATGGTAATGGGGCGACTTGGATTTCCAGGAAAAGGATCCAAAGAATCAATTGATCATATCAACCGCAATGGATTGGACAATCGTAAAGAAAATCTGCGTCTCATCACACAATCTGCGCAAAACATCAATCAAAAACAAAAGGAACGTCGCATTGAACTTCCTGCGGATTCAGGAGTGACAGTAGATGATATTCCAAAACATGTGTGGTATATCAAAGCGAATGGAGCACATGGAGATCGATTTGGAATTGATTTTAAAACGGAAGGTATCAAATGGAAAACAACCAGTGCAAAGAATGTATCGTTACATGATAAACTAAAATCTGCCAAAGAACAACTTGAAAAATTCTACCAACAATATCCTTATCTGAATCCAAATTGCGAGGATAGAAATAAAGAAATGGAAGACCTAACAAGATCATATGAGGAGATTATTAGATTGGCGGAATAATATTGCCTTGAGTTTCTATTATATTTTTTAATTACGATGCTCAGTTGATAAATTTGAAATACATATACCTATTATGACATAGAACATATCAGAATGGAAGTAAATAGCGATGTATATCAACAACATCAAGAAAAAGAAGAGTGTATTATTTGTTTGGACGAGGTAGAGACGGAATGGAGAGATTTAGAGTGTCATCATCGTTATCATAAAAAATGTATAGAGAATTGGATTACTGTTCGTGCGAAATGTCCTATGTGTATGAAAAGTATAAAGGATAATAAGGTGGAACATATAAATAATAGTCTGGCAGAGGAAATACACTATATTGCGATTCGGCGATTTCTACTATTTATGTTATTTATCGTGATTGTTATCGTCGTGATGGTGTTATGTAGTCAATAATATAAAATTGAAACACTGATGTGATCATAAAATAATCATCACATCATGCAACACATGAAAGAAATCATTGCCAAATACGTTCGTACATTTACTTCCATGGAGATCACCTATCCCATACTTGGCAGATGGAATGTTCAGCATGACACATCTACGATCCACTTCAAAATCGATCAAGCAAACACGGATCATTCGTGTTGTGTGCTACACGAATTTCAGAAACAAAAAAAGGAAGACAATTATCTTTCGTATTATTTGTAAAAAGTAAAAACACTAAAATATTCCCATCCAAATAGATGAGTCTACGTAGTGGATTAAACTGGAATGATATTGGTCAAGAGTTATCTAAAGTGTTTCGTAAGATCCATTCGAAACAAAACAGTATGAGCGCAAGAGAGCGTCTACAACTAACTGCCAAATGGATGAAAGAAATGATTCAGGAAGTTCATACGGCTGATCATGCGATGATTCAACAATATATGGAGATGCGCAAACCACACGATACAGAATTGAAAAGGATTGAAAAAGCAGTCCAGCGCGACATTGCTTCTTTTTTGAAAGAAGAGGTCATTTCTGCTAGTAGCTTTTCAGCAGGAACCAATTTGGTAGGTGATTCGGATCTTGATTTCAATGTTCCTATTTCTCCCATGGATACTTTGAATCTAGTTCGGCTCTCCAATCTATGCGGCCAGCATGGTTATGAATTTGCAGAGATTCGAAATGTAGAAAGTCCAAATCTCCATTATGTATTTCAAAGAGTTGTGGAAGGAGTCGAAATTGAAATTAAATTAAATAATCGAGGCCCGTATATGGCAGTGATGGATAAAGTTCATACCTATCTGGATCATGATATGCCAAAAGAAGATAGAGAAGGCATTACATGGATGAAATATAAATTTAAAAATTTATCTAAACGAAGCAATGAGGGGAAGGAATATTATAATAAATTCAAAGCCATGTATTACGAATACGCTCTGTATCATGCGGGAGTTAATCAAATGCTATATCCGCTTCAATAAATTCGTTTCAAATGATCACACATGTGAAAAGAATAACTCTGCTGAGCCGGAATCGAACCAGCGACCTGATGATAACAACTAAACAACTACAGTCATCCGCTCTACCAATTGAGCTATCAGCAGTTTTGGAGCCACGTATGGCTATCTCCGTAGGAGATAATGAAATGGCGTTTTTTACGCGCCTTTTTAATGTAGTACAAGTTTAACGCAAGACGATTCGTAATGCTTTAGGATATTCTTTGTGAATTGAATCTCGTGTAATATAGGTAATATGTGATGATAAAACGATCATCTTTTTAGCCCGATGTACTTCTTTTACAAAATGATAATCTTCCATTTCAGATTGTGAAAATAAAAACCCTTCTTTAAACAAAGATGACTTAATCGCGAAACTAATTCCAATTTGATTTGGTAAAATGCTCTGACACAATGGTGGTGGAACTAGATGATCTACATCAATCATTCGAAATGAAATAAGTTCGGCATTTGATAAACTACTTGATTCTTCTATTAGTTTTTCGATGTAATTCGAAAGAATAATATCATCATCATCTACAAATCCAATCCAAGGAGTAGTAACCATAGACATTCCAATATTACGAATCTGACCCGCCTTACCATGTTGATTTGATGAAAGAACACCGTGTTTTTTGATACTTATATATAGAAATCGAGTATCTTGTAACAATGACAAAAGAGATTCATCCGTTGGTGCACAACCATCAAAGAGAATAATGGCTTTCCATCGCTGATTGGTTTGATGAAGAATGGATGTAAGAGTTCTAAATAATGTGACACGATTTACTGTTGGAATAATAAATGTAATAAATGCGTCGGAGTTCATAGAAGAGAAGATACGAATTTGTTCTATTGTTCTATCATATGAATCAAGATAAGCGATTTCTTTTTGATAAGAAGGAATTGTCTGAGTGGATGTAATCCGTTTATGGGGAACAACTGGCGATGGAACAACGGGTATCGATGGATAGATAATTTCATTAACAGGTTTTGAATGAATCGGAGCGGTGACTGAAGATGACACAATGGTCGAAATATCACGTTTTCGAGGGAGATTACGATTCGCCCACGATGACATACTTTACTATATATTTATTTATTTATATTCTAACACTCATAATTATGATATGTGTTTTCAATATCGGAATGATTTGCGTACTGGTATCCGATACGTGTATGGTAAGTATACCAATTACCGTGTGGCATTAACCGTTTCCAATATTGATCTAAACAGCCATCATGACATCTACCACGATTTCGAAGAATATCGCTACTAATCCGAAAATTATTTAGTAAGATACCCATATAATTTTTATGAACAACGTATCCCGACGTGGTTTGAGAAGAGTACACTCGACGAACATGTGGTGAATCAGTTGCATCCGATACAAAATTATCATGACCAAATGATAATAATAATACATCGAATGAGGGGTGTGATGTTGATAATTCGATAAGTTGATCATTACATTCAGGTGATATGAATGTAAAATCATCTTCGAGAATTAAACATCGATTCCATTCTGGATGTTCAAAACACAATTCGACTGCTTTAATATGACTCAATGCACACCCTAGAGCGCCATTTGCCGGTATATATTCTGCTTCTAATCGATGTGTTTTTGAGAGGGTGGGATCGATTTTTTTTATTTCATTTATAATATGATCATTACGATCGGTACGATGTTCTAAATTAATATAAATAATCGCATCAATATGATCAAGATACGAACGAGTCATTATATTTCACTATATCATGAATCTTTAGATTTGAGGATGATACAAATATTATTTGTTTTCCAAGAGAAATGGGAATAACCGGATCAGTATACCTTTATCATTGGTGCCCAATGACAGATGAAATACATAATGAAGAACATACTTATATGCCTGTGAATCAGAGTTCCGATGTCTCAAATGAATTGTTACATCAACAGTTATGTACTGTACAATCGGATATGAAACAGTTAGCGAATCGAATAGAGCACACAGAACATACGATCGCAACATTCGCACAGCAATTAGCGGAAATGGCAGATACCGACATGGTAATTATACGATCGTAAAATTATTCTATATAGATAGACATGAATTCTGTGTTGGGTATGAATTTTTTCGTATTCTGCTTTCTTGTACTGATCGTTGTATTCTACTTTTCAAAGGAGGCGCGCGATAATGGACTAGCTGGACATAATCTGAAATCGCCATTTGGCTCTGACTCGGCAGAGGCGTTTGGAACAAGCCCTGGTACGATGGATCAATTGGCATCCACCAGTGTTCCAAAATCGGCGATCATTGATCCGAATCGCAAACCAGATCAAGATTTGGAGGATCACATCCAGGCCAATTTAACAAGCAAGGCAGTTATGGAAATGTCACCACCCGGATCGAATGATTCGGAGTATGCATCGGCTTAGATCCGATCATACTGATCTCGAAGATCATCAGATTCCCAGTGAATGACAGGGCGTCCATCTGGATACATATCGTACGGAATGGAAGCTGTAGTAGCTCTTTCAAGTGATAAAAGGGTATGGAGAGAGTGAAGTCTGCGCCCGAGAGGAGATCGGATATGTTTACATTGAGTTCGCCCTAACTGTTTCCATCGCCATTCAAATTGAAGAGCGGTTTTCCAATCAGGTAGAGGGACATAACATGCCCGTTTCCATGTTAGACCCTGATTTACTCTAATGCCCGTTGCTCGGGCCCCACCTACTATTTCCTTATTATGTTGACGCAACCGTCTATCAGGATCCACGGTTGCGCCAACATACGTTTGACCTTCATCTGTATAAAGAAGATAACAAAAAGCGCTCATCTATTTATAACTAGATATTCTTATTTATATCAATATCCGCCTCTAGAGGTCTAAACACTTCCTACAATACAATAAAAAGAAATGCCATGTACACTTGTGACAGCATACTATCCAATTAAATCAAAATTTTCAAATGAAAAGTACATGAATTGGGCATCTACCTTTCTTCGGATCAAATCGCCAATCGTCCTATTTACAGACAAATCGATGGAGAATATTTTTCGACAGATGAGAGGCAATCTACCAATTCATATTGTCACCCTGCCATTTCATGAATTGGAAACATGGAAATTATATGAATCAAAGTGGAAAGAGCAACATCAAATGGATCCCGAAAGGCATGTTCATACTCCAGAACTATATACAATTTGGGCAGAAAAAGCGTTTTTTGTAGAGAAATCAATTCAGTTGAATCCATTTCAAGCAGAATTCTTTTTTTGGTGCGACATCGGTGCATTTCGCGATCCATATGTATCACAGACGATTCTTGACACATTTCCCACAATACAATATTTAGAGCCAGAACAAATCCTATTTCAATCGGTAGGTGATGTCACATCTAATGATTGGATTCAACGTGTGGATGGGATTCGAGGAGAAGTGATTTCACAGACATGGAATGAGATTCGTCTGGTAGGAGGATTATGGGGCGGAGGAATATCAGCATGTCTACGCTGGAAAAGCGCCTATCAGCGGATGTTAGAAGCCTATTTTCGTGTAGGTCGTTTTGCAGGAAAAGATCAACAAGTGATGCTATCTGCATATTTAGATAATCCGACATTAGCAAAGATTGTTCGCTGCACGAAACCATATATTGATGAATGGTTCTTTCTAGAGCATCTCTTATCCAATCTTTCTGAACGATATGAACTTAATTCAACGTATTTGATGCAATAAATCGTTCCTTTTTATACCATTCACGAAGAGAGTCATTTGTATGTCCTTGACTATTAAAAGCAGAACTTTTATGGATACGATGCCATACCAAAAATTCAGGAATGTTGTATAATTTTCCACCCGATAGACAAATTTTCATCCATAATTGATAATCGTCCATCGTGTAATTAATATTATTAAGCTCCCATTTACAAAATTCTCGTCGAATCAATGAACTACTGTTAATGATTGGGTTATGATTTTCGAGTATTGCTGGATCAATATAACCCGATTCCAATGTAATTTTACCATGGCGTTCGCCGAAATATTGACAAAATGTTCCAACCACCGCTGCTTCAGATGCATGTGAATAGATAGCATGTATCTGCCTTTCCAGTTTACGAGGTTCCCATATATCATCGCAGTCTAGTACAGAAATCCATTCTGTTGTGGTAAGAGATACTAAATGATTTAAACTTTCTACTTTTCCCTTTAGGGGTGGACCTTGAATAATAACGTGAATACGTGAATCTGACGCTGCGAAACGGGAAGCAGCTTGTGCGACCATCCCGCCATCATCGCCGTGTCCATTGATACCTATCCACAATTCCCAATCAGGAAAGGTTTGTATTTTGACACTTCTTATACATTGTTCTAAGAATTCAACTCCATTAAATACAGGTGTTAGAATTGAAATGAATACCATTAGGATATAGTATACTACTCTCTTTATATTAAATCTATTCAATCATCAGATGGCGTCTGTTGTTATCCCACTGTGCGTAGACTGTCAACGGTCAGCACAGGAAGCAGGTTTATCATGTAATGTGTCGAATTCTACTGCGCTAACCGTTTATAGTGATAATATTGTTAGATTGCGAACATGGGTCATCACGAATGAAATTAAGCAATCAGTCACTCCTTATGAAATGATGCCGCGTTTATGTAAATGTACACATGATATACGTGATACACATGATTCACATGATACACTCATACCTCATTCCGCAAATGTACCTTATTTCAATATGACAGAACTTCGTTCTATTTATCAAATTCCAGCCCCAAGCCCCTCTGCATATGTGGTAGGAGTAGTATCATTTGGAGGTGGCCTATATGGCACGGTTGATTCACAGGGTGTATTAACAAACGGAGATGTTCAAGCATACTGGACATCGATTGGAATCGCACCGGCAAATCATCCGAAAGTGGTTGTAGTAGGAATCAATGGAGCAACAAATCGACCAAATATAAATGATAATGGAGCGACGATGGAAAATACATTAGATGTGGAAACGATTGGTGGCGCATGCCCAAGTGCGAATCTGACTATCATTTTGTACATTGCCCCTAATTCATTTAATCAGTTTGCTCCATTATTTAATTATATGTATTCTACGAATGTAACAGTGAATGGTATAAATTATAAACCGAATATCATATCCTGTTCATGGGGTGCGCCTGAAATTTATTATTCAAGTTCGCAATTAACATCTATCAATTCGATTTTAGGAACAATAACAAATGCTGGCATTACGATATGTGCCGCAACAGGCGATTATGGATCCAATAATGGAGTGGGTGGAACAGGAAATTATGTTGATTTTCCTAGTTCAAATCCAAATGTAACTGCAGTAGGTGGCACAACATTGATCTGTCCAAACAATGTGTATGATGAACAGACGGTAGAAACAGCATGGACATCAGGTGGCGGTGGTATAAGCGCTATTTATTCTAAACCCTCCTATCAATCTGCCCTATCGGGAACAATGCGTATGACGCCTGACATTGCCTCACTTTCGGATCCTAATACTGGTGTTCTCTTTATCGTAAATGGACAATCGATGGTTATTGGAGGTACAAGTGTCGCAGCACCCACCATTGCTGGCTTTTTAGCAGCGATTCGTTTCACAAAATTTGTCAATCCATTTCTATATCAAGCACCTTATACAACGTGCTTTCATGATATTATACGAGGATCGAACGGTTCTTATTTCGCAAATATTGTGTATGACAATTGTACTGGATTGGGAAGTATGAATGGTCAAGGATTATCTGCTTATCTTCTTAACCCACCTATTTTAGTGTCAGGGATTACATTAAGTTCCAACACTGTTAATTTAACAGTATCACAAACCATACAATTATCGCCAACGATTTTACCCGCAAATGCAAGTAATCAAGTAATTGTATGGTCGTCAAGTAATCCAGCAACTGCAACTGTATCAAATGGTCTTATTACTGCTATCTCACCTGGTTCTGCTACCATTACAGTGTCAAGTACAGACGGTTCAAATATTTTTGCGATTGTATTAATAACTGTTACAGACATACCTATTATTCCAGTATCGAGTATCACATTGAATCAAACCTCTGCCACACTTCATCCTACCAATACACTCGCTCTAATGGCAACGATTACACCGTCCAACGCAACAGACAAAACGGTGATATGGAGTTCTAATTCCCCCCATGCAATTGTAAATTCATCTGGTATTGTCACAGCTGTTTCTGCTGGTAGTGCAGTGATTAGAGCAACGACAGCGAGTGGCAATCTAATGACTATATGTACATTAACGATTACTATATCTGTCGCATCCGTTACTATTTCTCCTACATCTTTTACTCTAAACACTGGTTCAACAAAATCATTAATAGCAACGGTTTTACCATCCAATGCTACAAATAAGATAGTATTATGGTCTTCCGATAATACATCGGTCGCAACAGTGTGTTCACTGGGTGTGGTATCAGGTTTATCAGTTGGCTCTACTACGATCCGAGCTCAAACAGTGGATGGAGAATTTATTGCTACATCTGATGTAACGGTCGCCGTCGGAGTTCAGAGTGTTATACTTAATACACGTAGTATCTCATTATTAAAAGGGACAACCTTTCAGGCAATTGCGACCATTGCTCCATCTAATGCTACAAATAAAACAATAATATGGTCGTCGGCAGTACCACGTATAGCAACTGTATCAAATTCTGGATTGATTACCGCAATAGAAAATGGAACAGGTATTATTTCTTGTTTTAGCCAAGATGGAAATAAAACGGCATCGATCATTGTTCGTATAACGACACCTGTATCATCTGTACGATTGAATCAAACAACTCTTACTCTCACTAGAAATGCAATGTATCAAATGCGTTCCACGATCTCACCTATCACTGCATCGAATAAATCGGTGACATGGTCTACTAGCAATTCTGCAATTGCAATGGTTTCCTCTTCAGGTAATGTGCGAGGTATTGCGATTGGTTCAGTTGTAATTACAGCTCAAACAGCCGACGGCTCGTTTCGAGCAGCATGCAATGTAACTGTTCGGGCATAGACCTAAAGATCAGAATATCATATATGATTAAATGACATCGCCAATTGTTTCAGTAAATATTATGGGAGGGCTAGGAAATCAGTTGTTTCAAATTGCTGCGGCGTATGCCTATGCGAAACAAACGAATGGAAGACTTCAGATTGTTCATAAGATGGATAATGGAAATCGTCCAGTTTATTGGGATAGTGTTGTGTATCGGATCCAGCCCTATCTTGTATCCCATATTCCATCGAATTTGGAGCATTGGACCGAACCTTTACCCACACAGTATCGAGAGATTGGAGCATTGCCACAAAATGGCATTTTTCTGAATGGATATTTACAGTCGTCAAAATATTATGGGACAGATGAAATTAAAGAAGAAATAAAAGCACTCTTTCGCCCCCATCCTCGTTTACAGGCAGATATCTGTGCAGCGTATTCCTATCTAATAAATAATAAAGAACGAGTTATCATTGTCCATTCTCGGCGAACTGATTATATTACGTTTCGTGATGTACACGGACCATTGGAAGCGAACTATTATAAAGAGGCAATCGGTCGAATGATGAAACGCATTGAACGACCTATTTTTTTGCTATGTGGTGATGATCCTGCTTATTGGAATGAAATTCGTACCGATATACCAGATGTATTTGATCATGAACATATTATTCTTAGTCATGATTCTGATATTCGTACTTTTGCGCTATTACAGCAATTCGAGAATTTTATTATGTCCAATTCGACATTTATTTGGTGGTGTGTATGGCTTTCCTCTGCGAAACATGTATTAGCTCCTTCAAAATGGTTTGGACCTGCAGGACCGGCGCATTATGAGGACATTTATGAAGAGTCTTGGGAGAGAATCTAATGGGAGAGAATCTAATGGGAGAGAATCTGACCTAACAGCCATAGGAAGTAATACGCTGTTCAATGTCAGAATAATTATCGTATTGATGACCAATCGCTGGAAATATACCATACCAATGTCCACTTGGCTGTAATTTTGCCCAATGAATATCAATACAATTTTCATGTCTTTTTCCAAAACGTTCCATATCATATGTTGCCGCTTTCATATTTTGTAATAAAGTGGGAATATAATGTCTACGTATAATGTATGCTGAAGCAGTCTGAGAATATATTATTTTTTTGATAGAAGGAATGGCTGTATCTTTATATTTAACAAAGTCTGGATTGTATGATAATAACCCTACATCAAAATACGAGTGGGACGTACATAATTGTTTTATTTTATTATTCATCTCAGAATCGGAGCGGAATGTGAAATCGTCCTCTAGAATAAGAACAGTATTCCATTCAGGATGTGAAAATGCTTCAGTAAGTGCTTTAATATGACTCAATCCACAGCCAAGAGCACCAGGTGTACGATGAACTGCGTCAATGCGGTAAATTTTTGAAGAATCTATCCCGCACTTTTCTAGTTCAAATAGAATATGCTCCTTTCGATCATGTCTGTGGGCTAAATTTATGTATAATATCGCATCAATACTTTCCATTTAGTTGTAGAATATGATATAATCTTTATATCGACTTAAAATGAATCGATTATATCTATGATAAATGATCATTGCATATTGTTTTATTGGAGCATTGCCAGAGTATGCGATTGATACAGTTCATCAAACTCGATTGTTTTTTGAGGGAGATATTTATTTTATTATAAGTGATCTTAGCTCTCCAATTGTTTCTGTACTACAAGACAAATATAGGGTTATGATCATTCCTCATGCGCCGCTTATTGATCACGAGTTCAATCAATGCGTTGAACAATATATTCATAAATTTACTATTCTAGATGGAGTAAAAGGGCGAGAACGACTATTTATATACGCATTTGAGCGTTTTGTTGTGTTGTATCAATTGATGTGCCAGCGAAATCTTACAAATGTATTCTTTCTTGAATTGGATAATTTAATTTATGATGATCCATTGAAATGGGAAGAATCATTCTGCCATTCTGAGATGGCATTTATGTTTGATCATTATGATCGATGTGCATCGGGTATTTGTTACATTAAAAACACAACTATTCTATCTGAATTTCGTACATGCTGTATGAACTATATTATTCAAACAGACATTACGCAACGCTTTATGACTGAAATGCAGGCGCTTGATGTATTTTGGAAAGAGAACAAGACTCGAGTACAGATTTTACCTACACACTGGCCGTCCATCTATGCCCCACCAGAAACATCTGATAATTATCATCGATACAATCGTACTATATTTGATTCAGCAGGACTAGGGATTTATTTTGGAGGCATTGATACGATTCATACAGGAGGACTGATTATGACAGGTCTACGTGCTCCATGGTCTGCTATTGATTATAGTACATATTCGTTTGAATGGAAGGAAGATGAAGAGGGGAGATTGATTCCTTATGTCTTTCAACAAGGACAACAAATTCGAATCAATAATTTACATATTCATTCGAAGCATTTACACCCACATTTGTCAAAAGAACGATGAAAGTTCTACTCGAGTTATTCACAATCAAAATTAATAGTAAAAGGGTACTTCAAGAAACAAAAATCACGCCATGTGGTATGGGATCCATAATCACGATCATGTTCTGTCCATCCAAATAGACGCTTTCCTTCATTCGCCCATTCAGGAAAGGGTTTCCATACATTATAGGTAAAGGTAAAGATCAAATTCATGATCGTCATCTCATTACATCGACAGATCGGATAGTCATTCATAGCGGCAACCAATTGGTTGAATAGATCATGTTTGAGAAGAGCGGTATCGTACATCCATATACAATTCAAAAAATATCGCTGATCCAAGATAGATCGATCATATTTCTGAAATAACTGATCGGTTACTTCAGGATTACGATCCGTTTCAATGATTCCACCAAAGCGTTTTTCAGAATCATATGGAGCGGCATCGTCTGGTGCCATAATAACACCATCACATGGTAGATCGGCAAGGATCTGGATCCGATCAAATACACGTAGTCCTGCATCTAGATAAATGACACGACTCCATACTTGAAAGATCGTACTAAATACGTGAAATTTATCCCACTGTGTTAGTTTAGAAAATTCACGATTGTCACATGTGGGCCGAATGGGATGGGTTCTATACTTTTCTACGAGTGCATCTGTGTTAATGTGTTCTACGCGCATACAAATTACTTTGTAGTAATCCGCAAAATTTTGAGGTGCATCAAAGCCGATAGTGAGCAATACAAGATCGCCCTTCCATTCGCCCCTCGAACGAACGTCCATAATGGTTCGTTTAGCCTTATGAAAATAACCCTGATCAGTAAGTGTGACAACTACGGTTGACATTTATGAAATATATAGTGTTAAGTGTTTAAACCATCCGGGCGTGTTTAATCAATAGAATTGAATTGCCCATAGATAGTAATGAATATTATTATTCCACTATGCGGAATAGGTAAACGGTTTTATGACGCAGGATATGAATTTCCAAAACCACTTATTGATGTAATGGACAAAAAAATGATTGCGCGCGTATTAGATTCGATCGATTTATCATTAGATGATAGCATATTTATTATTTATCATACTTCATTGGAAGAATATGGGTTTTCTATCTACATGAAAACACAATACCCACAAATAAAGTTAATTCCTATTTATAAACGAACAGATGGTGCCGCTGAAACGATTTTATATGGCATTCGATATATTATGCAACATCATCTATCCTCAAAATTACAAACACTTTTAATCGACTGCGATACGATATATCATGTTCCCATTCTAGAAAAACTTCGTGGAATTTCTACGAGTGCTACAATATGTTTTGAGGATATGGAATCTAATCCAATTTATTCATATGTGCGTGTGGAAGATGGTCGTATTGTTGAGATCAAAGAAAAGGAAAAAATTAGCACATATGCAAATACAGGAGCATATTTCTTTCAAAATATAAATGAATTACAGTTTCACTGTGAAGCGGTGATCCAAAAAGATCTGAGATATCGTAATGAATATTATATATCATGTGTCATTCAACATATGATCGATATAGGTATATCATTTAATGCGATTACAATTAATCGTTCACATTATTCATCACTGGGAACGCCCACTGAATTGAAACAATATCTAGATCGTCATCGATCATTTTTATTTGATTTGGATGGTACACTTGTTAAAACGGACCCCATTTATCTTAAGGTATGGAAGGAAATCTTACTTTCGTTTAATATTCCCATGACAGAATATATTTTTAATCAATATATCCAAGGAAATAATGATTCCTATGCAATGAAACAGTTACATATTGATCCATCTTCGTATAATATTACCCTCATTTCTACACTGAAAGATACTCTGTTCCGAAAGTATCTGGATGAGATTATTGTAATAGAGGGAGTGTCAGACTATATGAAACGGATTAAAGAAGAAGGTCATTCGATTTGTATCGTTACAAATTGTAATCGAGATACATGTATCGCTATTCTAGAACATATTGGTATCTCAAAACGGATCGATCATATCATTATTGGAAATGAATGTACACGACCGAAACCCTATCCTGATCCATACGCGACTGCCATCCGTTTATTACATACGACCGCAGATCGGTGTGTTATTTTTGAGGATTCCAAGTCTGGTCTGTTGAGTGCAAAAGGTGTCTCACCTCATTACATCGTTGGAGTAGATAATGGTACAAATCGAACTATCTTAGATGAACTTAATATAAAGACACGTATCACTAGTTATGTAAATATGAGTACACATATAACGGAACAGACCGATTCTACATGTGAACTTCGAGAGATGATACATCGTTCGGTATCCAATACATATTCCATCAAACATATTCATTTGGATACCAATAAGCTGAAAGGTGGATACATTTCCGATGTCATTCGCGTGGGATTGGAATTAGAATCAGGAGAGATGATAGATTGCGTGCTCAAATACGAGAATGACTATACTTCATCACTAACTAAAATGGCATATACACTTGGATTATTTGATAGAGAATACTATTTTTATGAACAGATTCGCGATTATGTTACGATATGCGCTCCAAAATACATTGGAACCATTAAAAACTCAGAATATCTATCAAAAGGTGTATTATTAGAAAATATAAATAAAGAAGATTTTGTACTAGGTTTGAATTTAAATGAGGAGAATATCGATGTGTCATTAAAGGTGATTGAACAGTGTGCTGTATTTCATTCGCAGTTTTGGAACAAGGATCTTTCAAAATCGTTTCCACAGTTAAAGAAGCATAATGATCCATTGTTCAAACCGGTATGGGGCGAGTTTTTACGCGAACGTTGGCCGCTTTTCTCTGAAAAATGGAAACATATTATCCCATCCAATACATTGGCAAAGCTGGAAGGAATCGTGGGACGTTTTGAAGAGATACAGGACGAAATGAGTAGCGGTCATCTGACAATTTGTCATGGCGATGTGAAATCAGGTAATATCTTTTATAAGAAACAAGGTTCGGGGTATATGCCTTACTTTATCGATTGGCAATATGTTGCAAATGGAAAAGGTGTACAGGATATTGTCTTTTTTATGATGGAGAGTTTTAGCATTGAGAATATTCATGCCTATCGTGATTTATTTAAGATGTATTATTATATTAAACTGAAAGAAAACGGGGTAATTTATCCATGGGAAATATACCACAAAGACTTTGAACAGGCAATGTGCTATTTTCCACTCTTTGTTGCTGTGTGGTTTGGAACTACGCCAAATGAGGAACTGATTGACGTATCCTTTCCTTTTCTATTTATTAAGAAATTTGTTGCGATTGTGGAGACACTACATGATTAATAAATGTATGGAATCGTATATTTGTTTAAGTCCTTGTATGATTTCATCTTGATAAGGGCATTTGCATACAATTATAGTAGCATTACAATAATCAATATTATGTGGCGAATATACTAGTTTATCAGTTCCATATAATTTTTTATTATGACGCTGTGTATTATTATCTAAAAATCCAATTACATTTTCTTTTTGATTCAAGAAATAGTAAAAAAATTGTCCATACATGCCTGATGGGGCAATATACGAATGAGATGGAACTTGAAATTGTTGTATTTTTTTAATTCCATCTACGTAGATCTCTTTATATAACTGGATAGATATAGAAGGAATATCGACGGGAGATATTACATGTTCAGAAACAAAATGAAACATATTTGATTTTAAATTTCCATCGCATGAAAAATGTTTATTACATCGATAGTTGAATAAAGAAAATAAATAGATAATATAGTTTATGCCACAATAAAAGATATGCTGAGAATTAAGTAGTTGCAATGACCGTTCTTCGAGCAATTGATCAAAATTAGGTATTGAAATAAATACTTCATAAACATTTGCTTTTCTTAAATTGGCAATACATGTGCGCGGTGAATACAAATGTTCAAATACATGAGATAAAATAATGGATGTGAATCCGGTAAAATCAAATGATTCACAATTTCCATGTACAAATCGTATATCTGACGGCAATTCTGAATGTTTGAACATGTCTAATGTGGTATAGTTAATTGCCTTTTCTTTTGATAGTAAGTTGTATAAATCACCTCGATTTGCCCCTATTTCTAAAAAGGAAGAAGCATTTGTATTATTTAAAATAAAGTTTGAAAATTGTTCATGGTGATCTTTCCATAATGGACTAAAATAAGCATTCATATATACATCAGAATACAAAATAGATGGATCTACATGATATTTAAGTTGTAAACATTTACAACGATTACATGTAATGAAAGTAAAATCAAAAAATTGTTCAATTGCCAACTCATTAGAAATTGCCATAATTGGAAAATGAGGAAATGAATTAATCGTCTCAAATTCAGAATGATTGCAAATAATACAACATGTTCTGTTTAAAGATATACGTTTAAGTACATCTTTGAATTCAGGGATATCTACATGAAATGCTTTTTTATTAGAGCCATATGAGAAAATCTCTATTGTATTCTTTCGTTCTTCCATTAATTTTCGAAAAATGTGAAAAAATGGATAAATGCATTCATGATAATTAAATATATCATTGATAACAATAATATGAGAGTTTGATGCAAAAAATGCCGCATTAATAGTGAAAGCAGATCCCATTTCAACAATGATGGTATTAGATTGTATGATATCTTGAAATTGAGGCGTAAGAGATGTTAGTTGATCGGTATTGATCATATGGGTATGATGCTGATGTAGAAATGCCTCAAAATCATCTTGATTCATAAATGTTCTGAAGTTTGTTGTATAGTTCTCATCTCTAGATCGCTGTACATATGATAAAGGGATGCTTTTTGTATGATTGGGTATTTTTTCTAGATAATGATTGCGAAATAAAGTAAGAGATTCAAAAAATAAAGTAGATGACATGGATGTATTCCACAAATAAAAAAATTTGGGAACATACATGATATATTCAGATTCTTGTGGAACAACATAATGTTCTTGCCATGTTCCGCTTCCATGTGGATCTTGTACCATGTTAGGACTATAGATGATATCATTATACCCAAAATCAGCTAGTATATTTGTTTTAAATGATTTTTGGGTACGCAATAAGATCTTGAATGGTATTTGAATTTGTTTGAGATAAGGTAAGAATAAGGCACATTCCCATATCCAATGTCCAACACAATCACCTTCCGCTGTATCAAGAGAGATATAAATGAATGACTGTTTATTTGTAGGACAGTTATCTATAATATAAAATTGGTCCATATAATATGATACATAGTATCTTGTTTAAGTATGTACGCTCGAGTATGTACTTAAACCATTAAACGGTATATATCATATCTATGAAAATATTCATTCTGTGTGGAGGAAATGGTACACGAATGCAAGAGTATTCTTTTCCAAAACCACTTAACATGATACATGGTACACCTTCGATTTCCTATTGTCTTCAACATCTTCCTGATTCGATTCACGAACTTCATTTTATTATCGCACCTCATTTATACGAGTATCATATTGAACAGATTATTATCAATCAGTTTAAGAAAAAGAAGTGCATTTTTTATCCACTACCCTATTTTACACGAGGGCCTATCGAATCAGCATGGCTTGGAACAAAGGGAATACCATTATCAGATGAATCTGTTGTTTTTTTAGATAATGATGTATTGTATCAATTTCCAGAAGAATTCTTTCAGGAAAGAGACTCTGCCTTTCTAGGTTATTCTAAAGATAACACATGTTCTACATCTTACAGTTTCATTATGATGAAAGAAAATCAGGTTATTGAGATAAAGGAGAAAAAACGTATTTCAGATGATTTCTGCTGTGGAGTTTATGGATTTTCGTCGTTATCTCAATTTCGCACCTATGCAGAACCAATTATTACATCATATACTAAAGAACTTTACATGTCGCTACTATACAATGATATGATACGCAATAATGTAGTCATTCATGGAGTACATTTTCCAGGTACTATCACACATATCGGATCATTGACTGAATTACAAGTATCCTGGAATAGCATTCCGAAAAAACGGATGCGCGTATGTTTTGATTTAGATAATACATTAGTCACATATCCAACTATATCTGGTGATTATCGCACGGTGAAACCGATTGCGAAAATGATTGAACATGCGCGTAAATTGAAATCAGAAGGGCATACGATTATTATTTACACTGCAAGGCGTATGGAGACACATCGAAATAATGTGGCTGCTGTCATTCGTGATATTGGTAAAATAACAATTGATACGCTTGATCAATTTAAAATTCCTTATGATGAGTTGTTATTTGGAAAACCAATTGCGGATATGTATATTGATGATCGTGCGGTTAATCCATATCGTAATGATATGCAATGCATGGGATATCTCTATTCTCATAAAGAAGTGCCCACAAATTCACTTCCCACTAATAAATATAATCGTATTTGTGTAGAGAATCAAATCGTAATTAAAACAGGACCATCCCTGGACGGAGAACATTATTATTATACACATCTCTCTCCATCCCTTCAATCATATTTCCCACTTTTTATATCATATCGCCCACAAGGGGACCAATCAGAACTTCATTTGGAATATATCAAACATATTCCATTCTCTACCTTATATCAATCCGAATTGTTAACTGAAAAACATTTAGATATGATATTTGAATTTATGAATGTTCTTCACCATACTCCATCTAATCAACCCGTGCCCACCCAGGAACAATGTAAGGCAAATTATATAGATAAACTACTGAACCGATTTCAATGTACCGATGACTATCCATTTGACAACGCCGCATTCTATCAATCCGAATGTATTACACGGCTTTCCCAATATACAGCACGACCGATGAAAATTACCCCTTATATTCATGGAGATTTATGGTTTAGTAACATATTACTCACCTATCAACAAGAGATAAAATGCATTGATATGAAAGGAAAGGTAGATGGCATGTATACTGTAGGAGGCGACATCACATATGATTATGGCAAATTATACCAGTCTATTTTGGGATATGATACGGTTATATATGGAACAACTGTTTCAAATGAATATCATGATCGAATGAAACAGTATGTGGAAGCCTATTTTATAAAAAAGGGGCTTTGTATTGAGGATGTTCGTATCATATCCTTATCACTCATGATGGGGACCTTTCATGCGATCTCTTCTCCTTCTATAAAAGAGCGTGTATGGAATTGGCTGATTACATTATTTTAGTTACATTCGATTTCCATGTGTTTTTGTAAAATAATTACATATATTGATCCTCTTAGGAAGGATATCTGTCATGATTCCAACTGTACGTTCAGAAAGCCATGAATCGACCTTTGTTTTTAAGATTTTTATGTATATACACGTCTTCTAATTGTAAGTTGATAATAAAATGGCAGATGGATTAAAAGAACGAATGACAGCAAGACGGTTCTTCATAGTTCGATCCCTGTTCGATTTCTAATATAGTTCTTTATATTTAAATTCGATGTCTGATTCATACGATCGATTTCCTCATCGGTGAAGGATTCTATGTACAGACATTCTTCCAGCGACATTTCATGTTCCCATGTACATTGAATTTTATGCTTTTGTAATTGTACTGTACTATAAGGGTTACATTGTAATAGAATACCATCGTCAATAAGGCGTTTAGATAATTCAGCGTCCTCTCCATCGCCCCAGCACAATCGTTCGTCTAATGGGTAGTCGAGTGCGATTTGTTTTTTAATAATATAATATGCTCCTGAAATATACAGTAATTTATTAATCTTTTGTGTAGTAGGATAATCATAAGGAAGTAATGCTCTTGATTCATATGGATATCCAAGATCAAATGGAAATATGGTATAATCACGAAAACGTGCCCCGTCTATTGTTTTGATTTTTGTCACGCATATATTAAAATTGGGTCCAAATTGAAGGAATCCATTATACCAATCATCGCAAAACAATATATAATCATGCAGAAGTACAATGTTATCATACAGGGCACGTTCGCATATCATATTTTTTTTACGAGTGATCCAGTTAGGTCGTATGGATTCATCAAACTCCAGTTTTTTAATAGAGTTGTGTGAAACGGACGTATTTCCAACAACTATAATTTCATAACATGGTATGTTCTGGCGTATAATGGAATCAATAACCGTAGAAAGTATAGTATCATTTTCACCTGTTGTAATAATACCAAATGTAATATTCATTTTATTAGTGATAATAATAAAATGAATAGGATGAAACACATAGGATTAAAAATACACATATTTATTATCCAGAAGAGGATCCGCATTATAACTTGTAAGTGGATATTCCTCTTCCGTTGTAACTTTAAATCCAAAATCATATAGCAAAATATGATTCCAAATCATAAATCCATGTGATACTTTTGGAAATAGATGTTGAATATAGTGTGTCTGATGTTCATGATCAATTTCACTAAAACAGTAGTTGCTAATAAGGAACAAGTCTGATGATGCAATATCACAACCATACGTATAGGCGGAATGAAAAGATGTATTCGTTGAAATCGTAAAATTAGATAGATATTGCTGTTGTAGCGAACTAATATCAGGTAAGTCGATAAGATGATATTCTGTAAGAACGATACCATATATGGGCGCAAGGTCTGTCAACGCAAGGCATAATCCTCCATATCCACACCCTACTTCCGCAATACGTATTTCATGTAGGCCCAGCTGTTTCATATATGACAAGATGATATGAGAATGAAGAAGATATCGAAAATTACTAGGAGATGTTGTAATCCATCCAAAATTGCATTTCATACCCCCTCCATAGGTGTCATTTTTTTTACAATAAGCTACAATTTGTTCTGTTGTCAATGATGTGCGTTTCTTTATATATTCGTAATATTGTTGTCCCAATTGTTCCGTTACGTGCTCCAATACATAGGTTACGTTCGGATTGGATTTAAAATCTTGAAGATTCTTATTTGATATAATTGAACGAATATAATTTATAAATTGATAGTACATTGAATCTGACATTCTATTTACAAAAGACTATTTATATCTTTAGATTCGCGCTATTTCTTAAAATTTGAATTGTCTTTTTCATCAAAAAGATAGCACCATCATGTCGTTTCTTATTCAGCCCAATCTTTCCACGAACCCTGTTGTTCTCCCTTCCCATCCCTATACCTTTCCGCTCGATCCTTTTCAACAACATGCGATTACAGCGATTGCGAAAGACGAAAATGTTCTTGTGTGTGCGAAGACTGGATCAGGAAAAACGCTGGTTGGAGAGTATCAGATTTATCATTCATTGAAAAAAGGAAAACGTGTCTTTTATACTACCCCTATTAAATCCCTTTCTAATCAAAAATTCTATGATTTAAAACATCAATTCAGTGATGCTAGCGTAGGGATCATGACAGGAGACATCAAGTTCTGTCCTGATGCACAAATCGTGGTCATGACAACTGAAATTCTTAGAAATCTCCTTTACAAACGAGGATCGACAACGGAACATCTTGGATTGACGGCGTCCCTCTCCATGGACAATGTGGACGCAATTATCTTTGATGAATGCCATTATATCAATGACAAAGACCGCGGTAAAGTATGGGAAGAGACAATGATTCTCCTTCCTTCTTCCATCAACATGGTGATGCTTTCCGCCACTCTAGACCATCCCGAATATCTGGCAAATTGGCTGGGAGAACTGAAACAAAAACCGATTCATTTGATTGAGACGCATTATCGAATGGTTCCGCTGACACATTATGTATTGGGAAAAGAAGATAAGATGCTTCCCATTATGGATGCAAAAGAAGTGTACTATCCAAACACCTATCTGGACTGGTTTCGTTCGTATCACGGCCGGCAAAAGGAACTTCAAACCTTTCAGCAGAAAGTGGTGGATTCTAGAAAAGCGGGAGTGAAAGGTGGGGTGGACGGAAAAGTACATTCGTCTCATTTCGTCCATCGTTTGAATGAAGTTATTGTGATGCTCCAAGAGAAAGAGCTGCTACCAGCGCTCTTCTTTGTCCTTAGCCGCAAGCAATGTGAATCGTATGCGGCAAAAGTGGAACACAGTCTTCTTGATACTTCTGATACAGCGACAGTCAAACACATCATCACTTTCCATCTTCATCGTCATATGAAAGACTTGGAGAAAATCCCACAATATCATCAAATCTATGACCTGTTGACTCGAGGAGTGGCATTTCATCATAGTGGATTGCTTCCCATTCTGAAAGAGATCATTGAGATTCTATTTACAAAAGGGTATGTCAAGATGATGTTCTGTACTGAAACATTCGCAGTGGGTCTGAATATGCCTACCAAGACAGTTCTGTTCGCTGGATTCAAGAAGTATGACGATGTGGCGGGTTCCATGAGAATGTTACGTAAGGATGAATACTTTCAAATGGCGGGACGGGCGGGCCGTCGTGGAAAAGATGATAAAGGTGTTGTAATTTATCTACCTGATCGAGATCCCGTGTATCCCGAAGAAATGGAGACGATGATGAAGGGTGCGCGGCCGCCAGTAGAAAGTCGTATGGATTTCCATTATGATTTCCTTCTGAAGACTCTTCAGTCATCTGCCCCTGATCAACCGCTCAAATGGCTTCAATTGATGGAGCAGAGCTATTGGTTTCAACAGCGTCGAAAGGAGTGTGCCGATATTCAGGCAGAATTGGTTTCATGTATTACGAAGAAACAGATGTTGAACCTAACCGAGCCATTCCTGTCAGGTTGTGTGAAACGTATTGCGCTTGAGCAAAAAATTAAAACAACGGTAAATGCTGAGCGGAAACAGGTTCAGCGCGAACTAGATAGTTTGAAGAATTCGCAAATGGGTCCGAAATGGACGAAATCACTCGTGGACTATCAGATGTTTCAAACGCTAGAAAAGGAACAACAATCCAAAGAGGAATGGCTTTCCGAATTAGAACAACATGAAACTGGTATTCAACCAGTAGTTAACTTCTTATGCCACATGGGATACATTCGTCATTCTGATGCTCAGACACTAACAAACAGTGATCTAGAACTCAAAGGGATCTTGGCAACAGAGATCAACGAGGGTCATCCAATTCTCATGACAGAACTCTATGTAGATCAGACATTCCATCATTTGTCAGGAGATGAATTGATATGTGTTCTCTCAACCTTTCAAGAGAAGAAGGATACAGAAGACCAACCCTCGTTGTCTGACATGCATGTATCCTATAAGGTGATAGGTGCCATCCAACAGCTTCAAACGATGGCGAAAGAAATTGAAGAGATGGAACGTCGCGCTGGTTATCCAGTAGAAGGATATTGGAACACTTCTACTGTGATGGTGGAACCGATGTGGAGATGGATGGGTGGTGAACATGCATCGGTGATTTGTGCAGAATATAACATATTTGAAGGAAACTTTATTCGAAGCGTTCTTAAAATTGCCAACATGTTGGATGAATGGCTGTCCATGGCAACGTATTGTCAGCACACCGAACAAGTGGAGAAAATCACGGAGGTAAAGTCCCGATTGATTCGCGATATTGTCGTATCTGATAGTCTCTATCTACGAATCTAAAGAGATCTGCCTATTTATTATTAAAATGACTTCTGTTTGGTATGAGCTTGAGATTCTGTCGCACAATGACGCCCAGACCTTTTATCCGATTGCGATCATGAATCGTTCGGATGCGAATGCTGGTTTTGATCTTTTTTCTTCGGAAAATGTCCATGTTGAACAAACACCTGTTCTCGTTCCGTTTGGTATTACTGTGCGCCTTCTAAAGGTGGAGCCGATGCCGCACGGTACCTCGAATGAGGTGGTCAAGACGGATAGCCATTTTTTGCTGATGCCTCGTTCATCGATTTACAAGTCAGGTCTACTGATGGCTAATTCGACTGGTGTGATTGATAAGAGCTACCGCGGAGAGCTGAAGGCACCGGTTTGGTCGATGACTGGTAATTCGTCGGTTCAGGTGGGCGACCGTCTGTTTCAGATTGTAGCACCTGATATGGGCTGGATTCGTCATGTTCGTCTAGTTGATTCCCTTCCTGAAACCGACCGTGGTGCGGGAGGATTTGGATCAACTGGAAAGTAAACCTAAATACATATGTTCTGTTATATAATATGTCTATCTACACAGATCATACATGGGAGGGAGTAACCTACAATTGGCACAATACTACTATTCTGGACTCGATTCTAACCCAGCGCGGAACTCGAGTGGAAATGATACAGCGCCCCAAATGGGGTATTGCCTGCTACATGGATAATGCAATTCAAAGTTGTGAAATTGACGAAGCATTATATCATGAAGCACTTGTTCATCCTGTCATGTCCAGTGCTAGTTGTCCAAGACGTGTCATGATTATTGGAGGTGGTGAAGGCGCCACTGCGCGTGAAGTATTGAAATATCCCACGGTAGAATGTGTTGATATGTATGAATGGGACAAAGAGGTTGTTCAACTATTTCAATCAAAATACCCTCAATGGGCGAAGGGTGCATGGGATGATCCGAGACTTCATCTTTATCACGATGATATTTTTAAAACCATTGAAGAGTATCCAGTGGATCGTTATGATGTTGTGATTATTGATTTGTTTGATCCATCGACGGAAACGTATGGCTTGTGGAAGCATTTGCTTCAACACATTGACAAATGGGTTCATTCAGCCGGTTCGATTGTGATGTATGCTGGGATCCGAGAACGAATATCAAGCGAACAACCTTATGATGTGCTAGCCGCTGTCATAATGAATCTATCGGTGAATTCTAATACCAATTATCACCAACAAATAATACCATATCATGTATTTATTCCATCTTTTTTAGGAGAATCGACATTCCTTCTTCGTAGTCCCGCATCTGATTTCAAAATAGTAGTGGGGTCGCATCTAACCGACTCCATTTGGAAGTCGTATCAGACATTCAATTGGTAGAGGGTGTTTTCCAAGGTGTATATACAACGTTAGGATTTGTAGCAACAGTAATGATAGAGGATTGAACAGTCATAGGAGAAATAGGTACATATGCCCCTTTATCTTGTTGCTCACGTTGTTTAATCAGGTCACTCAATCCCTTCTGATTTTCTTGGTATAATGCGTTATTACTGGGACGGTCGGGTGCCATCATTTTATGTTTATCGAATTTTCGCATACCGCATACAAAAGGGCCACTCATGTTTCTCGATCCTCCGATTTAAAATTTGATGATCGATACACATCTAGAACTAATCATCATGGAACAATCCAACATGTCAGGAACGGAATATCTCGAGAGCGTCTTCGGAAAACGAATCGATCAACCTCTCTCCTCCATTCGGGGCATTCTCCAAACCAAAGAGTATGATCGGTTTATGATCTTAAATGATATGGGTGATCTGATTCACGAATTTGAAGGTGCCAAAGCTGCAAACAAATGCTTTCCAGGTGATCATATTGCTTGGATCAATGATCAATGTGAATTAGAATTACGCGATGAGCACCCTCTGATCGTTGGAACACTTGAATTGACTAGCAAATCTACATACGGAATGACCAAACGAAAGAACTTGATGTATCTCTTTACCCCATATGACAAAAAGTATCCCCATTTCATTGTCGGATCATCAGAACATGATCGAAGTCATAATCAGATCGTATTGATCAAATTCGAAGACTGGACGGGAACCTTTCCACGCGGATCCATTCAGCAAACACTTGGGCTCTCAGGAAATGATCAAGCAGAACGCGAAGCGTTGATCTGGCAGGCATGTCCTTGGAAATACCCGAAATATAATTATGAGCCTGTTCTACAGTCTACTACAGAACGTACTCCATTAATCGGTCACACGTTCCATATTGATCCAGAAGGTTGCCGCGACGTAGATGATGTCTTTACCTTTGAACAATTGGAGAATGGATGGAAAGTGACGATTACGATTAGTGATGTGGCTGCCTATGTGGAGGACGGCGGTGGAATCGATATTATGGCATCGCTGATTGGTCAAACCTTATACGACAATGATGGATACGTGCTACGTCCTATGCTCCCTGCTGAATATTCAGAGAAGGCCTGTTCGCTTCTTCCAGGAAAGGATTCGCATGGAATTTCGTTTCAGTTCGTATGGAATGGACAATCCATCCAAGAAAAGAAGTGGTTTCAGTCAGTGCTGCGGGTGAATTCGTCGTATACCTATGATGAATTTCAACATTGCGATTCTCCATATAAGCGACCACTATGCGAGATCACATCGCATCTCGCCAAAGAACTCGTGAATGATGCACATGATTGGGTGGCACAGATGATGATTCTTTATAATACGGAAGCAGGAATACTATTAAAAACATCAAAGCAGGGAATTTTGCGAAGACATTCTGCGCCGAATCGAGAGAAACTGGAAAAATACAAGACACATGTTCCTGAGCTAGAGAAGTTGGCATTTTCCTCGGCAGAGTATTGTTTGGCGGAAGAGAATGATACACAACATTATGGTCTATTCACCGATACGTATGCTCATGCATCAAGTCCTATTCGCCGTTATGCGGACTTGCTGAATCAGCGTGTTCTTACGTTACTTATTCAAGAATCCGGTGAGCGATTTATTGTTCCGCAGGCGATGTATGACATGAATGTACGGGGGAAAGCGAACAAACGATTTGCGAGGGATATGGATTTCTTGAAGGCGATTCAAACTGGCCAGACGCAGTTTACAGGAATCATTATCGATACTGTGTCTTTAGAAAACAGCTGGATGAAGATTAAAGTATATGTTCCCGTGTGGAAGAGAATGATTTCTACACGATATCGATCCATTTCAGACCATATCGTCTTATCACGCGATGAAACTCAGGAGATTGATGTCACACTCTATCGCGAAGTCAGCATTGTATGCGCCTTTTCTCCCAATGCAAGGAATTGGAAAGAACGTGTTGTCATTCACTTGTCATAAGTATCATTTATTGTATTTTATATTTTTAATGTAATATGTTACTTACTCAAAGGGAACCGAGTATTATTACCAATGATATTCTATTTCCAAAAAAACGTAAAATTGACGCCGACAAGAGTCTAGAGCTTAGACAACAGTTTCTATCTCCAAGACAGAATGCCCGCAGGTTTCAATCAAGCTTCTTCTGATATTGAGTCGGTCGTCGGTGTTCAGTTCAGCATCCTTTCACCGGATGAAATTGAGCGCAGCTCGGTGGTAGAAATCACCTCGCAAACACCGTATGAAGGCAATGAGCCAAAGATTGGCGGCCTCTTTGATCCTCGCATGGGTGTGCTCGAAAATGGAAAAACGTGTCGCACGTGCGGCCAAACGAATCATGCGTGTCCGGGTCATTTTGGTCATTATCGCCTGACTCGCCCCGTATACTACATTCAGTTTCACGGTATGATCATGAATGTTCTCAAGTGTATTTGTATTCGTTGCTCGAAACTTCGCATTGACAAGGATCATCACAAGGATCTTCTTCATCGAAAGGGCGAGGCCCGTTGGAAGGAGGTACTCGCTCTGTCATCGAATGTCAAGCGTTGCGGTCAGGAGTGCGAAGATGGTTGCGGTGCGCCGCAGCCTGATAAGTTTACGCGCGAGGGCATTGCGCGCATCGTGGCACATTATAACGATTTGAAACAACAACAGCCGCTGGAAGTGGAGTATGTTCATCGCTTGTTCCGCCGTATCAGTGATGAAGATGTCGATTTCATGGGTCTGAGTCGCTATTGGTGCCGTCCGGATTGGATGATTTGTACGATTCTGCGCATCCCTCCGCCGCAAGTGCGCCCGTCGGTCGTTCAAGACAACAATCAGCGTTCTGAGGATGATTTGACCCACAAACTCTTTGATATCATTAAAAACGACAAAACCCTACAACAAAAAATCGAGGGAGGCTCGAGCAAGAATGTCATTGATGAGATGACGAATGTAGTCCAATACCATGTGGCGACGTTGGTGGACAACGAGATTCCTGGCGTGGCGCCGTCGGCACAGCGTAGCGGACGCCCGCTCAAGTCCATTCAGCAGCGTCTTGGTGGAAAGGAAGGACGTATTCGTTACAACATTCAGGGCAAGCGTGTCGAGTTCTCTGCTCGTTCGGTCATTACGCCGGATCCTAACTTGAGTGTCGCGGAAATCGGTGTTCCGCTAGAGATTGCGATGAACTTGACGAAGCCCGAGCGTGTGACACCATACAATCTGGATATGCTCTACAAGCTGATTCAGAACGGCCCTGATAAGTGGCCGGGTGCGAAGACGATTGTGCGCAAGGATGGGCGCATGATTTCGTTGAAGCATGTGAATACGAAGGAGATTGTCTTATACAACGGTGATGTAGTCAACCGCCACTTGTTGGACAAGGATATTCTGCTCTTCAATCGTCAGCCGACCCTTCACAAAATGTCGATGATGGGACATCGCGTGAAAGTGCTACCGTATAAGACGTTCCGTATGAATGTTCTCTGTACTCGTCCTTACAATGCTGACTTTGATGGAGACGAAATGAACGCGCATATCCCTCAGAGCTATGAGGCAACAGTAGAACTAGAAGAAATAGCGGCGGTGCCGCACCATATTATTACACCGCGTCACGCCAAGCCGATGATTGGTGTGTACCAGGATACACTGGTGGGTTCGTACCGTTTGACCCAGCCAGGCATCGAGTTTACTCGCCGTGAGTTCATGAACTTGATGATGTGGAACAAGCGATTTGATGGTGTCATGCCGACGGCACGTGTCGGTACAGCAACGGGGCAGAGATGGACGGGTCAGCAGGTACTCGGCGCTCTTCTACCACCTATCAATCTGGAGATGGGTAATAAATCATTTGATAAAGACAAGGGTGATAATACCGAATCCGATAATTATGTAAAAATCGTACAAGGCGATATCGTACAAGGCGTCGTCGATGGTGACATTTATATGAAGCCGTCGAAGGGTATCATTCATGTGGCGTATAATGATCATGGCCCGAAAGATACGGTTGACCTCTTGGATTCGCTTCAGAACACAGTGGAGAACTTCTTGGTTCTGAACGGATTCAGTGTAGGAATCAGCGATTTGATTGCTGATGAAGAGACAAATAATACGATTCGTGCAAAGATTCAGGAGCGCAAGAAGCAGGTCGAGCAGGTCATTCTACAGGTTCATCTTGACTTGTTTGACAATAATACAGGAAAAACCAATCAACAAGAGTTTGAGGACCAAATCTTTGGAATTCTCAATCAGGCGACATCGGACGCGGGTTCGACGGGCCAGCAGTCTCTGTCGACCGAGAACCGTCTGCTTGCCATGGTTCGTTCGGGTTCAAAGGGTGAGCCCCTAAACGTGGCGCAGATGATGGCGTGCCTGGGTCAGCAAGCGATTGAGGGTAAGCGTGTGCCTTATGGCTTTACAGACCGCACGTTGCCGCATTATAAGAAATACGACGACAGTTCGGAAGCGCGTGGATTCATCGAGTCCTCCTTCATTCGTGGTCTGACACCGCAGCAGTTCTTCTTTCACGCCATGTCGGGTCGTGAGGGTCTGATTGATACCGCTGTAAAGACAGCCGATACAGGTTATATTCAGCGTCAGCTCATCAAGTCAATGGAAGACCTCACGGTTCAGCATGATGGAACGGTACGTGATACAAATAACAACATCATCCAATTCTATTATGGAGAGGACGGTATTAATCCGGTGAAGATTGAGAATCAGAGCTACCCGATTGGCAAGCTGTCGCAAGAGGCGATTCAAACCGAGTTTGGTATGCGAAATATCGACTGGAGTACGATTCTGAATGACGGTGTAGTTCGTGAGAATGAGTCGGGCTTGCTTGCAGAGTATGTGGAGGAGCTGCTTCACGACCAGTTCATGATGGTAGAGGAGGTATATCAGAAGAAGTCGCTGGACGGAGGCAGTGTGTTTGCACCTGTGAATCTGGCACGCTGGATTCTGAATATTAAGAACCGATTTGCGCTGAAGAAGGAGGAGAAGACCGATTTGACTCCGAAGATGGTTCTTGATGGTATTCGCAAGGTGATGGTACGAACTCACCCACATCACAAGATTTGGTGCGCCCTTCTGCGATTCCATCTGGCGCCCCATAAGCTGATTATTGAAGAGCGCTTTACAAAGGACGCATTTGAGGTTCTGATGGAGATTATTGTAGTGAACCATATGAAGTCATGGGTTCAGCCAGGTGACCAGGTAGGCATTGTGGCTGCACAGTCTATTGGTGAGCCAGCAACACAGATGACACTGAATACCTTTCATCAAGCAGGTGTAGCAAGCAAGTCAGCGGTTACTCGAGGTGTGCCTCGTCTGCGTGAACTCTTGAAGGTAACACAAAATCCGAAGGCGACTTCGCTCACCATTTACATGAAACCCGAGTATCGTCACAGTAAAGAGAAGGCGCGTGAGGTAGTACAGGACCTTGAGCTGACCGTGCTGCGTAACATCACAGACAAGGTTGCGATTTACTGGGATGAGAAGGATGAAACCACAGTGGTGGAGGATGACAAGGAGCTGATGAAGTTCTACCAGCTATTCGAGCAAGGCCTATTGGACGACGAGGAGGTGGATAAGGAGGCATTGTCCAAGTGGGTGCTTCGTCTGGAGCTGAATCGCGAGGAGATGTTCAATCGTAATATTTCCATTCAGGAGGTGGTATCTGTCATTAAGACGCAGTTTAGCAGTGAAGATATCAATGTCGTGTACAGTGATTACAACTCAAATAAATTGGTCATGCGTATTCGTATTCCAAACAAAACCGATAAAGACCGTGACACGTCATCGCAGTTGGATGATTTCACGAATTTGAAAAAGTTCCAGAATAAGCTGCTGAATAGTATTGTGATTCGTGGTATGCCAGGTATTAAGGCGGTAACCTTCCGTAATGATAAGCAGTATGTAGAGATGAAGGACGGTAAGTATGAGCCGGTGGAACAATTCGTATTGGACACGGATGGCTCCAATTTCATCAAGGTCATGAATCACCCAGCAGTGGACGGTACGAAGCTATATTCGACCAATGTATGGGACGTATACGAGGTGCTTGGAATTGAGGCGACACGTGCGATTCTCTTCAACGAAATCAATGGTCTATTCGAGAGTGTAGGCGTGAACTATCGGCATATGTGCCTACTCTGTGACGTGATGACGCGATTTGGCCGCCTCATGTCAATTGACCGTTATGGTATTAACAAGAATGATATCGGTACGTTGGCAAAGGCATCGTTTGAGGAGACAGAGAAGATTCTGTTGAAGGCTGCCCTGTTTGGAGAGGTGGACCCTGTCACTGGTGTATCAGCGAACATTATGATGGGTCAAGCGATTCGTGGTGGAACTGCATTCTCTCAAATCCTGCTTGACGACCAGATGCTCCCTGAATTGTTGAAGGAGATTGATGTAGAAAAGAATAAACTGGAAGATGAAGAGGAGGGTGATTTGTCTCAGTTGGAAGAAACGGGCATTTCAATGTCAGACCCGTGCGCCGCGACTCAGTTCCAGATGAACATGGTGATGCCACAAGGAAAGGCAATCATGGACGAGGATGATGTGGAGGTGAATATTCTAGCATAAAAGAAAGATATACAATATATTTATCGTATTTTTATTAGATATAAAGAACGAGTGGTATGATAAACGTATGGAATCACAGGCTCTACATTCTTGGGAGAGCATTCGATTATATGGACGAACAGATATATTAGAACGACCGATTCTAGAATCCAATCAGTGTCAATATATTCTAAGCAAGGAAGAAGAGTCTCTACATGAATGTCGAAAACGAATTGATGTATATGAAGAATCGCTTATGAATGGAAAGAATTGGGAATATTATAAAAAAATTGTCAATCCATATGAACTAGTCTATACACAAAAGAAATATCCAAACTTTCCAGAATCCCTGTGTTATTTGAAACCCCTTTCACGATCCTATTTTAAGATGATTGAAATGGCAGATCTCATTCATTTCTTCGAGATGTTTCCAGGGGAGATGATTCGAAGCGCACATGTGTGTGAGGGTCCTGGAGGATTCATTGAAGCATTATTTGATGAATCACAAAAATGTAATCGAAAGATGCACATGAGTATCGCAATGACATTGAAATCTAAGAAAACCAATGTCCCTGGGTGGAAACGCGCGTCGTATTTTTTACAGAAAAATAAGAACATTCGTATTATTTTTGGAGAAGATGATACAGGAGATATTATGAAACCTGAAAATCAACAATATTTTATCGATTATGCTACTAATGCAGAGTATGGTGGAAAGGTTCATATTTTCACAGCCGATGGTGGCTTTGATTTTTCATGCGATTATACAAAACAAGAACAAATGGTGTTCCCACTGTTATTAGCATCTGTAAAGATTGGGTTTGAGTCGTTAAAGATAGGAGGTGTCTTCATATTAAAATTATTCGATTTTTATGATCCGATGACAGTTGATTTATTGTTGTTTATGTCCCATTTTTTTGATGAGTGGACGTTATACAAGCCTGGAATGAGCCGCCCATGTAATCCTGAGCATTATTTTATTGGAAAGGGATTCGTAGGGTGCTCCGATGAGGCATTAGATGTTCTTCGTATATGGTGTAGCATGATAGAGAATCGGCAACCATTGGATCGTTTATTTTATACAAGTGGTATAAATCACGCATTTCATGAAATCATTGAACAATTGCGGAAAAAATCGTTCCATACACAAACGGCGTATCTGGAACGAGTCTTTGATATGATTGAAAAGAATGATGAGGAGCAGATTTCACAGTATTTAGTAAAACACGAACGAACCAGTTATGAATGGTGTATTCGATTTAATGTCCCGATGTACGCCCACCGCCTCCATTCAATTGAGGAGTCACAAAACGGTCAACCAGTTTCTTGCCAATAATGACAGAGGCTTGATGTTGACTAAGATTACCCTGTCCCATACGATCCAACATGGTTAACATGCTTTGAATCGGGGCAAGGTCTTGTTTTTGAATGAGTTTTTTGAACAGTTCAGGATATTGTTCCACAAACTCAGGTACACGTTGTTTAATGGTTTCATCTGAATCACCTTGTGCCATCCAACGTGCGACATCTTGTACCATCGCACGAATAAAGCGTGCGCGCTCTGCAGGGCTATAGTCCATCGGACGGGCTTCTGCTTCGGCAGTAGCTTCTTCCATACTTTGGCGATGAACGGGTGGCATCGACTTATTTGGGTTCGACATCTTGATCTGAAGAAGGATAGAAAATGTGTTTATATTAACGCATATATCATTAGATAATGAATTCGGCAGCGGATGCAGTCCCAAATGACACTGCGTCTAGTATGAATGTATTGAAATCCAAACAGGTCGCCCCACTTCCCATTGGTCCCGGGGGGAAGAATGCTACTAAAAATCAAATGAATGAAACGAATACACAATTAGCCATGTTAGCATCACAGGCAACAGCTAATACATTATATGACCCACCTGTCCCAAAACCTGTTACAAAACAGTTAGTTCAGCCATTTTGTTCCGGGTCAAATGATTCGATGCCCACTATGCTACTCGTTCTCTCTGGTGTATTGATTGTGTATGGGATCGTTTCGAAATAGTATCGCTATACGAATAGAATGGACTTCTTTGGTGGAGATCGATGGTCCGATGACGAAGACGATGAAGAATATCAGCAGAATGAACAGCCGCCTAAAGGGATAGAAGGAGACTTCTCGAATCATATCCTTGCTTTAAAGCATAAAATTTACGATGAAACAGTATTATCGCCAAACATGGACGAAGAGAGTGCACAAAAGGATGGATTATTAGACGATTATTTGAAGCATATTAACAAAGTCTATGTATTGGCAGTCGTTTCCCAAAATGGAAAAAAGAATGCTAGAAATCTGGATGAATTCCCAAAAGGGGCACAAGAATCGATTCAGAAAGCATTGGATTGGTTAGAAATGTTTTTCAGTAAAAATCGAACTCCTGATACCATCCCGTACGCTCATTATATTCGAAATCAGCTTCACGTCTATCCGTTTGTCCAGGATAATTCTTTTATGGATCAAGAGTAGTATGTTCTCTACACGTAAAAATATAACGTGTCCGCCAGGAACTGTTAAACGAAAGGGATATACACGTAAATTTCGTCAAAGTATTACACAATCTGGATTTACTGTACGTCGTAAGGGAAAAATGTATACGGTGCGTCCAAAAGCAAATGCGGTATACGTTCCTTCTTCATGTGTCAAAGTCCGCGGTCCTGCAGGAACGAAATCCTTTGGAAAACTCCGGAAGGGAGACTTAATTAAATATGGTTATCAATACCGTCTGGCAGATCGTTTACGTCATAAAGCATTAGAGAAAGCGGTTTCAGTTTATGGTGCGATAAACGTCTTTCATAAGCTTGATGCCGTGGCAAAGTTATCCGTGAAAAGTGCACCCGATGCGAGTAAAACATTTGCTCGTGATCGAAACTGGGTACACGAACACTATATTTATAAAAAATAAACATACTTTTGTTCTATCATGATTCATGACACAGAAAAGGATGAAGAATAAATGATAAAAAGAAGTTCCGCACGGTTGGTAGTGGACAATAGGGAGATGTCAGCCCCGCCTCCAGATGATATGAATGACCCATTGTCATCTATTCGTACGGTACCATCTGTTATCCCAACACCAGATGTGACAGATGTTCTAGTAAACGATACCACTAAAAAGGGCGATTCTGAACCATCTCTATTATCATCTACCTCAGGTGCGGCGGCTGCCATGGCGAGCAAAGTTACAAGTTATTTTCAGCCCTCTACAGAGCCTCATGAATTATGGTCATTTACAAATGCATTATTTTTTCTCATTTTATTCGTTCTTGTCATTTGGATAGTATCATATGGATTAAGTACTGTGGTAAATATTCAACACATCAAAGATGATTGGGCCAATCAGAGATGTAGTCCTATGATTATGCCATTTGCCAGTTTTTTTGATGTTGATACAAAGGACAATTTTGAATTTTGTATGGGAAAAATCTTTAATACCCATTCACAAGGGTATTTGGGTTCGATTGGTGGAATGTTTTCTGGTTTTACTGGACTTCTTCAAGGTATTTTTGATTCTATCAGTTCAATGAGAAATGTTATTGCCTCCTTAGGAGGTGGAATTAATGTTATCTTTCAGGAATTCACAGAACGCATCAGCACATTCTTCTTTCAACTTCGAATGAGCGCGGTTCGAATTAAAATGTTAATGGGAAGATTGTACGCGATTCTCTTTTCGGTCATGTACATGGGAATGTCGGGCATTTCTGGTATGACCTCTTTTACGAATACATTTCTGTTTTCCTTCTTGGATACGTTTTGCTTTCCAGGTGAGACAGAAGTCATGGTAGAAGAAAAGGGCATTGTCCGTCGTGTACCGATTAAAGATGTGAAGATCGGCGATGTATTGGTGCCAGGTCATACACGTGTCACGGCAACCTTTCGATTCTATTCACGAGGACAGGCGATGGTTCGTCTTGGACCCGTCCTTGTAAGTACTAATCATTATGTAAAGCATAATGGTAAATTGATCATGGCAGGAGATCATCCGAACGCAATCCCCCACGGACCATGGGATTCGGATGATCATCTTTATTGTTTGAATACATCGGATCACACCATTCCAATGGACTATCTAACCTTTATGGATTATGATGAAACTCCAGAGGGAGATGAAGCAACATTGCAATGGATTGAAGAGAAGATCAATGCCAAAAAGAGCACGGCTAAGCATCACTCCTATGCCGATGCATGTTTTACAATTGATGAGACAGCCAAGATTCGAACAGAAAAGGGTCTGGTCCAGGCAAAAGAGATCAAGATCGGAGATCGATTAACGACGGGGTCCGAAGTGGTTGGACTGATCCGTCGAGAAGTCAGTGAAGTATGTACACTCGCAAATGGTGTACGAATGACACCGGCTACATTGTACTGGGACATAAATGAATGGAAGCGACTGGGACAGTACCACACCTATCAGAAAGTAAATTGTCAAATGGTGTCGTTTGTTGTGACACCCAATTCACAAATAGAGCTAGAAGATGGCATGAGAGTACGTGATTACATGGAGGTGTGTTCTCCGGATTCGGAACAGCATTATTCGGCATTGTTAGAATCCACGAGTAAATAATAACTACATAGTAATAACGAATCTCTCATAAAAGGAGATGGAATCAAAATGGCCCTTCATGATGATTACCTTCGGCCTATTGTTTGCATTAGGCCTAACTATTGCAAATTTAGAAAAAACAGCTGTCATAAACAATTGGACGGATCGCAGATGTGAATTGCCAGTGATGGCAGCGGCGGCTTTTTTCAAACCCGATGATGATTCACGAACCGGTTCAGGGTTTGCCACTGATAATTTTGAATTCTGTCTGAAATCAACTGTTGAAAAATTTATCACATTGTTTATGGGTCCAATTAATGCGATCTTTGGAAAACAAATGAATGTGGCAGGAGATGCAATGAATGCTGTAGGTGTGATACGAAATATAGCCCAAACAGTATATAATACATTTCTTTCGTATTTGGACATCATGTTCAGGAAATTCAATTCGTCGGTATTCGAAATGAGTCGAATCGTTCAGCATTTACGCATGGCAATGCAGCGTGCGAATGCGATGGCAGTATCATTGATTTATACAGGAATAAGTGCATTTCGTGCAATGATTAATATGATTCAATTTGTGATTAAGGTAGTTCTGATCATTTGCGGTATTATGTTGGCGATTATTATTATTTTATGGTTTGTTTTATTCCCTGTCATTCCTATTATTTTAGCAACATTGGGAGCAGTGATTGCGGCTGTGATGGCATTCGCAGGGGTTCTCTCAAGTTCCATTTCGGATAGCGCAAATGATAAAATGGGTGGATTCTGCTTTGCGGAAGATACGCCAATTATTGTTCAGAATATGGATGGAACGGAAGAAACGAAGCAGGCAAGTCAAGTGAAATTAGGAGATCAGTTGGCACACGGTGGAGGGCGAGTGACCGCTGTCATTTTAATGGATGGTAAGAATATCCCATTATATCAACTCCATGGAATTCATGTATCTGGTTCACATTTGGTAAAAGGAACGGACGGAGTATGGAAGTCAGTATCGGAAGATGAGCGTGCGATACGTTCAGATCGAACATCGCCCATCATTTATTGCTTTAATACGACATCAAATACTATCCCCATCAAATCCGTATCAAATAATGTTATTTGGTTCCGAGACTGGGAGGAGATTAAGAATGATGACAACAATGGCCAATTTATGTGGAATTATTTGATTTCAAAGATACTTCACCGTGATACGAATTATCATGCTTGGAAATCAAACCTTACTATGCATTGTGAAACAGCAATTGTAGGATTGGAAGTACTTGTAAAAACGACGGAGGGATTCGTACCCATATGGTCCTTGTCTCAGTTCGGAACAGTGTTAGGCCGAAATGGAAAGCCGCAACCCATTTTGGGTATTATTCATGGAGAAGTTACGAATGCAGAAGAAACAAATGGAAAATGGCATACAGAATTGTATGTATCGGAGAAAGATGCATGGGTAAAGAGTTGTAATACGGTACAACATGGTTCCAATATTATTCATGGTATGACTCTGATAACAGAGAGTGGTGAATTTGCGATATGGGATGAACAAGATCAGCGAGAAAAATGGATAAGAGACTTTACAGAAGTAGGCTATCAAACGATTCATGAGACCTATCCATTCGTAGAAGCGAGACTCCGGATGGGAAAATAGATTATCTAACGCGTATTCAGTAGAATGAAAACAGCGTTTCTTATCACTGGATTGGTATTATTGTTGGTTGCGAACCTGATGATGGTCTATTCTAAACAGAGCGTATCAGGCGAAGGTTTTATGAATTATTTCTTGGAAAATGCGGGTTCGTCCGGTATGGGTAAGAATAAGTACGAAGCGATTGGCCCATTTGACGATGTCCGCGTGACACCGAGCAGCGGCGGCAGCCAGTGGCGTGGAACCGCCCCCAATGAGCCGTTATCGGGTCCAGAGTTCGAGCCCGGTCTGGATAGTCTGTTCATGTTCAAGAACAATCAAGTGAAGCCCGAATGCTGCGCCTCCTCTTATTCATCCGATATGGGGTGTGTGTGCACTACCCCTCAGCAGAGAAACTACATTAACATGCGTGGAGGAAATCGTACGGTAGAAGACGGTATCTAAATCACACAGTGTATCTATTTTATGATTATGATAAGAAATGAAAAGATTATCATAATCAATCGTTTCATCTAATAGAATGAGTTTGAACGGGCTATCCAAATCGGCTAATAATACGGCAAGCAATATTGTGAATCGTATTTCAAACAATCTTCCGAAGAATCTTCCGAAGAATACAGCAAATACAGGTTCATTTATGATGGCTCCGCTTCCTGATATGGCTACGGCGTTTAATAATACTGCTAAGAATGTCAAGAATGCCGCTTCAAATGTTGTTTCGAATGTCGCATCGAATGTCAAGAATGCCGCTTCGAATGTCAAGAATGCCGCTTCGAATGTAGTAGACACGGTGAACGAAGCTGCTGTCAATTTGGCGAATAATGTGAAGAATACAATGAATAATAATGGATTTTCAGCAATGACCGAGCCAATTGTTGAATCAATAAATGGATCGATAAACAATGACGCGTCTCCCTTCTTTACCGTGCCTGTTATGATTGCTCTTGGCGTACTGATTGTGGCGTTGATTCTGTTTATTATTTTTCGAGATCAGATTGCGTTTGGCTTATCGGTTGCATGGCAGAAGACTAAAAACTTTTTTGCAGGATCTTCTGATAGCCCTCCGCCGCCGGCACCTCTAGCGCCATTGGCGCCAACCGCACCAAAAGATCCAATCATCGATCGTGGAGCTCTTAGTAAAATGCTACCAGGCAAGAAAGAAGTATTTAATATTGCAACTGACAAATATACCTATACGGATGCAGAGCCGCTATGCAAAGCATTTGGAGCAGAGCTTGCCACCTATGACCAAGTGAAGGATGCATGGAACAATGGTGCGGATTGGTGTAATTATGGATGGGTGAAAGGACAATCTGCGGTGTATCCAACGCAACAGACCACCTATAATAAACTACAGGCAGGCCCAGAGGATCAGCGAATGGCATGTGGAGTTCCCGGTGTAAATGGTGGATACTTTGATAATCCAGAATTACGCTTTGGTGTGAATTGTTATGGTTCGAAGCCGAGCGAGAATGAATCGGATACACGATTTGCGATGGATGCGCATTATCTCACACCAGGTGCGCTAGCGTATGATAAGAAGGTACAAGACTATAAGGCAAATAAGAATGAGATTCCACTGAATCCATTTAAGACAGGTGCCTGGTCATCATAAATACTTAATTGTGTAAGAAACACTTAGCATATTAAGTAAGTTGCGGAACACCTTGATTTGTTGGGGGTATACCAGATTGTTTGAGAACTTTATGCGTAGAGTATCCTCGATTGGCTTTAATAAATGTCATAATATTTACGGATTCATCTACTCCACCTCGTTGTTTGTAGTACCCGTGAAGCAATTCTTCTACTTTCGAAAGTGATAGCTGGTTGGGTTCACGACTATCTTTTACTTGAAGGCGACCATTCTGAATTTGAATAATCGCTTTCTCCATACCGTGTTGTTGAAGAATAGCGATGATTTGTTTTTCATAATCGTCTTTTACTTTTCGAGCCGCTCCAAATTGCTTAAAAAAGGAAGAAGCCATATTACTATAATGTAACCAATATCGTACCAAGTTTCCAATACCGGGGTCGGTCATGGTGTTACTATTCCATATCAAAATTTAAATCTTTAGATTCACATCTCTAGAAGATATGGGAGCATGACGGACAAATAGATGCTTTATTTTGATTCATTAACAGTACAACAAATGTTAGAATGACAACGATTAGCATAACAGAAAAGATACAAAGAGCGATGATAAGATACGGAAAGGAACGTTGAAAGATAAATTGTAAGAAGGGTTCAATGACAAGTTGTTGAATATAATTTTTTGTATCAGAATTGGCAAGTGATAAAGCGAATTGATCGATGCGGCCTTTTAGCATATGAACAAATCGTTCATTATCTTTTGTCCGGTCCACCGGCATTTTGGTTAGTGTGGTGAAAATCTTCGCTCTCTTCTAATCGCTGTGGTCAGAGAACATGCCGACCTTCCAGACTCCAACATACTCTAAAGTAATAAACCCCAAATCGGGGAATGCAGAGCCGTGTTATACTTTTATTGCGGGGCACACCGAAACAGAGGAAATGCTATCAATCGTCGCAGAAGAGCCAGTCACTGTAGTTATTCTTGAAAAAGCCCTACAAGAGAATACGGAATGGTGGAATAAGTGGGTCTCTGCTTTTTTGGAGGCTTCTGCCAAACATTTTTCGAAGCCCTATACGGTTCAACACATCCATAAAATCACGAAACACCAACTTAACCATACGGAACATCATGCATTTCCGGCAAATATGACATTCCATCCTCAGATCATTCGGATTCATGGAGGGTCATTCTTAGTGGAATGGTGTTATCAAATCACACCGGTCACGATTGAGATTCCGGATTTACCCGAAGAAGAGGAAACTCTTCCGGTTTCCCATTTGTCAGACGATGTCCAAGAAGTGAATTTAGAAGAGGTACCGGTTGATCTAAATGCTACGGAGGAATCGTTGATCCTTCATACGCCGACAAAGTTTTACGAAAAGAATAAGGTAAAAGAGGCTCGGCTAAAAGCAAAGATTGCCATGTATCGAGCCCAACACCAGATGAATAAGTATTATGAAAAATACGGTACGGAGGTAACGGACTCCGATACGGATGAGGAGGCGTCAGAGGAGGACGAGGAGGTTCAACTTTGAAAAAGAGGTGTTCGGCAGATTTGTCATAAAATAATGCCCTCATTCTTTTATAGAAAGTAATGGCAGGTATAGATATGGAACGCGCCGTTTTAATCGCCCTTGTTGTGATCGTAGCCCTTTTCCTGGTTCACCAATACAATCCCTATTTCTTTTCATCGTTAGCATCATCATTAGGCCTTAGCGAGGGTTTCGCTGATGCCGCAAAGAAGGAGGAGAAGAAGCCAGAGCCGAAGAAGGAGGAGAAGAAAGCTGGTTTTGCAGATATGAAGAAAGAAGAGAAGAAGGCTGCTGGTTTTATGGATAAGAATGAGAAGAATGCTGCTGGTTTTGTGGATAAGAAGGATGGCGAGGGATTCGCGGATCTGAGTGCGTATCAGGGTCCGGCCCAGTTTGGCTCTGCCGAGCAGCCGGCTGGATGCTACCCTCGTGATCAGCTCACCCCATCCGAGCTCCTCCCGAAGGACATGAACAGTGTCTGGGCGGAGCAGAACCCGATGGGACCTGGTTCTCTGAAGGGTAAGAACTTTCTGAGCGCAGGTGCCCTGATTGGTGTCAACACCGTTGGACAGAGTATGCGTAATGCCAACCTCCAGGTTCGCTCAGAGCCGCCATGCCCTCAGGTTGCAGTGAGCATCTTTAACCAGTCCACCATCTCTCCGGATGTCAGCCATCGCCCACTGGAGATTGGTGCGTAAACACACTTTTATGTAACGTACTCACAGAGATAACATGAAGAATCTATTTGGATCTCTTCGAGAATTAAGTACCAAACATGTCATATTACTTGCCCTGTTTGGAATCATTATCTATGTGATTTTGTATCGTCCGTACAGATATGGACTGTTCGAAGGATTTAGTGGACGGGATGGATGGAACTTGGCATCGATGACATCAATGGAGAATGCACATGGATCCGCGCCGGCCGGCGTCAATGCTTTACCTGGTGAGCAACAGTATCAGCAGAATTCAGCTAGCCCGCCTGTCAATCCAGCAAATAAGAATGGTAATCCTGAGAATACTAATCCAGAGTTGAAGAAACAACCGTTGTTCATGTATTGAAAAGAGAATGAATGTACATTCTTATTTCAAATCAAATGAGTAGAACACATGTCGATCTTAGATACGGCATCGAGTCTATTCAAATCCATTATTGGTGGAGGCAATTTTCCAACCGTATATGTTACCTCAACGATTGATGGTAAGAGCTATAAAGTACGTGATATGCCCGATAAACAACAGGCCGCGAACATGATGGCAACTCTTCGTACTCGGTTGGTAAAGTTATGTGAAGCCTTGGAGAGGAAATATCCAGACAAGCCACAGGTCAAACAAATGGTTCAGAATTTTCGGGCAGATCCAGAACGATTTATGGAAGCAACACCTGATTCAGAACACACCTCCTCTACGGTTAATAAAGGCGAATCTATTCATATGTGTCTGCGTCAACGTGATGGGCCCGATGAGAGCTTGGTGGACGAAAATGTGATGATTTTTGTAGCACTTCACGAATTTGCACATGTATGCACTGAATCGATTGGTCATGATTCGGAATTTTGGAACAATTTTGGCTGGTTATTGAAAGAAGCAGAGGCCATGGGATTGTATCGTTATACTGATTTTTCAGCTCATCCTGTGAGCTATTGCGGAGTATACATCACGGATGCCCCTCGTTATGATCCGAAAAAAGATGGAACAAACTTCCAAGTAGGAGCTATGTATAAGAAGAAGGATTAACTCGTGAAATCCGTACCTTACTTTTTTATGTGAAAATGCCATAGGGATGGCATCCGAGATAGATCAACTCTTTTCTCCTCAACTGCTCTCCAGTTTCCGTGAGGGTCTTCCTCCGGTTCAATGTATGATATGGAGGGGGAGAAATCAGTATGATACCATTACATTGGGTCGTATTTATCCATTTGATACCATCGATACAATTAAACGAATGATTTGTGCAAAATTTTCAGACGATCGTTCATTTGTCCCACGATTTACCTTTATAGGGATTCCTATGAATGAAGGGGCGCCTACTATAGAAACAACCTATCTTCCAATTGACTATTTATGGTATTCGAACGAATCTCACGATCCGAGTCATACTCATATATTGGCACACCCGTTAAAGGCGATGGCAGAAGGCGATGAACGATTTGTGACAAGTGATGGAAGTTTTTCAAGCCCGAATTATGAACTACGTGGGCGTAGCACAGTGGAGGATGTACTTCTCCATCCATATGGCGGCCAGCCTCCTGTACTTCATGTATTCTCTCTTCGAACATTGTTGCAAGAATACAAGGGAGTTACCCCCCTTCCGCAGGAAGATTGGAATCGTCGGTTTGCTGCGTATTTCCCAGATGTCAAGGTGGGAGGTCCCTATCAGGCCACAGATTCAGACCTAGAATTTACAAAAAAGATTCAGTATTTCCTTTCTAAGCGCGAAACGACTCTGGATCGGCTCAATCAATTCTTAGAAGACAATGAACAAGTTCCCTCTATTCAGGTAACGGGTGTAAGACAATTACGACTGATCTGGAAAAAACCAGTAGACGGATTTGAGGGATGTGCATCCATGTTTTATCAAATTCCAGTAACGGAAAAGCGCCCCTACATGCGACTTCTTCCATCAGAGGGTTCGGCGATTACAAAGCTTCATGTAAAGGGTATTCTTCCTATTCCTACATTGGACGATCCTCGTGTATTGGAACTATGGGGCAAAGAAGCAATGTCTACGATTGGAACAGATGTATGTACAATTAAGTATGTTCACCGTCCGTCAATCGGTATTACACAGCCTATTTATGGTACGATTCGTGTCTTAAATGACGCAACCATGAATTTGATGTTACAGCCTCCTAAAAATATACGAAATCTCGATCCAAATTTGGATTTTCGTAACTTTCGAGACATTGTGGAGGATGTATTCGACGGATTACCTCAGCCGGCAAGTGAATTCCAACTTGGAGAAATCGCAGTGACATTTTCTCTTACGACAAGTATGAAATCAAAACGATTTACGAAGGCCCGTTTGTTACAACGTCTACCCTATTTTCAGTCTTTTTTTTACGAAATTGAATCCCTGCCGAACGAGCATCCGCTTCTTTCGTTGCGCTATAAAGCAGTCAGCCAGTATGCGTCAGAGGACAAGATCTTTACATTGATGACACAGTATGCTACTAGAAAAGAATTAGAAGGAGAATCGGTAGATCCAAGACAATTGATTGAGATGCTTCAAGACGAGTTCGAATTTACATTCGAAGAAGCAAAAGAAAAATTTTCAGAATGGTCACAAAATCGTGGTACCTTCACTCTCCAGTTACCAGAAGAGGGTGAGTTTATTGAAAGTTTTAATCCTGGAATTGATATTCATATTCATGCGCAACATCCTGCATATCATTTTCATGTCCATCGAATCGATAGTCAAGCAACGTATTTTCGTATTTATACACTTCTTTCATTATTATTTATGGAAGATGATGATTATTATCGAAATAGTCGAGTGGACCAGCAAATGACTGCGATCGAAGAGGAATTAGAAGAAGAAAGTATGGTACGAGAACATGTTAATCATGGAAAACAAGCAGTGGTCATAGAAGATGATGAGAAATACGGCGATGATGATAAAGATGACGATAACAATAACGATGACGATGGTTCTCTATATGATGATGTATTTGCAACAAGTGCTTCAGCAAGTGCTTCAGCAACAGCATCCAGTTCATCCATCCAGCATGGAATGAAAAAGGAAACAGCGTCGTCTGTCTATCGTGATCCGTTTGCCGAGGAGTCTGTTCTAGAACCGGTAAAAGAGGCTGCTAAGAAGGGTCCACGAATCGCACCACCTGTCACATTAACAAAAGAACAAGAGGAAGAGCAGAAATTAGTTGATCCGACAAGTTGGTTTATTAGAAAGTTACAATCGATCGATAAACGCTTATTTGAATTCAAACCGATCGATAATAAAGATGGATATAGTCGCAAATGTGCAGGAAATGAAGATCGGCAGCCTGCGGTCTTGACAAAAGATCAATATGATCGAATGCGGGAGATCTATGAAGATGATCCGATTGTATGGATTGAATATCCGCTAACAGGATCAAGTGATTCCCAAGAATCAGTCAGTAGAACAGAAGAGGCGATCACTGTGATGCGATTTGGTTCCTCCACTGACTCTATTCGATATTACTTTTGTCCTCTTTATTTTTGTTTGGTAGATGAGATTATGATTCGTCCCGTTGAATTTGAAGGAACAATTGCTCGAGATGGAAAACGCAAATCAGAAAACAGCTGTCCATTTTGTCGCGGAAAACTGATTGTAAATGATAAGAAAGCTATACTGGGGCACACGGTAGTACGCCGTGAAAATAAACCAAAATCAAATAAATATCACAAGTATATCGATTTTTTGGCAAAATCAAGCCATCCTGAAAAGTTTGCGTTACCATGCTGTTTTACGACACAGTCGACATTACGTGTATCAGATGAGAAATTTGCGCATTTACGTTCGCATTTACAAGAGGAAAGTCTAGATCGAGTGGTAGAGGCTCCACAGGAAGAATATGGAGATTTGGTCTATCGAACGGATCGTACTGTCGAGTATTCCGTGTTGCTTCAAAGTATTCATAAACGATATATTTTAGAGTCCAATAAACAGCCTGAACCTGGCATTTTTGCGACGGCCCCGCCCTCTTTTGACGCATTTTTTAGCCAACATTCAGGAGAGCAGATTGTAAAACGATCACCGATGTTATTAAAGGTGCGCCCCAATGCACAAGGATTCTTGCGAGTAGGTACTGATAATACGCATTATGAATCCCTACTGGGTGTAATTGCTCCTTTAATTAAGCGTAATACCATCGCCGATGTGAAGGAGAGAATTATCGAAGTCATGATTCCGCGAATTTTTCTGAATGCTCATTTTGGAAATCTCGTACTGGAATTTTACGATCCAACGGATGGTCGTACCATGCCAACCACTCAAATGGAACTTATGACGTGGGCTCAGAGTAAATTGGGAATGTCAGTCACACCCAATAATCGATATGCCCTGATTCGTATTTATAACGCATATCATCAGTTTATTTCGTTTATCAAGGATCCATTGCGTCGTAAAGATTTACGCCATATTCAGCCTCTACTTGCTGAACCAGGGCTGTTTACAACCAGTGGTATTCAGCTATTAATCATGGATGATCATGGAACGGGCCCTGTTACTATTAAATGTCCTACATTTGGTGTATCAATGGATCGAAATCGTAAAAATGACATTGTGTTTGTTTCAAGAAGTGTAAAAACATCCATTACATCTGACACTCCGTATACACGTTATGAATTGTTCGTCTATACTAGCAATAAACCGGCAAAAGGCGGAGAGGCAGAAGTTCACGAGTCGATTGTAAAATGGGATTATGCGTCCCGTCGATATTGGCCTGAGATGGTAAAAAAACGCGTTGATGAATATATGACACAATGCGAAAGTCGGTATCGCACATTGTATACGTCTCAACAGGGTGTTCATTCCATGGCAATGATTCCATTATCAAAAGCAATCGAGTCCACATTATATCGTCCAGACGGAGTCATCAAAGATAGTTATAATCATTTAGTAGGTGTTACCTTTCGTATCAAAGCAGGTTCTAGTTTCTTGGTCGCATTGCCTGTGGTAGATGATGGAGTTGTATCCATTTCACACACGTTCTCCATTAAAAATATCTATTTGGACTGGGATGAGTTCAAGGCAGCACCAGTAGAAGATGTTATTGGATATTATCAGCGTGAATTAGAACCGCTCTTTTCACTCTATCCTGGATATCGTGTGAAGAATGTGGCTCGCCGCGGGTCTGATATTGTTGCCATTCAGTTGGAGAATAGTCTCTATGTGCCAGTGGCTGGACCTCGTGACGAGACTGCATTAGATACATTAATGAAAGCCTCTCAGATCGGATTTGTGTCGGTCAAACATTTTGAATGGGAAGTGGATCGAGAATTGGCAGGAATGAGATCAAAACAAAACGATCAGAATTGGAAGTCATTTACAGAGCCTCGGTCATCAGAAGAGCGATGCGGATCGGATCCAGAGATTGATCGTACATCATCTTATAAAGAATGGGAAGAGTCGTATCGTCAATTTAGATTGATGGTATCCAATTGGATCACTGGAGAAAAAGCGGGACCTACTATTCGAAAGGGAATTGAAGAGATTATTTTTAATAATGATCTTCCTGAATTTGAGCGAAGAAAGCGGTTGTATATCTTTTTGTCCTCCACTCTTCTGTCGTGGTTTTATCCAGATAAAGAGAATTGGGATAAGGGATCGACAACATTTTTGCGTAAAGATTGTCGATTGATTGAAAGCCCTGAATCGTGTACTGGTTCATGTCATTGGAAAGAAGAAGAAGGACGGTGTCTGTTACATGTGAAAGAAACAACGGAACTAAGTGATACACCCGGTCAACGTGCGGTGAGTACACCCGAGTTGTATACGAAACGAGTGATTGATGAGCTTGTGCGATTCCCCGTTCGAAGAAATCAATTGATGAAGGGTGAAATATCTTCTATCGTAACAATTGTGGAACCGATTCGTGATGGCGATCAATATATCATTCCAGAATCTTCGCCGACATGGACCAATTTATTGCGTCTTGATTGGGCTAAAGTTATACCAGAAGAGCCACAATATTACGAAGAACAATCGCGAGAAGCCGTTGAGAATGATCGAAAAATTCCAGAAGGAGAGATGCCTGTCGCTCTTCAGGCTATTCTAGGAGAGACATCATTGCGTTTACGTAGTCCCCCGAATTCGGGACAGTCACTCTTGCCGTTTACTGCTATTCTAGGTCTCACCCTAGGACAACTGGAACTAGAAGAAAATGCAACACGCTTCAATAAGAATGCTCTTATTCAGTATGTTCGAAATACTTCCAAACCAATTGGCATGATAAACCTAACAGGTGATATACCAGAGAATGAAAAAGAAGTCATGTTCGCACGGCCGGCGATTGGTATTTTTCATGCTGTAACGATTCTTGTCTTTTTACCAGGACAAGCGGGTATACTGGTAGAAGAAGATGGTGTAGCAACCGTTCATTTATCAAGTCTACCATCTGCTGTCAATGAACGATGGAAGTCAGCTGGTTTGGTTCAAATGCGACTAAAACAGGCTATCCCTGCAGCAGCCCCACCCGTTGAGATTGGCAGAAATCCAGTAGTCCTTCCAGTACCATTAGTCGTACAAGCGGCACAAAAAAGAGGACCGCGTGTCGCTCCAAAGTCATCTGTTGCTGCCTCTGCTCTCTAGATAGTCTAAAACTGAAAGGAAAAGCCAGCAAGTGGTTTCGTATATTCTTCTTCGGCTTCTGGAACAGGAAGTACGACGGATTGTTTACATCCTTCTTCTACTGCTCGGCGGCGACATTCAATCATGTCCTCCACCTCATCCGTCAAGATATTGAGACGCATGCGACGGTAGGAGGGCTGGTCAGGGTGAAGAATGACCAAGTACAAATCTGCAACTTCGAGACCATAATATTGTTCTAGAATCCATTTATAAACATTGAGCTGTAAGGTGTAATGCCAATAATTCGTATCAGGTAAGTGATCCAGTGGAGCCAGACCTGAGCCGAAAGGATTATCTGATTTTATTTCTTTTGAACGCTTCCAGTCATAAATGACAAATTTTCCGTCTGATTTACGGCGATAGACCATATCAATCGAGCCACATAGTTTAATTTTGCGTTCAGACGCAGGAGAATCAAGAGCATCTTCCCTGTGTTGGGACGCAGGCAAGTCAAGCCTATCGGTGAAGACTTCCCATTCACTGCGATAAGGCTCCAAATCATCGCCGCACTCTTTCCAGAATTTCATGAAGTATCTCCATTCTGGTGTATTCATCACAACAGGGTCAATTTCTTCAAGTGCCCCGTGCATAAATTGCTCAATCGCAAAGTGCATGGCTGTTCCTGCTGAGGACGCTTCTTTTCCATTTGAAGCCCATTCTGCCATGATCTCTTCATCGGTTCTTCCATAGTATTTACTATTCGCCCAGTTCGCCCCCTTACGCATTTTAGTGATAATTTTTTTAGCATCAAAGTGACCGAAGAATTCGTGAACAAATCCAGTACAGGAGATATTTCCCTTACATGTACCGTTTACATAATATTTATGAGTGGGCTCATCAAATGCGATGTGCGCGTCTCGTGGATGACGATTGATTTGCGTTAAACGTTGCCAGGCGTGATGCGGCATATTGGAACTGATGTATTGTATTGGAGATACAAAACATCAATTTTTATGATATGGATTCAATCAGGTGCGCCAATGGTTAGAAGTGCTGTAGGGACTAAATGAGAGGGAAGATCAAGTAGAGATGCGATGGATTCACTATGAAATGCGTCAACTGATACGCATGGAATCGATTCTTCCGCGCATGCGGCAATGATGAATCCAAGAGCAACATAGGTTTGACGAGTAGACCATAACAGCCGATCTGGTTTTGGGGAATCCCATAAACGAGAAAAATAGGAAGAGGGTTGTTCATACTGAGGAATGGAAAAATCAGTATGAAGATTAAAATTGGTACGTGCGCATAATACAAAAATACAATTACATATAGTAACGTAAGGTTGATCGTATGCTTCTTTTTGAATACTATTTTTGGTTTCAGTGTCATATATCACATAGATAACATAAGGTTGACTACCAAATCTTTCAGGCACGTTTACTCGTTCATATATAAAAGATGAATAATGTCTGTGATTCAACCGCTTTACAGTATCTTTCCATTCAAGATGATTCGAAAATGTATCAGTAATGTGATAGGAATCAGTGTAGTAATCCACTTGAGGTTTACTACGATTGATACCCATTCTATATGATTCTTAGAATTGAAATCCCGCAATTTCCATCAGCATTAACCCGACTTTATTTTTTCCAAGGATAATTTTACGACTTACATCACGTTTGCCATACAGTTCGGAGGCAGATCCCTCGACTGCTTCACTGGCCTCATTGATGTTACTGTTCGTTGAAGTCTTTGTATGAAGAAGGTATTTTTTATCATTTTTAGCAGCTGTCACTGCGGCATGAAATCGTGCATCGAACTTGAATCGATAGCGGAGTGCGTCATGTAGATATTTATCTCGGATAGGAAACCATTTATCATCTGAAATGTCAGCCTTATATTGGTTCAACTGTTTGCGAGTGGTAAAGAACTTGCGTACCTCCTGTGCTTCTTTGACAAGCAATTTATAGTCGTCATCTGATTCGGGCAGAAATTTCTTCGCTTGCATTGCCTCACGGCGTTTCTTTTCCGCTTTTTGATGGATATCGCCATCCATACTCATGATAAGTTGCCCTAGGTCAGGTTCACCTGGTCGGCGTGGTACCATGAGGGCGTGTTTGAGTTTCATACCAGCAATGTAATGCTCAACGCTTGGATAGAGAATCGCGCCATCGGGCAAGGGAGCAGCAGAGGGGTCATCCAGATTAGGCATGGGGTCAGGAATGGGAAAGGGAGCAGCAAGAGACATCCATCGACCGATGTTGGCATCTGGTTTTCCTTTTGGATCGATTACTCGAAGAATGTCTTTACGAACGGCATCCATTCCAAAGGCAAAGACCTGCTGCGCTTCCCACATCTTATCGCGAGGAGGAAGACGGAATCCAGAAGGAGCTTCTACCTCTACCTTTTCATCATCTACTACAGCGGCCTCTTCTAGTGCGTCGTGTACTTCTGGCTCTAATAATTCGATGGGAGGGGCCACCGCTTCTACACCGCCTTGACGTTTAAAGATGAACCATCGATTTAGGAAGGAGAACTCCTTGACTGAATCCAACATGCGATAATTCATACGTTGTGTTGCGGCCATAGAGTGACTTACATCAAATGTACTCGTGCTCTGTTTCAGATTTAATTCAGCAAGTTCCTTATCATTCAATAATCGAAAGCCAATCTTAGAAAGACGCTCGACCAAATAGGGAAACGATACCAAATATTCGCGATATTTTGAACCAATGCTGATGAACTCCACGTCGATCGCCATTCCAATCGAACTCTCATCAGCAAGAAGCTCATGTTGTTCATATTCTTTGGTAATTGACCAGATCGTTGCATCATTTTCAGTGCGTACAATTGATTCGTGAATATCCCGTCCACGCAGCAATTTAAATACATTATCTCCATCGAAGCAGCAACCGATAAAGAGACCATTCGGCTTTACTGTTTCTGTAAGATTGGTAAGGAAACCATCAAGTGTAGCAGGTGATTCAAAGAAGTAGTGAAGAGCAAACATACATGCAGCGACATCAGCGCCACCTAGAAAGCTACCCGCCATCACTCGTTCGATATAGGATGGAAGGGATCCTTGAGGGTTTTCTTTACCAAAGACACTGCGGAGAATATCACTTTCTTGCGGATTTGCACCCGCTTCTCCATTTACGATTCGTCTCGCACTGTTTCCAATGACAAATGCGATATTGGGAACCTGACGGACTTTCTGTTTGGCCTCCAGATAACGACGATATGCTCCATCTTTTGGATTGGTAATGTTCTCTCCAGCATAGTCGATACCAATCACATAACGCGCGCCATTGTTAATCCATTTCCACATATCACCTCCTTTACCACACGCCACGTCGAGGATATTCTTTCCTGTTCGAAGAGCAGTCTTCAATAGAATCGTATCTTTGATATATTTGTTATGAAATTCTTGTAGACCGCTGACAAGCGCGAGATTTTCCTTAGGGGCATTTCGTTGATAGTAGGTTTTTGTGGTCTCTGATCCACGCATATTCAGAATCGAGCGCATTTCCTCCTCATTTGGCTGTTCGTTTCCGCTACGAATCATGGAAAGTGTAATCGGCTCATGAATCGAACTCCATACTGAGTTGGCTACCGCTTCATCATTCATAACACCTGAATAAACAATGCTCTTTCCAGTTGCTTTCGCTGCTTCAATAGCACGCAGAAGACGCTCTGTCTTATCATGACGAATGCGAGAAGGAACCCAGCGCCAACCAGGCTCACGAGTCGAATCATATCTCATTTCTACCACACTATTATCTGAAATTGGCTCTTCCGAGTCCTCTGTACTACAATAGAATTCTAATGTCTTGGCATCTTGTGTCACGGGAATATAGCATGTATTTGCCATCGTATCGGAAAATTCAAGTGGAGTAAATAAGACGGCTTGATAGGTTCCAGGACCATCTCTATTCATTTCCAATTGTTTGAGAATCGTATCACGAGGATTAGAACCTGCTGTGCCACCGACATAGAGGTGCATTGTTTTGTATTGAATGACATCATTGGTTGGACCCATTGTCGTTGTAATTTTATCCGTTGGCAATTCAGAGTGGCGTTCATACTTAATAAGGAAATCAATGGTATTATCTTTTGAGGGCTTCCATTTAAACTGATGGATAAATCGTCCAGCTTTTCCAGGGAGGGGTTGTGAATTACTGGTTAGAATGAGACCATCTGTATGATAGAGATGCGACGCGTCTAAAATGGCAGAACAGCCTCGTCGAAAGATAAGATCCGAATCAGGGGTAGCAAATTCAAATCGTTTTAGTGCAATGAGAATACGATTTCCTGCCTGCACTGATTTGATTGTATATTCAATGCCAGCAGTCCATTTTTGATACCATTCTTTCAGTTTATTGAATCGGCTGGGAGTTTCCATATCCAATATCTGTTCTTTAAAGGTAACAAAGGGAAGGTCCCACGCAACATGACCATTGTGTGAATGATAAATATCAAAGAGAAGATAATGATTGATCGGTTTTCCGTCCTTTGTAACGGTGACCCATTCACCATCGACCAAACTATTGGCACATGCTGGATTACGCAGACCCGTTCGATACACGTTCAAGCTTTGGTCGAGTAAGAAGAGTTCGCCCTCTGGATTGACGTACCCAAGGGCGCGCAGACCATCCGCCTTATCGGTTACATTGTATCCAGTTCTGACATTGGGAATATCATCTTCTGTCTCTTTTTTCATATTTTTTACTTCGAGTGTAACGGCACCAACGCCGCGAAAACGAGAGGTTCCAACCAGTCGTGTATATTCCGCTCGCACTTTATCCGCCACGGATGCTCGAATCAAGAGTGAATTTTTTTGGATAGCACGCAGCACTTCGCCGACGCCGCGAATCAAAGAAGTATAGGCGAGTTCTGTGGTCTTTGTATCATCTTCGTCATGTAACAGTTCGACTTCTACTTCATAGCGAGGTGGTTCAGCAAGAATATTTTGTTGTAGAAAGCGAGTAGACCATTGAAATCCTCCCGTAGTCAAGGTAGGAGATTGACGGACCATAGAAAGATCAAATCGAATTCCTTTTCCACGAAAGCTCCAACGTCGAATGAGTCGGAAGGCTTTCTTTTGATTTGTCCAATTGGAGAGAATGGGGGCAACAAGTGGATCGTCATGACTCATATCGGTCTCGCGTCGCATCTTGAAGCGAACACCATAATCGTCCACATTAACGTTGCTATCAGGTGAGGTGCGGCTCTTTGCCATGGCCGTGAATGTTTTGTTTTGGAGTGAATCGTCCTTACAGTAGAGTTGGATAACGCCTAGGCCTTGGATGGAGATACGAATGTCATTCGGGGTAAGGATGCTTAATCGATCATCCTGTGGCATCGACTCAAATCCTTTTGCGCGGAGACGTTGCGCAATCTGGAGAAATGTACTGGAATCCACCACGCCCTTCTTTCCTCCAAATGTGGTTTCCAGTTCCATGGTTTTGTCCCTGGACCAATCTTGGATAAACGCTGTAATACGTCTATGTTGGTCGGAAGTCAAGTCCATTCTAATTAGTATGGACAAAAGTACCTTAGATGCCTTATGAGAGAGTATAAAATAGGTCAATTTTATACTATATCAATGATTGCATTATATTACACAGTATCACACAGTATTATCGTTGGATAACTTGATAGCGCACAGTCTGTGTTTCAAATAAGCGTTGAATCAACTGGACAGCACGAGTAGGGGAAAAATCAGGATTACAGCAAAAAATATCAATGTAACACGATTGATGCTCTGGATAAGTATGAATAGTAAAATGACTTTCAGAAAGAACATATGCGTAGGTGTATCCAACAGGAGGGAACTGATGACCTGCCTGAGCAACAACATGCAGTTGAAGGTCCCGTACGATTTCATCCAAAAGAGGACGACCGTGTGTTAGATATTCTAGTTTTTCTGTATGGGGGACATGATATACATTGACAAGCAAATGAACGCCAACCGATGATCCTCCTAGTAAATGACTCATTATTAGATTAATGACTAGACGTGTTTAGGTTGAATGTAGAAAACAGCTGAAGGGATTGTGCCTTACCCAGACGAACCGATAGAATGTCTTTGGTGAGTTTGCGATCTGTTTCTTTCCATGTAGGAAGAACACTGAGTTGTTCAACAAGTTCTGTTTTGGGAGCATCTACTTCAGGCCATTGAATGAACCATCCGTGTTGTTCCATCGTATTCAGCCATTCTGGCAATATATTCGTGAGTGGCAGAGCATTCATTTCGGATGGAAGTGCGACCCAACGACCACGATAATCAGCAATCCAAATCGGATGATCGCGTTTCCATGTCGTGGGATTAGATGAAAACAGAATTTCACCCTTCATCGCGCTACTGCATTGAATTCCATCTTGAATTTGATCTTGGACCATTTCTTTCAATAGAACAAACTGTGTTTGACACATAATGGAGAGACCATGATACAAATCAAGGTAATCTTTCTCTTCGATTCGACTTCCATTGTATACCGCTGCAATCAGATCGTGAAGCTTCTTTCGTTTACGCATCAGTGATGTATTTTTAAGGCCATCTGTTTGCTGTTGAAGAGAGGTGCTAAGTTCAATCAATTGTTCAATTCGTGTATGTTCAGGAGAAAGAGAATAGAGAGCAGGATCCGAAATACAAGAAATCACGCTCAAAATTCCTGCAGGATTTAAGTGAAGAGAAGTATATCCTTTGAGATAGAGACTATCAAGTGATGAATCGGAAAGGGATGTAGGAACCTCAATCGACTCCAACACTCGGTGTCGATTGGGATTATGGTCTGAGAACGAAATAAGTTCTCTATAGCTGATATTTTGATATTTCTTGGCGGGAGTTGTCATTTCTAGTAATTTATGATGGATTCACTTTAGGTTCAATTTTACGATTCCTGATATTGTTCATTTTGAATGCGAATGGTTTCGAGCTCTTTCAAGCGGGTTTCATGTTCGTTTCGGGTTGTTAGGCAAAATTGGATGTATTCCTTGATGTGCTGAAAGGCGTCGTCTGGAAGGCAAGATAAATCAAAAAAAATACCATTTGAATTTTCGCTATATGTTACTTTTAGTTTACGAATGATTCTAAAGATTTCTTCTTGTTCGGTTTGGACGAGCGCTGGAATGGTATCAAATATTTTTTTACGTTCCTCGTAGGACATTTCTAATTCCGTATAGATGTTCCAGAATTATAGCTAAGCGCATGATATCTAGTCTTCATCTTCTTCGTCGTCTTCTGGTTCCACTTCTAGGTCCACTTCCGATTCCACTTCTGCCGGTACTTCTTCCTCAGGGATGGCAAGAATCGGCTCATCTTCCTCTTCTGATTCTTCATCGTCCTCTTCCTCTTTTGTTGCCTGACTAGCACCGTCTTTTCGAAGAAACAGACCACTTGCCAGAATATAGGTATCATGAATGGCAAACTTGGAGCGTTTCAGTTCAACATAGACATTGTCTCCAATTTGAACCTCTTCAAATTCAGGCTCGTTCAAATGAAGATCACGTGGAACTTGAATACGAATTGCATCATTGTAATTGATATAGAGACCCATCTTGTTTTTGCGAATGACCTTTCCAAGGACTTGTACGCCTTCCACCGGATAGACTACCTTTCCCTCCAGTTTCACGTAGTAAATGGCTTCGCCTGTAAAACGGGCGGACTCGAAATAGCCCATCGAGCGAGAGAGGAGTTGAAGAGAACCGGGAAGAACAAACCCCTGTTCGGAGCATTTGTTTTCAACACTTTCACGTGCTTTACGAAGTAGAATCTCTTCAATAGGGGTGGTCTTTACTTCATTGAAATCGCTGGGAGTAAGGCTAATCTTCTTCTCAAAGAATGCGGTGGACTCCATTCTTCTGTTGGCTAGGATCCTTTTCTTAAGCGGCGTTGCTCAATTTTATTAATCTTTGGTCGAACCTTTATGACCCGTGTAGTATGCTTCTACTGAACGAAAAAACCACCGCTTATCATTCATTCTTTCTGCATCCATGAACCGTAATAATATATTCATTAGAGTACAAATACGAATAGAACCTTTAATAGAACGTTCTGTAACCAGTAACTCCCGAGTGAGATTAAAATTAGTACCTATACGAGACTGTAAGATTTCACCGATCATTATTAAATTGCTTACATGCTCTTTTACATTACTTACAATCATACATTCACTTCCACGACCTATCTTTCCATGTACTTCTGGTGATTTGTTTGTTTTGAATACGATGTGACCATCTTTGGGGACGTTGTATCCATATAGAGCGCCTGACGTTTTCTTATTCACTTGAAGTTGACGAAGAGGATCCGTTGTAGAACGTTCAATTTGATCCACGACTGATCTCATACAATCCTTTCCTTCTTCGCATGTAAAATAGACTGCGCCTGTTTTTGGATGAAGATAACGATTCACAATCAATTTACCGAATGGGTATTGATTTTCTCGGATTAATTCGTGTAAATTCAATCCTGTTGAACGAACCAGAAACATCTGCTCGTCGATGGTCATCCATTCATCCCAAAAATAAAACAGAAGAGCCCTTCGAAGCGATTCAGGGTTGTTAGGACGAGAGATATGAAAAGAGGAATGAAACAATTGAATCATTTCTATTATTTGCAAATACGTATCTGACGTATTATCGGAAGCAGATTTGATATGTAGTTCTATTTCAACAGGAGGAGAACGATAATGCGAGTTTATCGCAAGTTCATTGATCCATTCCGTTAATGCGCTCCAAAACGATTCTGCAGATTCTAAATGGGTCTCGCGCTCTTCTTGTTGTTCTTCTGATTCTGGAACTTCATACATCACGGGGGCATACTGATCGCGTTTGACAGGGAATCGTGCAGTACGAATCGCAAGAGGGATGGTAAGATCCATGTAGACATTTGGTTGAAACAGATAATATCCGTTACAATATCGAATATAACCACTTACATTTCCATGACGGATCTGGAATGTTTTATTATTCACAATCTCACGTAAGAGATCCGTCGCGATCAGCCGAGGGATATTCATTGCTCCAAAAATACTCCACAGATCTTCGGATTGATAAAAGGGCTGCTCTTCAAATCGTTCACGAATCAGTTGTTTCATCTGATGAACACGCCACCGAGCAGAGAATTCGTCATAGGTAGAATCATCAATGGTAAGCGATTTGACATCGATCTTTGGCTGACAAGTATATTCACATGTTTCAATCCAGTCACATACTGCAGTAAATGGCATATCATTGATATTGACTTGATCGCGATGAACACGCTGCGAATCGATCTGTTGGATCCGATCTTGACCATGGATCACGATCGCTTCCTGATTCAAATTACAATCGAGCGAAGACTGTTTCATGATCCGAGTGACACGACCGATCTGAACTGCTTTTTTAAATCCGATCCGATAACTATACAGATCTGCTGTTTCTCGTTGATCATCTGGAAACACTGCGGTATAGAGGTAAATCGTATTGTTACGTTTCTCTTTAGGAAGCGCACAGTGAGACAAGAAACGGATCGCACGTCCAATGATCTGCTCTGTTTTATTCAAATGAAACCATGAATCAATAATATGGGTTTCGCGAACGAATCGAAGATCGACACCTTCTGATGCAATCTGAGAACCGATCAAGACTTTCATCTTTCGTCCGTCTTTATTTTCAATACCACGTTGTATGGTAATCGTCTGCTCGTTATTGGGCGAAATATCAATGTCACCAGTAAGAATGCCATAATAAGCAGGACTAAACTGATGTCCTGCATCAACATGTTCTTTTTCTTTTCGAGGGCAGAGTGCGCATTGTTTTCCACCAGGAGCCTGGATTCCATCGGCCAAGAGTGGTTTTCCATGATAAGGGAGATATCCGTTCGCTTCTAATACGAGTGCCATAGGAAGCGCACCGCCTCCAATAAAACGAGTATAGGCAAAGACGCACCCTTCTGCATGGCGTGCACGCTCTAGGAAGAACTGAAATTTAGGACTATACTGTTCTAAGGCTCCACTGACGAGCCATTTGGCACCTGTCGCCGCCTTGGCACGATAACGAGTATGACCACCAGATGATTCACGATCAAATACTGTGCCGATAGAACCTCTATCGGTACGCATGGTATAGGCTTCATAGGTATCACCTTGTGTGACAGATGTAGCAGGGACAATGATATTACCCGCGTGAACCAATTTCTCAAGCATGGTGGTATCGAGACCTGTTCCACCTTGTATGAGTGAATTTGTAAATACGAGAGAAGAACGAAGAGTGTCACCTTGAAGTACAATCGGGACAATGGGCAAGCGCGCAAAGTACTTACGTTCATCCTCTAAAAGAGCAACTCCGCGAGGGTTTAGTGTAGGATAGGTGCCAAATGCTGGAATCGATTGAGGAAAGAGACGAACGGGAAAAGAGACTGGATTTTCACCACGCATGAAACTGACATACCGTTGGGCGGTATAGGATAATATTTCTTTTCCGCGTTCGGTAATATTTCCAGCGGAATCAAATACATGAGTGGAAACGATTTCTGCTTTCTTGTCATTTCGTAGAAGAAGGTTTAAAATGAAAATAATCTCAATGTAAGAATTATACATGGGCGTTGCAGTCAGGGCACAAAACTTCATTCCCTCGGAATAACGCAGAACATCCATTAAATAGGGAGTCAATAGTTTTCCACCAGCAGTGTCATTATCATCATCTTTCATGTCCTCTTTCTCGTCTTTTTTATTGGATACTTTGGAGACATCGCGAAGATTATGTGCTTCGTCGACGAGGAGAAGTTTTCCACTGAAATGTTGTCGAATAATTTGTTTCTTGAACATTTCTGCCTCTTCCATCGGTAGGTGACCAGGGATTCGTTTTAACAAATCGCGAATGTAGTTGGCAAATGAGATGTATCCATAGATTTTGTAACGACGGTTCACAAGTCTGGCTACTGCCTTTTCGATTTTAGCCTTATCGCGTTCATATAATGTATTGGTGAGTTTCATGTAGGTTGTACCAGTACACTGTGATGCCGAATTTGGTTCATTGCCTTCGCCAATGGTCACTTTGCTAATATCAAAAATAGTTCGACGAAATCCTTGTTGAATGGTGGGAGGGGCAACAAGATATACTTCATTACGAGGATAGAATTCAAGCCATGCTTCGATGATTTGGACGCCAGCGCAGGTTTTGCCGACACCGACGCCGTGAAAGAGAAGAGCGGACATGTAGGGCGTCTTGGGGGACATGAAATTTGTAACAAATCGCTGAACAGGAGTGACTTCAAAGGTGCCTTGATCTTCGCATGGATCATTAGTAGGTTCCCATGTATATTGTAGGGATTCGGCAAACTCGCGCTTAGCGAGTAGTTTTTGTAAAAAAGAATGGTCGATGATATCGGGATAGGCGCCGGTTTGATATTCCCATGTTTCCATGGATGCGGAAGGGAACAATTTTTTGTGTTGAAGGACTTTCATCAACTCGTCTCGCTGTTTGAAATCGGTAGTGTTTTCCCATGCTGTAAGAAGTTCGGAATCGGGTAAGCTGGCATATGCGCTATTCAAAGCGAGTGGGGGCTGTACAGCACTTTTTTTAGGAGCAATTTTAGGAGGCCCTCTTTTTTTTAGAGGCGCTTGAACGGGTATTTCTACAGGTGCAACACTTGCTATAGGGACTTCAGCAGGCATTTCCGCCGGTGCTTCTACAGGCACATTGTTAGCCACAGGTATTTCCACAGGAACTTGGACAAGTGGGACAACCGATTTCTTTGGAGCAATAGGAATTTTTCTTATTTTTGGAACAGATTGCACACCTTGTTCTTGTATGGGAGGTGGTATCACAGCAGGCACTTCACTCTTGTTTTTACTATCTACCACCTTTTCTTCCACAATAGGTGCAGACGCTATAAGAGGCGCTGACGCTATAAGAGGCGCTGACGCTATAAGAGGCTCTGACGCTATAAGAGGCGCTGACGCTATAAGAGGCTCTTCCTGAGCAGGTTCTATAGCAACTGGTGCTTCCTCTAAAACAGGCGCTTCCTCTAAAACAGGCGCTATCGCAATAGGTTCTTCCTCTAAAACGGGTGCTATGTTTACAATAGGTGCTGCATTTAAAACAGGTGCAACCACTACCGGTTCGGAAGGTTCGGAAGCAACTGATGGAACCGAAGCAACCGATGGTTGAGCGGGTGCAAACGGATCATTATACAAACTCGTATTCGAGTTCGACGAATCCGTTGACTCCGTCGACATACTATTTATAGTATCATATTTCATTTTCTTTATAAACCCATCGCTTCAAAAAGGGAAGGGTTTATCGATTGTACTATTTTATGATACATGATAACGTGCTAGTTCATTAGTCGCTACCGGATGAAAATTCTTCATGATTTTTCCCGCTTTTAGTAAAATCTCTCGTTTTTCAACATTATCCGGGCGAATCTTAGTGATCGCTTCATCTAATGTGCACCACCTGATATTTCCTACTTCACGGACCATATGAAAATTATTCAAATTCATTTCTACTTCCGTCGATTTATGGCAAACTGCAATATAATATTTATGGCAATAATGAACCTGATTGGATCCAAAAAAAGTCTCTGAAATAGAATTGGTATTGTGTAAAATCGTAAAATCTTTTGTCGTCAATCCTGTTTCTTCTTGAAATTCACGAATGGCACAACTAATATCCGTTTCATATGGATTTCTACGCCCTTTAGGGAATCCCCATTCAGACTCCGTCCATTTTGATGGATTCTCGTGAATCAAAGATGGTAAGCGATCCGCAATTTGTACATATCGTCGTTCAGATGATTCATAATCGGCTCGATGTGAACGTACACTCGATGACTCACCCCATATTTCAAACCATAATTCGGAAAAATTACATGTCAATAGCAATTGCTGTTCTTTTTGTGTCATCCCTCGCAATAATCGGCTAATATAAATATCGTCCTGGAGATTATATTTTCCCCGAATCAGTTCTACGAAAAATAATGTATTCTTTCGCTGAATCATGAGAAATTGAATACTATCATTTCCATTTGACACCGTATTTGACGTAGAAAAAAGGGAACTGATATATGTATCATCCTGGTATCGAACCGCAATAAGACCGTAACTTGTTACGGGTGATAGGCAATTACGAAAAATATGACCCGTTAATCCGCAATTTGTACAATGTTGTGTCCGGATTGGATTCATTGTAGAATTTACCAATTCAAGTCTTTAGATCACGGCGACACATATGTGCGAAAGAGAAAGAAGAAATGATAATTCCTAAATAGAATGCAATTTCCACCCAGTGTATGGGGGCCCTTTTTTTGGCACACCATTCATATCGTTGCCCTTGGTTATTCAAAGAATCCCACATACACCGATAAGAAATGTGCAAAAGAATTCTACGAGTCACTTGCTTATTTACTTCCTTGTTCTATTTGCCGCGAGCACTATCGTGAACATCTCACCAAGCATCCTATTACGACGTTTCTCGATTCTCGTACAGACCTTATTAAATGGACGGTCATGATTCATAATCATGTCAATAAAATGTTAGGAAAAGTGGAATGGACATTGGAGGAAGTGCTAACGTATTATGAAAAAGTCGGCGCACGTAATCGTTCGCCTGTATGGACAAAGGAGGATATGAACGAAGTGGATCACCGTTCTTTTGTAAAGGGATTCCTTACGGGGAGCGTGATCTTGTCGGCTATTGGGGGCGTTGCCTATTTCGTGAATCGAATGTAAGAGTAATAATAGAGAAATGGCAGCAGCAGCCGAGTATGTTTCAAATGCGTTTAAGCCTTTTCTTAATACGGTAACAGGAGCTACCAAGTCGTCAAATAGTGGATTCTTTTCAGGGTCATCTAGTTCTTCCAGTTCTTCCAGTTGGTTGAGTTCGATGTCTTCATCTAATTCTAATTCTACACTCTCTTCTGTGGGTCAAGTTACGACATACGTATTGGCCGTGTTGGTCATTATGTTATTTATTTTGATCATTGTTCATTTCTTTATCACACCTATTTTTCAATTACGTCCCGGCGGCCCCGGTATGATACCTGTTCCAGGTGGCGATGATGGACGCATCTTTTGGAATAAAGGGAATAATCCTCAGATTCTTGAGAATCAATTGCCTATTAATGGCAAATCATGGGGTTATTCACTCATTTTAGATACGTTTATCCAGAACCCATTACAGTTTTCTAATCAGTATCGTATCCTATTTAGTCGTGGTGCAGTTCGAAAGACCACATCAACAGGATCAGACACGTTTCTTGGTATGCTCGATGATTATAATTTGGTAGTAGCTTTGAAACCAGATACGAACGATTTAGTGGTATCGGTTTTATCAGGATCAAGTATCACAAAGAATGAGGAGAATGTGGTGATTTCGAATGTTCCTGTTCAGAAATCCTTTCGATTGGGTATTGTTGTGATGGAGAATGCACTCGAGGTCTATTTGAACGGTCATCTGGTCAAGACACGCAAATACGATTACAATATACAAAGTGTGACGGGGCCAATTGATGCAGCATCTCCGCAACAATCTACTATCGCATTATTTCCATTACTCAAGATCTGGAATCGTATTCTTACAACATCAGAAATGCGTTATGCGAAGCCAGATCTGAATGAAATCGCTCCTCTTGGAGCACTATCGATGCCATCTAGTTCATCTTGCTTTTTCGATGCAGCATCAAATGCTGCTTCTAATGCGACCAGTGCTGCTTCTAATGCGGCCGCTAACGCTGCGGCTGAGGCAGCACGACTACGAGCCCTAGCTACAACTTCTTAAACAGAAAAATCATCCATTCCGCATAAACTTTTCAGATTATGAAACTGCTGTGTAAAAAGTGGATTGGTGTGATAGTGTCGACGAATCGTATGAGTAATGATCATTGCCCGACTCGGATTAACATGTTTTAACGACAAATACAACACAGAATACAACCTAACATATAAATCATAGTTGATTTCAAGTGCAAAAGTGTCATACTGATGAATCAATGTCTCGCATACATCGGCACATTCTTTCCAGTATCCTAGTTGGAAATATCGCATCACCACGCTCCAATAAATATAGACGAAATTGATAGTGGGTTTAATAAAGTTATGTAACATGTCTTTATAATCTCCATACGAACGATGAATATCGTCATAGAATTCATCCAAGATTTCTAAATAAAACATTTCCTCTCCGTGGCCATACCCATCCTGTGTCGTTTTCACAATCAACTCTTTCATTCGATTCAAAATGGTCATCCCAATTGCCTTTGTTGTCGTAAAAAGACAGCCGCATGCGACCCATCGATATTCTGTGTAATATTCTCTCTTCCATTCTGCCTGTTTGTATTTCTTATCGGTTACATTAAGAATTTGAAGATGAAACTTATCGGTTATATGATGTAATACATGAAGAAGAGAATGATTGCTATACTGATAGGAAATCTTAGAACCATTCACTCCAATGTTTGAATCGATCCATCCAAACTTAGTGGTATGAAATGGATTCGATTTTATTGTCTGTAACACAAAATCGGGCTTATTACACGTTAGAAGATGTGTTTCAGCACATGTTCGTATGTCTCTTGTTGGCCAGAATACCTCTCGATTTTTCTTTACTTGTTCAACTAGCGGATAACACCATAATTCTTCAAATTCTTGTACAACGAACTTAGTTATCGATAGAAAAGGACCCCTACGTTCTCGCAAGACGGGTTCCATTACCGCATTACAGTAAATGACAAGATAGCAAGGAATACGGAGAAGAGGATCCATTGATTCCACCGTTTCATTCATCCCGCGTGCTTGCGCATGATATTGTTGAAGAAAGTAACATGCGGTTGTCAATGTACAGTCTGGGATACCAGCCATGTGGTTGAGAGATCATGATACTTTAGATTGATAATCCAATCCATAGATAGAGGATGTCGTTCGGAGTCATCGCGGCTGTATTGATTCTTATTGCTATAACCGTTTATTTGATTGTATTTGTTATTTATCCAGGGGGTGGAAACAATGACGTTCTTCCCGCTCTTACACCTCTTTCTGAAAAGAAGGATATTGTTATGCCCGACGTGACACAGAAAACACTACTAGGAAACAACGGTGGAACGATTATGGGAATGTTTAATTTTATGAATGGCGATCGAACCGCAAAATACAGTGACAATTATATACCTTTTCTTCAAATTACGAACAACTGGTATCTAGAGGTTTCCAATGCCCCTAACGATAAACATCATACGTCAGCACGCCTTAGAGTACGGACTGCAGCACAAGGGGTCTCCGCAAAGGATGAAATGATCGAACTTCCTCCGATCCCAAAACAAAAATGGATCTTTATTGCGGTATTGCGCGACGGTCGACGATTTGACGTTATCTATGACAATAAGATTGTAGCATCTCAACGGTTAGAGCAATATCCGGTCGTTGTCTCTAGTCCTGTTTCGATTGGAAATAAGGGTCTCGATGGAGCGGCGATTCATGTTATTACAAACGGAACTAGACTTTCTCCTACCGATATCGAGAGCACACGATTGACGTTAGTAGATACGAATAAGCTTGTATTAGAAGGCAATCCAATCAATGTAAGTCTTCCGATGATTTCACTATTAGCCGAATGTCCCTCCGGATTACCATGTAATCCTGTGACAAAGCCACCGGCCAATCAAATTCTTAAATGGAGTACTCCATATGCCTAATCACATGTTCCCCGTTTCATCACGTTTCTCGTCTTGATAGAATATCCACGTATCAAACAGAATATTATGAGCAACGCAAACAATTCATCCCCCGTTTTGAGAATGATTCCTTATCTCATCTTTTTTGCGGGATTGATTGGATTGTACTACCTATATCAATACTTATTCGGTGCACAAACAGGAAATAGCTTTCCTCTTCTAAAGGCGAATCAATCGGCAATAGTAGATTCAGCAGCTCCGATTACTGTTTCATCAAAAGATCTGCCTGGAATATTTGAGGGTGGTGAATTTAGTATATCGACATGGTTCTATGTGAGTAATTGGTCCTATCACATGAATATGAATAAGGCTATTCTGCTGATAGGTGGTCCCAATTTTGACACGATTCGAGTCTATCTAGGAGCCACGAAACCGACATTGAAGGTTCGTTTTCATACAAAGGAAACAGGTACGGGTGGCTCTCAAACAGAGGCTCTGCCAAGGGCCACGCGAAATGTTGTCTTTACGACACCACAGACGGATTCGGGCTTGTTAGATGCCTCGACGATTTGTGATTTACCCGAGATCGATCTACAGCGTTGGGTGAATCTTACGGTGGCTGTGAATGGAAAGACAGTTGATATGTATCTAGATGGTAAACTGACACGTTCATGTGTACTGCCTGCATCTTTTAAGGTTGATTCGGGCGGTTATTCTGCTGTGTTATTGCCATTTGGCGGTTTTGGTGGCCAGATGTCTACTACAACGATGTATGATGCTGCATTAAACCCAGAAGCTGTCTATAAGAATTATATGTTGGGCCCAACTTTGTAATGCCAAATAAATAATACAATCAATAAAAAGGAGAGCCCGATGTTCGATAATTTATTTGGTTCTACAGCTGCACCGAATACGAATGGGTCAAATGGGTCCGGTAGTATCGTACAACAGCTTATTTACGGGTTGATCTACGTAGGCATTCTATATCTGGTATTTATATTTGTGGAATTAATGTATAAGTATTGGAATCGATTGTCAATGAATCGAACCATACTTATCGCCAATACCATCAACAGTGATAAAACGATTAGTATTCCACAAGATCCAAATGCATCAGGCTCCAATACGGTAAGTTTATCGAGTAACGAGCTTACAGGAGTAGAATTTAGTTATTCCGTTTATCTTAATGTCAACCCTTCCACCTTTCAAGGAGCAGATCAGACCACAGGTCTCTATCATATTTTCCATAAAGGATATGCGTCACAATTTCCATTAATGGCACCCGGTGTCTATATGCGATCCGATCAAAATACACTTCGAATCTATATGAATACGTACAAGACATGGAATAATTACATTGACGTAGAAAATATTCCAGTCAGCAAGTGGGTTCATCTTGTGATTGTATGTAAGGAACATGCCCTTGAAATCTATGTGAATGGCAATATTGCGAAGAAAATGTCATTTGACGGGTTTTCGCCCTATCAGAATTATCAGGACATTTGTTGCTTTAGTAATCGTCGTATCTTGTTATCAAAATCAAAGGTTACCTCGTTAGGTGATAATGATTTTAATGTATTGGGTGCGATGAAGGGTATGATGAGCCGTCTTACCTATTTTAGTTATGGACTGGGTTATTCTGAAATTCAGCAATTATTGAATCAGGGACCGTCCGATAAAATGGATTCTAGCCAATCCATGGATATTCCCCCGTATATGGCGGATAATTGGTGGACACAATCAAAGTAAAGTAATACAAACATTTATACTAGACAATCTGTAGATCTAAAGGACATATAGATTACCTAGTACAACACTAGTAATGCCAGGTGGGGGTCTCTTTTCATTGGTCGCCTACGGAGCGCAAAATGTTATTTTGAGTGGAAACCCCGACTTTACATACTTCTATAAAACATATAAGAAATATGCTCATTTCGCGGAGGAATCTGTAACGTTCGCAATGGATGGTCCACAGGATTTATCGTATGATCAGCCGGTTCAACTTCGTATGAAAATCCAGCGTGTGGCGGATTTGGTACGAGATGTCTATTTTGTATTCAATTTGCCCGATATTTATTGTAAATATCTTTCATTGCCGCAAGGGGGGCGCAACTCGCAATACAATTTTGCTTGGGTCAATTACATTGGATGTCACATTCTTCAAAATGTTGCATTCTTTATTGGAGGACAAAAAATTCAGGAATTTGACGGTTCCTATATGATGGCAAAAGCACAGTGTGACTTGGATCAGGACGCATTTAAGAAATGGCAAACTCTGGTGGGAAATGTACCTGAATTGTATGATCCTGCAAATGGCCTATATGCAGGTGGTTCGATGGGAACAGGATATCCACTTGTATACAACAATAATGGTCAGAGCGGTTCTACCACGATGCCACCTAATGTAAATCGACCATCCATTTCAGGCAGACAGCTTCAAATCCCATTACCATTCTGGTTTGCGGAATCCACGTTTGAATCATTGCCACTTGTTTCTCTTCAGTATCATGAATGTGAAATTCAACTAACGCTTCGCCCGATTCGAGAATTATATCGAGTGTTAGACAATAACGGCTATCAGGTCGCACCTGGATATCAGTTTAACCCATCACCTGTTTCATTGCAGCCTGGAAATGTGTATTATAATTCTGTATCCGATATTACAGATGTGCTTATTAATAATTTTTTGACAGATATTGGGACTCCAGTGCCACTACTTAATACATGGGATCTTCAGCCTCGAATTCAAATGACGTATGTGTATGTGACGGACGATGAACGCGCGCAGTTTTCTTCTGAATCTCTTCAGTATTTAGTACGACAAATTAGTACCTATCGATTTGATAATATTAGCTCGAGACAATTTGTAGAATTAGATACCCATAATCCGATCGAAAGACTCATTTTACTACCTCGGCGTTCTGATTCGATTCTCAATAGAAACCAGATCGATAATTTTACGAATTGGACCAATCCAAAAAAACCGCAATTTATTCCAACGGGAGGAGGGTGGCCTGCAAATATCAATCTTGTTTCTGCAACTGGAACATTTGTACTCAATGGTCAACAATCGATTATGAATACGTTAACTATTTTGGGAGACGGAAACCCGTTACAAGAGGAGAAACCGGTTAACTATTTTACACAGGTGGTTCCGTGGAAATATTTGAAGGGTCTTCCTGATCCGAATTTGATCGTCTATCCATTTGCACTCGTGTCACCTAATACACAGCCTCAAGGATCGATTAATAGCAGCCGAATTAAATCATTTCAATTAGATTTGAATGTCAACCCATTGCCTGCAAATACCTTTTATCAGTATCAGGTGACGATATATGTAGAGAGTCTAAATTGGGTTACTATTTCTTCGGGCATGGGTGGCTTGAAGTATGCGTTGTAAGTTTTAACCGTGTCGCGGCAAAGCCGCTTTTTAATCGTGTATCGTCATAGAAGGTCAGACATGAGTCTCGATTCACTTGTGTCCAATCTAAAAAATAAAGTGAAGTACAATCTTCACCAAGCGGTCAGCGATCCTGATGCAAATGAATTTGCCGCAAATCAACCAGAGTCTCCGCCGCCTTCCACTGAAAAAGTAGAAGAAGACGAGGATTATTTCAAGCTACCCTCTACGGTTGATCCTAATACGTTTGATTTTAATCGATTAATCATAAAAATTGGAAATCATGGTGTTCGCATGATTAAAAAAGGGTTTTATCCATGTCTCGTAATTATTTTAAGTATGTATGTGGCTAATGAACTGATCGTATACTCATGGCCGATCCGCCTCATCTTTTTTATTATTACGTTTTGGATCTGTTATCATTTTATGCCATTTTTGATTTTATTAATTGGATATTATTTATGCAAATCAGGATATGAATATTATTTGAATAACTTGTCCGACGGTCCTAAAACAAAGATCATGCCGACGATTTTTGCGCTACTTCCTCTTACTACAGATACACCGATTAGCTCTCTGGGTGCCTTTTTCATGTACCCCTTCACGTACCCTAAAAATGAGAAAGATGCTAAAAAGCTTCCGAACATTATGAATAATTACACAGAGTCTTTGAAGAAATCATTTACTTATTTTGATAAGGTAAAGAATTTACCCTTTGTTTCAGAAGGATTTAAACGATTGGAAACGAACATAGAACATCTTCATGATATACCTAAGAAGCCAGAACCTGTACCAGTGCCAGCATCGGCTCAAGCATTAGCGCCAGCATCGGCGCCACTACCTGCTACCATAAAACTAGCGACGCAGCCAGTTGTATCTCCATCACCTACTAAATAATACGATCTAAAGAATACATCACTTCGTATGACAATGGACATTATTGTATCCGTTGTCACACCCACGTATAATCGAAGATCCTTTATTCCTACATTGATTCAAATCTATAAGAACCAAACGTATCCTAAAGAAAATATGGAATGGATTATTTTGGATGATGGACGAGATAAAGTGGAAGATTTGTTTCAAGAAGCGGCAAAGACCATTCCTCATCTTCGCTATTTGCCTTTCAACGAGAAAATGCGAATCGGTGCGAAGCGCAATCTATTAAATCGAGAAGCGAAGGGATCGATCATTGTAGCGATGGATGATGACGATTATTATCCGGCCGATCGGATCAAAACAGTGGTTCAAGCCTTTACCAAATATCCACGGGTCGATTTGGCAGGATCATCTGAGATGTTTTTATATTATAAAGATGTTAAGAAAATATATGCGATTGGACCCTATCATACGAACCACGCGACAAACGGTACGATGGCATGGCGAAAGCGGTATTCGGATACACATCAGTATGATGAATATGTCACGAAAGCAGAAGAAACATCCTTTCTGGATCAATATAAACACCAGATGATTCAGTTGGATCCCAAAAAGACAATCTTGGTGATTTGTCATACCGATAATACAGTAGATAAAGCAGCATTACGAGAGGAACATTTATCATCGAAATATAAAGCGAAGGAAAAAATGAGAGAAACGTCCTATTGTCTAGAAGATTTTGTAAAGGAACCTTCTTTGAGACTTTTCTATTCTGCCTAAAGCTTCTCACTTACCAATAGGTAATTAAATATGGCAGAGGAATTTCATTATGATAAGTTAGTTACATTAAATAATGTGTATCATAATACTCTTATTCAAAGTAATTCATTTGTGCCACCTTCTACGATTAAAACCACATTATACCCTCATCAGAAGACACTTATTCATGGTATGCATCGTCATCGAGAAAAAATGACACGGGGATTTCTAGTAGGAAATCAAGCGATCAATGGAAAAGTTGGGATTGTAGGTGATCCACCAGGTTCAGGGAAAACACTGAGTATGATTGCATATCTTGCTTCACACGTCCCTTCTCGAATGACATCTGAACTGACAACATATTCCTCCAAATATTTCTTTTCACATGATCTTCGTTCTCTATCAGAGACCAATGTGGCACATTTGATCATCGTCCCTCATCGATTATTTGGTCAATGGAAACAAGAGTTCGAACAACATAGCACGCTCTCTTATGTTCCGATCGAAACCAAGCGGATCATGAGGGGTGATGCAATTGCGAAATTGATCGTTCAACATCGAGTGGTGTTAACAACCGATAAGTGTTATAAACATGTCCAAGCCTATGCCACAACTCATCATATTCAATGGGATCAGATCATGATCGATGAAGCAACATCGATCTATTTTCATTCCTCGGATCCACCACTTCAATTTCAATATTTATGGCTGATCACAAATAACTGGATTCCTCTGATCATGAAAAATCCAAATGTGATCAAAAGTACATTATTTCATTTACGCGATCGAGTAGAGCTTCATTCAGATCTAGAACGATGGTTATTAGAAGATATAACGGTTCATTATGAAGGACAGCTTGCTTCTTCGGCTTTTATGAAAGAGTATGTATCCTTTTATCACCCTGAGAGAGGTCGTATGGTATTACGAAATGCAACGGAAGATCTGATCAAAAGTATGAATCTTCCCTCGCTGCAACATGAAACACTTCAATGTAAACCCAATATGAGTCTGAATTCATTAATCAGTTTTTATCTGGCTCGTCAGAGAGAGCCATCGATCCGATCAAAACAGATCCCTCATTTATTTCAGGCATTAGGGATCGAATTCCAATCGATTGCTGAATACAAAGATCAACAACCGATCACAAAACACTCTCTGATCCAACGCATGATCGATGATCGAGATTGCGTGATCTGTATGGAGCCATGTGAATATAAAACCATTGTTCAATGCTGTTATCATTTATTTTGTGGTAAATGTTTATTAAAAAATGCGTTGATCAATATGAAATGTCCGACATGCCGAGAGGCCCTGAATGTACAACGCATTCATTGTTTGGAGACATTATCAACAGAAGAACGAATGCTTTCTATGAATAAAATGGAGGCATGTTTGGATATCCTTCGTAAGAACAAAGAGGGTCGATTCATTATTTATTCGCCGTTCACGAACATTTATTATGAATTAATGGAGAAGATCGATCAGATGGGAATCAAATCAGAAAGAATAGAGAACAATCTATTTTCACTGATTAAAACGGTTCGGAATTTCCAACAAGGAAAAACACGCCTTCTTTTTATTTCGAATGTGGATATGATACGAGGTCTCAGCTTAGCCTCTACGACGCACTTGATTTTTTACCACGAACTACCCGCTTTCGAGTCGAAGCAGGTGCTGCTCCACTCTTCTCAGCGACTGGGGCGAACATCGCCATTACAGATTCTTCATTTACATTCCGAGATTCAAGTGTAACACCTAGGGTATCATACAATTTACCAGTTTGATGTGTGGCCCATTGGGTGACACATCGAAATGGAATATGATGCTCATTGGCAACACGGTTCATTTCCTTCCACGCATTAAAGAGCGCTGATTGTTTGGTAAGAACCATGGTATACTGTAATTCAGAGGGTTCAGGAACAGTTGGCGGTTTGTCATATTGCTGAAGGTACAAATTCGGATATTTCAACTTGAGACGATAGGAAAGAGGAAGAAGATTCCAGCATTGATGAAAGAAGGCCCAGAAATCGGCACGATCGCTCCATCGCAAATAATCCAGAATTTCTTCATAAGCTTCGAAGGGGACCGGTTTCTTTTTTTTATGAGAATCTTCTAAAAATAGGGGAAGATTTTGATGAAACAACAGCCCCGCCAGGTTCGCATCTTTTGTCTCCAAATCCAGTTCATCGTTTTCACCCCAATTTTCAAATAAGGTAAACCACGCGGCACGAATCGCAACATGGATATTTTGATTCATTGATTCTTCTTTTCCACGTGGATTTGTGACAGAATGCTCAGGATAGATTAAACTTTGTGATACTTTGCGAATATCACCCAATTGATACAAGGAATCAGAGATGTCTTTCTTGAAGAATTCGACAAGTTTTTCCTTCTTAGGCATATTGACATAATGAACACAGCAATATTTTAGAAGTTGCTGCATGATACGGCCTTCGAGTACATTACAGATAAGAACCATGGGACAATCATCACTAAAGGCGCGTTTGGATTTCAAATAATCGAGAAGTTCTTGAAGACCGCCCTTTTCACCCTGGGAGAGACCGTCCATTTCATCGAGGAGAACCACTCGACCATTCGGCGTGGTGGGATGAATCCATTTGCTCACACCTGTTTCGATCAAAAGAGGGAGAATGGTTTGACGAAAGGAAGAGCCGGTTCGTGTATGACTTGCATTAAATTCTTGGACCCAGAAACGACCCTCTTTACAGACGCGATATACCATTGTTGTTTTTCCAACGCCAGGCGGACCAATGAGAAGAAATGCGGGATGGGAGCGAGTTTTGAGCCATTTCAACATGGCATCTTCGGTTTCAGGGTGAAGGCAAGTCGTATCTTCTTGAGGCAAACTGGTGCGAACCATACTATGAAGAAGAGGTGGTTCGTTCTTTACATTGACGTTTTTAAAAAGACTATCGTGTTTTAAAAAATGTCTAAATGCATTCAACGGGAATCGAACCCGTGTCGACTCCTTGGAAGGGAGCCATTCTACCACTGAACTATAAATGCTTTCGTAGCGACTTCATCGTTACACTCTCATCGTAGATTGTTTTTAGGAAATTTAAACGCAGTAGACACTCTGTGCCTTGGACGCAGTAGGCACTCTGTACCTTGGACGCAGTAGACACTCTGTGCCTTGAACGCAGTAGGCACCATGTGCCTTAAACGCACTAAGGGGGGCATCCAGCACTTCCACTGCCACCAGCACCACCTGTAGCAGCTGTACCAGTACTACGAGTCACACAACTTTCACCATTCGTGACACCTTCCCATGTCACCTTTTGGGCCATGGCAGCATTGCACATCTGTGTGGACTTGGTAGCAGGGTCTGAACTCAACCCTGAAATATCAAGATAGTATGAATCGTTCTCAGGAATGGTGCCATCTTTTGGGAAAGTAGATAGAAGAGATTTATCCTTTGAAACACCGATGGTATCGATACAAGAGTCCTTTTTAATACCTCCTTTTGTTCGTTGATAGTGTGTCAAATAGTCGGGACAAGTGTTGATAACAGGTGGCCAAGGACCGGAGGCGGGATTGAACAGGGGGCTTGATCCAAACCAACGGATCCCATAGATGATAAAAAGAGTAAGAGAACCAATAAAGAACAGAATCGCTGTGGGTGGCGGATTCGTATTGTATATTTGATAGGTGCCACCGACAATAATCATAAATGCCACTGCAATGAATCCGATTAAATAGTAGTTCATTCTACTATCGTCGAGTTATTTTTCATATAAGCCATAACATGGATCATGTGATAAAGAAATAATAAAACAAGGAAAGCCAATTTACATCTGGCCAGACAGGCCGTGAGACGGGATCGCAGCCGCCGCAACGCCGGCAACCGCAACCGAGACGTAGAAGGTCATGTAGGGGGTGTAGGCATCCGGGGCCGACACCGCGCCAAGAACACCACCGTTGAGAACGGCAGCGTTCGCAGCAGCAGGGGCGAGGAGCTGAACCTGACGGAAATAGCCAACGCCGCCAGCGGCGATCGGGGCCTTAACGGTCTTGCCCATGTCACGGAGAAGCAGATTGGCGGCACCGTTCGCGGCAACAGCGTTGCTGATGCCCGTGAAGAGAGCACCCGCTTGGGCAGCGGTCATGACGCCAGCGGGGTAGTTGCCGACGGCGCCAGCGGACGGGACGAGCTCATACGCGTTAGTCGCAATGGCGCTTAGGACGTTGGCAGCGCTGTAGTAGGTGTTGTCGGGCTGAATCTGACGAATGAAACGCTGAACGGATGACATCTTATATTCAGAACTTAGAAAAAAAACACGGATGGGTTGATAGAATGTCTGCCGGTGCTCGCTTACCTGAATTTGAACTCCCGTATACTCGCCATGGTCTCGGAGGCCAAAATGGTCGCGTGAACCTCGCTGCGACGCCCTCGGCTACCGGTACCTCCGTACCGGATTCGGCTGGTTTCAGTTATCCCAAACAAACCGAAGTCAGTTTCTCAGGTGATATGCTCCGGGGAAACTTGGAGCATTCCGCTTTATCAGATACCTTTTTTACCCGTAGGAACGCGACGGTCATCCAGGCGGCGATCAAGAGAGAGGTCTACCGTATGAGCGGACCGAAACAATATCAGATCGATGATCAAGACGTAGATGAACTGAAAATGATCATGCGTGCCATGTATTTACAGTACGCGAAGAACAATCCGCATAATATTGAGGGACAAATCGAGGAACTCAATAAGTTAGTGATCGACTGGGCGGCCCCGCGAATCATGTCAGAAATCGACTCGTACCAATATTATTTACAGGACATTTCACATTTGCCGGTTCCTCTGGAGAAACCACTTAATATGTCGAGTGCTGGAACGAAATCTCTGCCGTTTAAGCCTATGATGTAACGTGGGGACGTAACGCCGACTGCGTCAGCTACCTCCCCACACCCCTGTCTCGATATAAATCCTAGCAGTTCATAAAATACTTTATATAAAATATTCTATCATATGTGAAACCATATACGATAGAATAAAAGAACTAGAATGATCCTGATTAGTGATGAGATTGACGATACATGGAACGACTCTTTGCATTTCGTGTAGAATTATGAAGAGATCGCTTTACGCTACGAAGTGATTGATTCGCGCGACGTGATACGGACATACGCTGATTACGCCTGGTTTGTTTATTTAATTGATTTTGTAATTGCTCTTCTAATGCTTTTAATTCATTGACCGTTGGAAGTTGTGTTGGAGGAGCAGGGGGGAGTCTGCGTAAATCAATTTCCTTAGATTCCTCAGGTTTCCAAGCATTCTTTCTCTTTTTCTCGACACGACCATAAAGAAATGATCCTACTCCATCAGGATCACCAAATTTTTTCATAGAGGCAATTTGACCAATACGACTAGATTTTGCTCTATCACTATACAATTTAGAGTGGTTGGGGCGTTTAGTCCACGCAACTGCTCCCTGTTTTTCGTGCGATAGAAGCCCTGAAGCTTGGAGAGCACCTGATAACCATAATAACTGGTGTAGTGTTTTTACGCGGTTTGAGTCTTGGAGACTTGAGCGTTTTTTTGTCGAACGCGTGGAGGACTTGGATGACATTTCTACTTAGGAATGATAATTTATGTTTATTGAATCGATACATCGTTCATTTATCATCTATGACGACGTGTAGAACGATGATGTGATTTATATTTACGAGTCATATATCTACCCCCTTTTTTAGACTGCCGGGCCGCGGCCGTTACACTATTAAACATATTGTTAAGTGGGTTACGACTCGTCTTTGTTGGAAGATTACTAGTAGGTTGTGGCGTTGTGAAAGAGGAATTGCTAGTAACAGATTTAGATTTGTTTATGACACCTTTCAATGCATTAGGTGTCGGCCATTTATTAGAAGAAGACGAACTAGAAGACGCATTAGAAGGAAAGCTAGAAGACGAACTAGAAGACGCGCTAGAAGGAAAGCTAGAAGACGAACTAGAAGACGCGCTAGAAGGAAAGCTAGAAGACGAACTAGAAGACGCGCTAGAAGGAAAGCTAGAAGACGAACTAGAAAGCGCTTCCTGCTTTCCTAAACTCTTCTGATATAGAATATCGGAAAAAACTAGAGGAGGCATCAGTTCATTTCGTATAATGTTTCTACAATTTAATTTTTCTATTTCAAAATTTAATTCACGCAGTTTTTTAAATTTTACATTATCATTCAAAGTTGTATCATGTAAGAGATCATATCTTTCTCTATATTTTTGTAAACAACGCTCAGATTCAGACTCAGATTCAGACTCATACTCAGACTCATACTCAGACTCATCTGTTGCAGATGCTGTTGCAGATGCTGTTGCAGATCCGCAAGATTGTCGCATGAATTGATTAAATATTTGTTGAAATCTTCTATAAGAGGCATATCTAGATTTCTCACTAGTTATAGTAAATGGATCATTTATATATACTCTTAGTTTTGATATATCTTCAACTATACTGTTATTTATGTTAGTTACCAGTCTCGCATATTGGGGAGCAGTTTCCTTCTCACGTTTATTACATGGATCCATGTTACGCATTTTAGCTTCAGCCGCATATAATCGTTCAAGATTACGCGTCACAGAACCACGTAATTCGTCGATACGTTGTCTGGTATTCGCTTCACGGCGTTCGATTTTAACATTATTATTATGCTCTTTTTTTGATGCTAGACCTAATGCAGCAGCAGTAACAACACCAGCCGCAGCAAGAGTAGTACCAGCATTTGGAATCGGAAAACTAGATCCGTTTCGTGCAGAATTACCTGGTCCTGGTAGTTGTTCTGGTTCTGGCCCTTGTCGTGGTTCTGGTCCTGGTTTCTTCTGTAATTCTGGATATCTATCTATCATTTTAATATATGCAGATGCCTTTTTTTCATTCGCGACGTGAAGGTTAGTATGCTTCCAATTCTCCAATCCTACTTTATCTGTTTTTAATTTAGTTTGAGCAGCCTCATATCTCTCATCAGTCTCATTCATACCAGCTAGAAGATCTTCTTGTCTCTTTATTTTTTCTTCTTTTTTTGTAATAATAGAATTAACAACGTCAACGTTTCTTTTTTCTATTCGATAATTTGTTATATATGCATTTTTTATCATTTCATCTACATCTGTATCATCTTCAATTTGATCGATTATTTTATCACTATATTTACCTTCTTTTAGATTATCGGATACAATATCTTTTAGAATATGATTTTCTAATATTTCTACACGTTTTTGAAAATTATTGTCCTTATTTGCTTCTTTTACACAACGAAGTGCTTTTAATTTAATACGCCATTCATTTTGGTGTTCAACTCCTAACCTCTCTAAACTACCATTTATACGTTCTATTGTACTATCTAACGTAGCATCATTTAATTCTAACGATTCATATAATTGATTTTCAAATATGTCTCTATTGGTGTTATCATCAAAAATATATTGATACTGTCTATCATGGCGTACTCTGTCTAGTATCAGATTAAATTGATGTATACGCATATTTTTATTTTTTGTCTCAGTTTTACCTTGTAATGATTTAATTATGCCATCCACCATGTTTAGTTTTTTACCGATTTTTTCTCGTAATTCAATAATACGCTTCATATGCGCTGGAGGCTCACCAATAGCTTTTTCTGCCAACCATTTCGCCCAAGCAATAGCATAATCAGAAACGCCAGACGTTGGAGAAGGCTGAATAGTTCCGAGATCTAGTTGACATTGATTTACTTGGAGACCTTTTATATTACATAATGCAAGAGCTTCACTTTTAGTAACGTCAAGGCGTTGATAAAGTTCATCTAGCTCTATAAGATTATCAATCAATAAAGATCTTTCGTTTTGTATTTCCTTTAAGTTTTCTTTTACGTTTCTTTTTGAATCTTTTGGTATCTCTGCTCCATATGCTCCTGGAAATCCAAACCATCCCTTCGTACCTGACTGTGAACGTGTTGCTTCACGACGCATAATTCCTTTACGAATCTCATTTCTTATTTGTGGAGTATCATTGATTTGATATTGTACTAGTTCTCGTACTTCATCCTCTATTTCAGCAGGAGTCATAGCATGTGGTTGAGTCGCAACGGATGCACTGGATGAAGTCGCGCTTTGAGGATAGAATCGAGTTGACGGTGTTGATTGACTCGAAATGTATGATTGGGATGGAGTCGACGGTATTGGTTGATTCGAAATACCTGGGTTGACATGAGATGAAACATACGAAGAACTGGGCTGGATTGGTGCAGTTGATACAGAAGATGCAATCTGTGCTAACGCACCAACGGTCAATACAATTCCAATCGTTGCGGCGATTGCTGTTAAATATTTCTTCCATGTCATATTAGGAGTCCATTTTACAGACCTTATTATAGATTCTCGTACATGTTTATGATAATGTCTAAATATTTTGTAATATTCGTCTTTCGTGAGACGCTCCTCAGATTCAATTCGATCGCGATATTTTCCAAGAATCTTATGAATACTAGTTTCATAATCTATTTGATGGCTCCGTCTATTAGCATCTACCCTTCTATCAGTAGATCTATTGCTTAGAGTTTGACGGTTGAGTCGTCGACCCGTAAGGCGTCTAGTTTGATGTCCCATCTATTAATAGTAATGAAAAATAGAGGATTGATGTTAGATTTATTTCATAATATTATCATATAATATGAAATAGATTATAACAGATATTTTATTTACGATTGTGACGTTTAGTGTGGCGCTTCGTATGATGCTTGGTATGACGTTTCTTATTCTTTGTTTTACGGGTTGAATATTTGCGACGTCGTCCTCCATCGCTATTGGAGTTGGGGTAGCCCTGTCTCTCCTCTTTAGTCATAGGTCTATAAGTAAGACCACCTTCGTTGTTACTATTATTATTATCATTAGTGCTATTATTCGCAGTATAAATTACATTACGTTGTAATCCTGAACGAGGCGGTGGTAAATCTGGGTCTTCTTCTAAATGTGGAGGTAAATTATTATTAAAAACGGGTTCATATTTAGCTGAATATGGTTGAGCAAGAACGGGAGCAGGTTGAGGAACAGGAGCAGGATAGGATACACGCCGATGATTAAAGGATGATGTGGGTGCTACATATTGTTGAGCAAGAACGGGAGCAGGATTCGGTACATATGGTTGAGCAAGAACGGGAGGAGGATTCGCTACATATTGTTGAGCAAGAACGGGAGCAGGATGAGGAACGGAAGCAGAATTGGAAACGGAAGCTGTAGCTGATGTAGATGACTTAGAACGTTTAATTCTAGCTGTTGCATCTTGTCTAGCTGAGTTAGATTTAGTAGCGAACTTGGAGCGATTGATTCTAGGCGTAGCCCCTTGTTCAGCTGATCTAGCCGCCGCTCCTGGTTCAGCCATCCATCGATTAAACTCATTAGTTATAGCATCTCTAGATGATGCGGCAGAGCTAGATGCTTCTGCCGATCTAGAGTTAGTAGGAGGTAGAGCAGTTACTTCGGTAGAACTAGATGATGAGGCAGAGCTTGATGAAGGATAGGAGAAAGTCTTCTTCTTACCATCACTTGCAAATTGTGTAAGACTATCAAGACCTGCTTTTCCTAACTCACTCATACCCCTTGCTACCCCTCCAGCCGCGTGGCCACCTGCATATATAAGAAATGCATTTGCCCCTAGCTTCAGACCATTTTGAATAATACCCCAATTTCTTTGGGCTATCATTTGTTGATACTCGTAATTCATAGTTATTAGATTACGTAATTGTTCCAAATTTTCAGCATCGGTTCTAGTAAGAGCATAACGTGCTCCTGTCCCAATAACTGCCCCTGTCCCAATAGCCGTAACACACTTAATTCCAAAGTCTATTATAATGGCTGTTTGTTCTTCCTCTGTAGTCCGAAAAATCATGCGCCCTAACTGCGTCAACCAGCTCGGGTTCATGTATTGACTAAATTTAATATGCCCTATATTTGCTATAATTGCTGTTGTTACAGCAACATTTAGCGCAGCTGGGATTATTTGCACTGCTGTATTTCTTGCGTACTGAAGATAACTTCTATTCATTTCATATGCTACCTGATTTGCCCTTTTAATCATTGCAGCCCGATTTCTCAAAAATTCGTTAGATGGATTTGAATCTCGGTTATCCTGAACATTCGCCACAGCTAGATCAAATAAAAAATTCTGCATCCTTTCATATTCTGTAACATGATCCACAGATGGATCGTTTTTTAGACGATTATAACGTCTCATCAAAGCTTCTTCAACACTTCTAAACCCTATTGCGTATCTACGATGAAGTTTTTCAGAAATAATATCTCCAGGTTCTCCATTTTCATATATTTTTTGTATTATATCATTCTTTGAAAGTTTTTGATTCTTTCGCTTCTTTTGCTGTTGTTGTGATACAGGTATCTGTTGAGCTACAGCAAGCATCGGCAGGAAGTTTGACGGATGTTGCGGAATAGGGGAGGGATGCGGCTGTGGAGGCTGGTAATATTGCTGTGGTTGTTGCGGTTGTTGCTGAACCGCTGGAGTCGCAGTCCAACCTACAGGGTCTAATTGATTCCGATCTGTGCGACGTATTAGTTCTCTAATAAGTGTAGGATCAATACCTACAGCGTCAATTGCTTCCAGGATTTGACGATACATCGTCTGAAAGTAGTGCCAATCAAAAAGTGTACTTCGGTCTTGTACTTCTGATGCTAAATGTAATAATATTTCGTTATTAGCATAATGTGTTTGCAAATAATTTATAAATCGAACCCTTTGTATGTCGGTCAACGGCACATGAAAAAATCGCACTAAATGTTGACCGCCTGTTTGATGAGTATCAAGTAGTTCATAAAAATCATCTCCCAATAAAAAAAATAAGTACGTATACATGTAATTAAGAACAAAATCGTTTTTTTTATCATATAATTTTCGAATTTGTTCTGGCTTAACGGATGTAGATAATGTTATAACTCCATCGGTATTAGCAGTAGTTACATCAACAAACTCTTTCATAAATATAGTAGCTTCCGTTTGTTTGGATAATTTGCTAAAAAAAGTACTTAACTTCTTTTTGTTTTCATTGTAGTTTGGGATAGATAACTCAACTTTCGTATTTTTAGAAATACTAACAAATAATTTATGAACATCTTTTAATTCAGATGACGCAAGTGTTTTTCTATCTTCCAGTGAAAGTATACACATTATGGCATACAATTCGGCATCATTATGTAATAAATAAGGTCGTTTCGTCGCCATATACTATATCATCACAAAAAAATATCATAGTTATAGATTTACTTATTTCTTAGCAATCACCGGTTTGCGCTTCTTCACCACTTTGGCCTCCTCGGAGGAACTCACAGACACAGAGCTCGCCACGCGCTCCAACGAATACTGAACCCACGCCAGTCGGAACGCCTCCAAATCCGCAAGCCACAACGATGAACCCGTCTCCGCTTCGAATCGCTCCTTCTCCGTACGCTTCTCCTCCCACTGTCCATCCAGCTCCACAACAGCAGATTGCTTGACACGATCCATGCGCATGCGCAACACAAAGTCATACGAATCATACTCGTCTGGCTTCTCCAGATTCGACAGTGCAGGAATATCACACGCTTTCAGTCCCGCCACAATCTCCTCATCGCTCTTCTTCTGGAGCACCAGACGGTCATCAATGATTGCCTGAATGAACCGTCGTTTCGCATCGAGTTCCCGCATCTGAGCCGCCAAGACTTCGAGCATCTTCATGCGTCGCGCCTCGTACATCGGCAAGCGCTTCTCCACAAACGCCTCCAGAATGTCGCCAATCGTCTTGTACTTCACAATGTTAAACTCGGTATCAAAGCACGTCATATTCGTCGTCTTCCACGAGGAGGTAAGCTTGAACTGCTTCTCGAACTTCTCCACGTTATCTTTTAGCGCATCGTATCCTTCTTCTGTAAAGTAGAGTACGAAGTGAACATCCACGTCGTTGTACAAGTCATCGAATCCCTTCAATCCGCACGGTTCGACCTCCCCTTTCGCCGACGTGACAGATGCTGTTTCCGCCTTCTTCGCATCCTTCTTTGCCTCCTTCGATTTCTTCTCTTCTACTTCCAATAGCCCATCAAGGAATGCTTTGTAGTCCTTTGTCCAGGTACCAGCAGGCAGTTCCGTAATGGTAACGGTCTTCTTCTCATCATCGAATGTATAGATGCCCCTTGTCGCCCAGGTCATCTCGTCCACGCGACGGGTTGTTCCTTTGAACCCAAACCACCATGGGTCCAACGGATGGCCTGCGAGTGACGCCATTGAGCCTTCGAGACGGTGACGCAGCAAGCAAATGATATCATCGGGTTTGTGTGGCGGGATATCGGTCGAATAGCCAGTACCAATACCTACCGAGCCATTAATCGCCAGCAACGGGACAACAGGCAGGTAATACTCGGGCTCTACTACATCCCCATCGTCATCGATGTACTTTAGAAGAGCCGCATCCTCCTTTCGAAAGATGCAGCTGACAATGTCTTCTAGGTAGGTATGAATATAACGCGGCGAAGCCGCATCCTTTCCGCCCATCAGGCGCGACCCGAACTGTCCCACAGGTTTGAGCACATTGATGTTGTTCGACCCTACAAAGTTCTGTGCCATACCAATGATGGTGCTGTTTAGCGACGCCTCGCCATGATGGTAGGCCGCATGTTCCGATACGTAACCTGCCAGCTGGGCCACACGAATCTCGTCGCGCAAATTACGCTTCAAGCAGCTGAAGAGGATTTTACGCTGAGAGGGCTTCAGACCATCCATCACGTGTGGCAAGGAACGAATGTTATCCGCGTTACTGAAGTGAATCAGTTCAGAATTCACAAAGTTCGTATAGCTCGCCTTTGCCTCCACAGGAATCAGCATTTTCATGGGGTCGTAATGACTCAGCCATCGTTTGCGGTCGTCGGCTTGTTTCTTGTTAAACGCCAAGTTCATCGACTCGTCGGTTTTCTCGTCCCATTCGTATAGGATTTCATGGAGGTCCTTGAACCATTCGCGGGCCTCTGCCGGCGTAGACGTACCCAATCCTTTGTAGTATTTGATTTTCCAGCCTGCAAGGCCTGTGGCCAACGCATCCTTCCATTGATTGAACTCAGGAACGGAGTAGAAGGACAGGGTTGTCTTGCCTTTCATTGCCTTGAGAATCGGTGTAAGCAAGGTACACAAGAAGCCGGCTTTCATGAGCCCAGGCCACTCGGTGTGAAACAAGTTCATCAGGAGACCCTTGATATGCGACCCATCATGGTCTTGGTCCGCCATCACCATGACGCGTCCGTATCGCAGTTCTGACACGTCTTTGTAGACTTTACCTTGCTCCAGGCCAAGAATCTTCTTGATGGCCGTCAGTTCCTCGTTTGCATTGAATTTCTGAACGGTGATGTCACGGACGTTCAGCAGCTTACCACGCAAGGGGAACACACCCCACCGTTCACGGCCGACTTCCTTGAGACCCGAGATGGCAGAGGTGGCAGCTGAATCTCCCTCAGTCAGAATGAGCGTACACTCTTTCGATTTGGGGGTACCTGCCAACATGGCATCTTCCAGTTTGGTCATACCGCGAATCGTGCTACGTTTCTTTCCATCGGTCTTCTTGGTTTCGCGCAGCGACTTGGCCTCCAGAAGGAACTTGGCTTCTTCCAACAGACCCAGCTTTCCAAGCCCATCGACCAGCTTTCCATTGTATTCTGGTTTGGAACCAAACTCTGCAGCGGGTGTCGTCAAGAACTCCTTACTCTGTGAATCGAAACTCGGGTTCACAATGGTGGAGTTGATAAACAGAACAACCGAATTCTTGAGCTGTCCTGGCTTGATGTCGACTTTCTTCTTTTTGGCGACTTCGCAGAAGTCGGTGAGAACTTTGCGCCCAATCGTCTCCACGTGTTTGCCACCTTTCTTGGTATGAATACCGTTTACAAATGAGATATGCTTGTCTTCGGGCAACTCCTCCTCGTCTGAGTACAGGTGGCTTGCCAGAATCGCTCCGATTTCCCAGCGCGGACCACAGTCCTCATAGGCAAATCCCGTCATACCATCGCGCAAGAACAGTTTGATGAACTTCTCAAAGGTATTGGAGGGGACCGCCACACCGTTCCATGTTACTTTGACGTCCTTTCCAACAAGCGAAGCGAGCTCAATGATACGAGTGTGGAAGCAACCAATCATATCCGCAATGATGCCCGTTTCATTGAATGCGCCGGCGAAACGCACACGGTCTGGAATGAACGTCACCTTGACACTGCCCGTTTTGGCGGTTGATTTCTTGATAATCGGTTTTTCTACTTTGAACATGTTGTCGTACCAGGTCTGAGAGTACTGCTTACCTGATGCGGGCGTTTTGAGGTCCACGCTGAACATTTTGCTCAGAATCGAGACGCATTTGCTTCCATACCCGTTCTTGCCTCCTACGATTTTCTCCTCCGACTTGTCATAGTTGCTTGAGGTAAGGAGATTTCCGAAGATGAGCTCGGGAATCATGACCTTCTGCTCTTCGTCCATTTCAATGGGAATGCCGTCGCCGTCGTTCTCTACGGAAATTACCGTGTCTCCATCGCGTGAATCCACGCACACATCGATGTGTTTCACGGGAGTCATTCCAGCCGTCACGGTAGAGCGCACGTACTCGTCGCGGGCATTGACAATAATTTCATCGAAGATTTTGTAAAGGCCTGGATTGAACGAGAGGGATCGCCATACCATTTTGTTCGAACCAGAATCAAATACCCAGCGCGTCTCCTGATTGGTCTTGGTGCTGCCGACATAGGTGTCAGGGAGTTCCAGGATATGCTGATGGTGGGTGTGCTTCTGATACTTTCGAACGGTGGCCATGGATTGATTACGGATGTTAGTCTAATCTTTATACTCGAGGCCGTGTCAATTTTTATCACAATCCATATAAGAATGGCGGCAATGAGCGCGATGCCGCAACTAGAGAAAGAGATCATTCGCAAGGCATGTTCTGACCCATCATTTGTTGCGATGATTTATCTTATTATTAAATTATCTGCAAATGAAAGTCTAATACCACCTCCAACTATTATAGGAGGTGCTGCATTTATGCTTCACGCGTATGTATTGAATGGGCGCAATAAAGCGCGCATGCAAGAAGCAATTCGCGCCGTGCCACAAACGAGTGATATTGACATCGCGATATGGTATACGAAAGTCAAGGACAAAGATACATTTCTGAGTAAAAATAATACGATGGTAGATAAAATTCGTGAAAACCTTACTAAAAAAGAGGGACAATTTACGAATATACTTCTAGAACAACTACGACGGTTACTCCCTGATCCGTCTATCATTGATACATTTGCCATTCAGGTTACGAAAGAAGAACCTAGAGATAAAAGATTTGAGCATATGACAACGAAGATTAACATTAACTTTATCATTAATGGTATGAGTATTCCAGTGGTAGATATTGCAATCAAAAATGCAATTTATTCGCAGTACGTAAGGAATGGAAGAAATCGTTCTGAGATACCAGTTTCTGAAAACATAAGTCATACAAGTGCACAGAATACAGTTCTTCTTAAAATAATAGATAGGAACAATTCACGCGGCACACCAGATGTGTATGTACGCGTGCCAACGCTAGAGCGATTGATTGAACAGCAGCAATTTGCGATTAGCGCAATGAGTGGCCGTGCTGATATAACGAAGTACCAAGCCCGAATTGATTATCTTAGGCAACATCCTGAACTTGGATCCGCTGCTGCGCTTGACGATGTGCGCGCGCGGTTCGCCCGCGCTGTAGAAGATACAAATGCGATGCGCGCGTCACTTCCTCCACCTGCTTCGCTTTCCAGAGCTGCTTCGCTTCCGCTACACCCTGGCCGTTCCATTTACAGCCTTTCAAAAAAAGGAGGCAAACGACGTACCCATAAAAAAAATAAACATCACAAGAAACGTCGTCAGACAAAGCGCAATTAATTCATAGAAATCACATGACAATAACCCCGTTTCTTTCTCTTATCGCATAGAATAACTGCATTATTTTTAGGACAATTAGTGGCATATGTCGCAATACATGATTCTTGAACGGGTCGGCCCATGTTTTGATCTCGTACAAAGGTGCGTGAATATTTTGTAAGAAGAGACATACATGCGTCTTGTTCCTGTTTATCACGGGTCGCGGTCACACATGCGAGTGGTACTTTTTTCTCAAACTCGAATGCGTAACTGGAAGGAGACTCCATTGAATTCAATAGTGCATCGGTACATACGTTACATGGAAGTAGATATTGGGTACGCGCGAGCAAATAGGGAGTCGGCGCACGGATAGCGTTTCGCGCGATGCTCCGAATGTGAATAAGGGCAAGCGAGGATACGACAAGGGAGAAGACGATGAGAATACGAGACATGGTTTGATTATGAATAGGGTATCATACACAATCAAATTTTCTCAATGCCGACATTCATTTCTCGACAAAAATAAGCAACGAGCTCGTCATTCTTATAGTCGTGAATATACTTAATGGTTTGAATCCCTGCGGCAAGAAGCATGCGACAGCAAATGATACAAGGATAGTGTGTGATATATGCGGTACAACCGTTACATGATACGCCGCGTTTGGCGCAGTCAATCACGGCGTTTTGTTCGGCATGGACGGTGGCCTGTTCGTGACCTTCACGAATGATAGAACAATGATCGCAACCAGGTAAGAATCCGTTGTACCCTTGGCTTACAATTCGATGATCAGAAATAAGAAGACAACCTACGTGGAGACGTTCGCAGGGGCTTCGTGTAGCAGTTACTTGGACAATTTCTTTGAAGTAATCGTCCCAGGAAGGGCGGGTCATATGAATAGAATATGGTGATGGAGTCTTAGATTACTTTTTATGGGTACGCCGATGGTAGACGCGTCGTTTTCGAGTTCGACCACCTTTTTTGCCACTTTTGCCACTTTTACCACTTTTAGGTAGAGCTTTTAGTAAGTTTGCCATCGCTCTAGAGGCTTTTATTTCTTCATTCCTACGCTTTTCTGCGTTTTGTGCCTCCTTTTCTGCAATTGCAGTCCTATGTGAATTGCGCAAACTCTCCAGTTGTTCTGTCTGTAGCATACTGTTTGGTGGTGCTCCATATCGTCGTATATATCCCCTTGAAAAAGTACCTATAGTATCTAATTGCAGGTCTTTCCACCAGGGTCCTTTTACAGAACTATAAAGATGCGGCTGCCACATTTCTTTTTTCACTGCAGCAGAAGCAGAAGCAGCACCATTATTGATAGAAGAATTTTGTTTTTTCTTTGCTGTTCTTCTAGCATTCTTAGCAGAAACCGCAGGAGAGGAAGTTGCAATGGAAGCAGATGAAACCGCAGCAGAAGCAGTAGTAAGCTTGGCAACCGCCTCCTCAGTAGCACTAATAGCAGATGAAACCGCAGCGGAAGCGCTAGCAAGCGGATCTGCAACCTGCTCTGTCACATGAGATGCATTTTTGAGAGATATTTTTTTAGGCTCTTTCTGTCGCGACATTTGTAATGCCATACTATCTACCAGTTTTTTACGTCTTTCCTCATTCTTTTTCATTTTTTTTCTCAGTTCAAGTATATCAATATACGCGGTGTGTACACTAGGAATAGCTAGAAAAGGATTACCATGTAGTTGTCCAGCGTCAAAAGTATTTTTTATCGCTACTTCAAAAGCATGAAGTTGATGATTTTGTTCTTCGATGTCTAGTGGATTATTATTAGAAGAACCATGCCATGGGGCGTCTATTGATTCAATTGAAACATCATCTAGTACAGCAGTAATACAGCGATTCCAATGTTGTATAAATTGAATATACAAATATTCATGTATTGTAGATAATGTTCTAACAGATTCTACATCACCATGCCATTGATCCGATTGTATAAATCGGTTATCTGGTGATGGTGCAAGCTTAGCGTTAGCAATAGGAAAAAATGGTTTATATGGTTTTTTATTGTTATCGGGTCTATGGACTGGATCGAATGTTTTATTGGTTGTATCAATACGATAATGAAGACTACCTTTTTTATCTCCATATCTTCTTGGCCATGCGGCACAAGTAGATCGATTTCTTGTTTGGATGAAGATATGTCTTGGTTTTTCTGTATGTAATGTAATATGAAAAAAATCTTTTAAATGTTTCTGTTCTCTATAACCTATTTTATAAAATCGTATCATATCTCCACAATATTTATAATTTTCTCTATCATGATTATCAACATGCATAGATATAGCACCATATCCACTATCAAAATTATGTAATACCTTGCGAAATACATTTGTTTCATGTGTGTTATTCAAATGACATTTGTATATAAAAGATTTTAATATGATAGGAACATATGTCATCCATTTATCTTTACCAATTTTCTTGTAGAATTTTGCATGATCCGTATCAGCTTTAAAGCATTTATCACCAAATTCATATGGTTTAGTTAGTGGATCATCACATTTCTGTTCATCACGATTTTGGTATTCTGGATCGGAAATACTATAATCAGATACACACTTTTTATGGCATACGTCATCGTCGTCATCATCTGAATTGTTATTCTGTATAGGTGCTGCCGCTGCTGCCATCTCTTACTTTATCTCGATAATAAAAATAACAACCAGTAGAGATGAGACGAACCCGAAAACAAGGAGGAAACCGACCTCTACCGCTACAATATTTTGGAGCAGCAGCGCCAGTGTCTGCTTCGGCAGGAGTTGATCGTCTGGATGTCACTGGGCATATGGTACGCCCTACGATCGGCGGCCGGCGAAGTATGCGTAAGAAGCGTGGCGGCTTTTATCCCACTGTAATGGGTAATTTTGTACCAGCTGCTTCAAAGTATATCACACCTCTTGCTCTATTTGCGGCATATAAGCTAATGAAGAAGTCACAGCATACAAAGAAGAAACGCCGAACTCGTCGTAAGCAAAGCAAACGTAACTAATGCGTTTGAATCCAATACTGGTCTCCTTCCGGATACCGGAGAAATCCGAATCAATGAGTAGTCTAAAGCCAACGTGGAGAATTACACACAATGAGTGTCACACAGGGAGCGCGCCCAAACGCAAATGGTAATCTGTTTGAAATTCGTACTGTCCAGTCTGCGGCTTTCCGTACCTTGATCGAAGCTCTCAAGGAGATTCTAACGGAAGCCAACTTGGAATTTGATTCAACGGGTATCAAGGTGATCGATGTGGATGAGACCCATACTGTGCTGACGTATCTCCGCCTTCATGCGGATCGATTTGAGTATTTCTACTGTCCTGCCAAGTATGTGCTGGGTATTAACATGATTTATCTGTTCAAGCTAATCAAGACCCTGTCAAACAATGATAGTCTGACGCTGTTTCTGCCGGCCAATAACCCGAATAAGCTGGGGATTCGTGCGGAGAATGCGGAGAAGGGTACAACGAATACGTGGATGATGAAGCTCTTTGATACGAATGTGGAGAATATTGAGTTTCCAAACATTTCATTTACATCGATCATTCATATGCCGTCGGCGGATTTCCAGAAGATTTGCCGTGATTTTAATCAGTTGGCGGAGAAGCTGGAAATTACGAGTTCGAATGCGGACCTGATCTTCCGTTGTGTGGGAGATTTCGTGGATGGCGAGACAGTGATCATGTCGAATAACCAGGGTGGCATTGAGGTGGAGCGTAATACAACGGAGATTGTACAGGGAATGTTCGAGCTGAAGTATCTGGTTCTGTTCACAAAGTGTACCAATCTGTGCACGAGCACGCAGATTCATTTGAAGAACGATTATCCGCTGGTGCTTCGCTATATGGTGGCGAATTTGGGTGAGGTGCGCCTTGTGCTTGCGCCGCAGAAGCAGAAGACGGAGACGGCGCGCCCGCAAAAGCTTTAAGGTGGAGACAGCGCCCCGCGGCGCCGTCCCCACACCCCTCACCAGATAAAGTTATTTATCACCAGTTATAATTTGAAGAAAACAATAAAAAGATAAGATACTATCTTTTTATCGGTTTGTAATAAATACGTTTTTAATACACCACGATACATCGGTACAGGGGTATGGGGAGGCGTCAGCGTCCCCATTTACATTTTCTTCTGAAGAAACGGTGTATAAATGATTTCAGACTCGCGGATGTTGCTGACGGCATGAAGATTCGATGGTTGACTAAATTTCTGGGCATCTGCATTCCATACTTTAATGATATTGAATCCCCGTTTCGGGCTAATGGAAAGACCATTGATCCGATTTTCAGCGGAGGATACGACATTCAGCATCGATGCAATCACGTACGTGACATACACCTCTGCAGCATCTTTCTTTTGGCAACGAAAGGAGTAGCATCCGCCGCGAATATGATGATGACTCTCCCACAAGGGAGGCGAAGGGTCGCGCATCAAGAAGAACATTCCATCTGAAAACGATTCCGCTTTCAGGACTTCCATAATGGACCAGAATTGGTGCCAGGTTTTCATGGAACCCAAATTAATGAAAGTTTGTAATGTCCACTTGGTCTCTTCGGGAGAGTGGAAATAGATGGTCCAAGGTCCAGTCGGAATCAAAGAGGTCATCTTTGAATCGTCCAATGGAGTGGCCATGATGAAGAACAAGGAGGTTCTAAGCTTAGTGTGGTGTGTATTTCTTTAAACCGTTCATATCCTTCAATTTTAGAAACTTTAAGAACTTCTAACACGGATGATAATACTCATAGGCGTTTGAAAGTTCATGTGATGAATTCGTACGTTTGGCAACTTGGTGGTAGATCTTTTGATCACGAACAACAAGTGAATAATTGTCTGCTCCAAGAGTGAGCAGTTGTTCTTCGCCATGATGATCGATTACATGAAATTGAACAATGGTATCCAATGGAAACCACTGATTGGTTTGTGCACACCAGCATAAAAATAAATACGTAAGACTTGGTGCTGTGCTACCATGCGCATATAGTCGAAACGCAGAGAGAAAGGAATCGATGTCATGCTCTATCTGGGTATGTTTGTCAATGATTGTAAGTTTCGCAGACAACCAGGAGAGTTTACACATAGTATTGGCAGGTTGACACATAGAGGTCAATAGATGATTCGAATAAACCCATGTAGGATTGACTTTATTTTTGATGTGTGAAATGGGGAGAGGAAGCGACTGCCCATTGATAAACACCCATGTATGCGTCAGTCCACTATAGTAGACACGAGCGTAATGATACGCTTCTGTCAGTTGTGTACGAACGTGCTGGTACGTATCAGTCGCCCAGTTCCATAGCTGCATCGATTTCGTTAAAAAATAAGAACGAAACATCTAGTGATAGTATTGGATAGAATTATTTAAGTCGATAGAACGCAACGGACTGTGTTTTTTCTTTCCAGATGCCGATGGGCTGGTCGGTTGGCTGACCCTCTTCATCGATTCCATAGATAAACCCTTCGCCATCTTTGTAGTATGATTGTTCTTTGTAGGTAATTTCCTCCAGTTCGACACCCTCTTCTTCCTCTTCCTCTTCCTCTTCCTCTACTGCCTCTTCCTCTACTGCCTCTTCCTCTTCCGCCTCTTCCTCTTCCGCCTCTGCTTCGACTTCAGGAAGTGCTTCTACCTCCTTTACAGGTTCCACCACAGCAACGGGTCCCACCTCCTTTACTGGCTCTACTTCTTGTGCTACTGCTTCTTTGACCAATTCAATAGCGGGAACGGATGATGTAACCAGTGATGCGGTGCTAGGCGAAGACGGCGGGGTGTTTGTCATGACAGGTGTTTGGCTATCTTCTTTATGAATCACATAAACGGACTCTACTGGTTCAATAATGGTATTCTCCAGACAGACGCTAGTAGAGTCAAACAACCAAGGGTCGTCATTATCATCGATTTGAACATCACGTGTACCCTCTAGAATATCTAGACGGTCCACGATATGATGGAGTGCCAGTTGCTGAACTTCGTATTGTTTGGTGAGTTGTGAGATAGAAGATGAGATATCACGCAAGGTAGCTTCCATGCGGTCATTAGAAGGGTTAGATGAGGCCGAAGGATGTGAAGCCTCTGACGGGTGTAAGCTATTCAACCAGTGTTCCAACTGGCGGAATTCCTTTTGAACGTTCGTCAAGCAGGCTTGAATGAGAGTGGATGAAATGGACATGATTGCGGTATCTATTCTCTGCGCCAATCGTGCCATCAATTTTATGAAGATCTGATTTTCAGATTGAGGCACGCATCAAGAGTTGATTCCCATGCCTTAAGAGGTTTTGTTCTACGAAGTCGAAGAACTTCTTCTGCTTTTTGAAGACGCTCCTTTACTGTCTCATTTACATTCTTGGTCAAACTTGCATCGTAAAAATCAATCGGCTTGGTATCCATTGTCGCAAGAATACTCACCATGGGAGGAAGATGAATATCAACACGTACTTTATGAGAACGAATAAGTCCACGATAATCCTGAATAGAGAGAGACCCGCCAAATAATTGAAGAATGGCGCGAGGAGGTGCTGGATGGATGTTGTTATCGCATACTTCGCCATACACACGATAGAGCAAAGCCAATTGTTCCCAGCGCGTATGAGCATCTTGACGCATATCAAAAAGATAAGCAGCTGCACATTCTGGGCAGCAGAAATTTCCCATTACAATCAAATGATCGCCTGTATCTCGAACGGGCAAGACGACTGGGCGATGAGAAAACGAATGGCAACACCAAAAACATGCAGATGTACTGTGTGTTGGAATGGTCTTGACCTCGGAAGAATCTTTGAATTGAACCAGAAGGGGAGACTTTAGCGTGTAGTAATCAATTTCAGTTTCAGAAGCAACAGGTGCTGTTGTTTCTTTTTTAGAATCCGTGTGCGATTCAAGACGAAGCTCTGCATCACGAAGCTCTTTCTTGCGAACATCACCTGCGTGAAGCTCAGAAGATGACGAATCCTCTTTCGTCTCTTGAAGTTGTTCTACCTCGTCTACAAACGGGTTATTCGCGTAACTATCATAAGGTTGAGCATCCGTAGGAGGCAATGGATCATACATAATTGGCATATCATTCATGATGACATTCTTGCTTTGGATGGGAAGATGGACAATCAGAGGACGTCGAATACCGGAAAGAAGAGAGCCTTCAATCCCGTCAGGGGTAATGATAGCAACGACCGGAAATTGTTTTTTCTTGCTTACTTTCTTTACCACCGCAACTTCCTCTGTTGGATTCTCTGTTTTCACACTTGCACGTTTTCCTCGACCTCGACCACTCATACTGTCATTGGAACGCGTTCGTTTATTTAGGTTGTTTTGTGGGGACGCAAGCACACTTCGTAAACCCACACCCCCTCTACCTATATAACAATTGCCCCACATCCATTGCCAATAATATATCAGGCGAGGGGTTCACGGAGTAAAGGGGCGCTCACAAGGCTCGCAGTCCCTGCGGGCCTGCTTTGTGTGCCCCCACTTTACTGCGGAGAGCTATACAGGGATTTCCATACAAACGTATGAGAATAGTGATAGACGAGAGCGAATACGACCGCATGGAACATCGCCTTCGCAACGAATGACGCTCCTGGTGGCAAGGAGAGAAGAATGCCTGGTGTCAGAACAAAGAAGAGCACCGCAGTAAAGAGCGACATCATTGGGTGAAACATGGTTATACTTAACATGTAGAAAAAAGAAAGAAGGGATTTAAGCATATCGACAAAAGATAAGATAAGATGTCGGTTGATACATCGTTCTGGTGTGAGCGGGTACGGACCTGTTTCTCTATGTTTTCAAAAAATCCATCTACTCTGCAGCATTTACTGCTATTTGGACCTCCTGGATCGGGGAAAACGACAAGTGCAGCATGGTTAGTCGAAAAAATATGGGGAAACCGTAAATCACTTATGTGTATTTCGATGAATGCAGCGGATGAGCGCAGTTTAGAGTCGATTCGTCAGAAAGTATTCCCTTTTCTACGTGTTGATTGGAGAACAGAGAACGAAACCTCTCCTCGTTTTCTGATTCTAGATGAATGTGAAACACTGACCGAAGCGGCACAATTGTCTCTTCAAACCATGCTGAATACGGATCCCACGGATATATGTGTCATTCTCATTTGTAATTCTCAAAGTAGAATCCACCCCAAGTTACGTCAGCGTCTTCTTAAAATACGTTATGATCCACCAAATCGAAATCAAGATGTGACCGATATGGTCACGGCAATGACCCGTGGTGATTTACGACAATGTGCCCGAAAATCGGAAATGGAGCAGCGACTGTGGAGATATATGAACGGACATCCAACCGAGATTGCACAATGGATTCAAGAGGATACAACCGATATTCAAATGATCTTGACAGAGCTCTTATTGTTATTGGATATGTTTCAAATCATTGATCGCTCATTAATGGATCGAATGAACTTGATCTATTCATTGCTTATTGATAGCACTACCTTACATGATATCATGGAAAAACAACTTATTACATTTATTGGAGAATGTAAACAAAAAATTGATGATGCGATGATCAAAACATAAAGCACAACCAAATATGGCAGCTGCTGCATTTACAAAATCCAAATTACGTGTCTCGACAATGGTTATTACGGCCAATTGGGGTACTCCCATCCAATTAAACTCGCTTTTCGAATCAATGCGTCCTGTGATTCTTCCGATTTGGTATCCTGATGAGGGTGTTCTTAAATTTGAGCATAACAACATGGTACTTGGTTCAAGCTATAAAGATATCTTTACAAACCGAAAGATTACGTCAAAGTCCTTCTTTAATCAATCGACACTGGTTCTGCGTCGAAAGACGGCGGATGGATGGAAAGAAGTCAATGTGAAGTTATTTGCGAACGGTGGTATTCAAATGACGGGCGTGACATCGGAACCATTTGCATATCAGGCCATTGAATGGCTCCTTCGATTAATTATATCACTCCCCGTTTCTCCTTTCACCACACCACCATCTATTCAACGATTTTCCGTTCAGCTCATTAATACCGACTACGCACTTAACAAATTCATCAATCAAGATGCACTTCATAAACTCTTGATTAATGAATACAATCTCTTCAGTATGCTTGAAAAAACAATTTATCAAGGTGTGAATACCAAATTCTTCTATAACAAACGAAATCCAGGAGTTGGCATTTGTCAATGTAAGACATTCTGTAAGGGACAGGGTATGGGTGAAGGAGAGGGAGAATGCAAACGCATTACGATGAGCATCTTTCGAACAGGGCGCATCATCATTACGGGTGCAAGACAACTTGGGCAAATTGAGGCCGCTTATGACTTTCTCAACGCAGTTCTGGATAAACATCATACGACTGTGCTTTATGAACCGAATACGGCATAAATCGACTACGATACATAGTTGCGTTTAATGATACAGTACAGAATTGTATTTTATTGACAGATTTAGAACATGTCCACCCCGGCTTCGAATACTGTTGTGACCCCATCGACTGCTCCAGAGGTCCTACCGGCAGCTCAGACCCTCGTTCAGGCCGCTAAAATTGCGATTGAACAGGATCGTGCTATGATGCTTGATTATTATCGCCAAACATGCGCAGGTACTGCATTTTTGGGAGAGGATCCGACTACTACGGAGCGTGTTTTGGTGAAATCAAAGGACGAGTTTACTTCATTGATCAAGAAACTGTATAAGGTTGGCGACGATTTTATCATTGTGACTGAGAATTCGCTCTACATCGTCTCAGGCAAGATTCAGAAGCGTAAGGTGAATCTGGCCTCCCTCCAGGAGGCATATGATGCGTCACTGTAAATAGTAGATATGAATACAATCATTGAAATTATTATATTAAGTATATTTTTTACGATATCCGCTGTGTGCATGGATATTCATGGAAAGGAGATGGTATATTCATGTACTATAAATCATGTAGTTGCTTTTTTGATCGCACTCCTTCTTTCCAAAATAGTATATGAATGGATTCATAAAAATTGAACTCAAGAACATCTTTTATGAAAACTACACTTCATGTCATCGATATGGGGCATTTTCGGATCTTCCAATAAGATTTCGGAGAGAGACCTCCAAGATCTAGTTCTTGTACCTATCTTACAAGAACTAGGTCATACACCTGATAAGATACTTATTCCTTCAGAGGGTAATACGTCAATTTATCTCCAAGATTGGGCGGATTCACTTCGTATCAAGACACAGGTCTTTCAACCGGATTGGGCGAAAAATGGACGAATTGCGCAGATTCTTCGAGACGAACGAATGCGAAAAGAATGCACTCACATGCTGGTATTTCTCCCTCCTCGTTCGGACCGTCTCGAAAAAATGGCAGAAAAGATGGCTAAAAAAGGGAAAGTGGTATTTACATCATCAGCAGACCTGACCCTGACGCAGCTTGTTTTGCCGCCTGAGAGTGCTTCGCAGATGAGGGCTTCAGCGCGCGCTCGCAAATCAAATACAGAAACAGGGCAGCAGTTGCTGAAATTCCAAAGTTAATCAGTTTGGCGAGCAATACAGCGAGAACTAATCCACCGGTAATCTTGGTCGTGGCAAACATATAGATAGCGCTTAGAACGGAAAGACCGGCTAATACAGAGAAGATAACGAAGAATACGTAAAAATAACCGCAGAGTGTGCTATCAGCAATGGCATTGGTCCAATCGGGCGAAGAAGAGCTCATTTTCTACTATATACCCGGAATTCGATTCAGAGACACCAATAGAAACCATGTCTGTTACACCTTGTTGTGTACCGAATCTTGCGAATCCTAACCCCAATACGACCAACTTTGATAGTAGTACTGTATCAAAAGATGGCGTCAACCTTGTACGTTCTGTCTCTGATTTTTATTCCGCTGCAGCTGCGGGTATAACGCGTCCGAACGCTCCGCCGATCTTCCAATCGTATCAACAAATGATGAGTTGGAAACAAGCACAGAATCGACGATAATTTTCAAAGGACTAGATAGAAATGGTGTCCCGGAAGTCACATCGTAAACACAAGTCGCATCGTCGTCGTCATAGCCGCAAGGAAGGTGGTGCCATGCTGAATAGCGCGCCTCTTTCCTATTCCCTCGCGAATGACTGGTCATCGAAGATGTCCAATGGCCAGGGTGGAGATTATTTGAAGTATCATGTGGGTCAGCATGGTGGAGCGTTGGCGGGTGCGCCTCTTTCTGAGATGGGTAGCGCCCTTCCGTCAGCAATGCGCGGTCCGGCGATGCTTGGAGGTCTGGATAGAGCCTTCCATGGTATTGCTGGCCTGAGAGATCAGGCGGGTGGCAAGCGTCGTAAGCATAGCCGCCGTAAGCATAGCCGTCGTCGTAAGAATGGTGGTGGCAGTTGTGGTAAAAGCTTATACGGTGGTTCCCGTCGCAAGTCTCGCAAGAACGGTGGTTCTCGTCGCAAGTCTCGCAAGAATGGTGGAAGCCGTCGTAAGCGTAGCACCCGTCGTTCCAAGGGTGGTGCGCTCGGATACGCCCCTATTTCTAGCGCGAGCATGCTCCTTGACTCCGCTGCTTATTCCAAGGCAGGTCTGAACCCTGATTCGGGCGTTGAGTTTGCTGCGGCCGCCGCTCGTCAGCGCATGTAAGGCACTTTTAGAAAAAAGTGCGCAAAAATATGTAAGGCACTTTTAACGGCGTTGCCGTGCCGCGGCTTTCAGCCGCTTAGAAAAAAGTGCGCAAAAACAAAAATAAAATTGATATGTACTGATTCATGATGGAAAACATCATCAAATGAGTACCTTTACGATTTATACCGATTTATGGGAGAGCCAGAAAGAGAAGTGTCTCCAAGAAGTGTTAGAGAAAGCAAAGATAGGCGATCGCGTTCTCTATCAAGGGCCCAATCAAATGGATCAAACGTGGTATCGTATCATTGAAACGAATGGTGAAAGAGAATTGAAATATATCGCACACGACGAGTATTAAAGTTGTAAGAAAGCATCTTTCTGAATCGCATCCTCGGTACATTCTACAGGGCGTACACGGTCCTTAAAGAGGGGTGTAAGAAGTTCAGAGGCTTGTGCTGTAAACGAGGAACGATCCATTGCAGAAATAGTAACATCAATACGCAAAAAGAGATCGCCATATGATCCAATATTACCCGACAAGGGCATACCAAAACCACGAATACAATAGGTATCATTCTGAAACGAACCAGCAGGAATCTGAATAAATAGCCCCTCATCGTATCCTGGATGATTTTCTATTTTTACGACACATCCGATCAACGATTCCGAAAGAGACAATGAAATCTTGGTCTCCAGATGTTGAAACCGATCGCCAATCCGCTTAAATGATTTGAACGCTGGATCGGCTGGATCCTCTTGAAGCATAATGTGGGCATCGCCTGGACGCTCAAATGCTGGATGATCGGAACATACTTCTGGGAAGTGGAATGTCTCTTCTGCACGGGTTCCAGGAGCAATGTTGACAGATAGCTTTCGAGAATCATTAATGAATCCTGATCCAAGGCATGGACCGCATACTTCGATCACACGTTCACCCTTCCCCTGACAATCATGACACGGACCAGTGGTATGCATCGCCATCGGTCCCATTTGAACAATCTGTGTGACGGCACCCTGTCCATTACATTTACGACATATTTCTTTGATTTTCGCACCACTATGATCACAACCTGTACAAAAAGATTGACGATTGATGTGAATGTCGAATCGATGTCCTAGATAAAACTGCTCCAAGCTAATGGGGATCGTTTGAACAGTAGGATTGGGTTTCTTTTGTTTACGAATGGGACCACGCTGTCCAACAGGTGGATTTCCGAACATGTTTCCGAACAAATCATTCATATTAAATTCAAATGGAAATCCTCCAGGAGGCATTCCTGGCATTCCGCCAGGGAACGGGAATCCCCCAGCAGGCCCACCTTGTCCTCGTTCCATCATTTGTTCATCTGTCATTCCCGTTTCATCATAGATTCGTCGTTTTCTTTCATCGGTCAAGATATCACTTGCTTTGGTAATCTCCTTAAACTTTTCAGCATCGCCGCCCTTGTCAGGATGATGGATACGTGCCAGCTTCAAGTATGACTTTTTAATGGCAGTACAGGTATCACTTTTGGACACACCTAGCGTATCATACAATGATTTGGAAGACATGCGGATCGGTTTAATTGGTAGTAACAGCCTACGTTTAGGTCCGTATCGAGCAATCTAAAGTCTACTACCGAAGAACGAATAATGACCTCATTAGTTGGTCAAGATTCGGTTTGGAATGATTGTATTCAACAAGTTGATTCACCGAGTCATATCTTTCTTACAGGATCGGCTGGATGTGGAAAAACGACCTTGATACGCGAATGGTTGCAATCGTATGCCATATCAAAACAACGACCCACGCCCCATCTCTGGGGCGTAGAAGCGATCGATGAATGTCTTTTACTAGGACCCGATCAAGATCGTGGGATTCAGACCATTCGAGGACAGGTGAGTCTTTTTATTCGGCAAATGTCACTAGGAAAAGGAATCTATCGATGGGTTATCGTAGACGACGTAGATACCTTCCCCCACATTTCACAGCAGGCATTACGACGACCGATGGAATCGTACTCTCATATCACCCGTTTTATTTTTATCGGGACATCAGAAGAAGATTTAATCCCTGCACTGCGTTCACGATGTATTCATATCGCAATGAATGCGCTTGATACCATTCTCTATCGTTCTCATTTTCTAAATAGTGTAGGGATTACAGATCCATTTACAGATGACATGTGGAGTTGGGTCATTAATTTGGCAGGGAACAACAGTAGTGATTTGATACGCCTTTTAAAATTAATCAGAGATGTCCATTATACAAATAAAGAGACGGTCACCATTCAGCGAGTACGTATGTTATGTTCTTCGCCTATTTATATGGATTTCATTCCACTATTAACAGCAATGTCATTAAACGATTCAGTAGGCGCGATAAAGAGTTTGATTCATATTTGGAAAAGAGGATATGCGTATGAGGATATTCTAGAAAGTTTTCAAACCATCAACCAATTATTTGGGACGAACCAATTTAGTGATAATATTATGATTCATAAATTTTTGATTCATTCTTGGATTTCTTATTGTAAAGGAAATACAAGCATGTTAGCATTACAGCATGTCATTGATAAAACGTTGCGAGAAACTGTAACATCATCTATGACAATGGAATAATCTACTTTCTAGATTTCTCTAATAAATACTTCACTGCCAGATCCGATTCCATGATTTGCGATTCACTCATTCGCAAAAACCAGCCAAACATTTCACGGTCACGCATTTCTTTCCATGGAAATGGGACATATGTTGTATAATCACAGAGGTCAAATGGTAACTTGCCATCTGTGGAAGCCAATAAATCTTCTAATTGAATACGCTTGCCGTTCTTCTTGCGCATTCCCTCTGCAGCGGGATCCACAACCAGGCCTGTCTGAACGTAATCATTCGAGAATCGTACGAAATCCCACTTCACATCGCCGCGAATCTGATCGCCGCCGCGTTTCTTCGCCACACGTTCATAGCATACAGCAGCCCATTCCTTAAACATCGGATGGTCGGCCTTTGGAGTCCAAACAGCACGAAATCCAGGGACGTTAGTGCCGGCGGAGCCGGCATATGTTTCGTCGAGATCGGTTCCAAAAAAGACGGTCTTATCTTCTGGCAACTTACCAAAGGGTTTGAGACACACACAATATGGTTCTAGCCATAGACCTCCGTGTTTAGCAAGAATTGCAGTACGAAGATAGTTCAGTTCCGCCTCGTTGACAGGTGAGATCGGATCACGCAATCCGGGAGGAAGCTGGTCCCATCCTCCTAGTAATTCGGCAGCACCCGCCAATCCACCGATCACTTCAATGCGATAGAGATTTTTGTTTTTGTGAACGATCGATTCGTAACACAGATTGAGAAATGGGATATTCAAAGCACGCGTTGAACGTGCGCCAAAATCAGACCATTCGCGCGAGTTGACATCGGATGTGTCATAATAGAGCCAGATCACAGGTTTGTCCATCCCGCGCTGCAGGAGATGTTTGTCAAGAAATGGATTATGTTTCACGAGATCTTTGGAATAAAGGAAGGCATAGATAAATGCCACCGTCAATAATAAGACGAGAATCAAAAGAAGAATTTCAAATGGACCCATGTCACCCTATCACATCATTTGAATTCTTTTACGAAGGATTCGTCTGAACTTTCCTCCTTTTGTTCACTTTGCACACTCCCTACGCTCTCAACACTACGTAATGCCCAGACACTCGAGGATGTCCCTTTAAAATACGCCTCAATCTTCTGTTTGTGAGCAGCCTCTTCTTCCTGTTTTCGCTTTTCGTACGCCGCAATCGCTTCTAGATCACGATCTAGCTCAGAGACATACACCAAATCACGCTCCTTGAGAATATCCTCAAATGTTCTTTGTTTTTCTTCATAAACCGGTACTTTATCATACACCGTATTCTCAGAAGTATATGCTGCTTGTAGATCGGTATATTCAGGTCGTTCTTCAGGATCAGACGTGAATGATTGGTCAGTAGAGGAGATGAGTGCTGTACCACGGGTCGAACCGGATACAAATCCCATTTGATCAGGGTGAAGGATTAGGGTGGTTGGTTCCGGTTTACCCTGTTTCACATTCGATTCAAAGGTACGATTCCAATCAATAGGGTCTTTTACTACGCCATTAGGAGAACCATCTTCCTTCGCATCATCGTCTTGTTTCAACCACTCTTCATATCCCCTGTCATTCTCACGTACATGAATCTTCTCGAATTGATCGTTAAATTCCTTTCGAAATTCTTCATTCTGGTTGGAATCGAGATGATCAAACACTTCGCTGACGAGGTTATTTAATTCGTTTGTAAATTGATCATCACGAGCCTGTCGGACATCAAATACATTGAGAACCTGAAATCCAGATCGTCCACCTGTCATGCGCTTGATCGTTGTGGAAAGATGGACATAGGCTGCCAAGATCGATTCAAAGTCCTCCTCCGATCCGCCTTTATCAGGGTGTGAATTAACCACGGCTGTCTTGAAGGCTCGCTTTAAAGATTCAGAATTTACATCATCCATTGAGGAAAACCCTAGTTTTTCTAGAGCGAGATCCATACTACCTGCTGGTAATGATTCGCAGTTTAAGTAGGATACCAGGATAGAATGTCCGACCCGAAATGGATTATGTTGAATAATACAACCGTCCCCATTTCATCCATTGAGAGTATTGTTATGAATGGAGAGGAGGGAGAATACTATTTCACAGTACAATGTACCAATCAAAAAGTATACATGGTTCATTTCGAATCGAATGGCGGGAAATGGCTCTATATGATATGCCAGGATGGATGGGAGGAAGCGAAACGGGGCGGAGAGCGTTATACATTATTATAAAAATCTAATTTTTTGCGGGCTTTTTCTAAGCCGCCTTTGGCGGCGCACGTTCCGTATAAAAAGCCCATTAGTACCAAATTGCTAAAAGCAATCGTTTAGTAGAGCATTTTTGAAATGCGCTAGTACCCAATCTTCTTTTGATTAAGATCCACACCATCCGTGATGACCATCTGTTTCATGCGATCATGATACTGCTGGTTTTTCATATGCATTTCTGCCCGTTTGCGTTCCCTCATTTCATCAGCAGCTGACTGACGCTGTTCAAATTCACGAATGCTATGAAGCTCGGATTGATTAAACTGTTCAGGTGCTTTCTCACGGGATGCACGATATTGTTCAAAGGTTCGATCGTGAACAGCAACATTGGCCACTTTATCGGAAATGGTGGACTCCGATGTATAGGCACCACGAAGATCAGTGAATTGAAATCGCGAATTGGGTGCTGCCGTGTAGGTGTCAGGGCGTTCCCCCACCAAATCTACGCCACTGGTGGGATTGAGCGTGAGCGCCATTTGACCTGGGTGAACCATGAGTGCTGAACTTTGCTTAGGACCTTTTCGTGCTTCATCCTCAAACATGCGGTTAAACACATCACGATTGAATTCACCTTTGAATTTCTGCCCACCGCCATTTCCACCATTCGAGTCTTTGAGCCAGTCACCATATCCATCCGAATCTGGATCAGGCATATGGGTTTGTTCAAATAGTTTATTGAAGGCGTTCATATCGAGATTCTTGGCGTTAAGACGTACGGGTTCGCCGCCATAATCCCATTTCTTGGCATCGGATTCACGACTTTGTTGTGCTTGTGACATATGCGACGCATCGACTCGTGCACCTGTCTCTCGTTTCCCGCCTTTCATAAACTTCAAAATTTCAGACAAATAAGCGTATGCTCGTGTGACTGCTTCAAAGTATTCTTCAGAACCACCCTTATCGGGGTGAGAGCGAAGCGCCATTTTCTTGTATGCGATTTTGAGAGTTTCTTCTGTAAGAGCAACCTCTTCTTGAATATTTAATACTTCAAGACAAGAAGCGAAGTAAGTAATTGCCTTTTGTTTGGGAGTATCGGTAATCACTTTCCAGGTGGGTTCGTTCGACGTATGAGTAACGATTTGCTGAGAGCTTTTTACATGAGACGGTTGCTGATAGGTTGTTGCGTTGGGGGCGTTTAGCATAGAAGGATGTGTCGCTCCGATTCCACCCGTAAAGTTGTGCTGTAGACTACGAGGAACAGCGATCCCTTGTTGCGCAGTATGCTGTACAGGTGCTTGTTGATGAGATGGCTCTCCCGGAAGTACAGATGGTTGACCGCCCGATTGAACAGTGGAAAGATAATGAAGAAGATAGCTATAGATCCCGCAACGCTTGGCAGAATTGACATATTCCATGGAAGCCAGACAGGTTTGAATGACTTGTATGCGTTTTAATGGATCCCGAATTTGAATCATATTCGAATACATACGAACATGAACGGGATCGACCGCGGACTGGTTGTTCCCCATCTATCATTCTCAGTAAAAACCATTAGATCATTTGTTACGCAAATAGTAGTATTATGTTTAACCTCATTCCTCTTGCGATGGCCACAGGTATGGCGTCGATTGACGCTCTTGTGATGGCAGGAATCAAGCAATACGATATGGGGGTCATTCCATGGAGAGGTATCGTTCCTATCGCTATGTTGATCTACTCGTTTCAACCCTATTTCTTCTTATTAGCTCTTCAATATGAATCGATGACAGTAATGAATATCTTATGGGACATCATCAGTGATATTTTAGTAACCGTTGTAGGATTGTTCTATTTTAAAGAGCAAATCTCTTCTATGAAACAAGTGGGACTCGCATTTGCGTTTGTTGCGATTGTGCTCATGTCATATGACGAGTTATCATCTGAATCATTTTCTAAGAAGAAGTAGAAATGTCAGTCCTAGAAGAAATCAAACTTGCTGGAAAGAGCAAAATCGCTGAGCTGGCTGCTGGTGCAGCTGACACGATCAAAGAAGAAGCGGTCGATGCCGCTATGCGCGCGGTGGGAGAGGATTCTACGGTAAAACTCGATAAAGAGGGCGAACGCATTGTATCGCTTGTTTATGATGAAGCCAAGGCCGAGGCAGAACCGATTTTAAAGGATGCGAATCTATCAGTCTCTGTCAAGGTTACCAAACTTCTGGCGGCGCTAATGAAAATTATGGAGAAGACGAAGGTCGATGGATCAAAAATTCCAGGCTTGAAGAAAAAGGCGGTGGTGCTTTATTTATTGAGACAGTTGATGAAGGATGTTGTTGCTGATCTTCCAGTACAATCCTATCTGATCTCTAAAGCGGAAGCGATTGGAGAAAGTCTATTAGAAACTCTTGCGGACATCTCGCGCAATGTGAATATCCCAGAGGTGGCAGCGTCATGCTGCATGAGCCTGTTTTCCGCGCTCACCAAATAAAATTGATAAACATATTCTCACGGAAGTAAAGCATACACGATGAATCTCTATCGATATCTCCATGATGTACCCTCTATGCCCGTATTGAAATATAGAAAAGAATTGCCGACACTTCCAAACACTTCTTTCACAGAGGTATTCTGTATATCACATTATTCTGATATTTCACTTGATAAGGTGGAAGATATGTGGAACGAGCATGAATGTCTCGTGTTTGAACTATTTTACACTGAAATAAAAGGCATCTATTGTGTCCTTTTACCCAATACCGTCGAAGTATCATCAACGGACTATAAGCAGATCACAATGGATGATCAGTATGATGAAAAACGACACATTTATGATTACTATGTGAAGACAACCTTACCGTTATTCTTGACACGATTCCAGAAACGAATTCGTACGCGTCACTATTTGAACAAGGTACAACGTTCTATACCCTTTCTGCCGACTGAACTTGCATATCATCAACAACTTGTAGAAAAAGTTTCTATTCATTCACTCATGGATGATTACGAACTCCCACTGATTCGAACGTATCTATACGAATCACTGGACATTGTGAAAGAAGAGAAAGAATACCACCCTGATGGAGTGAAAATGCCAGAACTAAAGGAAGGATTTGAGGAACTGGCTCTACTAACGAAGTCTCTATAAAGAAGTAACTATGATCCGTTTCAGCTCATAAATACTTGGAAGAGGAATCATTGATTCGCATTCCCAGAAAAACCGTTTCCCCATCGACTCAAATGAATAGACAGAAGGATAAAATTGTGGAGCAAGGGATGGAAACTTACGCTCTTTACAGGGTGGAATCAACGACCAACTTTCGAGGGGAAGAACCAGTGCCAATTGTTCAACAGGCCGAATGTCCTGAGCGCGAACCAATACGTTCGCAGGAAAAACGGGAAGAGGGGCGGTTCGCAAGGACTCCCACAAGGGTGGAAGAGAAAACGGATAATACCAATTAAAACAGACATCTTCCAACTTTCCCGTATAATATGCCCATATCCATTGAATACCGTACAAATATTGCTCTATCGAGCGCGAATAACTAGAGAAAAGGCCTTTGTATTTTTCTTTCCAGTTTGGTGCTAGCGCGCGCTTTTGTGAATCGAGCAAGACTTCTTCTTCAATATGATGCAACGGCCAATTATTCTGTCCTAGATCTGTTTCTTGGGCACCTCGGCTGAAATATTGTTTTTTACCGATGTATTTTTGGATACGTGTTTCTTCATTACCTGATAACATTCGAAAGAGACATTGGAGTCCTTCCGCTGAGATCTCTTCGCCACGGATAAGAGGATTCCTTTTAGGATCTCGAAGAACAGAAAGGAGTTCGGTATGACCATCGTCTCGCATCTTCAGACCAAGGGAAGAAGGAAGGAAATCATTACCGAGAATGGACATGGCAAAACAATAATCGAGTAGAAACGAACGTTTATCTTGTGACTCGCTCGTCAACCAGTCTCGCAAGACATCGATCGAAAACCATTCCATTTGTTCTTCTCCTGCGGAATCATACGCAATCTTGCCCATTTCAATCTCTTCGCGAAAGAGCCAGATAGGATGCAAGATAGGTTGATCGGTCTGTCCCAGAAGAGACAGTACAATCAAGTCAGCATCCAATCCGTAGACCGCAGTGGACCCCTTATACTGATTCGTCCGCCACGCTGTCATGATTTTATGCTCTCCTTCGCCAGGTTCATCACTGGAACTCAATTGCCATGTTCCCCTTCCTCTTTCTTTAATCATTTTTTCAAGACCTGCGTGGAGTTTTTTCATAAAGAAAGTTCCAGGCGTAATGGCATTTGTATCCCATTTTACTTCTCCCTTTTTCTCTTGCTGTTGCAACCATACCGATTTGAAGCGACGAAGTCGCTGTTGACGCATTTTGGCCATGGGAACTACGCCATCAATCGCCAAGAATACGCCAGCTTTTGGATCCACTTGGCGAATCATCTTGATACAATATCGTACGATACATTCAATAAATTGTGCTTCCCATTCCTCTTTTTGATGATCCCCAGGATAAACGGGTGTATCGGCACGATGAAGACAATGATAAATCAGACAATTAAAATCCATAAAGAGCCAATCGATTCCGATAGAGGGGTGACTTCGTCGGATGAGAGTCGGAAGAATAGTGACTAGTTTTTTATAATAAGATGGAATACCCATATTATGATAAATACGCGTTTATGCTTTATATCAATCGGTTAATATCATACAGATTTATGTGCTATGAATAGAGATGTCAACAAGGACAGCAAATGTATCACCTGCTGCCGGTGCAGCGCCAGCAGCAACAGAAGGTTCATCCTTTGATTTTGTTCCAAAAATAAAAGACTTTATGGGCGGTACAGTGATTCGAACCATTGCTGAAATGTATAACTTGATGCCCGATTCGATATTATTTGGTTGCTTTGTCTTATATTTTTTAACCCAAAATCTAGCATATGGTGTCTTTTCTGCATTTATTATTGAATTGACGATAAGTCATCGATTGATTGCGTGGATGTCAGTACAGATGTTCGGCCCCCCGGCCACACCGAAGCCGATTGCCTGTCGCGCTGGGTACAAAACACCTCAGATGGATATCAGTCGCATGTTTAATCATGATCCATACCCATCCTATGGTATCTTCTCTATTGTCTCCATGGCAAGCTATCTGGGCTTTGCTACAAATGCGTCATCAACAGCATTAGATTCTATGGGAGAAAATTGGAAGACTCGTGCCATAGTTGCCTATACCTTTATGGGGTTGATCGTGGGTACTTTCATTCTCACCCGCATCTTTTTATCAGGGTGTGATGACACACTTGGAGAAATTATCATTGCTGCGGTTCTGGCAGTGATTGTTGGATACATCTTTTTCTACATAAACAGATCGTTATTTGGTATGGAATCCATGAATTTTCTTGGTCTACCCGTTCTAGTATCAAAAGGAGCCAAATCTAATGGAGATCCAACCGAAATTTATGTCTGTGCCAGTGTGTAATACAAATAAAATAATATGTAAATAGAATGGATTCCTTACGAGGGATTATATCAGACCTTCATGTTTTCCTGTACGGTGGTATGAGAACCCTGCCTATTACTATCGCGGGAACAATGCTTATTTTGGGTCTCTTTACTGCAAATTATGCGATGATGTTTTTCCTAGTAGGCTTTATGATTGCCACTCCAAGTTTATCGGCTGTACTAAATGCTATCATAGACGCAACAGCATCGAAATGGGGTATTGATTGGTTTAAATCAAAGACATCGGATGTATGTAATGTTGTGATTCCCTATTCAACATTAGATAAGCCATCAAAAGTCGAAGATGTGAATATATTATGTCCTACATCATATGCAATGATCTGTTTCTTCTTGGGATACATGCTGACAAATGCGGTGGAACTATATCGACGTGGTACAGATCCTAAAGCGGATGAGACCAAGGTATCGACTCGCAAGTCGCACGCAATTCTTTCGATTCTGTCTATTATTGTCTTTACAATCATTGTGATTGGGTTTCGTATGACTTCGAAATGCGAGTCGACAATAGGTCTTATCATAGGAATTCTTATTTTTGGACCATTGGGATATGGATGGTATAAGATGTTAAGTAAATCAAATGAAGGTCGATTAGCCGATCTATTTGGTATTTCAAATCGTATCCTTCCTGCTAGCGCGATGAAGTTGGACGGGCCAGTTGCATGTTTTGCGGACCCCTCTGCCTAAATAGGCAGAGTATGCCTTCCCATGTTCCTAAAAAAAATCATAATATCGCATCAGTTCTTCAAAAAATCGTATCGTGCGTCGAATGTCTTCTCGTGTGGACCAACCCAGACGAAGAGCCATCATCATTTGCTTTACCACTGTGGGATAATGTACCGTAAACTGGAATGGTTTTGCGTACGTTTCTTCCATTTGCTCCAAAGAGATCGGCGTGGGTTTGTTATTTCGCTGATTGACTTCTGAATGAAGACGATAGAGCCAGAGTCGAATACCCTCTTTTGTTAATACAAGTGGATACTTTGCTAGGTAGGACGTATAATGTTTTTTACATAGAGGACAGGGAAGGGTATATTGTAAACTGCGAAGAAGACCTGTCCATACTCGTTTTTCTTCATCGGGAAGTCGTTTAGAGAGCGGGTGACCAAATCGTTCTGCAGAGGAATGAAGAAGAAACCACAATTGGGGTCCCCATATATGATTCTGTGGAGAATCCATTGGAGGTGAAACAATTGTTATCCGATCAGAAAATCTTTTGATCAACTATTTCACGTCATAATGAGCACTTCATTTGTTTTTGAACCAGGTTTCGTGGAATGAATAGAACGCCGACAAACAAGTACAAGAGTAGAATAAGGAGCGGGAAAAGCATCGCGTACAAGTGGAACATCTGCATTACTCATCATCCATGAACAGCCAGCTGCTGCAAGCGCCTGACAGCGGGTAAATAGCGACTCGTGCTGTGCTTCATCAAATCCGTCAGTGGTATATGAAACAAAGGAACGATTTGTTTCAGGGGCATAAGGCGGATCAAGATAGACAAAATCGTTCGGTTGAACCGGGCGTAGTGAATCCAAAAATGGGTAGACGCCAAATACAACACCTTGTAGTAATCGAGATACGGAACGAATATGTTCATCGTCTATTACGTTGATCTGGGCATAGTTGCCATAGGGAACATTGAAACCATGAGGGCCTTCACGATAGATTCCTCTGAAGCACGTTTTATTGAGAAAGAGAAGCATTGCAGAACCCTGTGGGGTCATGCGTTGTTCTTTAGAAAGGGAATTGAATCGTGATCGGATCCAAAAATAATAGGATTCACGGGAGGTAAGTGCTTCTTGGAGGGTTGCGGGAGAACGATTCACGCCTGTATCGGCACATCCGCCGATTTCTTCGATCAATCTGTGAACTTCTGCGATCACTGTTTCGGGTTCGCGCTGAATGGATTGGTACAGACCGATCAAATTCGAATTCAGATCGCTTGCGTACACTGTGCCGGATAGGGTGATCTTGCCGGCTTGTCGATAGGATAAGAGACCTAATAGGACACTTCCTCCGCCCAAAAAGGGTTCATGATAATTTTGGATCGTGGAAGGGAATCGAGAGAGAACTGCGTCGAGGATCTGTGTTTTGCCTCCGACCCATTTGAGGAAGGGTTTTACGACATGGATCGACATGTATTTCATACGAAGATTATAGGCGGATCACAAAAACACGACCCGTTACGAACTCTTTTTTATATGATGAAAGAGAAGGATGGAGGAACCGAAACCGGACTTTGCGGTGGAGGTAGAAAGCCTTGAGGAAGAACCCGATAATACGATGCCAAAAATCATACCGAGAAATGTACCGCTTGTGGCAAAGCCTGTACCGCTTGTGGCAAAGCCTGTTCCACTTGTGACAAAGCCTGTTCCACTTGTGACAAAGCCTGTAGAAACTTCTACCGTTATGCCTGTAGCAAACCAGATCCCAGAACCCATAGAAGTACAGGATACATTAGAACAACCGTCCACGCAACTAGCAGAGACGATCGAGATCGAGAATCCACAATCGATCTTTCCCCATATCGAGCCCTATCCAGAAACGAGTCCCAAACAGCATCATTTTCAGTTGAAGCACAAGACTGATCGTGCCCAATTGATCAATATGTGGGGTCAGAACGATATTACGGCAGAACTCAACGAATCGGGGAAAAATAATGTTGATGTTACTCTCATGCGTCAAGATCAGCTTATTGGTAAGATCCAATTTCTACATTTTGATCGTCGTGATCGATCCATCCGATCCAAACATTATGTAAAGGTATATCTATACCAATTTGACGATTCGACCATGTTTGAAAAAGCAAAACAGATCATGAGAGAGTTTTTTTATCAGATCGGATCTCGTCCTCGCCATCGATCAATAAAGCGATCACCAAAGGTGCGCCAATCTACACGTTCACTGCGTAAAACGCGCAAAGCAACTCACAAGAAGTCACGTTCTACGAGAAAACATCGAAAACCAGTACGAAAATAATAAAAAAATTTGATCTCATCGTCCCCCATTGATAAAGGATAACCCATGTCACTTGAATATAAAGTTCCTCGAATTTTATGGGAGAATTTCGAGTCTGTTCTTCTCGCTCAATCGAAACGCTACATTGCGGAGTTGGCCAAACGCCTCCATGTATCAGAAAAAGAGCTCATTAAAAAGGTATTACCCACAACGGATTCATTGAAAGTAATCATTCAGGACTCGCATCATGAATCGAATCAGTGTACTGCATATGTTCAGCACGACCATTTGACCGTGTTTTGTAGAAAGCCTGTGGCCTATCAATCGACCTTTTGCCCTGTTCATCGAAATCGCCGAATGATGGTCATGGAGGGAACCCAGCCTACCACGATTCAAAAAGTAAAAGATGTACCGTCTTTGCCACCTATGTGGCAAATCGATCAAACGCTAATTAATTCACAAGGGAACATGATTGGCAAAATAAATAAAGAGGAGCAGAAAATCAAGCTGTTTGTAATAGAGGAGTGCCTAAACCAAAATCAAGTATAGAAGTAAATGGATGAAGAAAATGCAGAGGAAGAAAGCGTGGAGCCGACCACTTTTTTTTATTTATACGACGATGATGGCGGCGTAGATGACTCTGATATCAATATCTATCGAACACATAATGACCATTTATTTGAAAAACGTAGGAAAACAGATACAGGGTATTTCAGGATTATACCAAAAAAGCCCTATAGCTGCTTCTTACAATTATCAACAGGGTATATTCTGAGATTTCAAAAGAAAGATGGGCATAATTTATTATTACCGCAATGGTTTGAATCAAATGAATTTGTACGAAAAATCGTATCACGAAGTCTACGTTCTGTAGCGGCAAGACTTCGTTATCTGTCACATATCATAGAGGAAGAGGAGGGGTACGATGAAGATGGAAACATGACATATTATGATCTGAAAGAACAAGTGATGGAATCCTTTATTGTAGAGAAACGTCTTCGTAACGCCATGCAGAACGTTTTGATGCGATGGCGAAACTATCAGATGGATAAACGACATCAAGATATCATAGACCCTATTACATTATCGGAACCTGAAAAACGTGTTGTATTATATGATTGGAGCATGAAAAGGAAATTCATATTTGATGCTAAAAGTTTGGCCATCCATATTGAAACAGCATTGTTATATCACGAGGAAGGGTTTGCGGTACCATGTTATCCTCGTAATCCATGGACCAATCTTGAATTCACCTATCGTCAGCTTGTTTCGATTTACGAACAATTGAAAATACACGGCGAACTTCGGTGGGGGTTTCTTACATTGCGCCAACACAATTTTAATAAAAGTATGTGGCATAAATATCATCATACCTCTATCACACTGAAAGCAGTTCAGACCAGTTTGGTTCAATTGGATTCGGCAAATGCAAGAGATTTGCTAGAGGATTTTATTATTATGAAAATTAATGAAATAGAAGATGCGACACCCTTTCTGGTGAATCTATATCGTACTGCGATCACACATGTACCTCGACATTGGATCATAGAACAATGGAAAAAAGCAGCATTTCTTCATTATGAAAGCCAGCATTTCGGATTGAATCGCATTATCGTCATCAATGATATGCGATATACATTGCTTAAAAAACAGTATCTGCTGATAAATGACTTAACAGAAAAAGGACTTATTCCCTAAAATTTGACGAATGATATGAGTCTGTAACATGTCAAGATGGGCAATTGTTTATGCGCCGAGAGTGAGATATCACACCCTGTACCGAACGTGGAAGCAGTAACAGATATCTCCATTTATCAATATTGTACGAATGAAAATACTCACTATGTTTCGTATGAAAACATACGAAAGAAAGTGAAAGTACTGCGTGTTGTGGATGGTGATACGGTGGATATCGCGATGGTGAGCGATGATACGAATAAGATATTCAAATACCGTGTTCGATTATATGGGATTGATACGCCTGAGAAGAAGCCACTAAAAAGTAACCCTGATCGTGAGAAAGAAATGGAAGCTGCCAAGAAATCAAGTCAGGCATTACATAAGAAAATAGAAGAGAATCATCATTTGGTTACCATTCTCTTGTCTAAGCCCGACAAATATGGGCGCTTATTGGGAACATTATACGACGAGAAGGGAGAAGACATTAATAAGTGGATGGTTGACCAAGGATTTGCTACATCCTATTTTGGAAAAACAAAGAAGTCATTTGCGGAAACACGTCATTCCACGGATGATATTTATTATGTTGATGATTAAATACATACTTGACGACGAACTGGTCGTAATAGTAGCACTGTTATCTCCCCAGGTCCAGGAAACCATCGAATAACATCAACTGGATTACAGCCATCTTTTTTCTCCAGAAATGCTTGTGTGATAGGACTAGCATTCCATAGGAGCCGTGCCATGCTATATCGCCGTGAATAGACTGCTATTCGGTTTGTCTGAGTGGGTCCTAATAGACCATCACCATGGGATTTTTGTTTCTCGGCTTTGGTCCACTCGTCAGGAATATCGTCTACTAGATAGCGGTCATAGAATGCTTCTCGTGCATCATCGGAACGCCATATATCATTGTGTTGATACTCCGCAACGGCCTCTTCCCAGAAAGGACATCCAATAAATCCCTTTTCTAATGCACCGAGATAGGGCACGCTTGATTCTGACCATTTCATTCGACCTCTCCTACACCTCCCATATAAACACGCGTTAGGAATACTGTATCTTCGATGTTGTTTTCGGCCACATTCCACTTCCCATTCACACAAGGTTGTTTGAAGTCGAGGCTCTATCGTAATAGGAAGAGAAGACCAGCTTTTTTCTTGTTGTTCTTCATTCAAACAGACAGACAACACGGCAAGGCATCGAATAATAACATTATATTCATCCGAACAGTAACCAAGGAGCGATTCATATTGTTTCAAAATGGTAAAATAGGAAAGATAACGATCCGCATACATAGGACAATTATGGACTACATACCAGCGAAGGAGTTCCCATACGCGTTCATCTGATAGGTGACGGGACATCCACCATGCGCTATATGCTTTTCCTTGGAACATCGCACGAAACATATAGATTTCATGCTCATCAAGAGACGGAAGATAAGGTGGAGTTTTACGCGTAACGCGGTCAGGGCTCGCGCCTTGGGCGGTGAGAACCAGAATGTTCCAGAGGGAATGATCACGATGTGTATGTGGTACCCAACTAAGTTGATAGGAGGCTAGAAGAATATCTTCTTCTGTTACTTCATCGGATGCAAGACGTTGCGCGACGGACATCCATGAAAGACAAAAGGGGCCTTTGTTCCAGAGCCAGGCTTCAAAGAGAGTGGATATTGTTTCTGCAATACATCCGCTACGAAGAAGCTCGTAACACCAGAATACTGTTTCATGTCGATCATTTCTCGTAGAACAATACTGTAAGGCAGCGTGAACTTCGTCAAGGTCGTAGAAATGACGTGACAATGCCATGTTACATTATATGGTATGAAAAAGAAATATCAAATTTATTTACGAAGGTATAACAAATGAACCTACGCGATGAAGTGGATTTACAAACGGGAGATCTTCTCCTGTTTCGAGGAACAAGTTGGGTTTCATGGTTGGTGGAATGGTTTGGTGTAAGCAGATACAGCCATGTAGGGATCGTTGTGAAGAATCCCTCTTTTCTTGATCCAGATCTGGAAAATGGGACCTATATTCTCGAGTCCTCTTGGAACAATACACCTGATGCAGAAGACCATCGAATGAAATGTGGCGTCCAACTTCATTTACTGGACGATATTCTTAAAGAATGTACCAGAGGTTCGGTTGTGACTCGAAAGGTGAATTGTGAACGTAATACGTCATTTTATCAAAAGTTAATAGAACTTCATAAAGAGATTCATGATAAACCATACGACATGGCTCCGTGGGATTGGCTCTGTGCCAAATATAATATGATCTGCCCACTTCCATCCGATCCGGCATACAAAACAACAAAGCGATTTTGGTGTTCGGCACTGGTGTCTTATTTGTACTGTCAATTGGGAATCATGGAGAAAGATGTCAATTGGTCATTAGTTGCGCCTCGTGAGTTCAGTTCAACAGAAGCGAAATGGATACGGTTTCTTTGCCCGATTGATAAGGAGAAACCACTTTATTAATGTGTGACGAATCGTATCATTTTAAGAGGTTCGCCAAGTAGAGATGGCCCATTCCGAAAACGCACATGAAATTTTGCCAGGATTGTGGCTGGGGAATGCGAAAGCATCCATGGATGAAAACTTTATTCATCGAAACAACATTCGAGTGGTATTTAATTGTACCAAGAATCTCCCCTTTAGTCCAATGATTCCAAATAAGTATCGGATTCCTGTGGATGATAATTTGGAGGAAGAGGAGATTCGGAACATGGAGTTGTGGTCCAGTGAAATTGCCTTTAAAATCATGGCGGAATACAAAGAAGGTAACGTGATCTTAGTTCATTGTATGGCGGGCATGCAACGATCGGCTGCGTCGGTAGCGATGATGATGATTCTTTATTTACAGATTCATGCAACTCCTGTGATGAAAATGATTAAAGAAAAACGCCCGATTGCTTTTTATCCGAATGCGAATTTTGGCCGTTCGATTCATTATTTTGATCAAAAATTTCACAGTGAGATTCTTCCAGAGATGAAAAAAATACCAATAGGATATAAGTCCGAGTAGAATGGAACATACCATCACGATTCCTAAACTTCCTCCACCCCCATCGTCCACATACAATTTGTTATGCTGTAATGTATATCATGACAGAGATGAATTCGAACGGGTGTTGTTAGAATTAGAATTATCCAATGTCCAAAAACAAATCATTCTTTCCCGATACGTTCATATTTTGGATCATCTTGAAAAGAGAGTCCGTACCTATAATCGTGTCTTTTATCTGGGTCATACTATCATTACGGTTGGATCTCTGTTTGTACCTGCCCTGTTATCGATCCAAAATTCAAGCACACTAGAGAGTGCATATTCTTCAGCTAACATTTACTGGGCGACTTTTATTATATCATTATTGGTAACCACATTTAATGGGATTTTAACTCTGTTTAAGATCGATAAAAAATATTATTTTTTGAATACAACTCTGGAGAGAATGCGAACAGAAGGGTGGCAGTACTTGGGATTAACGGGTCGATATTCAGGGCATCTGATTAATAATCAAGTACCGACCCATCAGAATCAATTTGTCTTTTTTACACACCAGATTGAAAAGATTAAAATGAAGCAAATTGAGGAAGAATATTATAAATCAGATGAAAAAGCGACACAAGCTCCACAACAAGGAAATACGTCGACAACGACAACAGTGCCGCCGCACGATCTATATCCGCCGTCTCCCAATCAACCGATTCAATCAATGGAACAACAAGTTCCAGAACCGGTGAAAGAGGCAGTCAATTCCCTTATTCGCTCTCATGCATCTGCAGCTGATCCAAAATATGTTATCGAGTAATAGATGGGGAAACGAACCCCGCAATGTCAATGTGATGAGAAGTGTCCTCTCACACCATTAGAAGGTTCTGCTTTTTGTGAAAATCATAAATCGTGTACTGCTATTTCACCATTATCAGGGGATGAGCCTCCATATGATCCAGATCAATGGAATAAATATAAAGGTGTGAAAGAGGCCCATAATTGTTTCGCATATGCGTATCGTTTTATGGATATGCCAAAGACAGCAAAATGTACGAATGAATCATGCCCTATTTCGTTTCCTCAACCCGGCCGAGCAAGCGGATATCCAAAATGGTCAAAGATTAAAGGAAAACGATGTCCTGATATCATTGCGCGCGCATTAGGTGATGTACCAGGAAGTAAGCGCGTACCATTTACCGAGCGTTGTTCAAAGGGAATGCGTAAAGTGGCATTTATCGCGGATCCGAAGGAGGATTATCATGTTCTAAGCGAGGATAATACAGGTAAATGGTCACATAAACCAGGTGGAACGGATGTAACCGATGTGGATGCAAGCAAACGTCCGATTATCAATCCTACGTTAGCAGACTTTAATTATCCCGATTCAGGATTAAATTATAAGAATTTTTGTGGGTATTTGTGTATTCCTGCGACAAGGAAGCATCGATTGAGACGTTCTGGAGGAAAACAACGTAGTTTAAAGCGAAGCACTAGAAAGCGAAGCACAAAACGTAGTTCAAAGCGACGTACACGTAACTAATTATTTACGTAATAGATATTGTGCATAGGAAAACATTTGTCGCATCGCAATCTGTATCATGGGATTAAATTCCAGAAAGATGGTATCTAACCATTCGCAAATCGCATGTTGTTTTTTGAGAGCCGCATGTAGATATACTTTTTGAAAGATATAGTCCCAAGCAAGTTCTCTTCCAAAATCCGTGTTTTCACGATAGTCTTCCCAAGCAATCTCTAATGCGGTTAGATTTCCATCATTAATGAGCGGTTTAATTCCCTGAATTAATTCATCTTCGATGGACATTAAAAATTGATTCTATACTATTTGTTGAATGATATTTATACTGATATGGTTTCACACCTCTATATACGTCTATTGATTGCATCCGGAATTTCGTATGGTACTTTGCGATACATTACAAGTCAGCCAAATAAATCATATACGCAACACAATACGATTACACACCGGTCCCCACTTTCTTCAACCACTCTTTCCCGTATCGCTGAATGATAAAATGATTCGGATTCCATTGATAAAGGGCTTGAACGCAATCAATGCGGTCTAATGGACTAACCGCACACATCTTTCGTAAAATCGGATAGAGTTTTGCCTTGTGAGATTCAATCGAAAATGCAGTAGAAATCGACCATTTCATAATCTGAAAGACAATATTAATACCGATTCCCCAACTATCATATTTTGTCCAATAGGATCTGAACCATGCCGCGGAATCCCCGTCTTTTACTGATTTACTTTGTTGATAAAAACGATACAAACTCGTCTTCATTTGCTGTGACGAGACGCCCAATAGAGTTTGTATTTTTTTAAGAATCTCTTTTTTCGTTAAAATCGATTCGATAACACGTGTCCCATCATGGCCATGTATGATCGCATTCACAATCGTTGCATCAGGCGGTTCTTGTCCTACATGAACGGTATGCTGATGAAGAAGATCATCATCCGTAACGTCCTCTTTGGCAAACACGGATAGATTGAAATCGATGATACGTGGAACATTATGTTGATCAACTAGAATGTTTCCTTGGTGAAGATCACGATGAACCACTCCAAAGAGATTCAATAAGGCACCTGCTTCCAATAAATGAGAGAAGAACTTGATCGGATCAAGAGTTTTAAAGTTTACACGGAACGAATCAATTGGTACACCATGATAGGTCATGGACAAAATCCGAAAGTTAGTTAATGGATTATCCTTTAACACGGGGCAATTCGCGAGATCTTTTTCTTTCTGTTCCTTCGCAGGTTCGCATATGGATTCCGATACTGCAAAGTAATTTTTCCAGAGAGGGATTTGTCGGATCAATGATGAGATCTTAAATTCCACGTCGGCATATTCGGTACGGATAAGCTTGCTGATGGGAGGATGTTCTTTGTCCTCTGGATTCTCTTTTGGAGTCTTGTTTTTACAATGTAAGGAGGATGTAAAAACACATCCATATAATCCATGATCGATCAATTTGCCACCTTCTTGCATGGCTTCTAGATGGTTCAAAGAAACGATTTTGGTGGGTTTTTTCACTTCGTATCTTCACTTCGTATCTGCACTTCGTATCTGCGTATCTGCGAATCTTGTTCGTTGCTTTTACCTCATGATACGATAGTATGTATGGAGGGTATCTCTGTATCGGGTTGATTCTACTTATCGCGATTGCGATTGTAGAAGTGTGGAATCCAACCCTTCTCAATGAAGGATTTACGAATATGGTTTCCGTCGGAGATAGCGCCTTTTGGGCCCGATGGATGCCACGACGCGGTGATGTCGGTATAAGTCCTACGGATGAGCAAAACGGTTATACACGAGATATTCGTTATCTGGCAATGTATGCCGATGTTCAACGTCTGGGTCAAGATCATGATTTTTGCCGAATGGTTGTACCGTCGGGAGGGATCGATAAAGATATGTTTTTTGCCTGTGCACTGGGTGGCACGGAAGGACTCTCCACCGTTCAATATCGAACTCCATCGGTAAAAAATGGATTTGAAATCAGCCGAGATGATTATATGAATGATGTGTTAAAAGAGGGTCGGATGGGTTATTGCCGAATTTTAAAAACAGATGCCGATACATTTGAGGCAAAATGTAATCCTGCAGGTGATTATTCGTTTCAATCAAAAATGATCGTTGATGGAAATCCACCGGATGATATTAAGATCCTATTATCATTTTATCATGGAATTGTGTTTTGGTTACGTTTTCGAGACGACCTGGTTGATTATGCGAAGAATCTGACCATTACAACAGCAGGTCAAATCAAGATCGATCCCATTCCTGAGCCGACGACGGATGGTCTTGAGTTCAATGGAGTGGATCAATATCTGCGTATTGGTGACGGAAGCAATTTAGAATTTGGAAATACGATTCAGCTCCGTTATGTTCGCGCATTCTCTTTTTGGGCATATTTCGATGAATTTACCAATAATGCAAAGATTTTCGATTTCGGAAATGGGGCGGGTAAAGATAATGTGTTTTGTGGAATCGTGGGAAGAGGAAACGCATCGGTACAACAAACGGATACACCCCCCAGTTGTATTGATGAATCTAAAAAGACGATACCTGATGCGCCATCGGGGGCCCAATGTACCTACGAGCAAAGCCCACAAACGGCAATGTTAACATCAAGTGCGAATGTGAATGTCTATAGCTGTCCTGCTCCTGAACTCACGGGGCGCATCATGCCGCCACTTCAAACCGTCCAGGTTCCAAAAGGTGATGCAACCACTGCTGACCTATTGTATGAAGTATGGGACGAAAAACAGAGAAAGGTACACATTCAACTAAAGAATATATTTCCTTTACGTAAATGGGTTCACATTGTGATTACAACAGAGGGTAGCGATCCATGGAAGCCGGCACTAAAAGTGTATAAGAATGGAGAAATTATTCATAATGAACCTTCTGCATTTTTACCGCAAACCAATGAAACAAAAATAAATTACATTGGCAAATCCAATTGGTCCAATGCCACAAGCCCTTATCAGAATGCGGACGAACTCTTTAAGGGGAAGATGTTTGATGTGCGCGCGTATCAAGAGCCGATGAACAAAAAGAAGATTCAAGATACTGTTGCATGGGGTAAAAAGCTGTTAGGCTTGGAGTAAACTCGTCTTAAAGCATCATATCACTTATGATAGTACATGACAAAGTTCGATAAGTGGATAGAGCGTATCACCAATCAGCCAAATTATGATCGCATGGAAAAGGATTTAACATCCGTGATCGAATCCGTTCCTAATAAGCACTATTTGGCGATTTATATGAAGCCCTATCTAACACATATTAATAGTGCAAGTTTCCATCTATTGTATCAATATTTAGACAGTCCAGAAAATTGTGCTGTTCATTTTCCGTCTGCAATTCAACAAGTCATTATTGATTCTAAAACAAATGAACGAGCATTGGAGTTTATAAAACGAATGATTCATGAGTTTGATTATTAACCGATAAACAGAAGTTCATACGCATTCTTTTTATACCATGCTGTCAGTTGTTCCATGATTTGCGCTTGAACATCCGACTCTGATCCCTTCGCTAGAAGATGGATCCAAGATTTCCAGTCGCTTACGTGACAAAGATGTTGAAACTCGCCATCCATTGCGAGTTCTTGTTGGAATTCTACGACACAACAGTCTTTTGGAAGAGCCCACAACTTAGCCCATCGTGTATGAGTATGTGGTCCGCCATGAAGGATACACATGGATGCGCCGATAACAGAATCATAAACACCAGGATTCTTTTCTGAAACAACGCTCACCGTCCAATCTGGATCATGAGCTTTGAGAAACGGTGTAATGAATTCATATACAAATCGAGGAGTGATCACTGAATCAGTAACAACGACACATCGCTGACCCGATGGTGACGATTTCCATGACGGTAATCGTGTACGTAGTGCGGTGATGTCTTCTCGACCCAGTTCGCATGACAATGGTCCAGGAACCATACCGATCACATCCTCTGCCCAGCATCCAGTTTGTTCATTGAACGGGACACCATTAAATGATGTATGTAACGCCTTCAAATACGATTCAAATCCATTCGGAATCCAAATCGATGTATCAGGATAGGTTTCTAATAGACGAGACGCGCGCGATAGATAGTGAAGCACGTAGGTATCGGGATGAGAAAAGACAGAGACATCTGGAAAGGGGATCGCTATCATTCGCTGACGAGTTTGAAGCGGAGTGAAAATATCAACATTTGCCTGATTCCAATATTGAAATCTCTCATTATTCTGATGCTTTCCAGTATAGATCGTATAGGTATCATATACGAGTCCATTCGGTGTTACAGATGCGTTCTTCCATGAATATACGGGAATGGCTGGCTCAAAATAGAAATTTTCAACGGATGGTTCCCATTTGTATCGACCATCTTTCTCTAACATCGTACAATAGGTTATTTCATTGGATAATGATGAACTTCGTACTTCAAATGATACTAGTTCATTACAGAATGATTGTGGAGATTTTAGGGGGACTTGTTCTTGCGCGGTATCGAGAAGATGGGTAGGTTCGATGTGAATATAGAGTTCGGAGGAAACAAAGTCTTTGATCGAATAATCTCGAATACTTGAGTGATGAAGATGGAAGGATTGAATACTGAGAGCTGGATTACAAATAAGAAATCTCTGACGAAGCATGTGTGCTGCAAAGGCATTATCACAGCCCGATTTGCCAAATGGAAATCCAAACACAGTGGGTTCCCATTTACGACTACGAACGGAATCAGACAATAGAATCCAGGTATCTTGTGAATCAGGACGAGGTCCAAAGAGAGTGGGTTCGCCTCCATCGCCAGGATCGTCCCAGCGAAGCAGAGCAAGCATTCGGTCTTTCATATCGAGTTTCCACAGATTCAACAAGGTCGAATCGAAATAAATATCTGCATTTGCGATGATGGTATAGACGTGATCGGGAATGTGTTGTTTAATATAGGTGAGTACATCATAATAAGTCAACCGTTTTCCGATCACGATCTGTTTAATCTTATGGGCACCAGGAATCGTTTTCCATTCACGAGAGAGGTCTGTCTCATTGAGCAGGATAATCGTATCAATGTAAAGGGACGCACAATTCTTGATCAAGCATTCTCGGATTTCATTCGCACGTTTCTTTTGAGGATGAATGAAGTACTGGGTGATCAACCATGAACTGGCGGGAATAACATTTTTAACAGATTGAAGATGGGAACGAAACCGTTCGGTACGAGATTCTATCACATCAACCAGCCGATTATAGCGAGACATGATAGCAAAGATTGAAATAGCATCCTCCACGGTTTGATCCCATGGAATCATGAAGAAGGGGTATTGATCCAGCATATCATCGAGACACATGATATTATCAAAATTTTCTGACCAATAATCTTCCGATTTGAGGGAAAGAATGGCACGTGACAGAAGAACTAAACGAACATCCTTGGCAACGGTATAAAGGTCCTCTAGAAAGGTGTCTGTCTCTCCTTCTATTGCGACAAGGACTACTCCGACAAGGCGTGATTCATTATCATACCATCGATGGTAATCAGAAAGACTGCTTACCACTGCATCCCATCGAGACCATGTCACGGAGGAATCTTGATCTTGGAGCCAAATAAGGGTACGCTGATCACGTCGAATAGGCGCGGTGAGCGTTAGAAGTTTGGGGGGCATCTTTTTAAAAAACGGTGGATTCACTTTATACCCTTCAATAATAGAAGAAGATGTCGGCACAAGGATTACCAGAGATAAGAAATGGATGTCCATTGCCTCCGTACAATACGTTGAATTTTAATAGCAATAGCCCTGTTATTTTTAGCACGCTACAGAGTTTCGCACAGACCTCGCCAAATTATCCGTTACCGGTTGGATCGAACGCACGGCTTGTTGCCGAGAATCAGGCAAATGTGGCATACTTTAATGCGATTAACCAGCAGACGATTAACATTCGCAGTTCCGTACAGAGCGGTATCGTCAATCTGCCTTATCCGCAATTTAAGTCAGAGGGTGAGCGCATGAAGTACATTCAGGGAAAAGCAACGACTGCGGCACGTTCGATTCTGGTTACGAATCAGAATCCGGTGGGAACAGCAGGTGTTCCGTTGAGCACGATTTATCAGATTATCAATTCGTAGATATAAAAAAATTGATGGATATCGTGTGCGTGTTATGAATCAGCCATGAACTACTCCAAGAATAACTTTATCTGTGCATATCCGGATCCGACACGTGATGCTCATTACGCGTGTTTGGCATTGGAAGACAATGGGAAGGTGATCCAAGTCTACCCGACACCCGATGGTCGTGACTACGAGAATGTGATCGAGTGGAGAGACTCGATTCCGCAATGCTCAACTATTATTCCAAACTTGATGATTCGTTCATATAAAGATGCGTTCGGTTTGTAATTATATCATAAGAAAAACATAAATATTTATTTATTCTTATCATATTTATTTTGTTATTTTTTATGATTTTGTAATTTTTTGCGAACTTTTTTTAAAAAGTTCCGCATTGTTCTTTGAATTCTTCGATGACTTGACATAGTGCTTCAATGTCTTCTTTAGACACTCGGAGGATTCTTGGTTCGACTGGCAGGCTTTCTTGGATTTCTTGCGGCTTTGCGTGGCTTTTGAGGTTTGACGACGGCGTCACGGAGCGCGTCGCGAGCGTGGGAGACAAGACCTGATCGAAAGGCGATAAGACGAGGTTCGACGCGCTCCCTCCAATCGGCATAATACTCAATCTGGTCGGTGTCGGCGCTATAGGTTCCGATAGGGATACAATGCTCGCTGGGTTGGCCGGCATGGAGTTCGAGGGTATGGACGGTTGTTCCGTTGATAAAGTGCGGAATTCCCCGGATGTGTTTGAGCTCATAGGTCATATGTGGGACGTGCCTTCCCCAAACCCCTAACCAATGCGTGTCAAATTTTATCAATAAAAAATTGAAACCCGTCGAGAGGGGTGTGGGGGTGAAAGAAAATCACAGATTTTCTACCAGTGGCAGCCAAGCCCTCCACGATGAATATCTTTGTCCTCCATTGGAAACCACGAAAAGCCGCACGTTGGCATGTTGATAAGCATGTGATTAAGATGATCCTAGAAACCTGCCAGCTCTTATACACAGCACACTGGATTCACTTCTATCCGCATCTGAAACAGTACAAATCAGCAGTTGCTCTCTCTAAGGCTCAAAAGCAATTATCCGTTCCTGAATATATGCTCTCTGCGCCGATGTGTCAAACGACAAAGGAACCTACGTACCGCCCGTGTCATATCTATCACCCGTGTGCAAAATGGACACGTGCCTGTAATGGAAATTATCGATGGCTTGCTACGCTGGGACGTGAATTGGCGCGCGAATATCGCTTTCGATTTCATAAAGAGCATTCATGTGAAGCACATGTGGAATGGTTGTATGCAAATATGCCGCCAACCATTCAACGTTTTCCGAGACGCCCTTTTGTCATGGCCATGGCGCCTGAATATAAGAATTCAAAGAATCCGATTGTATCCTATCGAAACTATTACCGGACTGCCAAGAAAGAACTCCTAAAATATACGGGTCGTCATCCACCTCATTGGTTAGCGGTGTCCACCGCCAGCATGCCCTCCAGCATGCCCTCCACCAGCATGCCCTCCACTACCGTTATGTCCTCCACCATGTCCAGCATGCCCACCATACCCTTTTGATGGCGCACTCGCATTTGCATATCGGCTTGCTCCGCCCCATGGTCTTGACTCTTGATGTGGGGTGTGCTGAGGCCCTTTGTGATGCACTGTATCTTTAGCATATGAGCCGTTACTAGTACTGCTGCTCGTACCATAATTCCAATACGGCCACCAATTATAAGAAGTAATTCTCCACGGCCACCATGAAGGCTCGGGCTCTTCATAGACAACAACGGTTCTGTGGGTTGATATGAACAAATAGATTAATATCGCAAATGCTACAAAAAATAGTAGGAGTATCATTTCTATTTTTTACAGAGGTAATTAATGTCTCAATAACCAGTCTCAATAACCCCACCATCCAACGCTCCACACTTTCTTCTCGGGAATGCCTGAATCGTCATAGATATTTTGGATGGTCGGGACGGGATCGTATCCCTCGCGCAATTCGATGCCAGGGTAATATCCCTTGCTTCCTCTCTCTCCACCTTCTGGGTCAGGTCCACCGCTTCCCGATTTTTTCACCTGATAGGGGACATGTTGAGGCCAGAATGTATCCTGTCCATGTTTGGTAGGATCAGGATGTATCATTCCTATTTTATTGTATCCCCATGTAGGGATCATAGAGCGTTCACCAGGAAATAAGAGTTGTGTAACAGGGGAACCATAGAGGGTGGAACCAGAAACATAATGGACAGAATAAAAATAATGAAGTGCGAGATAAATAAGAACCACGAGTACCAAACCGTAGAGAATCATCATACTACTAAGAGAATCTAAAAGTCGGCATCGAGGGCAAAACTCATCTGCTCTTCTGTTTTTCCAACTCCTGATTTGGCATACGATGTGACTCGTTTCTCAAAGAAATTATCCTTCCCCTCTAGCGAAATTCTTTCCATAAAACCAAAGGGGTTTGCGGTAGAATAAATCTTACCATAGCCAAGCTGGCTACATAGACGGTCCGCCACGAATTCAATATAGGAAGACATGAGTCCAGAGTTCATACCGATGAGGCTACACGGGAGCGATTCAATAATAAATTCTTTTTCAATAGCAACTGCTTCACGAATGATTTTGTGGGCTTTTTCTTTTGGTAATTTACGCTCAATTTCTTCATAAAGAGCACAGGCAAAATCCGTATGAAGTCCCTCGTCGCGTGCGATAAATTCGTTAGAGGTTGTCAGTCCAGGCATTAGACCGCGCTCTTTGAGCCAATAAATGGCACAGAAAGAACCACTGAAGAAGATGCCCTCGACCACTGCAAAGGCAACGAGGCGTGTTGCAAAGTTTTCTTCGGTAGTCGCAATCCACTTTCGAGCCCATTCTGCCTTTTTCTTGACACAAGGAATCGTCTGAATGGCTTGGAACAGATGAAGCTTTTCCGATTTGTCTTCGATGTAGGTATCAATCAAGAGCGAATACGTTTCGGAATGAATGGCTTCCATCATGAGCTGGACTGAGTAGAATTGACGTGCTTCGCTTGTTTGAACTTCATTCATAAATCGAGCCGCGATGTTTTCCTGGATGATACCATCCGAGCCAGCAAAGAAGGCCAGAACATTTTTGATGAAGTGATGTTCATTAGGGCTCAGTTTTACCCAATCTTTCAAGTCTTTGGCCAAATCGATTTCTTCGGTGGTCCAAAAGACCGAGACGTGCTGTTTGTATTTCTCGAAGAGTTTCGGTTTCATAATGGGGAAGAGCGTAAAACGGTTTGGATTCTCCTTCAAAATTGGCTCCACAAAATCATCGTCAAGCGCGAAATCATCAACCGCCGAGATAACGGCCCGTTTAGCCTGTAAAGATGGAGACGCATAGGGCATAGATGGAGTAATAGAGGCAATCATGGAGGAGTCCATTCCGAATACGATATTAAAACCGGAGAAAGATTTCTCCATGATAGTCTACCGCTCTCTTGTGCGTATTTTTCATCAATTTTATAATATATCTAACTTAAATCATAAGAACATATGATACTTTAATGACATTGATTCGACATGTATGTTCGCTAGGGTCATTTTGTCATACCGCGTCTCATCTTCAACAATATCACATGCGATATGCTGCTTATCCATTTGATTGGACACTATCAAGCCCTAAAATGGTGATGGACTGTCTACGGGACGATTTTCAGACATTTCTAGATCCTGTGCAACATGTAACGGCTGAACCTGGTGTTTCTTCTAATCATCTCATGTATGGTACCATGGTATGGGGGAAGAACTTCGATGGCATTTTCAATCAACATCTGACCTTTGCACATAAAGATGTGACGACTGCTAACGATTATGCGTATTATCAGCGATGTGTGGAACGGTTTCGCGACTTATTGAGATCGCCTGAGCCGAAATTATTCATCCTTACTGCTCAAGATATGGAATACGATCCCCAGGAAATCCATGAATTACGTGATATGTTGCGGCAGAGAACAAATAGCTCCCATATATTATGCATATCGTTATTCAATGAGAATGAATCGCGATATACGTTTGATCAAGAGGACGGAATCAAATATTTAAAACTGTATACGTATAGTCGATCAGATGGCCGTGGATTTGCGAATGCACAGGACAATGAATATCTTCAGTATCTGATCCATTGTTTGTATGAATTTGAATGATCATGTGAATGTTTGAAGCAGTTGTGAACTATGGTATAAACTTGCCGCACAGGGGTTTATATCATGTGTATACTTCATAAATCGTAATTCAGGAAGATACTTGCACAAGATCGACGAAAACTGTTGTGAGGAAACGAGGGGTTCCAAAGAGGGCAAATTATTGATCGCGATTAGATCGATGGAATTTTCGATCCGACGAACCGGTTTATTTTTTGTTGTATAGGCGGAATAAAGAGGTAGGGTATTGCGAGGGTTTCCCATGTCACATGAGATATCACAAATGATCGATAGTTTGTGCGGAGTAGATAGATCACTTGGTGCTAAAAATGGATCGATATGGATCGATGAATCATCGGGAAGACGTATAGCATGGATCAGAATATCATGATTCAAGATCACAGATCGATCAGGAATGGTGGTGCTTGTCCAGATCGTGGCGGGGATATGAAATTGATCTAGAATCTCTTTTGCACGCTTCCCCACAATTCCATAACCGATCAAAAGAACTCGCGGTAGTGGATTCATAACGGATAAGATTGATTGATATTGATCCTCTTTGAATGCAGGTAACACGCACCGATTATGTTGTCGAAAATGATATGCCATTAAAGCAAGATAGCATCCTATCTTTCCCGATTGCGCACAAAAGGAGATCACTCGTTTCTGATCACGATCCACCATGTATTCATAATCGATAAAGGTACAACCCTTTAGAAGAGCCAGTGCTTCTTTTGATCCCTCTTGATTCTTATAGCAATGGGCGAAATGAAGAAGAGTTTGTGTAGGCGTAGCGGCATAGTCGATCTCTTTTAATCCGATGACATAGGAATGCTTCGTGTTTCTCCAATATCCTGCATCGACGATGGTTGCTCCTACTTTTTGATAGGCGGTATCAGAATAGTATCGTTTCGAAGATGATTCAACTTTAACGGTATAGAAGGAAAGAAGGGCAGGAATATCGTCAGGGACAATTGGAGTTCTCGATTCGAAGGGGTTGAGTTCAGATCGGATCACTAATTCAGGTTTTCCAAAAACATCTCGATACAACAATTCAAATGCTGTTTGATTATAATTCGCGATCGAAGGTCGGATCATATGGGGAGACATTTTATGGATCAGATCAGAAGTATGATATAGATCATATAGTTGATCACTGATCGAAGACAACAAGGTATGTGCAGTATTCGCAGTATGTGTAGAGGGCAACCCCAGATCACTCAGAATCACATTGCATTCCTCGACAGGGATCAGATAGGTAAATCCTTTTTGCACACAATTCTTGATCAGTTTGTTGTATCGTGATTTATCAAGGGTTGTTGCTCCACGTATCAGTGAATGCTGTGCCAATAACACAATAAAATTCATCACATCTCCGAGATATTCTTCAGGAAACCATTCGAAGAACCGCAGTTCAATTCCGTGATTTTTAAATTTATTGAAATTCAAGTCGTACCCAATTTGCGTATTAGGAAGATAGGGTGTATCGTTCAGTTGATTATACCAGAACTCTGGATCGGTAGGCTTATTCATAACAAGTAATTTTCCATTGACAGGGATAGTTGTATCATATGTTTGAAGGGAAATATAGCGACTCATACTAATCCGCAAACTTCCAACTGAATAGGCAGGGTCAACGACGGAAAAGACATCAGGTGTTCCATAGCACGCGACGAGTAGTGGTTCCACCATCTGGATGTACTCCATGAGCGTCAAATGATCTTTCGCAAAACGATTTTTATCAATGATGACACCGTCCCGTAATAGGGTGGGCAATGTAAGATTGATATGAATTGTTCCATTATTACAAACAAGCAAATTCGATTTATTTGTTGTTAAAAAGGTAACAAGCCCGTAATTATGATCGGGAAAGATAACCCTACCGATGTTCCATTTTTCAAAAAAAGGAAAGACTTCCCTTCGAAATCTCCGTTTCAATTGGGTAAATTCATCGATACATGCTGGCACGGTCGTATTCTGAAATCGTTGTGTAATGAACTCAATCGAATCTCCGTCGAATACAACGGATTTATCATAGACAGATGAGTAGAATGGGCATTCGCGCAATAAGACATTGTGAATGGATTCGGTGAATTTGGGATTTGGCGTGGATTCTGCATCATAGAAGGATTGGTGTTGTAGATGGACATCTGTCTTTTGAAAGGTATGAGAATTGATATAGACAGGATAGGTTAGGTTAGTGGAGGCGCGCAGCTTCTCGAATGACGCATTCAATGGTTCGGGTTTAAAATTCTTATAGTAATCAACACTGTAGCGTTCCCTCTTTGGTTTTAACTTAGCAAACGACGGAGAGGATTGAAGTTTATGGAGCATCAAATAGGACTCGTTCTCAATTCCAAGCGCCCAAAATTCAGTGGGCTCTTTCATATTTGAATAGACATCCATGTATTTCATATGCTTATCATCGATGATGTCGTTGAATAAGTAGGATATGGTTCTTGGAGAGGCACATTTATTGGCGTCAGTTGGAGTCGGAGGAATGGAAACAGGCACACTGGGATCAATTCCAATTGGATCCATCCTATCCTCTACTTTAGATACAAAACAACCCATGAGAGTCGTACTATCTTAAGAGCTTTTTATAAAAAGCTCATATGTAATCGCATACTACTGCAAGTTCAGATCCATCTTCTTGCTGTACTACACGAAAGGGCTTACCACAACCAACAATTAAATATTGTTCTACAAGTCGGTCGCACTCTTCTTTGGGGGCGTGAGGTGGAATCGGCATACCATTATTTAGATAGGCTCCGTGACGAAAGATACGACAATTCAGTTCGTTTCGTTGGACAATAATGGTACCTTGACAATGCGGGCAAGTAAGGATATGAAAGTCTTCCATACTATCATAGAGTTTTTTAAGCGGCTTTGGCCTTCGGCCTTATGCCGCGACATGGCCGAAGGCCAATTAAAAAGCTCGCAAAAAATCATTTTTATAAAAGCTTTATTTGAGAGATTTTTCTTAAAATCTCCTAAGTAGAATGACGTCGACAATGCGTATTAGTAGCGCCAATACGGCGCGTACCAAACCGACAACAGGCGATACGAAAATGTCGTTTGTCAACACAGATCATTTAGGATGGTTGATGTGTGATGGCCGTGCGATGGACAAGACTGCTGATAATTTACTCTTTCAGGTGATTGGATATACATTCGGTGGGTCCGGTAATTCATTTAACTTGCCCAATCCGGCGGGGCGCGTGATGGGTACCGTTGGTACAGTAACGGATGCAAATACTCCAGCTATTGTGCGTACGTATGTGAAAGGTCAAAGTGTTGGTGAACTCGATCATAAACTGACCATTGGCGAAATGCCGGCACATAATCATAATAAGGCCACAGTATCGCCTGGTGCGAATACGACAGCCGATGGAATTACTTCAGTCCAGGCTGCTCATTTACACACTATTACGGATCCTGGACACGCGCATAACAACATTGGCGCTGTAGCGAGTGCGATACATAATGGAGTAACAGGTGGTGTTGCTTCTGCTGATGTTGGTTCGAATGTCAATACTTCTATACCTATTATTTCAGCCCTCACCGGTATCACCCAGACCAATGCAGCGGGTGAGCACAGTCATACCATCAGCTCGAACGGTAATAACGAGTACCATAACAACATCCAGCCGACACTCTTCTACGGTAACACCTTTATCTATTGCGGCGTCCCGATGCGTGGCGAGTTCCCGTTCAAGACGGGTCTAGCGCCGGTTCTCATTTAGGGGGACGTAACGCCGACTACGTCGGCTACCTCTCTAAAGAGTCCGCATCCTGCGGATGCTTTACCCCTTACCCCCTGTACCGATAAAATCACTAAAAATAATAATAGCTTATTGTTTATTTTAGTGGAGACGCAAGCGTCTCTAAAGAGTCCGCATCCTGCGGATGCTTTACCCCATACCCCTCCATTAGGGTGAACCAGGTTCCACATCTTCTTTTACGATGTGTACTGCGACGACGGGTCTTGATTTTTCTGATCTCACTTCTTTTACATCGGTAGAGGGTGGAATCGTCATTGATAAGCGTCTAATAGTGTCCCTTTCTTCTTTTGACATCTGTGCCCCCATTTTTACATCGGTAGAGGGGTGTGGGGACGCTTGCGTCCCCACAAGTCCCTTATAAAATGTCTTGACGGTTGGGTGAGCGCGGAATGCCGCAGGGTCAAAGTCATGGACAAACAGCCCTTCCAGCGTTCTCGCACGGGACAACGCAACATACGCCTGGCCATACTCAAAATTACCCGACCCAATATCAACGAGCGCACAATCGAGGGATGCGCCCTGCGCGCGGTGTGTCGTAACGGCCCACGCCAGTCGCAACGGAATCTGCGTACGTGACACGAACGGATAATCCTCGATGGGCCATGAGTGAGTCCCAATGACCCTGCGAATCCCATTGACGAATTCTACAATGGGCAGATTGGTCGCCGCACAGAATCCGACCAGAACGCCACGTGAACCATTGACGAGTCCCGCGCCAGGATCCACGTTCGCAATGAGCATGACCTGTGAATCCTGAACCAGCTCTAACTGAACGGTATAGGCCGCATCGGTATCGTATCGAGTGAGCGCTTGTTGGAACCCCTCATCTGATTCGACAAACCCAGCTGGCATTTTACCGTCATAGGCAAGACGCGCCTTATACGTTTCTCGTTTTCCTTTCAGCGCTTTCAGATTCGATTCATTAATCAATTCGACTTCGGCGCGGCGAGGAAAGAGAAGTGTGGGCTTGATTTTGTTCTTGCGCCAATCGAGGCCCTCACGTGCTCGTAGAATTGCACATGACTCCATCGATAATTGACCCATGCGCGCTTCTTTCATAATGGTTTGAAATCCCGCCTCTTTTTGTCGTTGAATTTGGGTGAGTTCAATACATACAGAGATTCCCTCTTTCCATGCTGCCGATTCAAAGGCAAATCGTGTGGCTTCATCGCTGCGATTGACGGGAGGAAGCTGGAAGAAATCGCCGACGAGAAGGACCTGGAGCCCGCCAAAGGCGGACCTGGAACCTCTGATTTTCTTGCCGAGTTCGTTCAGTTTATCTAGCAGTTCGGCCGTGAGCATGGATACTTCATCGATGACGAGCAGGTCGGTAAGAAGCCAGTGTTGAAGGACTTTACGGTTTCTACGGATTTTTGTGTAGAGTTCTTGGACGGTCCCTTTACCGAGTCCGATGCCGGCCCAGGAATGAAGAGTTTTTGCTTTGTGACCCAATAGAAGCGCAGCACAACCTGTCAGGGCACACATTTGAATACGAGGGAGTTTTACATGCTCAGCACCATTTGCTAGTTCCAATCTTCGTGCCATGCCTGGAAATTCGGAATCAATAATGGAAAGCAAGTAACTTTTACCGACACCAGCCGGTCCCAAGAGTGCTACATTATCGCCGCGTAACAAGAAGTCAAACGCTGTTTTTTGTTCATCATTGAGTGTATCGTATGGAGTAGATGCAGCCATATTGAGGTATCTTTCTTTTACAAAAAAAGATAATTCAATTTTATGTATTAGCAATCTGTGTATTAGCGCTAGCAATCTGTGATACGATTGATTTGAGCGATGCGACTGGGGGTTTCCATGACAATTTGCACCGTTTTTCCATATTGGTCTAAGAATTGATACACGGTGTCTCCCACATGTGTAAAGTAGGCATAAAACTGCCCGCCAGCTTCATGATCCGCACAGATGAATGCCCCTGCAGGAGTCTGACCTGGATCAAGCGGTGTGACATGGAGGAATAGATAGGAATTCAATGCGATTTCGTGATGTCTCTTTGAGCGCACCCATGGAGAACCGTCGCGACGAATATAGCACATTGGGGACGCTGGCGCCTCCCCAAACCCCTGTAGGTGTGATATCATTCGGGACGTGGTTGTAGACACTGGCGTCTCTTCAATCCCAATTTTGCGCGACATGGTGGAGAGTGGTGACTTCTCAACATATCATGTCGTGTTTCAATTTTTTTATGTTAGACGGGCGAGGAGTGTGTCACCAAATGAGCACTCGCCTGTTTCTTCGATTTCTTTCAATGCTTCCATATGAAGTTCTTCTAGAATGGCATCCAATGGATCGACATAACGGATCTGATCTTGAACCCATTTCAATTTTTCAATGGATGTCTCATAGGAAGATTGAAGCGATGTGATATGATGTACTGCCTCATCAAAGTCAGCGACAAGATCAAATTCAGCAACGTGATCAATATCGGATGTATCGCTTATATCACTTTCTGACATGTTATATATACTACGTCGATCTTGTTTAGATCTCTGAGATCAAGTGAATGGCGATGCATGAAAGGCCAATAGACTGATTGGTGAATGATATGAAATCGTACCCACCATGGGAACTTTTCCTTCTGTTCGTCCCTTCCATGATACAAACCAATGCGCGGGCATAAATAAACCATTTCCAGGTCGTAGGATAATATCCATAAATTTTAAATCGGCCAGGAAAGGTGTATCTTTTGCCGTAAACTCGTCAGGAAATCCATCGAGCCATGTGGCAGGTAACGCCGTTTCTACATTTTCCGTCATAATGCTTACCGTGATGTCACCGTCTACAGGGAAGAGATAGGTCCATGTAGCGATGGTTTTCCGCAATCCTACTGCACCTGCCCAACAATGATAACGTGGGTGCCACCACCCTTTCAACCAACGAGGAATGATGACAGGGTGGAGCCATTTGGTAGCCCAGACGGACATTCCTGATATCGCGGCAATCTTTTCGGCTTGCTGGTATTTCCAGGGGCACATGGATTGATCGTTGGCATGTGAGATCCACTCGACCAGACTCATTTCTTGAAAAATAGGGACATTTGCATAACATTCTCTTGATAGAACATCTTGTACGCTCCAAAAGGTAGCGGGAGGAAGAGTTCGAACGACAAGTGGAATTTTTTCATGAAGTAAAGTGGAGAGATTCTCTTTTTGTGACCATTCGATCTGATTGACACGGAATTCACAAACGGCCTGTTTATAAAAAAAGGTGAGAATGACAAAGATCACACCAAGAACCAAAAGTATCTCCATCGGAGCCCTATTCTCTTCCTCATATCAAAACATTACGTTTATTACACAGTGGTCTTGGTAGAGCGACGTGTTGTTGCCAGAATCTTCTTCGGAGGGAGTAAAAGAAGTTTCTTTCGACGAGTGGAGGCAAACATACGCTTTGGATTATCTTTGTGCTTTTCGAGGAGAGATGCGACAGTTGTCACTGGTTTCACCGGATCCTCTTTTTTGTGCTCTATAGCAGGTGCAACAGTAGCAGAGCTAGTAGCAGAGCTAGTAGCAGAGCTAGTAGAAACTATGCTAGGAAGAAGAAGCGATAAGGCATGATCCACCCATTTCGGAGGAAGTGTACCTGTTTCAGCAGTATTGACAAAAAATCCCTCCTCTGCAGGAACTACTTCTTGAATGATCTCATTTACTTTTTCCTCTAGCACATCGACTTCCTCCAGAGAAGTCAGCGTCGTAAAAATATGAACCCATGCTGCTTGATAATCAGGCGGGCAAGGGGAGAGCAGTAACTGTGTATCCATTGCGAATCCATAACGAAGGCCAATTTCAGAAAATTGCTTGTTCAGATCAAAGGTGCCATGCTGACGTTGAACGGTAGTTCCAGCGAGTGTCACGTTTTTTTGGACAATGTCTTCCAATAAAAGATAACATCCGTAGAGATGATTTTGAAGGCGCAGGGAGGACAGACCACGAGCACTTGATAAATGAGTGCGAACGGTATGGTATAGTGCCTCCATTCTCTAGTAAACATGCCTCTTGTTGGAGCTCCCATTTATCCGCATACACGTTATATTACAGATTATATGTCACTTATGTGACACGTGCTATGCTTAAACCATATCATCTATGATAATATAACATGACAACCCTTGAGTTCTCAAAGGGTTCTGTCGAATTAAATGAGGAACAATTTCGAGTCGTAACCAGTCCACCGACTGAAAATCAGCGTATTCTCGCATCCGCCGGATCGGGAAAAACCACAACGATTACCGCACGAATCGCCTATTTAGTAGAGGAATATGGTTGGGATCCGAGCAAGATTCTACTTGTTTCTTTTAGTCGTTCCGCAGCACAAGAAATGATCCATCGTGTCCATCGATTGATCGGTGATGTCAACCTTTATGCAGGAACCTTTCATGCGTTAAGTTCAAGAATTTTAAGAGAACAATCGCCGAATTCTGTTGTCGATCAACCTTTTATTGATGAATTACCATACCGTCTTGTAAAATGGCTTGAAACGGATCAAGGAAAACAGTGGTCCAAACGGTTTCGAACGATCATCGTCGACGAATTTCAAGACATTAATGAGATTCAGTGGCAGATTTTGAAGCGATGTTATCATCCGCATACGACCATGACTATTGTAGGCGATGATGCACAAAATATTTATACATGGCGCGGATCATCCGTTGATTTCATCCTAAACTTTCACGAACATTTACAGAATGTACAAGACTATCAGCTTTGTCGGAATTATCGATCCAGTGAAGCGATTGTCACGATCGCAAATTCCGTCATGAGATTCATCCCCACACTGCCATTCAAAGAAAAGATGATGGCGAATACGAAAGGCGGTAAAAAACCGGAGGTTCATTATTTTTTTCGATCATCGGATGAATGGGATTGGATCGTTCAATCGCTAGAAAAGATGATCCGTCAATTGCCCACATTCACCTTTGCGGTTCTATCGAGATACAACTCGGATCTGTTTCGGATCGAGGAACGGCTTCATTTGCGCGGCCTTCCTTATCAATTGTGTACGAGTTACAATCCAGATTCTTCCCAAACGAAAACCAAGAAACGGATCACGCTCGCCACGATCCACGCCAGTAAGGGTCTAGAATGGGATGTCGTATTTTTCATGAATCTTCATGATGATATTTTTCCAGCACGCAAATCGGATGACGATATTGTATGTGAACGCCGACTCTTTTATGTAGGGGTAACACGTGCCAAAAAAGCCCTATATCTCACGTATTCCAAGCAAGAACGATCACTATCACGCTTTGTTCGCGAAATCCCACGCCCATTTCTTCGATATCATAATGTGGCATCGTTCAAACTTAGTACTGTGGAGGGTACAACTGGACTCATGAACATCGAGGAGATGCTGCGTGGACTAGACGGCGCCGATTGGAATACGTTACGTGATCAAGGTGACGTCCCGCGCATTGAGCGTCAAATCACCGAATCCATTTTCCAGTTTGGACAGTTCTTTTCGCTTCCTGAATGGGTCAAAACGCATGATGTGCGGGAAACGTGGTTCGAAATGCTTCGCCTCGTGACATTGCGAGAATGTGCCATGTATCAGAACAAACTTCATGAACTTTGTACACCTGAAATACAAGAAGGTCTGTTGACTCTGCGAATCTACCGTGAAGACATTGCGTTCTGGGAAGAACATGAGGCGGAATTCGAGCATCTGGTTCGCAAGTTTATGAAACACACGCAACAAATGCCTGCTGTGGAATATGCACAGCTGGAACAATACGTTCAAAGCAAACTGCCACATCTGAACTGGTCGACACAGGATATGTGTCATGCGCTCGTGATCTTGGCCAAGATCCGTGGCCAATTACGCCCATTGAGATATAAGGGTTTTGATCTAGATGAGTTCTCCTTTGGCGTCGTACGAAATTCAGTGCCGACAGAGTTGAGACCAGACGTATTGACGAGTTGGCATCACATGAATGACTCGACCAAGAAAACGGCTGATATTATGGGAGACATGTGGAGAATGGCAGCGATTCCCATGGTGGTGGAAGGGAGAAATATCCCGCTATATCAATATGTGTCGATTGTTCCGCTATTACAACAAGAAGAACAACAAACCATTGCGCATGCGCTATCGAAAGCGCTACCGATCTGGATGGCGACCCAGGAGAATCCGACGTTTCATTTTTTGTTTGAGGTGGATGGTATACGACCGATCCAATTTGATATTTTGACGGAGAAATGTGCGTATGATGTCTTTTTTGATCCGAGTTTTGTACCGAGTCAGGAAGACAAGATCCGATTGCTTTTGAAACAGTATGTGTATGAAGAGACATTTGATCGGGCACTGGATTCGATCGGATTTCTGAATGTGGCGACGGGACTTATCCTACAATATGAGGTGTCGCCTACCATACGCGAGCAGCTGAGCCACTTGTGGCAATACCTAGAACAGAAGTATCATCTTGTGTAACCGTGCGAAGAGAGTGCTCTTTTAACGCATGTCGAGCCATGGGATGATGGGCGGGAAGAGAGCCACCAGGCTGCACAAACGGACCACGTGCTTTGGCTGCTTGAACTGTCTTGGGAACGGAAGGAACCCCGCCGTGAGGCATCGGCTCGCCCAGAGGAAGTCCGTCCTTGTGCGCATAATATTTCTGTGCGCCATAACGGTCTTGTTTGGTGGGGTTATTGAAGAGACGACCACTGCGTTCAAAGTAGGCCGTATCGTTGGGTGTGCGACAGGTATAGCCATCGATGCGAAGAAGCGCCTTGGGCATCGCCAGTTCGGAGACGAACGAGTTAGAAATCTGTTTGCGGTCGGGCAGGGTGCTTCCACTTCGATACAGGTCACTGGACTGTTTGGGAATATATTGAGAGGTAGAACACCATGAATCAAGTGGCTGATCAAGTGTGCGGAGGGATGACTCTTTATCGATGGCGGCAGCATAACGGCCGGGTGGATAAAAGGAACCGCCTGTGGGAAACACCATGTCCTTCGGAGGCATGGGCGCGGAGATGGCGGGTGCGCTGGTAACATAGTTTTTACAGACTTTAACCCATGGACGGAACGATTCAGGTAATGTCACACGCTGCTGCGGGATGATATGCGTAAGCATTTGTGTAGGATCCCAATGGGTCTTCAAACAGACGGGTGGAAAAAGATTACCATCCACATTTTGAAAAGGGTACTGACTGACGAAGGGGGAGGGAGGCTGGCTCATTACTAATGGTTCTTTTAAAAAAGAACTTTTTAAAAAAAGTTCCCAAAAATCACAAATGAACTTTTATGCAAAACCATTGTATTAAGAGTTTTAGAAAAGGTACATGTATTCCTATCACTCATGAAGTGACCTCTCTAGATCACGCAGAACATTGTGATTCTTCCTTAGTTTGTTTAACGGCTTTTTGTATTGATTCACATATTTCTGTGCCTCTTTTTGTTTCTTTTCCAGTGCAGCACGTTCCTCTGATGTTAGGGAGTCCGATAACTGGGCGGCCTTTCTACGATCCACTGCCTCTTGATAGGATTCGACCAGTCTCGTTTGATGGCCTATATAGCTTTCTATTTTTTGAATTTCCTGTCTCACTTCTTCCCTTCTTCTTGCTCGATACACTGGGCTATTCATCCACTGTTTGATGTAAGGGGTGCGATGTTTCAACGTTTCTCCGATACGATGCTTCAGAGCATTACTGACACCCCTTTTGAGTGACACGTAGTTATTTGCTTTTTTACGGGTGTGGGACACCGAGAGGGGACGGTTTCTCACCTGATTAACATGTCTGGTCACCTGTGGAATACTGATGATGGACGAGTACAGCTCCGATGTGATGTCTTTTTTCTGTCGGCACACACTATGATAATAGACTCCCTTACGAAAGTCACATAATTCGGACTGTGTTGTATCTGTATAGTCGCTGATTCCTTTAAAAATGGCTCGCAATAAAGATCGAGGTTTCTGTTCTATGACATTTCGTATACTTGATTCTTCCTGATTTTTGGCTACTTGCTCTGTGATCTCTTGTACTTTTATTTCTACCTGATTTTTAGTGGGATAGATACTGTATTCATAGGGATTTGAAAAATGATGTTTGATTTTATTGGGGGTGATCGGTTTTCTTAGTTTATTTTCTGATACAGAATATTCAGGGCCATCCCACGCATCTAAATCAATGACACCCATTGGAATTTCGTAACATACCGTAGAACTTAGACAGTCAAATAATTGATATCTAAAATCGGGACATGACTCTCCTGCTTGATAGACTGCAAAGCGTTGATAGATCTCTAAGAGGGCGGGGATATGATTCAATGGATCGCGTAGAATATCGCTCCTCCCTTCCTGTTTCAATTGATACAATTTTTTAAGGATCTCTAAATGTTCATCACGGTCTATTTTTTCACCATAGTGTACATGAACGATAATGATACACCCATCGGGAACTACAAATGTGCGATTGTGTTCTCCTCCGTGACCGCCGATAAAAAAAGCGCCATCCATCTATGTAATTGTGATATAAAATACAGTATCAGGGTCGGAATTTATCTTACTCTATCTGGCTTTTTGCTCACTTTTTCTAAGCGGCTGATAGGCCGCATTAAAAAGCCCTTAGTTGTTAGGATTATCCTTATGCGTATAGTATAAATAGGGCGTAGCATCGGGATTGGTAGGGACTTCGACGGTGGGCCGCTTGCCCCATCCTGAATCCTGACTGGCGAGTCCGACTTGTTCGTCGATTTGAAAGGTCGCATTCCACTCGTTGAGACTCAGAAAGTAGGGCATATAGAGCCACGCAGGTGTCATCGCATAATCGTCGTAATAGATTTTAAAATCAAGGCGATCCAATTTCCCCAACGCATTTTCAAAGATCGACGGGTTCTGAATCACGGTCTGAGACACACCTGTGTTTCCAATATCGGCCATGAGGATTTTACCTGAAACGAATTTCACCTGACCCGTTCCCTCGTTGCTCACATTATAATTTTCAGGCATGGTCAGATCCATATTGTTAAATCCCTGTTCATCATTGATTTGTAGCAAGAAATTCACATTTGATGTGGAAGTAATCTGGGCCACGGTACTCAAGATACTAAATTGAGTAGGCTTCATATTCAACAGCCCAAGACGATACGTCAGTGAATTAATGACCGTATTCACAGGAACACATGAATACCATGAATTAACCATATTCTGAAGAACGGCACAGCACGTCGAAATACAAGCAAGTGCAGCAGGGGTTGGTGGCACTACAGGATCATTATGTGGCTGTAATGTTTGTAGTGTTTGTAAGGGGACCGCTTGACCTGGAACATACATGGTTTGATCGGTCACAAATGCAACAGGGACACCCTGATTCGACAAGTACGTTCGATTCGCAATCATAGATGAGGGGAATACGCCATTATATTTGGAGGAAACGAACATATGATAATCACGATAAACCGTGCCATGAATGGAAGAAATAGTCTGTGACGTACTTTGTACAATATGATGATAACTCGACATCGTACTATGATAATCCATAAAGTTCGTAAAGGTCATTCGTACTCCTGGGCAATTATTAAAGATTCTACCCATCGTGCTGGTATAACAGAACATGGCCGAGAAATCAGAATCGTCCGCCAAATCGGCAACATGGAACGTGGATCCTGCGGTCATATGGGTTGATCCTCCTGAATAGGAATATCCTGACATCAGCGAATAGTTTCCGAATACACTGCTCATATTTCGTTCCATATGAGTCAAAATCGACTGATATCCGATCAGATCTGTTTTGATCGTCCGAAAGGAATGTTGATTGAGGTCGGACATGGATAATTCCTGTTCAAGAATGAATTCATATTGTTTGGATAGATCGCGCCGAATGGAAGGATGAAGGCTATCATGAAGTGTGATGTAACGTCGCTCATTTGAATTATAGACCCATGTATAATTGTTAATGTTTCGAACCTCGAAGGTAAGATGACGACGATAAGAATCCAGTGCCCCCTGATTCTGCTGACACAATGCAAGATAGATCGCACTATTAAATCCCTGAAAGGGGCCCATCACCGCTTGTACGATATCTCCATGAGAAAGCGTATCGGAACGAAGAAAGGGCTGAGAACGACCTGATGCTACCATTTCTTTCAGAATGGGAAAGTAATAGGCTACATACGCAATCGATTCTGTAATCTCTGGTAGAATATCAATGTGTTGCTGGTTATAATACGTATTCATGATGTTTTCTTTGGTATGTGCATGATATCGTGTATTCGTAATGGCCGAGTGATAAGAATTACCAGGCTCACTGAATAAGATGGAAATATCCCTTGTTGACATAAACACGTCCTTGAAATCCTCGTAGGAAACAAGATTCAGGGGAGGTGTCGAATTGGCTTGAAAGGTAAGTTCGGACGCCATTTGTGATTCGCTATAATTCCCGTGAGGAACGGCGATGGTTCCTAAGAGGGGCTCGCCGGCAGGCGTGAGCCGCCCCTGTTCTGCCACACCGAGTGAATGAGAGGCGAGTGAACAATTGATGACGGATACACATGTACTCAGACAGGTGGAGGGAACACCCTGTGCTAAGAGTTTGAGCACCAAACTAGAGGTAAACAAATTGTTAGGGATAACATTATTTGCACCATTGGGGAAGGACATTTGTACCAATTGAAATTTGGTGACATCTTTGTACACACGGGGGAGTTTGAGTTGAAATCGAAAAGGTGTAGGGAAGACATTGGTGTCACGATCGGTCGATTTGATACTAACCAGACTGGTCTTGGTCGTTTTGGGTGGGTCCAAATAGACGTGATCCGCAAGGGAACGGATATTTGTGGATGAGTCCCACGGAGCGCCGACATCAATGGGATTAATCGTGGTATTTCGAGCGGAAAGATTGGGACCAGGAGCAACCAAAATAGCGTAACGCGGATCTTGTTCACGGCGAATACGGGCATCCTCTGTAGAATCCGTATCCGAATCTTCATCCGTATCCGTCTCCGAATCAAGATCCGTATTAGAATCATAGGGTTGATAAGTGAGTTCCTGTCGGGCTCGACTCATTCTATCTACCGGTTCTTCTCTTTTCTTTAGATCCATAATATAAAGAAATTCCAGTACGATAGAAGCAATGGAGCAAACCACCTTCCTTGAAAAAGACCGTTATAAAAAACAGGCAAAAAAAGGTGGCGATAATTTTGCATCCAATAACAACAATCCGTTTCTTGTTTCTCCTTATTCACCTGTTAACTTGGGCGCATTTGCGACAAACAATTTTGTAAATGAAATCTCTTCCATTGTTTCCTCTATTTTTGGAGATCTCAACTCGGTCATTGATGTAACAACGTTTACCTTGTCGATTTCGACAATCAAACCCGTCACAACAGATCTAAGCCAGATGGTTACACTGAATGCTACCACCGTGAGAGTGACAAACAATTTAACGGTTCCCAATCTTTATTTTACGGCCGCAAGCGGTAATAGGCTAAATATTTCAACCATTAGTAGCAGTAATTTACATATAAACGCTCCCGCTGTAATTAGTATTTCAACACCAATGATCAATGTAAGTCAGGACATGTATGTGGCACGTAATTTGGTGGCACAGAATTTGTTCTTCTCGACGGCAACGGGTTCTACAATGAGTACATTTACATCGAATACGAGTGGTAAATTAACGGCAGTGGATATGGGATTCATTACGATGTCGGGTGAAACTGTTAATACAAGTACAGTCAATGTGTCCACAATAAGTAGTACGAAGGATATATTATATATCAATGCATCGTCTATGATTAGTATTTCGTCAAATATGGTGAATGTAAGCAACGATATGTATGTGGCACGTAATTTGGTGGCACAGAATTTGTTTTTCTCGACGGCAACGGGTTCTACAATGAGTACATTTACTTCCAACACAAGTGGCCGATTAACAGCTCTAGATATGGGATTTATTACCATGTCAGGTGAAACGATTAATACAAGTACCATTCGTTTATCAAGTATCACTGCAACAAATATCATTAGTGTGCGTACAGGGAGCACGATTGAATTTACAACACCCAATGTATTCATGAATCAAAATCTAACTGTGGGTAATGACTTGATTGCGACTAATTTATATTTTAAAACGGCATCAGGATCCACCATTAGCACATTTACATCGAATACAAGTGGAACCATGACGGCAAATAATATGGGGTTTGTAACGATGACAGGCAATTCTTTAAGCGCAAGTACGATTGTGGTGAATTCCACCATGACGGCGTCGTCCATCAATACAAACAGAATGTCGACCAGTCAGATCGCATTTTCTACGATGACGGGTAATACGATGATATTGAATTCTACCATGTCTGCATCGACGGTCATTACGAATGCGATGGCGGTGAGTACCTTGACGGTGAATTCCACAATGACGGCCTCTTCCATCAATGCGAATACATTGTCGACCAGCCAGATTGCGTTTTCTACCATGGTAGGAAATGTCATCACTGCCAGTACGATCCTAGCAAATTCGAGTATTACAGGATCCACGATGAACACTACTAATGTATCAACCAGTATGATTTCCTTTTCGACGATGATAGGGAATGCGATCACGATAAGTACCTTGACAGTGAACTCTACAATGAATGGATCAACGTTTATTGGAATGAATGGTGTATTTTCGAGTATCATAGCGAGCACATTGCTAGGTTCAACATTAAATATATCTACACTATTTGGATTGAATACCACAGTATCAAGTTTTACTGTATCGACTATGTTTGGATCTGTTGTGACAGTCTCAAGTCTCACCGTTTCGAGCATTAATGCATCGAATATGATTTCAACACTTGCTCTGAGTACAACGGGTATTGAAGCAACGACAATAAGCACCAGTAATCTTGGCGCTTCCAATATCAGTACAAACACCCTTAACGTTTTCACTACGATTAGCACAACGGGTCTTGGAGCAACGACGATAAGCACCAGTAATCTTGGCGCAGCCGCAATCAGCACAAACACCCTTAACGTTTTCACTACGATTAGCACAACGGGTCTTGGAGCAACGACGATAAGCACCAGTAATCTTGGCGCAGCCGCAATCAGCACAAACACCCTTAATGTTTTCACTACGATCAGTACCACTAGTCTTGGCGCAACGACGATAAGCACCAGTAATCTTGGCGCAGCCGCAATCAGTACGACTACACTTGATGTGTTCACTAGGATCAGTACCACTAGTCTTGGAGCAACGACGATAAGCACTAGTAATCTTGGCGCTTCCAATATTAGCACAAACACCCTTAATGTTTTCACTACAATCAGTACCACTAGTCTTGGAGCAACTACGATAAGCACTAGTAATCTTGGCGCAGCCGCGATCAGTACGACTACACTTGATGTGTTCACTACAATCAGCACCACTAGTCTTGGAGCAACCACGATTAGCACTACCAATCTTGGAGCAGTCGCGATCAGTACGACCAATCTAAATACGTTCAATAATATCAGTACGAGTAACCTTGTTGCTATTAATAATATTAGCACATCGAATCTATCCTTTACTTCATTAAATGCAACAACAGTTGTTGCGGGTACTGCATCAACCTTAACCGGATTTAGACACCTTCTAGTTACATTTGGTGGAGCAACCTATAAAATCCCACTTTATAATTAATATGTTTATCACTTGAAGTAAAGTGATCCTCTTTTTTATGGTGAAATCACTATGAAAAAGCGGATTTGATGCGAGTGTATCTATGGCAATAATATGTATGTTACGGGAGACGCAATAATATATTCTCAATTTGTTGTTTTAATAGAGCATTAACGGCTTCTAATTCAGCAATTTTGTCTGATTGACACTTTACATATTGGTGAAGTTCTTTCACGCATGCCGCACCCAATATACCAATTTGTTCGCCATCTACCGCATGAAAATCTTCTATCATTTCACCATGTACGAAAATAGTATATGGCACTGAATAAGTAGGCCATTTTTCAACGTCAAATGATTCAGACGTGACATTTGTAATATTCATATAATGTTTGTATGGAGAACTGTCTTCTAGTTTAGCAATAAGTAATACCTTAGAATTTTCTTTAAGGTCATTCTTAATAGAAATGCGTATGATACCATCAGAAATAACTGAATAGTCTGCATCTTTATAAATATTTGGAATAACACCATTTCTAGTTATGACCATGCTTGGAAATATTTCTGCCACATTCTGAGCAATAACGCCGACTTCGCATAATCCAGCTCCATAATTATGATCAATTGAACAATAGGATACAAATTCGAGATCGTTCAATTTAGATAAAAGACCACTTACTGGACAAATATCATTTTTAATGCGCTTATCTGATGGAAAATACTTGGATGATTCAGAGATACTCATAATACACTTATATATCTTTATATCACGTAGTTTTACTATCTACTGTGATATTGTTAGAGAAGAATTATATAAATATCCATATTCAATAAAGAAATAATATTATTAAGTTCTTCTGAAAGCTATACCGACGCCAGCATTACCACTATCTGGAGCCCATCCGTCTGTCAGAGCAATATGATGCTGGGAACCTATACCAAGATCCCATCCCCACATATTTGCGTAATACGATCTATCAGTTCTCATCGCGGTGTTATTCATAAATGCCTCTAATGCTGCCAATCTATCCTCAATTGATGTACCATTAACGATAAGCCTTTTATTAATATACATCGTTGTATTCACATTGTACCATACCCAACTATGGTTCTTATCATGAACACCAATCGTATCTCCATTTGCCATAAATGTATAACGACCATTGATATCATACCCATTCCAACTATTTATCCCAGTACCATATGTAGTAATATTTCCATACGATGCTCCAGCAGAATCAGCCGCTTGAATACCGCGTCCATAGGATTCCCAGTATACACCTCCAGTACCACTCACGCGAAACCAATTGTTAGTATATACTTCTGCGCCTGTGAGATTGGAACTAACAATAAGAGAACCGGTCACTCGCGCATTACCTGATATATCGAATTTATAGACAGGATTCGCTGTCCCAATTCCTACATTGCCGTTCTGTAATATCGTCAGGGCTGTGCTCTGTACAATCTGTATGGTAAACGCATTTGTAGAACTATCTCCAACAATATGAAGTTTGGAACTAGGATTATTTGTCCCAATCCCTACATTGCCATTCTGTAATATCGTCAGAGCAGAGCTCTGTACAATCTGTGAATCGGAGCCATATCCGAGAACATTGAAGGAAGGCGATATAGAAGTACCATGATTCGCAATAGGAGTAACAAAAAGGCCAGGAAGATACGAATTGATTGCCGAACCGCTTGCATTCAGAACAATCGAGTTGGCGCTCTGGTTGGTATGGCCGGCCTGGTTGCCAACTGCAATGGCATGTTGTCCCTGATTGACGACACCCGCCTGATTACCGATGGTAACGGTGAACCCCTGTGTATTTCGATTCAGTGTATAGACCGTTGTCGCATTGGACACGGTAATGTAGGAACCATCGGTCGACATCACACAAGAAACCATGGGCAAACTGCCGACAGTTAATGCTACAAAAGTGGCACCAAAGTCTATCGAATAATACACGTTGTTTGTAGTACCCAGTGTTACAATTACCATGAACTGTCCAGTGGCCGAGAGAGACGCGTGGATGATATTGGCATTAATACTGGGTAGAGAAGGGGCGGTAAAAGTCGCAGTCGGCGAATAGCCTACCAGATAGTTGGAGATCAGTTGTGCAACCGTGCCATATCCAGCAAGAGAATACTGTCCATTTCCAGAGAGAGCAATAAAAGAACCAGCCACCCCTAAAAAGGTGGTAGTGGTCCATGTTGAACCATAGTTCGTAGAGTAATAGGGAGCATAGGTCGCAACGGTAGAACAGGCAACCATGTACTGACCCGATGCAGATATAGCCAGACCTGTCCAGCCGCCCACCCCAATAATCATGGTCCATGTTGAGCCATAATCGGAACTCTGGAATAAACCGCTGTTACTGGCGGCAAGCATGAACTGACCCGTCCCGCTTACAGCGGTTTGCGTCCAGTTCATAGGAATAATGGGTGAAAAGGTAGTTGCGGTGTTATAAATACGCACATCATCTATGTATCCGTTAAAGGATACTGCGTTTGCTTGAGCACTTGCTCCAATCGAGACATTTGTAATCGTTGTATTATTATACATGTCTTGTCCAGCAATAGAACCAATCAGAACATTATTAAGATAGGCAAAACATGTTCCTGTTCTGGAATAGATACAAGTGAAAGAATGCCATGTGTTTAAGGAAATGGATGAAACCGATCCAATGATAATTTCAGAGGTGCCACCTGTATTGACAAAGGACATGATGAGACCCGTTCTGGAGACGCTATTGATCGTTACCGCGTTGACATATCGAATATGAAAATAGGAATCAAATGTCCAGCGACCAAGACCAACAATCACAGACGTCGTATTTGCCGCAGAAGGTAATGTTTGCGCATTAAACCATCCTGATACTGTGATATTCGTAGTGGGTAGCGAAACCGCATATCGAATCGCATTGGAGGCAGCAGCACCTGCCGTGTTTACCAGATTCAATGCATTATTACCCACAATACCAGCTCTATACGAAGGAGTGCCTGCAATGATGGTCGGTGTCGAATTACTGACCACATCTGCCGTCGAATTCTCAAACGGTAGATAAATCGCTGGCGCTCCCATGCCGACTGCAGTAAACGTAGGCGTTGCGGAGGTGCCGTTGGCGCAAACGTATAACAATCCGCCACGAACGGATGTCAACAGGTATTGGCCGGTTGCTGATGCGGAGATGGCAGTATAGTTAGGAGTTCCTGTAGCGGTTGATTGTGGATACGCTGTGGCGCCTGCAGGTAGCCCATTCGCGCCCGTTAACGATGACCATGTAATGCCAGAGTTGGCGCTGGTTCTTATGGTGGAAGAGGTGCTCTGAACGGCGAGCTGATACTGTCCGTTATGGGACATGGCATTGTCGGTAATCGTGCTGAGGCCGGTCAGTGTCGAACCCCAGCCGGTTGTAAAGGAGCCGTTCGATAAGTTATGGTAGTTCTGATTGGTACTAGCACCGAGCGCCACAGTGGTCGTATTCAACGTTTGTACGCCCGATGACCCCACAGTAAAAATAGAACCAGGGGGCGCTTGGACACCTGGTGCGGTATAAATCAGTGTACTTCGGAGGGTCAAGTAATCGATGGCGGCCATACTACTATCCTTTACCTCTTTTTTATGGTGGTGGAACCACAATCGAAAAGCGGATATACTGATATAAATAAGAACATAAAAATATATGATATGGAACAATACAATAATATTAAAAATCATGCTTTATAGCCAATTGCAATATAGGTTACAGTGTTTCCACCTGCAGAGAAGTTACACCCTGTATTTGAAAGACTGCCAGGACCTGATGCGGCACCATAACCAGAACATCCTAGACATATATACACTGTTGTAAATGCAATAGGGAAAATAATATAACTTGGCCATTGATTGCCTCCATTTTGTGAACTTTTCATTCCCCATTGAATACATAATCCTCCTACCAATACAACATAGCCGGCATTATATCCTGGACCTCCGTTTGGGGCATCATTATTTGTGACTGTTGCAAATCGCATATTTACTCCATTGTATGTAGTAGTAGAAATATTTGGTGTAGTTACCGTGCCAGACGTGTTTAATGCAGAATTCATAGAAACGCTTCCATAAAACTGATGATTATTAGCATTTCCATCCTGATTAGCATAAAACCCGTAATAAATAGCTGAACTGCCACTGCTGCGGCGTGATGCATCTATATGTAGATTTCCATCAGTTACGATGACACCTGCCTGATTAACAGAATACATAGGATTTGCTCCCGTCTTACATCCTATAGTTAATGTTGGATTAGGAGTATATGCAGTAGCTGTAAATGATGTCAATGATTGGGTTCCATCAGTTTTCATACAACAGTCCATATAATCACTAAATCTGCTGGTAGAATTAAATGCTCCTTGATATTGACGAATACCGAATCCGTTTTTATAAATCATTAATACGTTTTCATTACCACCTGAACTATCTGTATAGGTATTAAAACCAATCGCATCCGCATAAAATCCTCCACTATTATTATCCCATGAACTAAAGAATGGCTTCAATGAATTTATTGGTATTTCGCTTGGGTTAATGCTTCTATCGTCTGTAGCATGATACGAATTAACGATGATACGAGAAGCAGTAATAGTACCATTCACATGAAGAGCAGTGCTAGGGTTCGTCATTCCAATCCCAACTGTACCATTCGCTGTCCAACACAATGTATTTGGCACACCGAAGAATTGGAGAAACCCATAATTCGTGGTGGAACCAATGCCGACAGAGGTAAACCCGATATGCGCCTGATTATAGTTAGAAGCCAGGTTACCAAAATGTAAATTATTTACACGTAGGGCGTCAGACATCCTTCTTTTTAACACTTCGTAATAAAACTCTAGCAAAAAACTCTCAAAAAGAAACAAACAACCGGAACTTACACCCTTAACATTCAGGTGTAAAGGGTTTTTGGGGACTTTTTATTACGAAATTCTAAAAAAGTTCCCATTAAAATCCAGGTGTAAATGTATTCGCACCAGCATACACTGGACACGTAATATACATAATATTCCATGTCACATTCGCGGTAATTGCGGCCGTCGTCGCAAGTGAAACAGTAGGTGTGAGTACACCCACGATGGATGCTGTGATACCATTCTGCACAATCGCAGTAACGCTCGGACTCGTTACATTCGATACCCATTGAACAAACCCCACATAGGTAATCGTCGTCGAATTGGTTACATTCAATCCAGTTACCGTTAATAGTGCCATCATGCCTCGAAAGACATGAATAGGAGTCACCGTTTGCGTTAACCCAACAACCGAACCAGTATTCGTGCCGAATCCTGTGATCGCACGCACGTTGCCGTTTACATCAAGCGGTGTAGCAGGTGTTGTCGTATTGATACCCACGTTTCCTGAGGTAGCAATCGTCATGCGATTCGTAGCTTCCGTTAGAAAATAAAGATTCGCGCCATTTTGACAATAGATTTCCATCGATGTGGAGGATGCGTTTCCAATATAAGAACGACGTGTCGCGCCCGCAAAGAATTCGATCAGAGGACTATTCGTCGCGGATCCACCTTGAATATCCACATAATACCCAACCGTTGGCCCGTATTTATAAAAGATAGAACTAGATCCTGTTAGAGATAGATTGTCAAGGATGGTCACACCCGCTGTGCCAATGGTCACACGATCAGCGCTCGCCGTCGCATCGTTCAGGTGGAGCAACCCGTCGGACCCAGAATAGATCCCATAGTTTCGTCCCGTGGAAGGCGTCGTATTCACGAATTGTATTCCCGATCCCAGTCCTGTTCCAGAGGTGGTCATGCTAAGTGCCACAGTATTGGAAGGACCTGAATAGATGGAAAGAAGAGCGGTAGGATTATTCGTGCCGATTCCCACATTGCCACCCAGCGGATTCAGAATGAGTGCGGAGGGGGCATCGACACCCGTACTGAACTGACTACTCTGAATCGCCGCGCCAAACGATGCACCCGTGAAATAGGTACCGATCTTTAATGTACCGCTATTGTTCTGACCCTTGAGCACGAGTGTTGCGTCAAGCGGATTGGACATCATGGCCGCGAAGGGCATGTCTTTGGCCACAGTCAAGGGCCAGCCAGGCGATGTCGTACCGACGCCGAGCGCTGTGTTCTGGAAATACGTCTTGACAGAATCCATGTAAAATGTGGCGCCCGTGGCAGCACCAACCGTATCACTACCAAAAAGTCCCGCATTCGCAACATCAATCGCATAATATCCCGCGGCTTGACTCTGGGACGCAATGGCTAATGTTCTCGCACCGCCAAACGCATAGGCGTATGTGCCCTTGAACTGATTGACACCTGGATCCGTCACGGTATAGACGGTACCGGCCGCATAAAAGTTGTTGGCAACGGTGCTTGCGCGATTGAGTTCCATGGCGCCCGTGATGGTATTGGATACCGTGAGTGGATAATTCACTGCAGTTGTCCCGATTCCGACGTAGGATGCGGTCAATAAACTGGACACATTCACGGTACTTCCTTGGAGAGAGAGTGGGAACATCACATTGGCGGTCACGGTGGATGCGGCGAGGGTGGAGAAGGATAAATTGGCGAAGTTGATGGTGGAACCGGTCACGGTCGACGCAATGATAGATTGCGACTGAATGGCATTGCCTTGGAGCGTGGAATAGCCAATGTTCACGGCGTTCAGTGACGATGCAGTAATGGTTGAGTGTACGGTCAGCACATTCGCCGCTATCGTGCTTCCCGCAAGCGTCGAGAATCCGATGGAACCGGACGTGATCGCCGCCGCCCCTAGTGTGGATATGGTCATGGTGGAACCAGAGAGGGAAGATACAACGAGCGTGGAGGGAATGACGACGGTATGTGCGGAAAGTGTGGAGCAACCGATGTTAACGGCGGTTATCGTCGACGCGGTCAGAATCGTTTGAATGGTGGCGTTGTTGCTTACCGCCGTGCTCCCTTGAATCGTCGAATACGTCACGTTGATGGCGTTCAGAGTCGAGCCGATGAGAGTCGAGTTCCATACAATCGTATTGGCGTTCAGCGTCGAGCCAGCCATGATCGAATAACCGATGCTCACTGCGTTCATAGAATTGGTGAGAAGGGACGAGCCGGTCAGGGTGGAGTTCCAGACACCGGTATTCATCGTCAGGGTTGAGCCTGCCATGATCGAATAACCGATGCTCACGGCGTTTACCGTGCTTCCTGTGATCGTGGATTGAACGGCGAGCGTATTCACGGCGAGTGTACTTCCGATCAGTGTGGAATAACCGATGTTCACAGCGTTCACCGTGGAAGCGAGAAGGGTGGACTGAATCACGACGGTATTCGCAGACAAGGTTGATCCGATCAGTGTCGAATAAGATCCGTCCTTCATGATCATCGTGGATACCGTGAGTACATTACCCACGAGCGTGCTTCCTGTGAGCGTAGAAAACGCAAAGTTCGTTGCGGACAAATTGGTTACGCGAAGGGTGGATGCTGTGGCATCGTTGGTGGTAAAGGAATTATTGTTCATACTGGAAGCGTAAATAGATTGGAGGGAGACGGAGGGGAAAAAGAAGGTGGAGGCATTCATGGTACAGGTTATGATATCGGTGGTAATCATCCTTGCGGCAATCAGACTCGATGCGGATAAGCTGCTCACGGCAAGGGAGGAGATAGAGGTGCGATCGAAAAGAGAACTGGCGGCGTAGAGCTGCGACGAAAGCGTGAACGTGCTGAGAACGAGATTGTTTAGTCTTAGATCGGATGTCCAATTCTGTTTGCCGTTGGAACTGACCGTAAAGACGTATCCATCTTTGATATAGGAGCCATCGGAATTGTAGGCGGTGGTTTTCCGAAGGACGAGATTGTTGAAATCTCCCGATGCCATACTACTGTTGTCATAATATTTTTGTATTACATACAATGTTATTATGATTCAAATCATGAAGCAAGACGAGCTTCCAGTGCGTCCATCCGTGCTTGAAGGGCAGCGTTTTGTGACTGAAGAGATGCGATGATTGTTTCATGCGTTTGAATCGTTTCTGCCTGTGAACTCGCTTGCTTTGCAAGCTCCTGGATCGCAAGTGTCTGTGTCGCAATGATAGCACGATCACTCACACCACGCGGGCGAATGATCTTGTTTCCATTATCATCCAGTTTGTATACGATATCGCCATTGACGTCGAACTTCGGCTTTCCATCTTCTACTTCCCACTGCCACTCATACTTCTTTCCATCAACTGCCATGGGAATCTCTTGCTCCAGATCTTGAGCGATAAAACCGAGGTGAGAATCGGATGAACCAATGAAGTTAAAGGTAGCAGGCTTGAGATTTAAGATACTGGTGAGACCCTGTTGAGTATCCGTCTGGTATTCAATATTTTCCTTAATGCGGCGATCAGAAGACAAACCAACTTGACCAGTACCGGCGTTAACGATAGTAAGAGTACCAGTCACGTTGTAGCCTCCAAAAAAAATCGTGCGAGCTAGATCAATTGAAAACCCTGGAGTAGCATTTCCGTTCGCATAAAAAATATGTTGATAAGCACTATATTTCATATTTCTCCAGGCTACATTTGGTGAAATAGAAATTAATCCACCCTCATTCGCTGCTGTATTATAAGTAATTCCAACACATGAGCCATTTCCACTATTTGCTCCTGGTCCGAACAATGCGTAACTTGAATTCCATCCCCCGCCACCTCCAGCCGCGCCAAGACCATCTAATAAGACAGATAATGCACCAACAGGCGCAGTGACGCCGATACCGACATTGCCTTCAGGGCGCATGGTGAGAACAGGACGTGTTGTGATTGTCGCAAGATTAAAATCATAGGAATACCAATCAAGTGTATTACCTCTTGATCCAATAGATGAACTATTGGCATAGATACCATATCCGTTTGTATTGACGCAACTAAATATACGCGATGTCGCAGTGCCACTATCAAGTGGCGTGATCTTCACCATCCCATTCGTCACTAGACCGATATTAGCGAGCTGCGAGGAGTAGACAGCTCCCGTTCCAGTAACGCCCGCAAGAGAATACAATCCGTTCTGTGATATGGCACATGTTCTCCAGGTGGTAGAGATTGACCCAGATTGTGTCCATGTGATACCATAATTGGTTGAATAGTAAATATAGTTACCATTCGCAGTAGCAATCACATATTGACCCGATGAAGTACATGAAATAGACCCCCAATTGAAGGCGGGAGCATTACTCTGTGTCCAATTAACACCATAATTATTGGAATACCAAATACTACCAGATCCATTGATGCCAGCGAATTGATATTGACCCGATGCGGAACAACTCATAGTAATCCATGATGCAGAGTTCGATGCACTTTGCGTCCAGGTAACACCATAATCGGTTGAATACCAAATGAATCCAACTGCGGCACACGCTGAAACATACTGGCCAGTAGACGAACAACATACCCCCCACCATTCACCAGCAGGAGCAGATGAGTTTGCAAAGGTTGCACCATAGTTAGAGGATACAGTAATACGTCCTGTTCCACTACCCGCTTGAACATTAAATTGGTATTGACCATTGTAAGAAACACACGAGTTTCTTCCAAAGGCACTTGCGCCGATGGTATAACTTGTTGCAGACCATGTTTGCCCATAATTTGAAGAAACATATAACGCAGAACTTGTACTAGAAATACCAACTAATTGATACTGACCTGATCCTGATGTAGCGCATTGAGAATAATTGGCATTTGCCAAGAATCCTGTTGCCAATGTCCAGTTTGCGCCATAATTGGTGGAATAATAAATATTATTTCCGCTATTTGCACCACTGACTGTCATAGTCTGATACTGGCCTGTTGCAGACATTGCGCTTCCAGACCAATTCGTTGCAGTCGTTAATCCACTTATGACATTCCATATCTGTCCAAATGTCGCATAGGCGTTCTGTGGCAGAGCCGCAGAATCAGGCTGACCGAACGTGGGCACTACACCGTTAATCTGAGCTGTTCCCGCCACGTCCAGAGCATACTGCGGATTTGTCGAGCCGATACCAATGCGCGAATTATTCATGATACAGAGTGTACCTGCCATATTTGTATCACCCATCATTGTGGTAGTGATAGTCGTGCTCGTTCCTTGAACAGCAATGTAGGACGCATTGTATTCGTAGGCTGCGCCCGCTGTGACAACGAATCCTAGAAAATAAGCATTCGTTTTTGTATATCCATCGCTTGTGGGTAGCAATCCTGGTGGAAAACTAGCACTTGCGGTGGCATCCGATGTAATCCCAAGAGAATTCGTAATACCAGTATTGGGCCATGAAAATGTAGTAGTACATACCGTTATACCATTGTATTGAAGAACATTATAGAGACCGCTTGCCAAAATCGTATAATTAGCGCTCGGTCCAAAGAGTGGTGACCCATTATTTAGGATCCAGCCACTGATGTTGATAAGTGAATTACTTGTGATTTGTGTGATCACGAGACGATAATATGTGTACGCAGCAGTTACACTTTTTAGCGTATACGTACCCCATCCAGCTGTTCCTGTCTGGGTATCGAGGAACGTCCAGGTTGTTCCATCATTTGATCCCACAATAACCCATGAGACAGGATAGCGTATCATCTGCGCCGCCCGCCCCTGGAGCGTATACGACGTAATGGGCGACGCTGTTGCCAACTGGTACTGGATCCATTCACCATACACCGTCGACTGTGAGTTGCTGAATGATGATGCCGACTGAACGATCTGGTTATCCGAACCGTATCCAACAAGGGGAAAGGTAAGAGCCGATGACTGAAATGCTTGCGAAATGGGTGCGACGTAGAAGCCCTGTGTATAGGGATTGACTGCTGAGCCACTGGCGTTCAGAATGATCGAATTACTTGTCTGGTTTATCTGTCCTGCCTGATTACCGATCGCAATGGCGTTCTGTGCCTGATTGGTAAGACCCGCCTGATTACCGACCGCAACCGTGAACCCTTGGGTATTCCGATTGAGTGTGAAGACTGTTGTCGCATTTGATACGGTGATATAAGAGCCATCCGCAGAGATCGCACATGACGTTATCGCAGTAGAACCTACCGTCAACCCTGTCCATGAAGTGCCATAATTAATGGAATAATACACGTTGTTCGAGGTACCCTGTGTGGCAATGACCATGTATTGACCGGTCTGAGAAGATGCTGCCATGATGATGTTGGCGGGCGTAAGAGGGTTGCCGCCATTGTACATTGACTGGACGGTAGCCAGAGGCAGTGCAGTGTTCCATAGTGAAAACTCATCAATGGTTCCTGTAAAGGGGTAAAATCGTGTCACGCCATCCGTATTTGCACCAATCGTGATATTAGTAGGCGAGGCATTGTTGGGAAGAGTCCACGAAGTGGCAAATGTATTATCTAGTGCGCCATTGATATAAAATCTTACATTAGTACCGTCAAAGGTAACTACGATATGATACCATGTATTCAAAGCGAGAATAGTAGTGGAACCTGAATTAGCATTAAAAAGAGTATGCGCCATGGAAAAATAGACTCTACCAGCAGTTCCCGTTGTATTCGCATATCGCCCAATCGTTAATTCTGATACAGTAGAAACACCATTGCTTTGTTTACTAAAGAGCACTGATCCAGTTAAAGACGAGTTATTGGTAGGGTATACCCAGCATGAAATAGAGCCCGTTGTAAGATTATTCCATGTGCTATACACGGAGGGATGAAGGGAAAGATGGCCACTGCCGAAGGTAGCAGCAGTTCCCGCTTTTCCAGTCGCACCGAACGTCACCGTTCCAGAAACTGCCGCACTGTTTCCATACATGGTATCGGTTGCTGATGTGGAACCAACAGCATCATTCATGGGAAAATAAGCCAAATTACTGCGATTGGCGGGGTTGTAAGGCGCAATTGTGTAAGAGCCATTCGCAAGTCCACCGAGGTAATTCGAAATAAGATAGGCGGTCTGACCCGTTCCAGTGATGGCATATTGTCCGTTTCCAGAGAGAGCATTGAAGGACTCTGCTGTGCTGAGGAAATCGTTGTTTAACCAGGTCTGGCCATAGTTCGTGGTATAGGTGAGACCACCGACGAAGTTGATAGGCCACTCACTAATGCTAAAGTACTCTGCGGTTGCATTATAGTTTGATAGACCTATGAGGCGAAAATAAGTATAAGCATTAGTTGTTGTTGGGTAAATGGTAAAGGTTACACTGGATGAACCAAATGCCTGCGCTCCAGCAACATTCACAATAATAGTGGAAGGAACAAGTGTATTCCCTGCAGTTGTGGTGACGGTACCGCCAGAACCATATTGAATAGGATACCAGATGGTTCCATCATTAGATCCAACGATATAATAGGTTTTAGGAAGCCGAAAATTAAACGTTCCTGTTGCAAATTGGTAGGAATACATGACAAGCGGAACAGAACTCTGAATCTGTACCCATTCTCCCTGTACGGAGCCGACTCCTTGAATCGTTGTAAAGTAACCAGATGTATTCCCTGCCGTGGAATATGAATTAATAGTGTGAACCCATTCAGGTGTAGTTGATACATTATTAAACACACGTTGCGCAAGGGTTGTTGAATTGAATACGCTAGATGCGCTCGCCGACCACACTACCCCGTTCACCGACCAGGTATTCGCAGTAAGACCTGTTAATTGTGGCGTGATGGTCGTAGCATTCGTGGTAGCCAGCGCATACTGACCCGATGCGGACATGGACAAACTGTTCCACCCCCCACCGTTCAGCACAGCATTTACTTGTGTCCATGTAGCTCCATAGTTGGAGCTCTGGAATAGACCGCCGCCTCTGGCGGCGGCAAGCATGTACTGCCCTGTGGCGGACATGGTGGTATGTGTCCAGTTCGTCAACGTCGTTGCGTAATTGTAGAGGCGGAAATCATCAATGTAACCATTAAAAGCATAGCTTAATGAGTTATCATATGTACCAAAACTAAATGACGTTGTGGAATATGATCCCAAGCCATCTACGTTTGTATAGGATCCAATAAGAGAGTTATTCACATAGAAGGAACATACTCCATTTGTTTGGAAAATACCTGTAACATAATACCATGTATTGGATGTAATCGCATAGGAAGTTGTTGCCGCAATTATATTTATAGCTCCACCGCTTCCTATGTTCATTCCAATAGTATTAGATGCATTTAGATAAATGACAAATCCTGTAGCATATGCGCCAAATAGGACTTGAATCTGCCCTAGCGTCTGTGCATTAAACCAGAAACTTACTGTAAAATTGCTCGAACCCGCCCATGTTCCACGAACATATCTTGAAGGAGTACCACCAGCAGTGTTCGCCAAGTTAATGGCATTTGTTCCGACCTGTCCTGTTACATAAGCAGGAGAACCCGTTGCAATGGGATTTGAATTTCCCATCGTATCGGCGACAGAGTTATCGAATGGCAAGTACGCATAAGGAGATACAATAATGGAAGTGAAGGTAGGACTCGCTAATGTTGCGTTATTGGATAAGTAGAGACCGCTGGCATTCGTTCCAGCAAGCACATATTGTCCCGTGGCAGACTCGGAAATAGTATTATAGATAGGAGTACCAGTAGGTAATCCGTTCGCACCTGTCAAGGACGACCAGGTAAGTCCTGAGTTCGCACTGGTTCGAATCGTTGAACTACCGTTTTGAACAGCGAGCTGATACTGTCCGTTCTGAGACATGACAGCATCGGTAACGGCCGAAAGGCCAGTCAGTGTCGACGCCCAGCCGGTCGTAAAGGAACCACCCGAAAAATTGTTGTAGGTCTGGTTGGTGCTGGCGCCGATGGAAACGGTGGTGGAGCCCAAATTCGTAGTGAACCCTGATATACCGTTGGCACCGATCGTAAGCACGGAGCCGGTTGCGGCGGGCACGCCGGCAGGCGTGTAAAAAATCGTACTTCGGAAGGGTATCGCATTCAGCGTGGACATCGTCTCTATTTACTAGATACGTATTTCGTTTTTATAATCATAAACACGAAATATGTAATTGTTTATACCTATATATTTCGCCAAAGCCTACATAGGTACAGGGGTTAAGCGGCTTTACCGCGACGCAGCCATAAGGCCCGAAGGGCTGATAGGCTGCTTAGGGGAGGTAGCCGACACAGTCGGCGTTACGTCCCCTAGTTGATGCGCAAAAAGTTCACATTGTACGTCCCGTACGCAAGAGAGTTCGTGATATGAAGGTACACTCCTTTTCCTGAGAATCCACCCGTGTTCGAGCCACCAGTAATGGCCACATACGAAGAAGCCGAGAATGCGCCAAAGACGTTTGTGGAACTGTTACTACCGAGATGGGTTCCCACATAGGCCGTTGCCGTTAATGTCGTACCACCACTGGGCTGAGTAATGCTCGTCGCATTCGCAGAGATGAGCCATGCACCGCTATTGATATACAATGGGTTGCCTGTGGTAGTATCCGCAATAACAGTGATGTATCCTGTGATTGCTACCACAACCGTATAATTGAATGAGCGCACACTGCCAAATAAGGTGGTGGAGACCGTGGCCGGATTGCCAATCACTGCCGTGTTGGAACCCGCACCCGTCGCGCCTTGACCGATGACAATCTCATTGTTCGCACCGCCGCTGGAAGGAGCCGCCGACGCACCCAAGTAGATGTTGTTAGAGCCTGTGAAACCAGCTGGTGTGTAGCCCGCGTAGTAGCCAGCAACAAAGTTGTTACCGCCTGTCGTATTGTTCGCTAGCGCATTGGCGCCAAGTACCGTATTGGTGGCCACGCCGCCTGGGCCACGGCCTACCGTAACACTATTCACTGTGCCCGTGGCAGAGATGTTTCCAGGATACGACAGGGCGTTTCCTACGAGGGACCACTGGCTCGCACCTGTGGGACCCTGTTGACCCGCGGTAAGAACGGTGAGATTGAGGCGAGATGTCGTCTGAACCGTAACGTCCGTATTGTCCATGTAGTAGACTCCAAGGGAAGAGCCCGATGGGAGCAGGACCGTGAAGGAGTTGGTGGCGATGTTGGAATCGTTGTAGTTACTGCCATAGAGCGTCGTGGAGCCGTTCACACCAATCGCAGAGAAGCCACTCAGTGTTGTATTGAGATTGAGAGTGTATTCGACCAATAAGAGAAGAGGGGTACTCATGGTATTCGTGAAGGTACCCGCATTATAGGTGAGACCTGTCACACCCGCGCTCTGAACGGGATCCGTGGTGCCCCATGCCACGAGCGTGAGCGAAGTAGAAGCGGCAATTTCTTGAGCGACGGTGGGAGTCACGGCGAGGATAGTGACTTGGCCTGATGCGCCAGTGGGGCCCTGAGGGCCCGCGGTGAGAATGGTCAGAGACAGTTGGGACGTATCGAGCAGCGTCGTTGCCGCATTGTCCAGGTAGTAGATTCCAAGTGCGGAACCAGGTGCTAATAAGACCGTGAAGGAGTTAGTAATCGCAACATTATCATTGTATCGTGCGCCATAGACGTTGGTGTTTCCATCGATACCGATGGCCGTGTAGCCACCTCCTGTATAACTGACAAACATGGAGTAGTCCACCAAGAGGGGCATGGTGGAGGTAGTATTGTTTACAAAGAAGCCAGCTGAATAGACAAGACCCGTAATTCCTGTGCTCTGCGCATTCACTGTGGTACCCCACGCAACGAGAGTGAGGACATTCGAGGGGATAGGCTGCGTAGCAACAGATGGTTTTACGAGCAACTTGGTGACTTGACCTGTTGGACCGGTGGGACCCTGAGAACCTGCAATGAGTAGGGTAAGAGAAATACGCGAGGCCGTTTGCACAATCGTTGCCACATTATCGGTATAGTAGACACCGACGGACGCACCTGGAGGTAATAAAACGGTATAGGAGTTGGCGAAGCCATTGCTATCATTATAGGTGAGCCCATAGCTAGTGAATACAGTGGTGGAGCTTGTCACACCCACGTAGGAGTAACCGCTTCCTGTGACATCGAGGACAATAGAATACTGTACTAGAATGGGGATCGTATTGCCTGTATTGTTGACGAAGGTGCCATTCATGGCGCCCACAACGGACGTATAGACAAGACCGGTTTCACCGACCGATTGTGTGGCATCGATACTACCCCAAAGGACCGTACTCAATGTATTAGCGGCAACGCTTTGTGTCGTCAGGGGAACAGCAGAGATAATCGAGACTTGACCCACTTGGCCGGCGGGGCCGGTGTACCCTGTGCCGCCGGCACCACCGCCGCCGCCACTGATGAACGGTGAGCCATTCTGGTAAAACTGAGACGCATTGATTGTTCCATAGACATCTAATCGATAGTTTGTGTCAGCGACTTTTCCAATACCGACATTTCCACCATCTGAATAAATGCTCGCTAGTGCCGAGATGGACACAAGGGTAAGTGGCGGATTTGGCATAAGCATCATGGCCGTGGCGGCGGGATCGTAGAGTATGTTACTACCTGACGCACCAGATACCACAAGATCATACACGATGTAAGGGGTTGCCGATGATTTCATGTAAATGTAAATATCGTATTGTGAGCTCGGATTGAGACAATAGACCACGTCGCACTGTAATGCCGCACTGCTTTGATTGCCATATACGGTTCCCCACACGGTAAGGCCGCCGCGTGTCATGATGACGAGATCGACAAACATGGTATTACTTTTCGAAAATCCACCGATCTGACCGCGCACATTGAGCATACCATAGGTTCCAGTCGCGGCAGTGGCGCCGATCGTTGCTACTTTAAAGAGACCCGCTGTCAACGGAGGAGTTGCAGGGTTATATCCCAATCGATTATTGGATTGTGTATTGATCCACTCGAATTGTTGATAGTTGTAGGCTTGGATCGAGCCTTTCGGGACATCGAGTGAATACCGAGGATTGGTCGTGCCGACGCCGAGTCCACCGATCATTTGATTGACAAACCCGCGTAACTGGACACCGTAATACGAAAAGGTTGCACCGCCTTGTGATTCACAGGAAATAGAAAACGAGCCTGAAGGAGCGGTAAAGGTAATGACATAGGGCGCATAGGTATTCGTCAGAGTCTGTGAGGGGATGCCAGCAATGAGGGCGTCATTGGCAATATGGTCACACAATACAAAAGAGGGCAAGGTACCTGTCATCTTGGCGGTAAGAGTGAGTTCATAGACATTTCCAGGAATCACGTTTCTTGTAAAGGTAAGGACGGTGTTATTGCTAACACCTAGGATGACGCTCATTGCGGGAGGCGAACCTGATGGACCGTTTTGCGCACCATTGAAAGTAACGGTGAATGCGGTGGAATCCGAGTTAGATAAAACGGTTGTCCAGTCTTGAATGTAATTTCCGGACAAATTAACGGTATTTAGTGTGGAAGCCTGAAGAGTGTAGGTGGGATTGGTCATGCCGACGCCGACATTTGCAGAGGTGAGAAGACCGACGACATTGACGGTGCTTGCCGTGATCGTGCTTCCGCTCATGGTGGAATAACCAAGCGAGGTTACCTGGATACTGGAGGCGGCCAGTGTACTCATCAACATTGTGTTCGTGATAATGGACGAGCCCTGAAGTGTGGAGAAGCCAATATTAATAGCGTTCACCGTGCTCCCCGTCAGCGTAGAATTTGAGACGGCTGTGTTATAGGTGAGTGTGCTTCCCGTTAGCGTGGAAAACCCAATGTTCACGGCATTCACGGTACTCCCCGTCAGCATCAAATTCGAAACGGTTGTATCGACAACAAGTGCATTGCCGGTCAGTGTAGAAAAACCAATGTTCACCGCATTCACAGTGCTCCCCACAAAAGTGGATTGGACGACCACTGCTGCCGCAATCAACGTACTTCCTTCTATGGTGGAGAAGCGGAGGGTGGACGCAAAAAGAGTGGAGGTCGCGATACTGCTTCCTGTCAGTGTCGAATAGACACCACTGTTCACATTCGCAATCGTTGCATTCAGGATGTGTGATGTGAGGGTGCTACCTGACATAGTGGAGAATCCGAGGCTGGAGGCCATGAGGGTGGAGGTCTGAATGGTGGAACCGATCAGTGTGGAGTAATACAGGGACGAGACCGAGAGGGTCGATGTCGTAAGGCTGCTCCCTGTGAGCGTCGAGAAGAGCCCGTTGTTCACGTTCGCACTCGTCGCGTTCGTAATATTCGCTGTCAGCACATTTCCTGTGGCGGTGGAGAAGCCGATGGCAGAGGCGAACGCATTACCAGTACTTAGCGTAGAGCCTTGAAGCGTGAGATAGTTCAGATGGACTCCGTTAAGTGTTGATGTAGTAAGGGAGGAATTCACCACAAGTCCATTCGCGGTAAGAAGATGACCTGTGGCGGTCGAAAACCCGAGATTGGTAGCATTCGCCGTGGAGGCTGTGAGGAAGGAGGTGGTACCGATTAAACCAGTGAGTGTTGAATAGGTAATATTGGTGGCGCCGATGGTAGAGGTGGTAATGGTAGAGGTGGTGCTGATAAACGAGGTAGAGAGAGTACTGAAGGTTCCTGTCGACACATAAAGGGTGATAAAATTACCTGCGGTCAGTGAGAGGGTGGAATTGACCAGAATACTGCTGACCACGACATTGTTCAGTTTCAAATCGTTGGTCCACCGCTGTTTGGCGTCGGGACCGACGGTGAATACGTAGTCAGGAGGAACAAACGATCCGTCTGCGTTGGCGGGCGCAACGTTTCGGAGGGTTACATTATTAAAATCGGCCGACGCCATATCTATCTATTGTTCATTCTTATTTTGATGTATGCCATACACATAAATAAGAGTAACAATATGTGATCACATTATGATAAGGTCTGCGATTGAATCGTAGCAGAGAAGTTCGTATACCCTGTGTTATAATACGTATCACTTACTACATCAAGAGAATCATATAGGGCTACTTGGCTATCGGACACGGTCGCGCCGAGGCGGGGATTTCCTGCCACACCATTGCCCTGTGTGAAGATGCTATTAGGTGCACTATACCATGTGAGACCGTCCTCAGAATAACCGATCATGGAGCCGTTGCCGATAGCAACGAATCGCTTACCGGTCCAACATACGCCGTTGCCGGCTGTGGGGAAGAGCGTTTTTCCGAATCCTGTCCATACGATTCCGTTAGCGGAATAGGCAAGCGTGTGGCTAGCGCCGGTACCGACGGCAACCCATCGTATACCGTTCCAGCAAATACCGTTTCCAGAGACAGAAAAGATGGTAATACCGAGACCTGTCCAATTCACACCGTCCGAAGAATAAGCAATCGTATTCGTTCCCGCACCGACGGCCACCCATAGAGAGCCAGTCCAGGCGATACCATTACCTTGTGTGGAAAAGATCGTACTACTAATGGCAGTCCATGTGATTCCATCGGCTGAATAGGCAATGGAGTTTGTTCCCTGGCCGACAGCAACCCATTGCTTCCCGTTCCATGCGACAGCGTTACAACTCGTGAAAATTGTATTGGTGGTGACTATCCATGTAAGCCCATCTGTCGAATATACAATGGTATTTAATCCACTACCGACTGCAACCCATAGTGATCCATTCCATGCGATGCCGTTCGCCTGAGTAGAAAAGACAGTGGAGCCGAGACCGGTCCATCGAACACCATCGTAGGAATAAGCGAGGGTATTCGCACCAAGACCACCCGCAATCCATTTTGACCCGTTCCAAGCCACACAATATCCTGTGTTAAACAGCGCAGTACCGAGACCGGTCCATTGAACTCCATCTGGCGAATAAGCAAGTGAGTGTGTTCCTTGGCCGACGGCAACGACGGGGTGCTGGATGGAAATCGTGCCAGAAAGGGAGTTGTTAGAGGCGATTCCTGAGCCTGCAGTAGAGAATGTCGTATTATAGGTACTATCATATAGACTGCCAGAATAGATTGTGGTCACTTGCGGAGCAGTCAGTACCGCATTATATATTCTAAAATCATCAATATTACCGTTATAATAAAAATCGGCACTCCAATTACTTCTTCCAATATAAGATATTGTTCTTGTAACTGCTGGATTAGGATAAGACTTTGAAGTTCCAGTTGTTTTTAATGTACCGTTAATATAAATATTCCATGTACTTGTGTTACTACCTGCTGCAGCATAGGATAGCGTCCATACAACATGTCTCCATGTATTATCATTGTAATTGATATCAGATAACGTGACATTCGTTGGAACTGTTGCATAAAAATCTTCAAAATACAAGTAATTTGCATTTCCACCATTGATCGAGCACAATATAACATTATTTGCAGGTCCGTTGCCAAAATCAAAGATTCTAGCCCATGCTCCACTTGCATTTGATTTATACCAGAATGCAAAGCTAAGACCTGCCGTCGTAGGTGTAAAATTGGCAGTTTGTAGATATTGGGAAGAAGCCGATGCTAATGTGATAGAAGGCGTGTATGGTTTATGAATGGAAGGAGTCACTGTCGCTCCATTATATAACGTATAATGATAGTAATATCTGGAGGAATCAAATATATTATATACAAAGGGAGAGCCAAACTTAAAGTATAATTCATTTAATTCCGCCACACCTGTACTCGAGGGCCATAACGATCGAACAATCATACGAAAATAGGTATATGTCCCTGTGGTATAGGAATACGCAGTAGTCATTCCACTCCCTGTTAGATTTCCAATAATATTCTGTACTCCTGTGTAATTCATTTGAATATACGTCGAACACGCAGTAAATGTGGCATTACATGGATTAATGGACATAAGAACATATTGGAGAGGATACCATGTAGAGCCATCATTGGAACCGACGATGTAATATTCCTTTGGAAGTGTTGCAACACCCCAACAAGCATAGCTATAGGATTGAAGAATGAGAGGACTAGATGATTGAAGTTGAATCCATTCTCCTAACGTTGCACCAATGCTCTGAATGGTGGTACTCACCGCTCCTGTGTATGCCCCAGATGTTGTATTATATATAAGAGCACTACCCCATGTATTAACACTGCTTGAATTATTGGTAAATGCACTATATGCGTAATGGGCTCCTAGATATTCGGTGCTCGCACTTGCCCTCCATGCGATGCTATTCTGTATCCAGGTATATGTCCCAAGACCGGTCAATTGAGGAGAGAGTGTATTGGTTCTATTTTGAATGATTCCACCCGTCCACGTCGATCCATCGCTCGAATATCCAATTCCATTGGTTCCCGAACCAGTTGCCACCCATCGTGCCCCATTCCATGACACGCCATTTCCAGCAGTTGTAAAACAACTGGATGCGGCCGCCAGCCATGTGAGTCCATTGGTAGAATACAAAATGGTATTTCCACCGGATCCCACCGCCACCCACCGATTGCCATTCCATGCCACACCGTTTCCAGAGGTAGTGAAAAAAGGAGTGGTTTCACTAAGATAAGATGAAAGAGAAGTTGAATTATACACTGCCGCAATGAGGGATGGTGGAAGAGTAGACGTATAGATGCGAACGTCGTCGACATAACCAGCATATGCGCCAGTCCATTGCGTTTGACACCCGATATTAAGGCGTGTCAATGGACTACTGTTATTATCCATACAGAGACCACCTGTTCCTCCTGTAGTACGGGTAGATTGAGCGACACCATTTACATACAATGTACCGATGCCTGATCCATTCACTATTCCAAACGTAAATGCCACATGCGTCCATGTGAGATATGTGTTTGTTGTAGCATAAAACATACCCCCATTTGATGAAGTAGTAGTTGAATAGTACACAGTTATTCCATAATCTGTTGCAAAAAAATAAAGCCCACTGTTTCCAGTAGCATTATTAAAACTAACAGGTACTGCTGCATAAAGCATATTTTGAGCCGTGTGATACATCCAGAACGATACTGTGAACGCAGTCGGATTATGAAAGGATGTAGGAGTTAGATAATCAAGATAATTGGTGGGGGCGTAGTTGCCAGGTGTATTATTAAAATATGCGGAGTATGTTCCAATTTTACGGATGGAACTAGAATAGGTAACGCTTCCTACCATCGTAGGAGATGTCAAATTACCGAATGTGTCGACAATTGAGTTTTCGAATGGAAGGTAGGATGACGGAATAAATATAGCACTGAGACTGATCCAGTTGATTCCATTATAAGAATATGCCATGATATTTGGCCCTGAGCCAACGGCGATCCACATGGAACCATTCCACGCGACACCATTCCATTGCGTATTGTAGAAACTAGAACCTGTCCACGAAATGCCATTATACGAATATGCAATCGAGTTTGTTCCTGAACCGACTGCTACCCACATGGAACCGCTCCATGCCACAGCGTTGCCTTGTGTCAACACCAATAATCCAAGCCCGATCCAGGTTACTCCATCGTACGAATAGGCGATGGAATTTGTTCCTGAGCCGACCGCCACCCACATGTTACCGTTCCATGCGACACCTTTACCTTGAGAGGAAAAGATAGACGTTCCTAGCCCTCTCCACGTGATACGTGGATTCACAGTAATCGCATAATTGTAAATACGTACATCGTCAACGTGACCATCGAATGCAGAGACACCGCCTGCAAGATTGTATCCGATACGTAGGTTGGTAATTGGAGTATACAATCCACCACCTGGATTGCTTCCAACAAATGTATTATTTAAATATACAGAACACATTCCAGCGCTTTGGAAAATAACGGTACATTGATACCAAACACCTACTGATATGCTGATTCTACCTACAATACTTGCCAGCACGTTTCCTGAGTGTATATACTGGACATATAATCCAGTATATCCTGCCAATGTCAAATAGATAAGTTGAAATGACATGGTACTAGCGGATCCGAGTGTAATAATACTAGATTGCGTACTATCTGTGGCAGGCAGGGTATTGAATTTAAACCATAGCGATACGCTAAAATTAGTACCGAGGGTGCAATTTCCATCTAGATACTGCGAACCAGTGGTGCTACCTGCAGTATTGACCAGATTAACCGCCGTGGAACCGATTGTACCAGTTACAAATGCAGGAGAACCGGTCGCGGCGATGGTGCTATTTCCCATGACATCAGCATACAAACCGTTCTCAAATGGCAAATGAATGTAGGGCGTGTCAACCGTGGTGGAATATGCAAGGGTGTTCGTTCCCGAACCAGTGGCAACCCATATCGAACCGTTTGTTGCCGCACCTGTCCCATTAGTGGAAAAGATCCCCAACCCCACTCCTGTCCAGTTGATTCCATCAGTAGAATAGGCAAGGGTATTCGTCCCTGAACCCGTCGCCACCGTCATGGGTGCGGGAAAGGTGATGGTGTTTGATCGTTGTCCATTATATTTTATAGTTTGACCACTTAAAAATTCACCCGTGTCAAGACCTGTCCATGATATACCATCATATGAATATGCAATCGATTTTGTGTTATTACCTACTGCTACCCACATGTTCCCATTCCAAGCAATTCCATTACCACGTGTTGTAAAGATACTTGTTCCAAGACCGAACCAATTGATACCATTATAGGAATAAGCAATGGTATTTGTACCCCACCCAACAGCAACCCATATCGTTCCGTTCCATGCGATAACATGACCACGTATTGTAAAAATACTTGTTCCAAGACCAATCCAATTGATACCATCATAGGAGTATGCAATAGAATTTAATCCGTCACCAACAGCAACCCACATGGTTCCATTCCAAGCGATTCCAGAAGCACCAACTGTAAAAATACCTGTTCCAAGACCAGTCCAAACGATACCGTCATAGGAGTACGCAATAGAATTTGTTCCGTTACCAAGAGCAACCCACATGGTTCCGTTCCAAGCGATTCCACCACTACCCGAAAAGACACTTTCTCCAAGACCAGTCCAATTGATACCATCATAGGAGTATGCCATCGAATTTCTACCATATCCAGTTGCTACCCATATCGTTCCATTGGAAGAAATTCCACTACCACCATATATAAAAATATCCATTCCAATACCTATCCAACGGATACCGTCATACGAATACGCCATTGTATTTAGTGCACCTGCACCAGTAAGACCCACCGCCACCCACATGTTTCCATTCCAAGCAATTCCATAACATGTTGAAAAAATATTTGACCCAATACCTGACCATTGAATGCCATCAGAGGAATACATCATTGGATAAATGCCATTACCTCCTACTATCCATCGATTAGGAATGGCCGGTCCGAATGTATACGTCTGTGGTTGATTCGGCATTTGATCGATGGTCGCGCGAATTCCGCTGGTCCGAACGAGCGACCGTCCAGATACAGCGATGGAATCGGTTTTCACAGTGTTTCCATAGACGGGCTGATTTATAAGGGAGCGCGAGAGATTCATTCTGTTCACCGTCAGCGAGGAGCAGACAAGTAAACCTGACGCTGTATTGGCTTGTAGCGAACCACTAAGAGTGAGGGTGGACGCGGTAACGCTGGTGGGATTGATGCGATTCAAGGTAGAAACGGTCAATGTAGAGGCAACAATCAGTGTGCTCAAAAAAGCAACCGAGGTTTGCTGAGTAGAAAAGGCGAACGATGAAATAAACTGGGTACCCGCATAGGTAAAGGTTGAGTTCGCAGTCATATTATCCGCAACGATCGTGCTCCCAATAAGAGTGGAATAGGTGAGTTGTCCGCCGACAATGGTAGACCCCGTTAACGTAGATACATCAATCGTACTTCCTTGAAGAGTGGAGACATGAATGGTCTGGACATTGATCGTACAACTCGTTAGGGTCGATAGAAGAAGAGTACTTGCGCTCAGAATAGAGAATACGATTCCATCGCCCAGTATACTAGAAGTAGTAAGAGTGCTACCAACCGCAGTGCTTCCGTTTAATGTAGATACTAAGGTGGTAGAAACAGACAGAGTGGATACAGTCAAGCTGGAAAGAGTAGCAGTGCTTCCTTGAAGCGTCGAGTAGGAAGCAGCTCCACTAACGAGCGTAGAGACAGATAATGTGGAAAAGAAGAGAGAATCAGACAATATCGTCGAACCAGACAAAAAACTAGTATTCAGATTACCAGTCACTGTGGAAACAAGTACAGTGCTTCCCTGAAGAAACGCGGCCACAACAGCACCGCTAACAAGAGTCGACACCGTCACTGATGATACATTAGCAATGGTCCCTTGAAAAGTAGAAAGAACTACTCTGTTCCATGATAGGGTGGAGCCTGATAGTGTAGATAATAGGATCGTATCTGCCGTCATTGAACTTCCCGATAGGGTGGAAGAGGAGAGTGCACCAATGACAAGGGTAGATACCTCTATTGTGGAAACAAGCATTGTGCTTCCTTGCGCGGTGGAATAGGTAAGAGCGGAAGTGTTGACAGAAGACACGGAGAGTGTCGAGAATACAAGGGTGTTTGCCTGTATTGTGGAACCAGAAAGTAAGGACGTGTAGAGAGAGGATAGCGTCATGCTAGAAACGGCAATCGAACTTCCCTGTGCGGTAGAGAAGAAGAGGGAATTGGAAAAAAGAAGAGGAGCAGTAACAGTACTCATCGTGACCGAGGAACCTGTAGTGGTGGAAAAGGTGAGTCCAGAAGCATAGAGGGTGGAAATAGAGAGGGTGGAAGCACATGAAATGGTACTCGTGACAAGTACGCTACCATCCAGAGTGGAAACAGTGAGGGGATTGGTATAGATGCTAGAGCCTGACAGGGTGGATAGGACGAGTGTACTCCCTTGGAGAGTAGAAAAAGACAGAAATCCGACAGCCGTGCTGGCCATCGCAAGGGTGCTAACACGACTCGTATCACTTACTGTATTAGAGGTCGACGTCAATGTTCCATAAATAGAGGAGCCGAATAGAGTGGAGACGAATCCAGTCCCAGCAAAGAGGGAATCGCCAATTAACGTCGAATAGGTCACGGATGAGGTTTGAACAGTAGAACCGAGGGTCGTGTAGCAGACGGTCACACCATTTGGCGAAAAGGTAGACGCATTCATGGTACAAATGTTCAACGTATTAAGGTAAATAGTGGATGCGGTCACACTACTGGCCAACATAGTCGTTTTTACAATGGTATCAAAGACACCGACTGGGAGAAAGAGTGTACCAGAACTAAATGTGTCATATATCATCGTACTTCCGAAATGGTTCGAAATGGTCATAGACGACATACCCATGGTGGTTTGGGTAAGGGCGTCGGATGGAGCCAGTGACCCGTTGGCAGACGTGCGTAATACATAATTACTAGAAACAGGGTAGTCATACCGTGTTAATAGAAATGTATTGTCCGCGGAATCATCGTTATAGTTACGAATGATAAGCGGCGCCGAGTCGATGGGGTCAATACCGGTTGACATCACAGTATCTATTATGTATTCATAATCCGTACAGAATGTTTTTATAACTAGTTCTAAACTACGTAAGTGTTTGCGATTGAATGGTGGCGGACATTTCGGCAT